CCTTGACTTTGAAGGCGACTTCACTGACAAGAGTGGTAACGCGTGGCCGATCACTAATACTGGAGTGAGCTTGGCGTCATCGCCTGTTCTCTCAGGAACTCAGAACGCGTTGTTTTCTACAACGAACGTAACTCCGGCGACCACGTATCTTCGAACCGATACGACGCCTTGGAACTTCAATCCGTTCGTTAGTGATTTCACGTTCGAGTTCTATTTCTACAATTTGAAGCAGGGCAACTTCGGCCAGGCGGTCTTCTTTACGTTTGGTAACCACAATGATATCGGCTACGCTCTTTATGCGACAGGTCGTTCGCAGAAGCTTGGTTTGTTTTATAGCCTTGGGCAAAACGATAATCACCTGAGCATAGTTGGTGCCACGAACAGCTTCAACCTGAATACGAAATACCATGCTGCATTCGTTAAGCAGGGTAATGTCTTCACCATCTATCAGAATGGTGTTGCAAATGGAAGTGCGACCTTTAATGTGTCCGCTTTCACATTAAACACGAAGATCTTGACCATTGGTTGTATTTCTGAAACAGCTAATGGCGCGACGACAGAATTCCCGTGGATTGGAAATCTTGATAACTTCAAGATGTACAGTTATGCGAAATACACGTCGAATTTCACACCAGATCCATAAGTCCATATACCACACTGGCTTGCGCCAGTGTGGTATATGTTTACATCTTTTCAACCAGTTGTTCGATGACGATCTTTTGTTTGCCGAACAGATCGCGCGGTACAGCAGACTGAATCGTACCGTCTTTCAGGTACAACTTCAGTGAGTACTTGATCTTGCTCAGTTCACTTTGGTTCATCATCTTCAGATTGTTCTCGAAGCTCAGAAGGAACAGGAGCATATCGATCCGAGCCATGTAAATAGCCCAGTTGATTTGCCGAGATTCGTAGATATCCGGAAGCTTCAAGAGATCCAGCAGACTGCCCTGATTGACCAGCGGGATCGTAGCGCAGATGTTGTAAAAGTCGAGAGGATTGTTTCGAAGCGTTTCGAGTACTTTCCCCAGGATTCGATCTACGCGACCCACGAAGTTCGTCACATGAAACGGATGACGATATTGATTGTCGCTCGTAGGCAGATTCTGATTCAGACGCACTAGACGGTTAAACACCGCATGGTCCATCGCATCGTAAATCATATTGTTCAGTGGATATGCAAACAGGAAATGATAGACCGAGTTACGACCCGTCTCTTCCGTTACGTACGTTTTCTGCCATTGACGATACGCTCGATACTGCACGCCGAGCATGGACAGATTGATGGCGAAGCAGCTGACTCCAGAGCTTTCCAGCTGCCCTTGCATAGGAAAACAATCGATGAAGTCAAAGCCATGACGCAGGATTTGAATCGGACGAGCATCCCGCCAGTTCTCCGTAACTTGCTGGGGATCGAAGTCTTCGTTATGAACGATGATGACTTCTCGACTCTTACCTGAGAAGAACACATTGTTGAACATGTGTCCCTTACTGATAGAAGTCGTGAATCCCAATTGTTGAGCAACGGTCAATGCTTTTGCATCAACTCGTTTGTAATAGGTCGAGAGTTCTTCATCCGTACTGGTGGTCAAACCGAACAGCAGTTTCACCAGTTCATGATCGGAACCTACCGCATAAGCACCACTGCGGTAGTATTTGTTTGTGTGGTCCAGGTTCATCATCAGACCATCCCGAATGAATGTCCATTCAGGAAAGCTGATGATACCTTTCATCCTGGGCTGAAGGTCGTTGAAGATGCTGAGCATTCGAGCACATCCGTATTAGGTAATTTTCTAGCAATCGTAGTCATAGCATGAACATGCGACAGGGTGAAAGTGCGGGTATATAAAACTTTATTGTTTTTCCCCTATACTGTGCAGATGACAACGTCTGCATGTCTTAGCACCTATGTTCGCGTGCTGTGGTATATCATGCGATTTAAACAAATTTCATTGATATATTACAAAGTTGATCTGCGTTAGTAATGCGATCAAATCTTTATCGTACGCGACTAATTCTGGTACGCGTATCTACTTTTCATTTCTTCCAAAATAGGAAAATAGTAACATGAGCATCGAAGGCAAAGACCAGCAATCCCAAGTCCGTGACGCAATGCGCCGTGCGCAAGAGAAGGGCGGTGAGCGTCGCGAACAAGAAGATCGTGCACAAGAAGAACGCACTTCGCGCCGCGAAGAAAGCCGTTCGAGCGGCAGCGTGCGTACGGCATCGCTGTCGAACATCGGCCGCATGAACCCGACCCCGATCGCAATGACGGGTACGGCGGAAGCGCTCGAAGTGTTCCGTCGTGACTTCGTGGAAGCCATGCCGGCCAAGACCGACAACAACATGTTGGACTGCCAGGTGTTCCCGATCGACGCATCGGTCGCCGGCATTCCGTTCTCCTGCATCGTGGTTGCAGGCAAGAAGCGTGGCAAGGAAAAGCTGGGCGTCGGCTATCACACGTTCCTGCTCGCCGGCTCGGCCGAAGAGCTGCGTCCGCGTGAAGAAAGCTATCGCGGCAATCGCGTGACGGTCGTGCAAGTGCCGGGCGACGGCTACGACTCGAAGGTTCGCGACGTCGTGAAGGAAGTTCTGGGCAACGCGTATCCGAACGAAAACCTGTACACGGCTGACGCCGAAGTCATCTACGGTGGTTTCCCGACCGCCAAGGACGATCCGCAGGCAATCGCCGATTGCGTGAAGAACTCGTTCGCCGCCATCAAGACGGCAATCGATCGCAACGACCAGGACGCTCCGCAGCTGTGCCTGAAGTCCGACGACGACAGCTACAACAGCGTGCACATCCAGCACCGCCAGAACCACATCTACGATCGTGGCCATCTGCCGGTCCGTGCTGACATGATCATCGATCTCGTGTCCCGCGAAAACCGTGGCCGTAACAGCCGCGACCCGATCGACCAGCTGGTCACCGGCACTCGCATCTCGCGTGTCGGCGGTTTCTTCGACTTCGTCTACGCTCCGGCCGACGGCGCGTCGAGCCGCAACGATCTGTACGCTCGTCGCGGCGATCGTCGCAGCGAAGAGTGCCAGCTGTACGCACTGCGCTTCATCAACACGTTCACCGACACCGTCGACTTCTCGCCGACGACCATGATGCTCGCTCACGCGACGGCTCATGCGGTTGGTGAATCGGCCGAGATCATGCGTGCCTTCGAACCGAATCTCTCGATCGGTGAAGACGACATGCGCAACATCGGCGCGCTGGCCATCGAACCCAACCTCCAGGATCTGGAACGCGGCTTCGGCGAGCGCTGGGAAACGAAGAATGCGAGCTTCACCGCTGCGAAGCGTCAAGCTCTGCTGCGTACGACCGTGCGGCCCGGCGTGATCCACTCGATCGACGTGCCGGAATGCGGCTCCTCGACCTGGCAACATGTCGACCTGATGGCAGCTGCGCAAGGCAGCCAGAAGGCAATGGACCGCATCTACGATGCGTGCTGCGTGCTGACCGACGGTCACTTCGAAGACCTGTACGACCGTACGGAACCGATCCTCGACAGCCACGTCGAGCGGATCCATGGCGGTTACTACACGGAAGGCGATCGCGGCATGCGTCTCGATCTGCGCGACTTCGACTATCTGGCGCTGCTGAACATGCTGCGTCCGGAAAAGGAAGACGACCTGCTCCTGATCCAGAAGTGGGGCATGGCCGCAGCTTCGAACGACGACAACACGCTGTCGCAATCGGAACGCTACGAAATCATCCGTGACTTCGTGCCGACCGCCGTCATCACGGGCTTCTTCCAGCGTTACAACTGGGATACCCGTTTCGACGAAGCGCTGATCGAAGCAATCAGCCGCTGCAAGCTGTCGCTCAACCCGACGTCCAGCAGCCGCGATGGCAGCGATCGCTATCGCACCACGTATGGCAACATCGATACGATCCTGGCCCGTCCGGGTAGCGGTGGTCTGTATCGCAATCAGCGTCAGTCGCGTGACCGTTACGACGATCGTTACTACGATCGCGCCGATCGCAACGACAACCGCTGGTAAGCTGCCGGCGTGAGCCAGTAGTAACCCACTGAATAGAGAGAGTCCTTCGGGACTCTCTCTATTTTCTTTTTTGCCGTCAACTTGAGAACTGAAATGAATAACATAAGAGGTTCCGCTCTCGCAGCTTTCGGTGACATTCGCAACGCGTATTACAAGGAGCGTGATTCGGGCAAGACAATTAAAGAAGCAACAATGGCTGTCATGCTTGCATTTCCCGATCTCCCAGTAGTTGAAATCGCAACTGCAATGTTCATGATCGAAAATGATTATGGTCGCCGGAAATTGAATGAACTCAATGCAACACAAGCTGCAATTTACAGAACGGTTAACCAATCGGAAGTACCAGGGTTGGCAACTGTCCATTAAGGACAGGTGAGAAAAATCTGCGCAATCTGCTAGATTTTTCTTTTGGTATATCCTTGTGTTTTTTTATATTTATTACTCTATATGTAAAAAAGTACAACGATATATCATAGGTATGAACTGCTGCAAGAAACACTTTTACAATCGTGCTTTGAAGGAGGCTGGATGGGCACACATTTGGAAATGCAGAACTATGACGAGTTATTCTCGCAGATAACAACAGACCCCATCATCGTCAATAAGGTACTGGACACGCTGGAAACGGAGAAGTCGGCCTTCGACGAGAACTTCTTCGTGACGTACAACGATACCGATCTGCTCGACACGATTCCGAAATGTTCGTGTGGGCATACGTTCGGTCAGCATCACGTAGACAGAAACGGTAAGGGGACCATCTGTCGAAAATGCAAGCAGCCGGTACAGGCTGTGCTGGACAAACCGCTTGAGCCCATCATCTGGGTTGAAGCGCCTCGTGGCGTCGATGCCCTGATCAATCCTCAGGCTTGGCGTCTGCTGTCGGACTTTTTCAGTCTCTCGAACAACAGCAACCAGAAGTTCAACATCATCAAGTATCTGACGAATACGGACTATCGTCCGAATCGCCAGCATCATGGTCGGTGGATGGACGAACTGGAAAACCGCCGGATTGAGCGCGGGCTGAACTTCTTCTATCACAACTTTGACTGGATCATCGGTCAGCTTTGTGAATTTCCACAATTCAGTTCCACGAGAGACAAGAAGGAGAAACTCAGGGAGATGCAGATCTTTATCGCAATGTATCGCGATCGCATCTTCTCGCAACACGTACCTGTGCACAACAAGACCATCCTGGTGATCGAGAACACCAAGTTCGGTACTTACATGGATACGACGTTGAAGACGATTATCGATGCCGTCCGGAACATCTCCGGTATCGACAGCGATATCAAGGACTATACGGTTGCCCAAAAGGAAAACCGTGCGTCCAAGTTTTCGGAAGCATTGTCCGAGTTCGGGCGTGATTACGAAAAGAACTTCATCGCCGGCAAACCTGGCCTGGTACGGAAACACGTTTATGCAACTCGCTGTTGGTTCAGCTTCCGTGCAGTTATCAATTCACTCACGGAACCGCATCACCATGACGAGATTCATCTGCCGTGGGCATTGGCAGTCACGACGTTCCGTCTGCACCTGATGGGCAAGCTGTTCCGTCGTGGCTTCGGTCACAACGATGCAGCGTATTTCCTGAATGCGCATACGCACGTCTATCATCCGTTGCTCGAAGAACTCTTCGACGAGTTGTTGGATGAGTCGCCGTACGAATTGTCTCCGACGATTCAAGCGTCGATCGTTGATGGTCAGATGCAAGGTGTTGCAATCGATGAAATCGCAGCAGCGGCGATGAAACCGAAACGCGGCATTCCTGTTATCTTCGGTCGCAATCCGTCCATGTATCGTACTTCGATCCAGCGGATGTTCGTGACCAAGATCAAGACCAATCCGAAGATCATGTCGATCAGCTATCCGATCATCTCGGTTGCTGGCCCGAATGCTGACTTCGATGGCGATCAGATGTTCGGCTTCCTGACCATGGACAACTGGACGACGGATGAACTCCGTTATCTGGCTCCGCACTTCGGTGCGTGGAAACTGTCCGGCCCGCGCAAGATCGGCGACAACATGCCGTTGCCCAAACCGATCGTGTCGTCGGTGGTGAATCACCTGTACAACTACAGCGAAGAAGCTCGCAGGCCCGACCCAGCTAAGCTGGCGCGGATGCACGAAATGTTTAATACGAGGACACTGCACTAATGGGAATCAGAGGCGGTTATATCAGTGAAGAGGATATCGACGCCGAATTGTTTGGAGAACCCCATCAGGGAACTCTCAGTTATCTGAGAGATCGTGTCGAACGTTATGCGCCGAGAATCAGTGAACTCTTCAATGGGTTCTTTGAGGATTCGCGTGAAGCGTTCGATCGGTATAATGGCGATCGAGCACTGCGTCGTATTCGAGCACGTGTTCGTCAGACTGCTGACCCGATGCGTAAAGATGTGATCCGTCCGTTGTCGACGCTCGAATCCATCCAGAACGCAAAGCCTGTGATGCAACGCTATCTCATGGCTAATATCATGTCGAGAATCCTGCATGAACAGCAGGCGATCGATGGGTATTCGGACAGCTATCGCAATCGCTATCCCGAACGACGTGGGTTCGATGACCCGGACTTTATGCGCGTCATTGATGGTGTCGTATGGACGGAAGATCGTCATGGCATCAAGAATGACTTCAATCGCCTCGGTGAAGGCGAAGACGCATTTGTCTTCTATTCGGATATGAACGAGTCCGTGAATGATGAACGGGATCTCGATGTAATCGAACAAGGAGACATCATCTCGACGTGGGATGTGCTTGAAGCGCATTATGCGGCGAAGAAGAAAGATCCGACTTCGGTGTTGAACGAGAACATGTAATGTTCGGAGTATGGTCAGGGGAAATCCCTGACCATATTTTTTTTGTTTTCGGGATCTGAAAATGGCTTTGCTTCCGACGTTTTCCCCGAGTGGTTTTGTTTCGAACCCGCTCGAAAAAGCAGACTACATGCTGGCACACTTCTTTACGACTCAGAAGAGCCAGACGCAGTTCTATAAAGACAAGCTGAATGTGACGTCGTATCAGTCACTGATTGCGGATTCAACTTCGGAAGGTGAACTCACCTCCAATTTGAATGCGTATCTGAACACGTATTTCTCCACCCAGTTTTCCAACGTGCAGATGGATTGCAGTGTTGGTCAAACTGATCCGAACGATAATACTTCATTGACGATCACGATAGGATGTAGCTTCACCGACGATCAGGGTATTCGCCACGATCTGTCGCGAGCTATTGACCTGCTGGGCACTCAAGTCCAGCGCATCTATAACGTCGATGCAACAGGAAGCCCAACATGAACCAACGCGAACTCGACAACAAGCTTGACGGTACGACCTCCCGTCAACCCGAAACACCCACCGATGTTGCTCAGCCGCATCCGCGACAAAAAGCTGCAATGGAAGTCTTTGCAAGTTTCCAGTCGCAACGTCGCATGGGTATCGGTATCGACATCCGTGGTATTGCGAACTCGCTCACGCAAATCGAGCAGAACACACAGTTCCCCGAAGAACTCTTCGTCGTCCATTTCCTGCCGCTCTTCGCTGGTGAAGTCCAGCCGACCGCGGAAGTGAACTATCGCACCTGGCTCGAAAAGGTTGCAGGTGGCGAAAAGACTGCCGTCGATATCGTCGACGCAGAAGGCAAAGTCCTCTTCACGGTTCCGGCGCTCTTCGATACGTCGGTTCTCGAACAGTCGAAACCGGGTGGCGAATCGATGACGCTGATCGAGCGTCATTACTCGCGTCTGAAGGAATTCGACGCAGCAGGTTCGCAGCAGTTCCTGAACAAGAAGCTTTCGGGTCTGCACATCAAGGACAAGCCGACTGAACAAGTCTACGCGAACATGCGTATCTGGAATGCGATCTTCGAGCGCTACGGCAAGCACGACAAGATCCTGAATCTCGGGAATCTCCTCGAAAATGACCCCCACAAAGACAAAGCTGTCGAGCTCGGTGGAAGCAGCGGTGCAAACGCTGCAGACGTCGGCGACTACGAACTGGACACAGATTAAAGTCGCCAGCATCTCAGATATTCATCTGGGATGCCCGTCCAATCCGGCTGAGTTCATGGTCAAGGGCCTCGATGCCATGTTGACGTACGACTTCTTGAAGGGAATTAACATTCTCTTTATCGTCGGTGACGTCTTCGATCGAGGTCTCCCGGTTAACCATCGGGATGTTCCGTTTATCGTATCGTGGATCCGTCGTTTGCTCGCTCGCTGTGCGAGGACGGGTACCATGGTTATCGTTCTGGAAGGTACTCCTTCACACGACCGACTGCAATCCCACCTGTTCGTCGCTATCAATGATGCGGCCGAGCCTGAAGACAAGTGTGAACTGCGTTATGTGAAGGAAGTATCGATCGAGTACATCGAGAAGTATGACATTCATCTTCTCTGTATTCCTGATGAAAAGAATACGTCGGACGAAGTCACGTACCGACAAGTCATGGACATGATGGAAGCACGCGCACTTGAGAAAGTGGACTTCGGAATCATGCATGGCTTTTTCGAATTTCAGGTTCCTGTGGGTCGACACTCACGGTTCCATAGCTCGGAAGCTTACCTAGACATCGTTCGCTACCTGATCTTTATTGGACACGATCACGAGTTCCGTAGAGAAGGTCGCATCATCGTTCAGGGCTCCCCGGATCGTCAAAGGCATGGAATGGAAACGCCTAAGGGCTTCGTCCATGCGACAGTGAATCGAGATGGTTCGTACACTGCCACGTTTCAGGTGAATGAACATGCAATGGATTTCAAGACAGTTGAGGTTGACGAGGATCTCGATGCGGCGCACTTACAAGTGCTACACACCTGCGATTCTCTGCGGCCTCATAATCACGTTAGGATTGCTGCTCGTCGTGGACATCCTGTACTGGCTGCGATAGACACGTATCAATCGTTGTATCCCTTCCTGCATTTCTCGAAGAAAGTTCTGGATGAAGAAGAAGTCGATACGACGACTGTGTTAGAAACTACCGATGAGGCAGATTACGTGCCTTTCACCATCGACTCGTCGAACATTAAAACGATCATCGTGGAACGTCTGGGAATTACGCTTAACAACGATGCTGAGCGTGAGTACTTTGACGAACTTATGACATCCGTTATGTGAGGAATCATGAGCGGTCCGAATTTCAGATACATCAATCAGTTCAAGCGCAATGGCCATGAGCCGTTGCCTCAAGCAAAACCGCAACCGATCAAAGAGATCGAATGGCTTCCTGGCGGCGAATGGGTCGAGAAGGATGCCGAAGCCGCATGGGCGAGAACGGGTGTTCTCGTTCAACATCCGAGTAATGTCGGTAAGTCGCTTAGCATGGGACGGTACTCGAAGATCATCTTCGAGCATATCCTTGCGGGTCAGTTGAATGCGTATCCTCGACCACCCCAAGGAACTCCGCGTTTCTGGCCGAAGAATTCGATTCCTCGTGGGATCAGCGACAAACATCCGTTCGGCGATCCGTCGATTCGATATCGCGGACATATGTCGTTCGGTGGAATGATCATCAGACCGCTGGAGCGTGAGTTCCTTGAGGACTGGATCAAGAACATTGCGAGTATGAGATGATTGACCCTGGTACTCGCGCACCCGATGTCGTGAAGCCTCCTCGATACGACATCGAAGAGAAGAAGAAAGTCATCGAACGTTGTTTGAAAGATCCTTTCTTCTTCTTTAACTTGATCGTTAAACGAACTCCGAAAAGAACATGAACGTCTTCACATTCACTGAGAAGATGGCGCGTGGTCAGTATCCGGTGAATGTGCCGACATCTCTGGCCCTCGAAAGCCTGATGAACATCCATCCCGAACGTAAGTGGGATGAGTCGCCTCACCTGAAATACACGCACTACTGGCTCAATGCCCGTACGCTTTATCGAAACATCGTCGGCTCTTTCACGGCCGACATCAATATTCTGCTTAAACCGGGCGTCATTGCAGAACTCATGCATGACGAATGGGAAGCAGTAAAACGTGTTCTCGCAGATACCAAGATCGACCCGACCTTGTATCTCTGCAATTATAAAGCCATCTACACGCGCTATCGCCATCATTCCATCTTCAAATCGGACACCACGCCGAAACAGGTGGAAGAACGTAAGCGTATGGAAGACTCCATTCAGCAATTCCTGAATGATGTCGGTAAGGATTACGTAAAAGGATTCGATACCGACATTGCCCCGGATAAGAAGGATGGAAACTTTCTGATCCAAACACACATTGCGTGGGATCTGTTGTCCTATAAAGCCTTCGAGGAACTGGACCTGATCGAATCGCATACGGGAGCAATCAAGAACCGTTCGTTGTGGTACACCAAACTCAACAACGGTAAAGAGCTCTCGATGATTCCTTTCACCCAATACTTCGCTCGGATATTTGGTGAAAAAGAATTCTTCTCGCCGATGGACTCGAAGCTTCGTAAAGACATCGTCGAACTTGCAACGAAATACGGCTGGAGCGCTCTGACAACAGATGCTCGTATCCGGATGAATCTGGATCAGCTGAAAAACCCGTTCTTCCGTGACACCGTGAAGGACATGATGTAATCTTTTACCAGGTCTATCTATGATCTGGAGTACGACAACCAACCATTTTCGAAGAGGCAAACATGGCGGATTTCAAGCCCAAGGCGCGGGACAAGAACCTGCTCGACTCGAAGCGCATCGTGCTGTCCACCCCTTGTCCCGTGAAGGGCGTAAAGGGTTTCTCGGAACTGCACTTCTACGCGAACAACGACAATCCCGGCATCACGGTCTACACCCGTGACCCCAACGACAAGGACAACAACTTCGGCCGCATCCAGGCGAAGTTCGGCATCTTCGATCTGCAGATCCTGATGGAAAACCTGAAGATCGCGACCGACAGCAAAGAGCCGTGCAAGTACAGCGTCTTCTGTCAAGCTCCGGTCGGTCAGGACAAGAAGAAGCAGGATATCGCGCGCGTCGAAGTCGGCAAGAACCCCGGCGGCGTCGTGTACATCATGGTCGAAGACCTGCTGAAGTCCGGGCGTCCGAAGATCTACTTCCCGTTCGCACCGACGTACTGGCATCACTTGGGCAGCGGTGACGGTCCGATGACGGAAGCAGCGGTGTCGGTCGTGGCAGCACGCGCGATGTACAACCTCGTGACGCGGATCATGACGGCGGTGTCGATCGCAACGTACAAGCATCCGGAACCGAAGACGCCGGGCGGCAATGGCGGCGGCGGCGGTAACTGGAAGGGCAATGGCGGTGGCGGTAACAACTACAACCGCGGTGGTAACAGCGGCGGTGGTGGCGGTGGCGGTTGGGGTGGTAACAACGACAGCGATGGCGAATCATCGGGTGGCGGCTTCGGCGGAGGCGGTTCCGATTTCGACGACATCTCGTTTTAAGCAGTAAGCACATAAACGATACACATGGGTGGCTTCGGCCACCCATGTGAAAACTCTCATTTAAACAAAACGAACAAATATATCATTCGACTGTAATAGCACAGAAATTTTTAAAAGGAGTGTCGATGCAAGCGAAATTCCAACACGCAGGCGTCGCAGGTAGCGGGATGATTCTCATCGAACACCGCGGGGAAACCCTGGAGTTCAATGGGGGTGTTTATGGACAAGCTTTCAAGAAAGGAACGTACGAACCGTTTCAGCAAATCAATAAGTACTGGTCTCGGATCGACCTCGAACTTCAGGACAAAATCTTCGATCTGTATCGCCAGGCAAAGAACATCTTCAACGAGACGTTCAACGTCAATCCGCTGATCCTTCAGCTTCGTCCGATCGTCAACGAGATCATCAATCTCCACGACACGGAAGAGTTCGAGCGTTGGACTCGGTATCATGGCGGTATCTGGATTCCTGAAGATCTGGATGTGGAGTACAAGTTCACGCATGAGAAACCTGGCAGCCGCGAACAGACTTATCTGGTCGCCGACTATTGGGAGCTCGTGTTCATGGTGATCAAGTTGCGCTCGATCGCACCGATCTGGGGCGAGTTCGCAGAAATCACCAAGAAGGAATCTGGGCCGACGTTCAGGGATCTGAATACGTATTTCACGATCTCGAAGACTTCGATTGAAGAGTCTCCGGCAATGCAACGTCTGAACCACTATGTGGCGAAGAACGTCAAGCAGGACGACATCAACATTCGTTCGTCGATCGACGGCATTGGTTCCGATGTGTTCCAGACGAACCTGGTAGCGAACATTCTCGTACGCTTCCTGGTGATCGCAAGCTTCACGCGACATCCGTCGGATACGCATCTGGTGCAGATCATCCATAAGACGCTTCGCAATCGGCTCTCGCAAAACGACAGCCATCAGAATGCGATCTTGGAAAAGATCAATCCGAACGAAGATGATTCGAGTGAAGACTCCTCGTCTCGTGCGGAGAAGTACAAGAACAAGCCCCTGGTGCCTCCGGGTGAGTTCACTGCGATCGAGAAGTGGACCGAGTATTATCGGGAGATCGCAGCGCGTCTGTTGCTTCAGAACGAATTGTCCGAAGAGCAAGTCGCCGAACTCGAAAAGGCAATGGACTCAGCTGAAGCGATGTCGACCAACGTACTCGAAGAATGCCAGATCCGCATGATTCAGTGGGTGATCAATCCGATCGTCAGTCCGCGAGCGCTCTGGGATATCAACAAGTCGAGCATCTTGCGGCTTGCTGGTGTTGCGCAGTTCGTTCTGTGGAATACCGATTTCAAGGATCTGGCTGGCATCCCGACCGCACGCAGCATGAATGCAGAAGGGTATGGTTCGTATAGCCAAGAGTCCCGTGCTCACATCACGAAGGACAAGATCGACAAACTCAATGAGCTTTATCCGTACTACCGACGTCATCCGACGAAGAAGGCGGTGAAGCCCAACAACGACGCAGTGAATGAAATCATGGAATTGGCTCAGGCTCTGTCTGACCATACGTGGTTCTTGAATCTGCCCGAGGAGCAAATCGCAGCCCAGCGTGGCAGCGCAGTAAACAAAACATTCCGAGTGGGGTACGACATTCGGAACAGATTGGCAGACTATGCCATTTACGTACAAGGGCGAAATGAGCAGTTCATTTCGTTGTACACTTTTTAAAATAGAGGGCTAGAGAAATGCGCCAAGGTCGTCAAGACATCAAGATTTACGTTGAAGAGCTGATCATCGCTGAGTCGGCTACGTTTCAGGATCAGTTCCTCCGTCCGTATGAAACCCATTTCAGCGGTGGGCTCCTTGACAGTGTCGAAGAGCGTTATAACAAGACCAGGCGTTTCACGCCGTCGATGCTGGCACAGATCGCAAACCAGTTCATGGTTCCGTCGTTCAAGACTCGTGGCATCATCGATGTCCCGAATGGCTGGGACGCGCGGCGTGGTCGTTTCATCCTGACTCTGGAAATCCAGATCGGCACCGGTGACCGCCTCAAGCAGGTCGTGATGGGTTATACCAACTCGGTCGGCTTCACCACACGCAACGTGGATCATGACATGGAGTTCTATGTCAACAATACGTTCATGCTTGAAGAACGTATGATTCCGGATGGACGCGGTGGCATGCAGCGTACGTACATGCCGGCTCGTGCCGCGGACGTTCTGTCCGATCGCGAGAATGCCGGCCTGCGTCGTCGTGGCGACAAGCTGTATACGATGCGGCCGGAAGATATCTATTCGTCGCTCGATGCCGAAGAAACTGGCGAGCTCGTGGAAGATCTCACTGATCTGCGCGTGACGCTGTCGAAGAACTCGGTGAAGTCCTCGACCTCGAATCGTATCGGTTCGCGTTACATGTCGCGCGTTCTCGAATCGCGCCGCAAGGCAATCGACAACACCGAGTATGGTGGTTCGGTGCTCGACGTCAATGCGACGGCTCAAGGCTATGTGCAAGAGTCGTATACCTCGGACGATGTGTTCCTGCGCGCAATCTCGAATGCGAAGAACCTGTCGACCACCACTGACAACTTCACGTTCCGTGATCTGCTGTATATCGATCCGGAAGCCGAACGTCGTACGGAAACGAAACTGTTCGACAACGAATCGAAGGCGATGACCGAGTATCACATCGATTCGAACGATGCGAATGGTGGTGAAGAATGGGACAAGATTGCAGCGCTGGTTCAGGTTGCAGTTCCGGCTCTGATGATGGAAACCGGCCTGCATCGGCTGGACTTCCAGGTTCACAATCAGACGGCGTCTCATGAACAGCCGTTCGAGTTCATTCCGACGACTGCGAAGTCATTCGTACGTGACGTGGACCTCAGCTGGTTTGTGGACCAGTTCGAAGATCGCTTGATTGACGAACTGATGTTCCCGATCACCGCCGAAGACCGCGTGTCCATCGGTTTGCAAGTGAAGTGCCGTGTGTTCGGGGAAATCGACTTCAAGTTGTTCTATGATGGCGAGAACCATGGTCGTTATGTGTTCCCTTGCTTCTGCAATTCTCTCACGTCGCCGATTCTGACCAACAGTCGGCAAGACATCCGCGATGCGGCTCGTGACTACAATAGCCTGTTCGATGAAATCCTTTCGACAACTGGGATGGGCGCTGGTGGTTCGGGTCGTGGTTACAGCTACTAAGGTAAATTAAAAAATGCGTGATAAGATCATCGATTATTACAAGATTCTGCTGGACCTGGGGTGGATGGTTGCCGACGAAGAAGGAAACGTGTCGGTGAAGCTCGGCGATCAACTGATGCCTGCCACGATCAATGGCAGTCGTGTTGTTCTGCCGACCCGGGAGCAGATGAAGAACCAAAACTGGAAAACGCGTATCGGTTTCCACCCGCTGCGTGAAGCATTCAACCTGGGCATCAGCGATCTGGTGGCCACGTTGCGTGACCAGTTCGTCCAACGTCTGAACGCGTCGATCGCTTACCTGATGAAGGAGCTCATTGCGATCGCGTACGATCAGGACAACCAGAAGAACCTGTCGACCGAACAGTCGCAAGTTCTGAACGCGCTGTCGAAGTGTGATGCATCGCTCGTGAAGGATTTCGAATCGATCCAGAAGTCGACGAAGTCCCGCAACAATGCGGACATGTTCATCAACATCTTCATCAAGCGCGGCGGCGTGGTGAAGGGCGTGACGTATGGCCGTGCAGGTATCGTCACGTTCCCGATCTACGAAAGCCTGAAGAAGCCGGAGAAGGAACCGATCAACGGTGTGAAGTTGACGAACAAGAACCGCGAGATGCTGATCAAGCTCTACGAATTCGTGTTCCCGACTCTGCTCGCAGATCCGGAATTCTTCAACGTCGGCATCAACTCGCGTTCGGCTCCGTTCATCGAGTCGCTCGTTCGTGCAGTCCTGAATGTCGTCGACGCTCTGGTGGAAACGGCGCAGCCTTACATGGGCATCGTCGATCTGCCGGAAATCCTGACGTTCCCGGAAGACCTCGGGACCTGGAAGGAAATCTTCGACAGCAAGGACATGGTCGAAAAGCTCGCCCGCACGATTCCTGCTCTCAACTCCAACGAAGCTGGGGAAGAGATGGATCGTGAAAAGGAAGCGGAAACTCGTCGCGAACCCCGTCGTGAAGAACGCGATATGGGTCGTGCCGAAGAAGTCCGTGAGCGTGGTCACCTCGGTGCTACCACATCGTCCGCTGCTTCGGCTCCGCGTGGTCGCATGGTTCTGGGTGCTCCGGCTCCCGCGTCGACTGGTGAAACGCTGGGAAAAGCACTGCCCGACAGAACCCGCGAGGCTTCCGGTACTGATCGGGCTGTAACGAGCGAACGTGAAGCCCGCAGCGCAGCAGATCGTGAACGTCGTGAAATCGAACGTCGTGAGCGTGAGTTGCGTGAACGTGAAGAACGACTCGAACGGGACCGTCGCGAAGAAGAAGATCGCGAGTTGCGTGAGCGTCGCCGTGAACGTGATTACGATGACCGTCGTGCTCGCGATCGTGACTACGATCGTGATGACCGCCGTCGTGATCGCGAACGCGATCGTCGAGATGATCGTGACTATGACGATCGTGATCGTCGTCGTGAACGTACCGGTGATATCTTCGAAGATAATCCGGCATTGCGTGATGCACTGCGCGATGAAGAACGTCGTGATGACCGTTATGGTCGTCGTCGTGACTATGATGACCGTGACTACGATCGCAATGATCGTCGCCGTGGCATCCGCGACATCCGTGACCGCGCTCGTCGAGATCGCGATTACGATGATCGTGATGATCGTTACGACCGGCGTGACCGCTACTACCGTCGTTAAGACGGCATAAGGTACTACTGGATCCCTCACGGGATCCAGTAGTATTTTTCTTTGTTCTATTTGACCTCTTTGCTCAGCTGTGCGAGCTTATCCACGTACGCCCAGTCAGGCAGCAACAGCTGGCTGATGTCCGCAGTGGCTTCGAAACGGCTGCGATAACCGTTCATGCGCATCACGGTCCAGTGATACTTGCGGTCAACCTGCAATGCGCCCAAGAGACCGTAGAAGTCTCCTTCATATTTGTACAACGTAGCCCAGTCATCGTCCGTGATAACTCGGGTCTTCGTAGTTGACATCGTTTTGAGAACAGTCAGGTGATCCTCGATCATCTGTCTGAAGGTTTCGGAGTAATAGATCGCCGGACCTTGATTATCGATGTTATCCAGAATGGCAGGCATACGCTTTCCTGTAAAATTTTAGAGCCATATATTATCATACAGATACTGTCAAGGAGTCTCAGACAGTTGAACTTTCAAAACAGAATGGATGGATAAATGACAACATTAGCCCGTCATCCAAGCGAACTCTATGCAGAGTTTCTCTCAAACAATTCCATGGACCCATGGGTCGATGTAAATAGCGGTCCTCGGAAGGTGATGTTCGCTGGGCATTTGCCGCAAGCACTTGTCATCTCTGGTTCGGAGGAGCGCTATTGGCAAACAGGGACTGAAGCACGATTCGGGGAGTATTGCTTTTCCGTCAAAGCACCGAGCGACATCGAGATTCTTCGAGTCGTCGATCGTTTTCCGCGTTCACGTACCATCGGCAGCACGATCAAGAATCCTCAAAGGATCGCAATTTATGTTGATTTGAAAACGCGTCAAATCGGCTGCCTGGATCTGCGTGACTATTCGCTGGAACACCAGTACTTCGGTTTCCAGTATAAGAAGACGAGCGATTGGGCTCGTATTGCAAAAGGAGCAAGTTTCGAGGAAGGGACCGAGTTCCTCACATCGCCATCGATTAAATCCGGTGGTGGTTACGGATATGGCTTGAATCTCATGTTCGCGAACATGAGTCATCCGGCAGTATCTGAAGACGGTATTCTGATTTCGGAGTCCGCTCTGAAGAAGATGAGTTTCAACATGATTGAGACTCGTACCGCAAGCTGGGGCCAAAACCGTTACGGTCTGAATCTGTTCGGCGACCCGAGGGCTGAAGATCCTCGCAAGCGTTATAAAATCTTCAAGGACGTAGGTGAACGCATTCGTCCTGACGGCCTGCTGATGGCTACTCGCGAGTTTGATGAACGGCTCGCAGTGTGCAGCATGGGTATTTACGATACCATGATGCTGGACATGACGTACGATGACAAGCTGTATACTCGTGCAGGTGAAGGCGAGATCATCGACATCATGGTCTATCACGACAATCGTTCGCTGCCTAACGGCATGAATGATCAGGTCGAGTATTACAAGGATCTGACCGATCGCTTCTATCGCGAGATTCTGGAAGAGTACAACGCTCAGTACAAAGCCCGCCGTGGCGAAATGTATCTGACAGACGAGTTCCATCGTCTCGTACTCGAAGCGTGTGCGATGACGGACTACGACATCGGCGACGTGGTGCAAAAGCTGTATCACAAAGCACCGATCGACGATTGGCGCGTCGAGTTCAAGATTCAGTACACGGTCTTGCCGAACATCGGTAACAAGGCGACTGGTTGTGCAGGCGACAAGGGCGTTGTGTGTCACGTTCTGCCTGATGACGAAATGCCGCGTAACCAATATGGTGTTCGCGCTGAAGTGGTCATGTCGCCGGAGTCGCCGTTCAACCGGCAAAACTTTGGTGGTCTGTATGAGCCGTATTTCAATCAGGTGACTCGTGAGTTCCTGGTGACGGTTCGTGACACGATTGAGCTTGGACCGGATGATCAGCCGTCCCAGAAGCAAGTCATGGAAGATATGCCCAAGCGTCAGCAGGCATACGACCAAGTCTGGGGTGACTTGATGAGGCTGTATGAGATTCTCAGTCCGACGATGCACGAGCACTACACGAGTGCGCAGTTCGATAACGACGAAAAGCGCGCTTTGCATCTGTCGTGGTTGATGAAGTTCCCATGCATCCACATTCTCAGTCCGACGCACAACATGACCGCATGGCGTCAAGCGGTTGAAGCATGTGAAGCGGAGTTCCCGCCGCGTGTTGGGCCTGTGGAGTATCGCGATTATTCCGGTCAGTGGGTATGGACCGAAGAAGACATCGAGATGGGCCACAAGTACTTCATGCTGCTCGAAAAGATTTCCGACGACTGGATCGCAACCAATACGGCCAAGGTTCAGCATCTCGGTGTGCTCGGGCAAGTCACGAGTTCGGATAAGTATTCCAATCCGGCCAAGACGCAAGCAGTTAAGGCAATCTCCGAAGCAGAACTGCGGATCATCATGTCGTATTGTGGTGGGCAGGTGGCAGCCGATCTGCTGGATCGAAACAACTCTCTCGCAACTCATCGCGAGTATGTGTACTCGGTTCTGGATTCGAAAACGCCGACCAACATCGAACGTGGTGTGGATCGCAACAACGTACCGCTTGGCAACAATCGGGCTCTCAAACTCTTCAAGCACATTCTGGACATGAATGGCTACAAGTTCGTATTCCAGAAGTACAAGGATCCGGACATCGAACACCGCGATGCTTATATCGACAAGAAGCGCGAGTATCTGTTCGAAGCAACCAGCACGTTCCAACGTATGGCTCGCTCGGCAGTAAACATGGCTCGCAAGGCAAGTGGGTTCATTCGAAAACTTTTTAAATAAGGAAGGTTAATTCGTGTCAGACATTATCTTTCCAGCCGAGGATCTGCTGAAGTATTCCCATCGGCAGCTCAGCGAAGTATTGACGGGTGAGTTTTATCTGGAGTTCGAAGACGGCCAGTTGCTCACCAACGATCGTGAGACCAACTTCACGATGCCGATGTGGGATTGGATTCGCAAGCGTCCGATCCCGTTGAAGAAGCGCCATCATATCTCCAACTCGATGGCGAAGAAGACGTTCCACAAGAACATGCACATGGACTTGTTGAACATCATCCATTGGGACATCTACGAAGCGTACAAGAAGACCGGACGCTTCGGTGACTACGACCTGCTCGAAGAACTCACCAAAGAGTTTTACGAGTATGGGAATGTCATGTACAATCTGCTGGCAGTCAAGATGGGCACATCGGTTTCGACCGTGTCCATCAAGGATGTCATCAAGTTGTTCAAGGTGCCCGAGATCGCCGATCTGTTGGAAAAGATGCGACCCACGGAAGAGTCGGTGTTGGGAACGACTCAAGGCATTACGAAACTGATCTCGAAGTCCACCAACCCCGAGATCATGAACAACCGTGCGGTTCGCATGGCGCGAGCGGGCGTCATCAAGACGAATCAGCTGGTGCAAGCAATTGCGCCGACTGGTTACATTGAGGATCTGGGTGGTGAGATCTTCAAGTATCCGCTGATGTCGAATTATACCGACGGCCATCGGAGTCTGTACGACAACATGGTCGAGTCGCGCAAGGCATCGCAAGCCATCGAAGCTACCAAAGCTGAGTTGGAAGATGCGGTGTATCAGTCACGGCGTCAGGAGATCTTGAACGAGATCCTGATGAACGTGCATCCTGGTGACTGTGGTACGAAGGGATTCATTCCGTACAAGATCCGCGAGACGAACGATCTGACCGCAAGCGATCTGGAACTGAACGAGGGCAAGTATTACATGCTCCCTGAAGATCCGACGGAAACGCTGTATGAATTGAAGAGTACCGATGAGCATCTGATCGGGAAAATCATTCACATGCGCAGCATTTTGCATTGCGCTCATCCCGATCCGAATGGGGTGTGTGAAAGCTGTCTGGGCGCAATCAGCTTGACGATCCCCAAACGTACCAACCTCGGTCAGCTGATGACCACCGACCTGTACGCGTTCATCATTCAGCGTCAGTTGTCGAAGAAGCATTACCTGGCTAACAGCGTTGTGCAAAAGCTGCGAGTCGCCGAAGAAGATGCGCAGTACCTCGAAGTTGGTCGCGATGGTATTTCGTATTACTTCACGGAGAACCTGAAGGGCCTGAATTACAAGATGATCATCAGTCACGACGAAGGAAAATCGTTGACCGACGTGATGTATCTCACCGACATCGATCGTGTTTCTATCGGTCGTATTACGGAAATCGGCTCGATGGCTCTGGAGATCGAACATAAAGGCAAGGTCGAGTATGTGGACCGTCGCCCGTTCATCCTCGGCACCGGCAAACGCATGGCGTCGTTCAGTCATGACATGCTGAAGTATGTGAAGGAGCAGTACTGGGAGATTGACGACAAGAACAACTTCGTGATCGACATGAGCAACTGGGATTATCGCAAGCCCTTTGCGTTCGTGCCGATGAAGAACGATTCGCTGATCGACTTCTCGTTGGGCTTCAAATCCCACATTGAGTCGGAAGTGAAGAAGGAAGAAATCCGCGATCAGTTCACCGATGTGGATGCATTCCTGATCGATACGTACGAACTCCTCAATAGCGAACTGACCATCAACATGGCACAGGTCGAAGTTGCGGTGTATGGTATCTCGATCCGTTCTGCGAAGTATGGCGACTATAGCCTGCCTAAGCCATGGAGTAAGCGCGGTATCGGCGTTATGTCGAGAGCAATGGCAATGCGAAGTCTTGGCAGTACGATGGCTTTCGAGAAGCACACCATCATCTTCTCCTCGGTGGAATCATTCATCGTGAAGAATCGCCCGGACCATCCGTTCGATGCGATCCTGAACCCGGAGTTGCTGCCCAGGGTGTAAATGTAGTGACCTTTAGCCGCGGGTTAAAGCGGCTGTTCCCTTTGCTCCCATTTTGGGGGCGTAAATCCGTAGTGGAGTGTTTTAAAATGAAAATGGAAAATGCAGTTATGTCGTGCAAGATCTTCGATACGTTTGAAACGAAAGAAGGTCGAACTGGAGTATTTCTGACCCACGAAGCTGCAGAAAGAGTGCAGTTTTATCTGTCCTACAAGAATGATCTCGACGGCTACCGCATCGGCAGTGATGCCCGCACCATCGATGTCCCCGTTCAAGTAGCACAGGGTCGAAAGACTTCCATTCCCATTCACATGGTCGATGCAGGATGGGGTTCTTTGTTAAGGGTTGTCCAAGGATTGCGTAAAGTTTATCTCGCGCATATGTACCTTCGTCCTCTTTATCGTTCGATGCGAGGTGAGGAAAAGAAGTACGATCCGACGACGGTGTTTGCTGACAGCGAACTCATGCTGATCGAAGGAGCGTACAGGCATTTCGGCGGATGTGATATCCATGATGTGCTTCGCGAGAACGACTATCAGTATGAACGCTTTGGCGTTTATACTCGATTCCATGATGACGATGGGGTTCCCAATCCGACGATCTATAATACGCCTCGAACGCTGAACTACTATCCGGACATGAACACGATTCGTGTGTCGTGGGCCGTAGGTGGTACGCCGATGGACGTTGTTCAGTATAACGATCCGACCGGCGAGTCCATGCTGTACATCAAGTCACAACCTTTCCAGCTGAAGATCCAGCGGGTCTATCAGAATGAAGGCTGGTTGTCTTTGCGTGAAGCGATGCGGCAAGATGAAAAGCTTCATGCGTTCGTTAAGCAGTTTTATGCGAACGGATATGGTAAGTCTGGTGAACGCAGCATTGCCGAATTGACGCAGTAATGGTAGATGGAGAGACTTCGGTCTCTCCATTATTTTTTCTAATCGAACCTCGATAAAACATACAGTAGCCCAATCCTTTGAGCTATGCCTATGGGGTTTTTTGCACGATGAGTAAGCTAAACGTCCGGATCTTTAGCCATCACTATACGGTGAAGTTTGGCGAAGAGTCCCCGGCGGCGCGAAAGATCGTGGGAAAATTTGCTTCCTGGTTCGAGTATTGGGACTGGGAAGAAGCTGGAGGTGAGAAGTACCTCGACTACAAAGATTCCTACTCTTCCCCGCCGACAAGAACAAGTCTAAACGATCCTCCGCTCGAAACAGATTGGAATCATCCCGATCTGGAGTACCGTTTTCACATCAACAGCTTGCCCGACTTCAAGAAAATCCTGGAGCGAGCAGGCGCCAGACCTGAGGATGTAACTTACACAATTGAGCCGGTCTATGAATCGGCAAAGGTAGAGATCAAGATCAAGGATTTCTTTAAGCCGTTCCCGGAACAGGTTGACATTCTGGAGCAGCTGAAGAACCCTGAGATCGTTTCAAAATTGCTGGGTCTCCAGACTGGTGGCGGTAAATCAGCTTTGTCGCTGTTCGCCGCTGCTTATTGGGGATTGAGAACCGTCGGATTCATGAAGCCAGGTTACCTGGATAAGTGGGTTGACGATATCAATAAGCAGTGCGAGATCGCACCAACGCAGATTGTGACCATCGGTGGAGAAAAGAATGATGGTGGGTCTGCGAGATTGCAGTGGTTGATTAACGGTCTTATGGATGGATGGTTGGAGCCGTCTATCGTACTGATCTCAAATGCCACAATGCGTAACTGGATTACGGAGCAGGAGAAGTTGCCACCCGGCGAATATGTTCCTGGCTTCAGAATCTATCCGTGGGAGTTCATGCAAGCGTGCGGCTTTGGTTTCCGGATCATTGACGAAACGCACCAGGACTTTCATGCCAACTTCCTGTTCGATTTGTATTGTCACGTCGAGCAGTCTCTTTCGTTGTCTGCGACTCTGGTGAATCGTAACCAGTTCATCATGGACATGTACCAGATGGCGTATCCGGATAAGAATCGGATGCGTGTGCCTGAGTACAGGAAGTACATTCGCTCTGTTGCATGGATGTTCGATATTCATGAACCGCGTCGTCTTAAAACAACGGCACGGGGAAGAACGTCGTATTCGCATGTGGAGTTCGAGAAGTCTTTGCATCGATCAAGTAAGTTGTACAAGCAGTATTACTTGATGATTTACGATGTGATGCGTAAGACGTATTTCTTCGAAAGAAAAGAAGGCGAGAAGTGCCTCATCTACTTTGCAACTCGAAAGATGTGCGAAGATGCGATGATGTACTACAAGCAGTTGATGCCTGAACTGAAGTTGGCGAAATACAACCAGGGGGATTCGTTGATTGATGCGCTTGGCGCTGACATCATCTTTGCTACCTTGCAAAAGGCCGGCACTGCTATCGATATCCCGAATCTGACGACAGTGATCATGACGGTTGCTATCGATTCGATTCAATCTAACCTGCAAGCTTTGGGTCGCTTACGTGATCTTAAGAAGCTTTACGGTTCCGATCGTGTTCCGACGTTTGTGTACTTTGCGTGCATGAACATTACGAAGCACATGGCTTATCACAAGTCCAAGAAAGACTTGCTGAAGGATCGGGCGTTGATCTCCACGACAATGCACCATACCGCAACATTAGGTTTATAGCATACTCTCCAGGGGCTTCGGCCCCTGGAGAGTGCTATCTTTTTTTGCTGTAAAAAATCTCATTCCAAAGATTTTCAACTATATATAACTCGGGTGACATTCAGCAATGAAGCCTGAATAACCTTTTAATGCATGGCCAAAATTTAGTACCCAAGGAGAAACAACATGAATAAGATCCTCAAGGCAATCGCTTTCAACGCACGTATCAACAAGCTGGCCGCTAAGCTCGAAGCAGCTAAGGCAGCTAAGGAAGTAGCACGCAAATCGGGCATCAGCCTCGGCGGTTTCCAAGCTCTGAGCAAGACGATCGACAAGCGCATGATGCGCATCGAACGCGCTTTGTTCAAGGCTGGTAAGATCAACACGCTGACTTTCCAAGCAGCGGTTTAAGTAGTAGAAGTAAAACTCCCCAATGGATCCGAATGGTCGGATCCGCCACAATTCTTTTCTCTGGAGAACAACATGAACAACGCAATCAGCCTGCAAGTCGCTATCATCAACGCCCTGTTCAACGAGGGTCAAGAAATCAGCTGCACGCTCGCCGCCATCAAGCACAAGGTGGCACGCCAGGCAGTTGTGGCGACTGAAGAAGAGATCCTCGAAACGTTGACGGGTCTCATGAATCAAGGTAAGATCGAACTTACCAAGAATGTCTCGGACAACGACGCATGGATGTTGTTGCAAGACACCCGTAATGAACTTCTGGAGAAGAGCATGGACAAGCAAGAACTCGCAGCACCCCCGGCTGAAATCAAGATCGAAGAAGATACGATCAGCCGCCGCGTTAACATCGATCTCGACGTTCTGAACGTGGTGGTGAAGACCATCACCGAAGAAGACGTTGTCGCATCGATGCGCAACAACCGCGATCAAGGTCGCGAGAAGATCACCAGCCTGAACAACCTCTTCGCAGTGGGCCTGCAACAAGCCAACTACGAATTCGACATGGCAGCTGTCGAAGGCGAGGACATCGGCACCGGCATGGGTTACTACGACCCGCTGGCTGCAGCTGTGTTCCTCGACGAGCAAGGTCAGAAGGTTACGGCAGGCAAGACGGTTCGCTTCCTGGATGAAAAGACGCATCGTCGTCTCTACATCGTGGTGCTGCAGCCGGGCATGAATGTGATCATTCACGATCGCTTCAGCTTCACGGAAAATGGCTTCGGCGGTACGCTGGTCTGCACGACCGACGCCACCGGTGCTCGTGACTACATCGGCATGGAACCGGCATGGTCGGAAGGATGCATGTACGACTTCGTCATGGCCTGCCGTCTGTTCGGCTTCGAGTACGATCGTAGCAAGAACGAGGTCTACATGCCGCGTGAGCGCAAGCAGAACCTGTTCGTGTCGAACATCGAGTTTCAACTCAATGCCTCGCACCGCTTCATGAAGAAGCAACGCATGGCGCTCGAAGCGTAATTCGCAGCAATCGTAGTACAAGAGGCCCTTCGGGGCCTTTTTCTTTTCATAATTCAGGGGGGTTGTAAAATGTCGGTTAAGCTTTCACAAGTCAATATCTTCCGCGTCGATTCCGTTCCTGCTGAGATGGTTCAGGAGTCTGCCAAGTATCTGATCAACGCATACGGTGAGCAAACCTCCGATATTCGTGCGGTCTTTCAGGCAGGTACGTCCTGCGCGGATTTCACGGGCGCGATGCATTTCCCGGAATCCACGATGGATACCAACGATCTCATCTTCACGGAGAAGACGGAGAATTTGGAGGAGTATTATGGACGCCTCGTTCATGCGATGTTCGTGCAGATGGATGGTACTCCCGTGCCGCCATGCTCGACGATCAACCTGTTCGACAAACCCAACGAAAGGCTGCTTTTCCTCGCAGTCGCTTACCCCGGCCTGAACGTAGTGTACTACGAGAAGACCGTGAACTCGAACAATGTCGGTTATGCCATCGATATGGTTTCCGGCATCGAAGGTAGCAAACTCGCCAACCGCATGGAACCCGACTGGCGTCAGGGCAATACACACGACCTGGTCATGATGGCCCAAATGTTCGGTTTTCCGTATGACAAGGTGTGCGATGAAGTCATCATCCCGCCGGGTCGTCCGCAATCGAGCTTCATGATCGGCAAGACCAGCGGTCTGCAAACGCTCAAGATCATCCACGAGATGGCGGGCGGGCACTAAGCATTCGATCCCAGTCAGTACGATGGGATCTTTTTTTCTAACGCCAGCACTAATAAGTTGGCTATTTAAATGGAGGGCCTATGCTGTTAGGTTCTGAACACAAAGAACGCTACGATGAGATGGAAGGGGAAATCAATTTCCGTTCCACCGACTTCTGGTTCATGCGTTCTCCCGATGCACCTAAAGACGAGGAACTCAATCATCTCGTCGATTTCCTGCTTCGGGAATTCATTCACGTCGGTCCGTTCGGCTCTACTTTCGTTAAGGAAGATCAGAGCAAATGGAAATCGCACTTCTACGGCGTGCCGCTTCAACATCTGTTTATCCATCCGTCGACGGATAGCTTCGAAGCAATGGCGTTTGTTGCGAATAATTCCGCAGCAAGCGTGCTGATGAAAGGCGTCTTCGATTATCTGCGTCAGTATGACAAGCTTGCGCTGTTCAAGCAGTTGGGCCTGAGTGTCATGGCAGTGCAGCGTGCTCGGGCTGCAAGCAGTGAGATGCAGATCGTTGTTGGCATGGATGTACTGACTCAACTGGAACCGCTTTCGATTTACGAACACCCCGTCAACGGCCGTCTCTTGATGGCGATGCAGGGTGAAGAAGTCCCGGATGTCTGCGCGCTTTCCATGAAAGGCAAGCGCATGCATGTGAATCGTAACGTCCATGATCTCTACATGGATGCATCGTCGATTTACAATGACTTCGAGATGGGCGATATCGAGGAGCGGGAACTGATTGTCGAGCTGTTCCAACTCTACAAGGGCTGAAAATGCTTTCCCGTCAAGAACTAGAAAACCAAATCGCGAAAAAACGCGAAGCCACTTTGAAAGACCTGATGGAGGATCGGGCTCAGGGTAGTGAAAGATTGAAGCGTCGTGCCGAGATGATGCTTCCGTTGTGGTTAAAAACCATCGGCCCCATTTCCTACGACGAGTGCATGAAACTCGTCAATGAAGGCGACCAGCTGGCACAAGACTGCGGTCCGTTTGATCCGGCCTATGACTATCTCACGAATCAGCGCAATACCTTCTTGAAAATTGCTGAAGCGCTGAATGATCGTGACAACATGGGCCGTCATGATCACATGCTGCCGGTCAAAGTGCTGGTGTCCGTCGACAATATCGCTGTAGAGTGCGACATGCACATTCCTCGTCTCTACTACAGCAAATCCCAACGCGAAAGCATTATCCGTTCCACCATTCACGGCAAGCTGCGCGACAGTAGCGAATGGAGTGGTGGATTGAGATATGGTCCCAAAGTCGACTTCGTCGAACTTTAATTTCAAAACTGAAGGAGTAAGTCATGGCAGTAGGTGAACAAAGCTTTGCAGTGGAGCACGTTGTTGTCAGCCACAATCCCGGCAAGACACGCCTCACATTGACGGAACTGCGGGACAGAACGAAATCGGTCAGCACCGAATATACGCTGCCTGATCCCACGGTGGATGTCGAAGACTTCATCCATTACTCGTGGATGCCGCTGGAAGAAGTCGAGCATGGTTTCAGTGGCGAACGTATTGGCGATCACTGGATCACCGAAGAAGGGCTGAAGCGAATCCTCGATGGTTCGTGGGAACAGTTCTACCGGCAATGTCGCCGGAAATAAAAAAATAATTACATCAGCTATGATTTGCCCAGAACGACCGACGTAAAACGATTGCAGCACGCACCATGCGGCAGCCCTAGACCCATCGTTTAACTGACTTCGTTTTGGGCAACCCCCCTTTGCAGGAAGATGCCTTCCTGCTATTTTTTTTCGGCTTCGAGATCGAGTTCGAGCGCATACTCCAACCTCCTACGGTAAGCGGCTCAACAAAGCGTTCTAACCAACGATAAAGATCTCGGGCCACCCCTTCAAGGATAACCATAATGACAACGTTCCTTGCAGTTCTCGGCCTCCTGCTGGCAGTTCACGCATTCTTCGACTTTCCTGGTCAAGGACAATTCCTGTCCGACATCAAGAACAGGTTGGTGCCTGGCTTCCCGTGGTGGTATGGCCTGACGATGCATGCCCTGATTCAGGGTGCAGCTGCAGGTAGCGTGATCTGGTTGTTCAATCCGAAAGCAGCCTTCACGATCGGTTTCTGTGAGTTCGCCTGGCATTGGGCGACCGACATGTTGCGGGTCAACAAGATCATCAGTGCGATGGGTGATCAGCTGATACACATTGTGTGCAAACTGATATTCGCCTTCGCCGTTGCAGGACCTTTCGTGACCATCATTTGGCACTGAAATCGGCCGAAATTGTATGAGCCAGTAACAACGTTTTTGCTGGTTGAGCAGTCTTTTTAAAACACTCCTTTCAAGGAAAAATCGTGAGCATCATCCACAAAGTTCTCGACGAACTCAAAGCCGAGGTGCTGGCTATCGAAGCCCTCGCAGCACTGCCCGAACACGTAGTCGAACGCATCGTCGGCCTTTTCCACAAGAAGAAAGACGAGCATTCGAACACTCAAGTCGACGCCGGTGTGGCAGCACTGACTGACGCGCCGCTGGGCGACGCAACGAACGAAGCGCTCGGTCTGGGCGACAACGGCACGGCAGCCGCCGCGGCCGCAGGTGCAGCAGCAGCTGGTCTGGATGCACAGATCGCCGCTGGTGACCAAACGCAAGATGCTGGTACGGATTCGGCAGCAGCCGCAGCCGGCCAGGACGTGCAGCAACCCGCCGATGCAGCACCGGCAGGCGACGCAGGCGCGGCAGAAGCACAACCGACGGGCGATGCTCCGGCCGTCGAACAAGATCCGGCAGCGGGCACGGATGCAGGTACGGCTGAACAAGCTGCACCGGCAGTGGAACAGCCCGCAGACGCTTCGGCACAACCGGATACCCCGGAAGTTCCGCAAGCTCCCGCAGCCACCGACGCTCAACCGGAACAAGCAGCTGACCAAGCCGCTCAACCGGAAGCTCCGGCTGCAGATGCAGCAGCAGAAGTGGACCCGGCCGCAGGTCAAGAACCGGCTCCGGCTGACGCAGCTCCGCAAGGCGACGTGAACGCAGCAGATGCCCAAGCCGAAGTTCCGGCCCAAGCTGCAGCTGACACGACCGTCGCTGCTGTTGCAGATCAAGCTCAACCGGCTGGCGCAGCCGACGCAGGCGTTGCTGAACAAGCCGCTCCTGCAGCCGACCCCGCCGCTGGCGAGCAAGCAGCACCGGAAGTCGCAGCACAAGTGGATGCACCGGCAGCAGACGCTGCTCAAGCTGAAGCTCCCGCTGTCGAACAAGCAGCCGCTCCGGCTGGTGACGCTTCGCAAGAAGTCGATCACTCGCCCGAAGCTCTGGCACAAACGCCCGAAGTGAATGCAGATCCGGCAACGGCTGCAGCACTGGCTGGCGCCCCTGTCGACGCTGCTCCGGTGGAACAAGCTGCTGACGCAGCGCAAACGGCTGCGCCGGTGGAAACCGACGCTGCACAAGCGCAGGCAGAAGTTCCGGCCGTGGAAACGCCGGCAGTGGACGCAACGGCTGAACAAGTCGCTGCTCCCGCCGACGCTGCCCCGACCGCTGAAACCCCGGCAGTTGCCGCAGATGCGGCTCCGGTCGTCGATGCTGCTGTTCAAGCTGAAGTCCAAACGCCGGCGGCGACCGACGTGAAGGCCGATGCTGACGGCGCAGCTGCTGTCGACCAAACCGACTCGCTTCAACCGTAAGCGTGATCTGGCGGCTGACCTAATCTCGTGAGAGACTGGTCGGCCGTCTCGTTCTTTAACAAGATGGCTTCTGAAGATCTGTTCGAGGCAGAGGTGTTGGAATTGGCCGCATGGTTGCCACTTAGTTCCTCACTCGGGTGAAAGGCCCGCGAAATACACACGTCGTATGTGGTGAAGGCAGAGTCTCGATACTACTGCTCTAAGCTGCGCGAAGATCACAACTCATGGCCGCCTCTTAGTGCCGCCGATATGAGTTTCCCTTTAAGGACTTAGTGATGCCTGACGTAAATCGCTGGCGCGCGCGTTCGCGCTTGCGGGGACGTCGTTCGGCCTTCGTGTGTATTAAGCCCGCATCGATTGTAAGGGGTCTTTTCGGGACAGTTATAAGTGAAGTATCCGTTGGGAAACGCTGCAAAGCTTATAGCCCATAGTCGTTGTTAACTCGACGACCTTGGGATGTAAGTTCAGTTCATCTTAGGCACGGTATGGGGTGGCTTCGGCCACTCTGTACCGCCCTTTTTGCTGCCTACTTATTTTTTTGAGGTCTTATGACTCCCGCAGACATAATCGAACAAATGAAGAAACTGCCTCAGGACAAGCACATTCTCTGTCAGGTAGTAGACGAGAAAGGGCAGGCGTTTAATATGTTCTTTGAATTCAAGGAAATACCGAACAATTGGGACATGATTCAGCTTCGCGTCAGCCATCCCGAGCTTAAAGACCTGTACAACATCAAGCGGGACTGATTATTTGGTTTTCGACCGAAACCATGTAACAGCAATAACAAATGCAGGGGTTTTTAAAATGGCTGAGGCCAAAGCACAAAGAGCACGACGGGTGCTCGTTCAAGTAGTTTCGTCGTACGACACGAAAACGGTTCGCAAGACCGCGGTCGAGAACAGTACGGAGTTCCGTGAGTTCCTGGCGTTGCCTTTCCAGAGCGGGGATCTGGATTCGCTGGATCACATGGACATCATGTCTGAACTGGAAGATGAACTGGAGATCGGATTTCTCGATGGCCCGTTCGCTACCTGGCAGGACGTCTTTGACAAGGTAATTAAGCATCTGAACGAGGAGTAATATGAGTCTTGACCGGTTAGTTCAAAAGACTATCCGGTCTCGTACTAACCAGGTCGTGGACATTTTTCTGCCGCCGGAGTATGAGACCACCGTAGATGAGTGGAGGAAGCACTTTGCGGCCTTCAACGAGGGCTCCAGACCGGCTCGTTTGGCATATGCTCTCCAGCAGTACATCCGGGAGAAGAATCCCGGCAAAACGGATTTTGGCCAGTGCATTAAGGCTGGCAAAATTGTCGAGGACGATGGCGCTTTCACTTGTGAATGCACTTTCGAAGACGACAAAGCTGGGTTGACAGCGCTTTATCTGTCGACTTTGGCCGGCATCAGCCTGGTTCCGATCCTAGGTGACAAGATCGGACTCGAACCGGGTATTGCGTACGTAGTTCTTTCCTACATTCCTGAATGACATAAACCAAGAAGAGTTTGAAAATGTATAACTTGAGCGCTGTGGGTGTTGGGGTACTGGGGCTGTTTGCTCTGATCGTTGTCATCGCGATCAAAGCTTTCTTCTCCTGGAAGAGACCAAAGAAAGAAAAGAAAATGTCGCGTAAAGACAAGCGTGAACTCAAGCGCTTGCTGTATGCGGCTCAGCTTCAAAGCAGTCGAGAACGTAGTGCCCAGCAGCTGAAGTACGACACGTTCAAAGACAGCCTCCAGAAGTTCATCGCGGCCAGCAAGAATCAGAATTATTCACTGGTGCGATTTACCAAGGGTGTGCTCGATCAGATCGAAGATGAAATGATCGCTTACGAAGGCGCTTGCACAAAGTCGCATTACATCGGCCAGTACATGCCCAACTACTACGCAGTCATCATGATGCACGGTATGCAGGCAGTCATCGAGTACTCCGGTCGTAAAGGCTTGCAGGCCATCGGCATGGATCTGATGCAGTTCGTGGAACATCACTTCCGCATCAAGAACCTGAATGGTGTTCTGTATCGTCATCGTCAGCACCTGCACTATGCTGATCGCTGCGAATGCATGGCCGTCGCCATCCTGGAGTTCTTTGGTCGCCCGATCTCGCAAAGCGTCATCATGTCTTGCGCTGTGCCGTTCGACATGTGCAAGGAAGACGAAGATCTCACGACGTGGGATAACGTACGTCATGAATTCTTCGAGCGTGGTATCGACCAATACTTCGCTGGTGCTGTGAAGCATGTGGAGCGTGAGAACTACGCAACACAAGCTCGCCTGGATAACCAGGAGCATCAGAAGAATCGTCGTCAGCGTTCTGCTCGTATCAAGAAGCAGAATCGCAAAGCACGCAAAATGAATTACGCCTAAACGGCATAAAGCCCTACTCCTACCCTTGCGGGTAGGAGTAGGAGCTATGACCGCATTGCTGCGATTACGCCGAGTAGTACGACGTCAGGTTCTGCTGGATGCGCACGTTCGGGCACCATTCGGCCAGCTTCGAGAAGTCGTAGTGCTGCTTGACTTGTTCGAGGTTGTTGGTGCCGGCCGTCAGCACGAGCAGGTCGACGATCTTCGTCAGGAAGCGCATGCCCTTGTTGTCGAGTGCAGCCAAGCTGACCGAGTTCAGGCCACGATTGCGTGCCGTGATCGCGAAGCAGTTCTGCTTGTGTGCCTTGACGATTGCGAGCAGTGCCTGGTAGACGACCTTGAAGTTCGCGTCTTCTGCCGACAGGATCGTGAACAGGTTCGTGCGCAGGTTGACCTGAGTCAGTTCGATCGTCGACAGTTCCACGCGCTTGCCCGGATGCATGTCGATTGCGTACTGGATGACCTGGTACAGAGCCGATTGCGTCTGCGGCTTCGCGACCTTCATTGCTGCGACGACTTCGGGAAGATCACGATCGCTTGCCGGAGCTTTGGCGGCCGTGTCGGTGACCGTAGCTGCTGCAGCGACTTGCTTCGTGACGACAGCGGCGGCGGGAGTCGTTGCCGTCGGCTTTGCAGCCGCTTGTTGCGGTGCCGGAGCGGGGATCGTCTTGCGAACCTGCGCGGTCACGGGCTGTGCCTTTGCTGCTGCTGCTGCGGCATCTGCGGCAGCTTGTGCAGCTTGTGCGTCGGCGGCAGCCTGAGCGTCAGCTGCTGCTTGCTTGTCGGCAGCTTCTTGAGCAGCAGCAGCGGCTGCAGCTGCATCGGTAGCGCTCGTATCTTGCGTGCCTGCGGCCGGAGCAGCCTGGTCCTTTGCCGTCGCATCGGCTGCCGGAGCGGCCGTGTCGTTCGCGCCCGTTGCCGGCGGCGTTTGCGTTGCGTCTTGCTTGGTCGTGTCGACTGCTGCGCCGTCTTGCGTACCAGCTTGTTGATCCGTTGCCATGAGAATTTTCTCCAGAAAGAAAAAAGTTAAGAAGCTTCAGCCACGAGATCCATCCGTGCGATCGACAAGGATTTGCCGTGCATTGCGGACATGGATTCACCCATGAAGTCGTGGCCGTATTGCGAGAACGCGATAGAAATTGCGTCCGGGTTCATCGAGAGCTTTTCGCCCAGGCACACCGTGCAATAGTCCGGCTTACCCGCCCAGCACGCAGCTGGTGAGCGTCGCAGAACAACCTTGCCCATATAAGTGCCGATGTTGTCGGAACTCAGCTTATTGACGCCTCGTCCTTCGACGATGTTAAAGCCAATCCACTGGTTTTGGTTGAGTTCTGTGATAAGGGTCGGAATACCGACAGTGCTACCACAGTCATCCGGAAGAACCCGGATGTTCGAAGACTCACGAACGAGCCACTTGTCCAGTTCACCACCGAACATCGTTTCAACGCCGCGCTTGTACGAGCCAGTACGCATTTCATCGTTGTAGTCCTTGAACTGTGAGACATCCACACCTTCGTTCAAGCTACGCTTAACGTACGCAGTCTTGGAGTCAGGCGTGAGGCCAGCCCCCGAGCCGAATGAAATGAAACGCTTCTTGCGAATAACCGCGAAGTCTTTTTTGTTAATAAGGAAGCCGGAAGCTGAATCGTCCTTGAACGAATCGCGATCCATGTCCACCAGTTCCTTTTCCACAGAAGCCGCCACTGCCTGATTGTTCAGGTCAATGTTCGGATCCTTGTAGATCTCGTCCCGTCGCTTCAGAACCTTCGGATCGATGGTCATCGACTTGGGAGAAGCAGCGGGTACGCACAGCATTGCCAAGCCTCGGCTATACGCCATGGCCTCGTAATAACGTACGAGCTGACGAGGATAGAATAGAGCCGGGTTCTCCTCTTGTCCAGATTCAACATCGTCCTGGAGTTTCGATGCGAGTTCATCTTCAAATTTCCCCATGTCCATTTGCTGGTTTTTAAAGGGCACGCGCCCGTCAAACGAATGGAGGAAGATGATGCAGTAGTAGAGGATACGACCGTAGTCAGTTTCCTCATCTTTGAGAATGCCCGGCAACTCGCCTTTCTTCACGGTGAGTTTTTCCTTGACGCCATACATCGGCTTTCCAGGTTTGACTGCACCGCGAATCTGTTCGAGCTCGCCAGTTTCCGGATGCTTGTAGAAGTGTCCGGCAGGCGTTTGAATGATGTCGAGAGGTTTGGACGTCTCGGGTGTTTTGTTCTCCCGCACCAAAGCGAAAGCACGCAACACCCAACGCTTATCCCGATACTTGTGTTCTTTCATGCAGAGCATGAAAAAGTCACGCTTATCCATTGTTCAGGCCCTGGCTGGTGGTTTGATAGAACTTAACGAACTCGGCATTGACCAGCTGCACTTTCGAGTTCAAGTCGACAATACGACGCGTGTCCTCGATATACGACTCGATGACCGTACGAATAGCTCCGACCGGATCCTTCGATGCGTCATTGGACATCAGCGCCATGCCGTACATCTCAAGCGCCAACTTCTCCATCAGATCGCCTTCGAAGAGTTCATGCACAACTCCCGAATCCAGGTACGTCGTGTAGTTCTGTCCCAGAACAACTTCAGCGACCAGACCAAATACCTTCAGGTCGGTAAAGCCTTTCTTGGTACAGTACTCGGAATAGATCCGGATCTTCTGTAAATATTCAGCCGTCTCTTCCATAACTTGATACTCGGAGTCGATCGTCTGTTTGCTCATCTCAACGATGCGCTTGATTACTTCGGGTTGAATTTCGTCGATGACCGTCATCCAGTGATCGGCGCTCACCGTCGTCACCAACTGGAGTACTTCAGCCAGCTGGTGGATCGGGGCTTCATCGAGACTGCAGCAAGCAACAATGCCTGCAATGTCTTCATGAGAAGAGATGTGGAAAAGGCCAATGGCCAAATCGTACACATCCTTTAGCTTGACCTCTTCGTTCGCGACGATACCACTTTGCGAAAGTTGGGAGATCATGCACTCGCGAAGGTGGCCGTAGATTTCATCCACGCAGGTCGACTCAGGCTTCGGAACCTTTTCGTTCTCGTCGCCAATCGACATGTAAATGAGATTCAACAACTCACTCTCGATGGTGTCGTATTCTATGCTCTCCAAGTAGGAGATGATGTCCACGTAGAGGCGGTACTTCTCCGGGGGCAATGCCTGTTCCAAAAAGTTGTCCAAGCTCTGATCGAGCATAGTGTTCTCCTTATTCATCAGAGGATCTACACAACAGAGTAAATAAATACTTTTTTATTTACCTGAAGTTATCGTCTGGTGAACCATTTAAAATTCCTATTGGGGATATGACAAAATGACGCAGAAATCCGCAGGCCGTCGTCAGAAAGACGCAGAACGCCGTGCAGCAGCAGGCATGACGAACGGTAAGAAGTCGTTCGATCGCGAGAAGACCTCCCGTTGCTGGTATCAACTGAAAGAAGTTCATCTGCGCAGCCAGAAGAACATCAACAAGCTGGCTGAACTGATCGCTCAGTACAACCATCCCGTCGTGATGATGAAGATTGCCAAGAACGGCGATCAAGAAGCATTCGACGCAGAGATCGCGAAGATCCAGCCGGCGGTCGCCGAAATGGCCAAGGAATTCCAGGCACTCTGGGAAAGCCACGGCAACATCCGCAAGCTCTGCCTGAGCTACGAAGAGCTCTCGAAAGCGTACCGCATCTTCGAAGCGTACCAGGCATTCGACATCGACATCTTCAACCGCTTCCAGCCGATCATCGGCGCGCTGAACGTGATCTACAACAAGGCACTCAAGCAGCTGCTCGAAGCGCAAGACGCACTGACGGTCGAGCAGATCGAAGCTGCGCGCGCAGCCGGCACGGAACTCGCAATCCTCGGCGAAGGCGATGTTCCGCAAGCAGCGAAGGAAGTCGAAGCTCCGGCCGAAGGCATGGAAGGCATCAGCGCCGAAGGCGAAGATGCACTCAAGCCGTCGGAAATCATCAACCAGCCCGCAGAAGGTCGTCGCCCCACCGACTTCGACATCGATACGACGAAAGACGTCGAACCGAACAACGTGGATCCGCGCGTCGGCGCTGGTCTGATCAGCATCTAAGGAACCAGCTACATGGCAATCGCTCCTGAAGACAACCAGGGCGGCTCGGGTGACGAGCCCGAGCTTCAAATGCCCGACGAACCGCAGGTCAGCATCGACCCGCAAACCGTCGAGGTGCCCAAGCAAGCCAAGAACTGGGAAAGCAAGACCGACCTGATGTCGCCTGCTCCCGGTGAAGAACAGCTGAAGGAATTCCAGGGCGTCCTGGTTCCCCTTCTGCCCGATTCGGCAAGTCGTATCAACGACGACATGTCGGCGACCAAGATGGGCGAAGTCGACGTCAACGAAGATGCAGTGAACTGGTATCAGACGCTGCTCAACGGCTTCCGCTCGGTTCCCGCTCATGGCGTGTTCGAAGACGCTCTGGCTGATCCGAATACTGAATGGCGCAACGCTCTGTCGTACGCCGGACAGAACATCAACATCGGCCGCCCCAAGTTCTCGAACAAGGGTCGTGGCTCGCGGATGAGCTCGGAACGTCTGAACCTCTCGGTTCGTGCACGTCTGGGTCTGGGTTCGCCGGTGCAGGTTCCGCTCGTCGGTTCGGGCTTCTACGTGACGGTGAAGCCGCTGGAAGAATACGACATCATCGGCCTGTGGCGCACCATCATCGCTGAACCGATCAAGCTCGGTCGGGCAACGCATGGTCTCATGTTCGCGAACAACTCGGTCTTCACGGCCAAGGCTGTTTTCGAAGCGTTCGTCGCGGCGATGGTCGAAACGACCGTCAGCGATCTGCCCAAGGAAAACCTGGTCGATCACATCACCGTGAACGATCTGCCGTTGATCGCTCTGTCGGTGGCATCCGCTATCTATCCGAATGGCTTCCCGATGTCCCGGGCCGTCTTCACGGAAGATACGAAGCTGCCGAAGGAAGAACTGACGCAGATCATCGACCTGCGCAAGTCGCTCTTCATGAACGCCAAAATGTTCAAGGAAGAGCAGCTGGCACACCTGGTCAAGCGCATCGAATCGCCGATGACGCTCAAGACGATCAAGGACTACAAGGACCAGTTCGTCTTCAACCAGAACACGGTTGTCGACATCGGCGCGGGCGTGAAGCTGCATCTGTACACGCCCAGCCTGCGAGAGTACTTCGACTCCGGCGAAAAGTGGATCAACGAGATCAACGCTGCGGTTCACGAAGCTCTCGGCGCAGATGCAACCGATCAGAAGCGCATGCAGTACATTAGCCAGTTGGCTAAGGCTTCCCGTCTGCGCCAGTATTCGCACTACGTCAAGTCGATCGAGGAAGATGGTGAGCTCTACACCACGCGTGAAAACGTGGACAAGGTGCTCGTGTCCCTGTCGGCATCCGACGAGATCTCCCGGAAGTTCTTCAAGGCGATCAGCGACTACATCAACAACACGCAAGTCGCAATCATTGCGACGACTTCGGTCAACGAGTACGAGGACACCCTGTCTGGCGACAAGTGGCCGCGCCTGATCGCAGTCGATGCGATTTCGGTTTTTTTTCAGCTGGTCGAGCAGAAGTTGCTTGGACTCTCATCGAGGAGTCTGGAGGACACATCGGACTAGAACCCGAGATGGCGAGAGTAGAAGACAGAGGAAGAAGTCCGGTCAACGTGATACTGGAAGCCATGACCAATACCAAGCTGCCCAACGTGGTGGACGCGGAATTGTTCATGCGGATGAAGTACGAAACCGCTTTTGGCATCTACAATCACGATGCGCCGGACGACAAATCCGTTCCATGGCCTCTGTTGTTCTGCTCGCCTCTTGAGGATCTGGCTCGTGTGGACCCGCTTGACTTCCGACTCGACCAGTTTGCTGAAAACCGGGTGCATGAAATCTTCGGGTTATCGTTCGATGAGTTGATTCGTTATCCTCGACGCGATTTCCTGAAGGTGATTAACTCGGCGAAGAAGCATAGCGCCAAGCTGCTTGGTGCCGGTAACGGCGCCATTCAGAAGTTGGAGAAGTTGCTTGCCCAAACGCCTAGTAATCAACAGCCAAAGAAATGACGATACCAGAGGCCGCAAGGCTTCTGGTATTGGTCTATGTATGTTTTTATCTGTGTGGCGTTCAGATATAATGCAGAAAAAATCAACAATATATAATCAAAATGAATTTCCGGCTAAAACTTTTGTCGGATTCAGTTCTGTTGGTTAAAACAAGCGAATTCCTCGCTTACCAAAATTATGTCTTGGGAGTCATCATGACTTATCTCAATATGGCACATCGATTCGGCGGCAACAAGAAGAATACGCCCCAATCCACAGAAGGCCAACGCCACCGGCCGCATACCTCGGCATATAGCCGTGGAGGAAATAACCACGCAACGCACCGCCCTGCTCATCGGGCAGCCCCTCTGCCTCTCGCATCGGCTGCTGATGAAGCGGCTGTGGCAGAAATCGAGAAGATCGTTTCGGAAGGACGCCAGAAGGACCTGGTACAATTCTTCCATGGTTGGAGTCGAGTTCCGCATCGCCTCGGCGAATGGGACATCCGGGTCAACATCCGCAAGCAGGATGAAAAGGAAGTCGGCCGAACGATCGTCGCAATCCCGCTGTCCGTTCGCACTCGCGAGATTTTCGAACAAGGTTGTCTGACGACGCTTGCCGAAGCCGGCTATAGCGTGGAAGACGCCAAGCGCTATTACAAGGCTGCATGGAAAAAGAAGTATGTCTGGGTTGATTCGGTCATTGCCGCTACCAAGGAAATGATCGACGCGTATCAGACGACCGCGCCGCTGGAAAGCTATGAAGAAGCTGGCGATCCGCGACGGTTGGCAAGTACGGTTTCTGTTCCGAAGAATCCGTACACAACTTCCCACGCTCACTTTCTGGTGGCCGTGGACATGGCGATCTGCATCATCAAGGCTCGCCAAAAGGCTGCATCCGACGAAAGCCAGGAAGCAGCAAACTCTGAGGAAATCGGCTCCCACGCCGCTTAAGCTTCAACTTCAAAATTTAGTTAGGATAAAATCGACATGCAACAAATCTCCGTCGGCAAAAATGTAGTGCGTATTCTGAATCGTGAATTCCCGATCGATTCGGATCTGTCCATGATCAACATTGGTCGTGGCGATAAAGCGTGGCGTGTGAATAGCATTCGCCAAAGCCACGTGTTCACGCCCATCGTGGACGAAGAAGTATCGGCCGAGGCTTTCCGCGAATACAATGTCGCGCTCGGTCAATCGAAGGCGTTCAGCAGCCGCGGTAAGTTGCGGCAGCTGTTCGATAAAAAGGAAGAAGGCGTCAAGGTCATTCCTGGCCATGGCGTTTTCATCCTTCCTTCGAAGATGGTGGTTCAGCAACGTGGTCAGCGCAAAGTCTACATCCGGGTATTCGGCGGAACGGAACTTGCGAAAGATTTCTGGAATACCGACTACAAGCTGATGGTCCTCGAAGCCGCGAACTACTACTTCGACAATCTGCGTTTCCTGACAGACGAAGTCAATAAGAATCTCTGGTATCCGGTGAAGTACAATCGGAATCACCAGTTGCTCGTCGAAGATCTGCTGGTGCCTGACGGCGTGTTTGTCAGAACGTATGACAACGGTCATGTCGGCGTTGGCTATTCGTCTGTCGAAGATGGCGGTAGCAAATGGATGGGTACGGCTCGCAACCAAAGCGAGCTCGATTCCCTGCTCCATCAGGCAGATGAAATCCGTCGTAAAGAACAAGCGCGTGCAGCAATGTACCGCTTCGTGAATCCGTCCTACGTGCCCCTGAGTCTCTACATGCGTCGCGTGTAGCCCTCGGCGGCGCGTGATTATCCCCGGCTAACCACCGGGGATTTTTTTTTGCTTTTTTGCCGTAGCGAACAGATAGTTTGGCTTTGTAAAAATAATTACATCAGGCCAAAAGCCTGATGTAGTTGCCTTAATTGGAGCGATAATGTTAGAACCCATGCTGGCCGCCGGCAAGAGTAAGCAGATTTACTCTGATTCCGGACCGGGACCGCAGACGCTCGCGGGAGGTGACAGTACTGTTGGATACTTCGGTCAGGTCTCAAATACCGATCTGTTCTCCGCTGCAGATATTGTTGCCCAAATTCCCGAACTGGCTGCTGCTACCATATCGAACGATAACACTCCGTGGTTGAAGTTCTTGTACTACGGCAAATATCTGTTCATCAAAAAGTATCCGATTTTCTACGCATCAGCTTCTGGAAGCATTACGAGTTGGGCTGGTCTGTATGCGGCAGGCATGCTCGCAGGCGTCGATAGTGTTGGCGCACCTGGTGTAGCCTATCCGACCTGGCAGCTGAGGTTCCTTAACAAAGGACCTTACAAATTCAAAATTCGTACCGTCACGGGCGACGCGAATCCGACACCGACTCAGACTGTCGGAACGAGTACCGATACGACTCCGAGACGTTCTTCGATGTTTACGGAACTCTTGTATCGTTGCTGCAACATCTCTTTCTCGCTTTACACGGAACAGAAGTTCGAACAGTTTCTATCTTCGGACATGTTGGGAACGAGTGCTATTGGCGAAGTCAACCGGGAAAACCTGGTCAACACGACTTATCCGAACGGAGCACCGCTTTTCCACTACAACACAACGGTCAGTACGACGGGTATTTCCGGATACGTTCTGGGAGCTCGGTCGCCTATTTATTCGGCACTGTATCGACCTGTGCTTGAGCTGGTTCCTGCGAACCAGCTTTTCACGATCCGTCCTTCGACTGTTAGCGTCAACAACGCCCCGCCTCTTGTAGCTTCTGCTACTCAAGCGGCTGTTGCTACATTGTCGACTTCGCTTAAACGACTGTCTGCGATTGTGCCTTCGACGGTTATCGTTACGAAGACTTCTAATCCGACTCCAACAGTCAATACCCCGATTTCCCGACTTCAGACCATCGTCCCGGTTGATGTAGCTCTGAAGAGAAGCGCCAATGTCGGTTACACATTCAATCCTTGAGATGAACCATGGATATTACAATTACATTTGACAATTACAACGGCGGAACTGAAGACGGCGTTCACGTGTATCGTAGTGATACGCCTATGCTCGACGCCAGCATGCCCGCACCTCTCGCAACCATCGCAGCAGGATCTACGTCTTATGTTGACGCAACCGTAGTACGCGGCAACAAGTACTACTATCGCGTCGGTATCTTCAAGGGTACTGACGAAACGCTGACGCCGAACCGTGCCTTCCGCGCAGTCGCTGCAGCAGACACGGGTCCGGGTCCTCAGAAGCTTATTTCCGGTGACTGGGATCTGGGCTATTTCGGTTATGCGAAATCTACCAGCGATCTTATCAGCTATGCCAACCTGGGAACTGCACTCGGCCTCAGTACTGCTGGTACGGCCTTGACGAACGATTTGGATTGGCTGAAAGTCGCCTATAAGGGCAAAGTACTTTTCGTCGCACGTACGATGTATAAGTACAACATCGCTTACACCACCCTGTATTCTGCCGGCGCTGTTTTCGGCACCAACGATAATGGTCTTTTGGTCCCTGGCGGTGCAACCGCCACGAATCAATATCATCCGCAGACCATCAACGGCTTTACCCTGATTCCTCGAATTCTGAAAGGGTTGCCTGATAATGCTGCACTACCGGCAAACGTAGCTCTTACTGGCGCTGCGGCACTCCCCACGAACGAATACGACGACATTTTGGGGTCGTTCATGTCGCCGATAAAGTATACCGGGGACGTGACCAACAATGTATTGGGTCGCCAAGACTGGGATCTTTATCCGGCTATGGGTGCGTCGTACGGTATCACGGAACACTGTCAGCAGACTTCCGGGTTTACTAACGCCAATCTGGGCTTGCTGCGCGGTGGTCGCGCCACCAACGTTTTGCCAGTATACCCGGGGTCATTGTCGAATATGGCCGTAACGGCTGGCTACGCTGGCACTACTCTCTGGAACGCCTTGGGTGTATCCAACATCTATGGCGGATGGCGTCAAGTTCTGGAACTGGTTCTGTAAGGATTAGAAATGCAAATTCAAATCAGTTTTACGAACATCAATTCCGTAGCTCAAGGAATTCGTGTCTATCGATCGACTGCTGCAATCGATCCGAACAATCTTCCTGCAGTGTACGACACTATTGCGGGAAATGCCACGCAGTATACCGATACGAACGTAGTAGCGGGTACGACCTACTACTACATGTTCGATGTCTACAATGGCACCGACCACATTCTGAGCGCCAATATTCCAGCCACTGCGACGACGTATAGCGGTCCTGGACCTCAGACGCTTCAGTATGGCGATCTGACGGCTGGTTTTTACGGTATTGTTCAGGCAGTGGACTTCATATCCTGGGATGCTTTTATTGCCTGGTCCGGTATTGCAATCACTGCGAAGAACCCCTATGGGTCTCAGAACTGGCTCAAATTTGCATTCAAGGGCAAGACATTGTTCATGCCCCTGCAGCCGATCGGACAAACAACCTGGACGGCACTTTATAATGCTGGTCTGGTCTACGGAACGAATGACATCGGTCCGCGCGATTACAACACTTTGACTGGCGTCAATCAGCTGAAAGTGATTAACGTCAATGGCTCGAATTTCAAAGTTCGATTGCCGACGGGCGTCGGGCCCAATACCCCATTCACTGCCGCATTTACGACGGCAAACAATCCGGCTGTTTCATCGCTGACGACTGGTTATTATACCGCTGACACATACGACACCCAGCTCGATCTTTCCGGTTCGGAATGGAACGATCTCATTTACAAAATGCTGAGTTGGACGCCGATTAGTCAGAAGGGAAGAAACTGGCAGGCGCTCGATACCACGCTGGCATATAACGCGTCGACGACCTATATTGGAATGGTCACGGACATGATTCTTCAAGAACTCGTGACTGCATCGACACATATCCAGCGTGGTAATTATACCGGCAGTTCGTATACGCCGGGTTACACGAAAACCGGTAACTACGCAACCTCGTTCTACTGGCGTCCTGTGTTGGAACGTATCTAAAAAGAAACTGGGTAGGGAGATACATTGGTATCTCCCTAAACCTAAGAGGCATACATGGCTAGCGATAATCGTTTCTGGACCGTCGAAGGTATCGATGGTTCCGGTAAGAGCAGCATCTCGAAATACATCGGCGAATACCTGAGCGAAAAAGGTATTCCGAACGTCGTCGTCGCGGCCTATCCGAAAGACGAAGAAGCATCGTTCATGCGAGACGCATGGATCCATCAAAAAATCCCGATGCCGGCTGTTTTGTCGTGCATTCTGTATCTGCGTCGTCGTGTTCTGACCGAGACCATCATACCTGCCCTTCTGGCTGGCCAGGTGGTCATCAGTGACCGTTGGAACGACACGACGTGGGCATACCAGCACTTCACGCAGGGAATCCCTAAGAAGCTCTGTGATCAGATGTTTGACTACCATCTGAATCTGCCCAACATCCTGGCGAACTATCCGCTCAGTCAGCGTGCATGGCTCTACAACCAGATCAAGGGTTACGCCACGATCTTTCTGGACATCGATCTGGCAACGTCCCGTGCTCGTGTTGACGAGCGTGTGAAAGCAGCCGGCGATGTGAAAGACGCCTTCGAAACCAAGCCGGATGAATTCTTCGAGAATCTCATCCAGAACTTCCGTGCACAGTTCAGTCAGCGCATGTTGCAGGAAGCAGGACCGCTTTTCACTATTGACGCAACTCGCTCGATCAGTGAAGTACAGAAGTCGGTCGACAACATCATCCAGTACATCGGTTAACGGACTCGCATCAGGGCGCAAGCCCTGATGCGATCCTATGACTTTTGACAAATTATACTGGGCTTCTTATGCTTGAATCATCACTGCTTTTAAAGAAGAAGATTCAGTCGACCACTACGACATTCAGCCCGACACTTAAGGCTTCTTCTGTTACTGTATCAAACGGTAACTTGCGTGCGAATTGTGGAACGACCGGCGGCGCATGTTTTGCGACACTCTCCAAGACTTCAGGAAAATGGTATTACGAGGTTAAGCTGACGCAGTGGGAAGGCACAAACCCCCTTTACATGCCGATGGTTGGGCTTGGTACGACCACCACTCCATTCACGTCGCCATGGAACACTAACACCTATGAAATGTTCTGGTATTACGGCGGCGGAGCTTATTCGCAGTTTATCTACTCGTCGAACCTGCGGATTCAGTACGGTAACTATCCGGTCCAAGGCGATATTGTCGGAGTGGCTCTTGACATGGATGCCAAGACAGTCTACTGGATCAAGAACGGTGTTTCGCAGGGTCTTCTTAATTACGCTACTTATTCGGCGGGCACGGTCTTCTACCCAGTCGTAGCTTCCCCTAACGGTCAGGCTGGTAATCCGACTATTGTTGATTGGCAGGCACAGCCGAAATATTGCCCAGCAGGCTATGGACTCTGGTGATCTATGTTAGCATCCACACTACTCTTAAAAAAGAAAGTCGTAGTAGCGTCAACCGCTACGACCTGGGATCCGAATAACAAAGGCACTCAGGTAACGCTTTCGAATAATAATCTTCGAGCCACCATTTCGCCTTACGGTCAGGCGGTAAAGGCGACGCTGTCGAGGAACTCAGGCAAGTACTATTTCGAAATCATCGCAACTCAGTTCGAAGGTAGCATCAGTTATAGTCCGCTCATCGGCTTAGGGACTGCTTCGACTGGCTTGATAACGACACCTTGGACGACTGCTACTGGTGAAATTTACTGGTATTGCAGCAACCCGACAAGTTCGCTTATCTACGGCAATAACAACCGTGTTGCTTATGGCGTAACGGGTTTTACCCAAGGTGATTATGTTGGTGCCGCTGTAGATCTCGATAACAAAATTTTGACTTACTACCGCAACGGCACGAACGAAGGAAACATTAACCTGGCTACCTACTGTCCTGGTCAATCGACTTGGTGGCCGATGGTCTGTAGTCCGTATGGTTCCAATGGCTTTACGGTTGTGGACTGGCAAGCAACGCCTAAGTATACGCCTTCTGGTTACGGTCTCTGGTAAGCAGACATAGATCCATTCCTACCCTTTCGGGTAGGAATGGTGACCTATGCTTTATGCATGTGCTTGATCATAAATCTTGTCGAGTTCAGCAAGAGTCGGAAGACCGAAGATCTCAGTACAGAATTCAACTGCGTTACTGCGTCCACCGGAGATGTTAAGACCTTGGATGCGGCGAGTATGATCTCGCACACCTTCGATCTCAACGAGTTCTCGAACAGTCGTCTGACGCGACATGTTGAAAACCCACTGGCCGTATGGATAACTGGACTTAACGTCCAAGTCAGCATTGTGGCCGTAGAAGTTTGTCTGTAGCTCGGGATAATCATTGAAGATCTTCATCCCCGAATCCACAGTCAAATGTGGTTCAAGCGTAACGATGTGGCCTTTGGTGGAGATGGTCATGTCGTCGTATTCTTGTACCAGAGCTTTACTGGATACACCAGTCACGCATCGATGGTTTTCCAATGCGTAGAAATGGAACTTGTGGATATAGCGCTTCGGTTCCGATTCAAAGCTCACGAAGTCCGAGAACTCCGTCGTACCTGGCAACGAGAATGACAAGTCCTTCGTCTTCAACGTCAGCAGGTGCATACAGACCGCATCCCAGATGTGATAGATCACGTACTCGCCAGGATACTTCTGTTGCATGAAGATGTGGAATTCAGCTTTAGTCAAACCTTCAGCAGGCTTGTGCTTGAGCTTACCCAGACCTTCGAGTTCCTTGCCCAGAATGTCATCCAGACCGTAAGACTTTTCCAGCTGCTTCGACTTACGAACGAAACGGTAGGTAGCCATCTGGTCGATGATGTAAAACGAGGCAGGACACAGCCAGCTATGCCATTGGTCAGCAGGTTTCTTGGTCATCAAACGACCCGATGCCGACGTCTTGGATGGGTTGGCGCGCTTCAGGAAAGCGTAGCGCAACTCACGCGGTAGACGAGGATCGCAGAAGATGTCTTCAGGACGATAACCGGCGTCTTCAACGCACTGGATCATTTTGTCCAAGTCGAAGATCATGTTCCAGAACGACAGGAAGTCAGGCTGCCACGTATGGCATCGTTGCAGAATTGCCTTGACGATGTCGATCGGTTCTTTGACGATTGCGATTTCCCAATCCTTGACGAGATCCTTGCCTTGCTGAGGCATGTGTTCGTCGTAGAGGGCACGAAGATCTTTCTGCGGGTTAGGCAGCGTCTTCACGAAGTCTTCGAGAATCACCGTGAAGAGACGCCCGTCTTCGTGGAAGAGCGACTGCATGATGATGTGTTTCGAAGCGCCTTCTTCGATACCGAGCATGTTCGTTTCAGTATCCGAATAGGCGATGGTAAACGGAGTATCCGCTTTACCTTGCATACGCACAGTGTAGTCGTGCTTAAGCTGTACCGTCGACGGAATATCGAGACCGTAGACGAAAGGCGAATCCTTCAGATCGAAGATACGATCAGCAAGACGCATCTGGTCCAACGCACGAGCAACTGCAAAACCCATGCCGGAAGCCGTAGCCTGACCTTCGATCAGGTTATCCAGTGACTCCCATTCTTTCTTTTGCTTGTGTGCAAACCGGCCGTTACGAACATGAGGCTTCGTCGTCCAGAATTTGCACTGGTAATTCGGGATGTACTTCACCCACGGTTTGGTCGTACCATCCTTGAAGTGGATGATTTCCTTGACCGCATGAAGGTCGATACTCTTGTCGTTGTGCTTGTCCTTCGGAATGTGGATAGCGAAACGACACTCGACGTAGTCGATATCTTCTTTGGCGAAAGGATAGTTCAGAAACTCTTTACTGGGTTGTTGAGGCGATTCAGTCATGTTTCCTTCCAGTAGTTCTTTGATTTTGGAAATGATGATGTTGCCGTGACATCGCTTAGGATGACACCAGCATCTAAGACCGATCCGCTTACCAGAGCGAACCAGGTCTGTTAGCTCGTGAACTCTCTTTGTCAGAGCGCCACCAGCTTCGTATTCTTTTTCAAAATAACGACGATAAGAGTCGACTACTCGCTCTCTTTCTTCATCGCTTGGGTCCTTCATCGGAAATGGATTTCCAAGAATCGGACACGTTCTGTCAATGTCAATGACCAACAGATCACCAGGGTAAACTGCTGTTTTGTTCCTCTTGTTGAGTAACAGAATATTATCCATTCTATTTCGCACCTTTTTTATGAGGCGTAGGACAATTTCAGGCACAACATTGTGTCGTCTGATTTTTAATTACCGTTGACAAAGGTCGGCCAAAACATGTTTACCACCATCAATCCCATCTACTCGCCGGAGAGCATCTCGTTCCAGAACGATCGCTTTCACCGCGAGATGACGGCGATCATCGACGAGTACCGTACCAAGAGCGACGGTAATACTCGCACCGAGTTCGAGATCGCAGTCGCAAAATGCATCAAAGAAAACACGAACATCAACTTCGAGGTCAGCGTCTCGGACATGCCCATGATGACGGAACCCCCGCATCTGGACAAGAACAGCCCGCTGCTTGAAGGTTACGGCTGGAAGGACACGACGCTCTCCAAGCGCTCGCTCGCCGACATCCGCAAGAGCCAGAACAAGGAAGTGCGTGCGTTCATGGATCTGAACGCAGGCTGGGTGGACGGTTACCTGGCAGATCTGCCGCCGATCAAGATGTACCTGAATGCTGCAATGATCTACGGCAACAAGGGTCTGCTCTACAAGCTCTTCGACGGCCGTGAATACACGAGTCCTGAACTCTCGGCGATCATCCTGCATGAAGTCGGTCACGTCTGGTCGTTCTTCGAACACCTGATCCGCTTCCGTACGACCAACCAGATCCTCATCACGATGGTGCGTGAACTGGACGGTACGACCGATCACGGCAAGCGTGAGATCATCATCAAGGAAGCTGGCGACATGTTGTCCTTGACGAACATCGATGCCCAGGATCTCGGCAACAAGAACAACACGACGATCTACACGGTCATCATCTCGAACCTGGCACGCAACAACCGCAGCCAGTCGGGCGTGGAAGGCTACGACATCAACAGCTTCGAAGCTCTGTCGGATCAGTTCGCAACGCGTCATGGCGCCGGTAAGGATCTCGTGACAGGTCTGGACAAGATGTACAAGGGCACGATCTATCGTCGTGGCTGGGTCGGCTACTTCTTCATGGAATTCGTGAAGGTCTGTGTGCTGGCGCTCGGCATCTTCGAAATCGCAGTCGGTCAGGTCTATGGCGCATACACGACGTTCGTGTTGCTCGCTGGTCTCCTGCTGGCAGATGCCCATCACGACTGGTACGACAAAGCTGGTCGTCGTTTCACGCGTATCCGCAACGATCTCGTGAACGAACTGAAGGAACCCGGTCTGACGAAAGAAGATTCGGCTCGCATCCGCGAAGATATCGACATCATCGACAAGACCAACGAAAACTTCAAGGACCATACCCAGCTCGTGGGCCTGGTCTATGACTACCTGATTCCGTCGGGCGTCAACAAACGCAAACAGATCGAATTCCAGCAACAGCTCGAAGACATGGCGTCCAACAAGCTGTTCTACTACGCAAACAAGTTCCGTAACGCTTAACCACAGGTCACCATCATGCAGAATCTCGAAGTCCAAGAATTCGCTGGCAAGGTCAGCCTCATGCTGCCCGATTCCACCAAGCGTCGCCTGATCCTGCCGGTCATCATCGGCATGGCAATCGGCAACCATCTCGTTCCGAAGATCGGCAACGAACTGAACCCGATGACGGTGTTCGCAGATGCACACACGGCAAACGTCGCGCGTACGGTCTCGTTCCTGAACGAGGAAATGCTCATCGACGTGCAAGCAGCCTGTGAAGCTGCGAAGATGATGTTCCTGCTGCGCAGCCGTATCCTGAACGGCGAAGCGTGCGACTACAACGTGAACCCGGAATTCGAATTCCTGGCCACGGCACTGGGCATCGCTCCGATCATGTCGGTCGAAGTGTGGAACGCCATCAAGGAAGTCGGCATGCAGGCATCGGCCGTTCTCCAGATGGCCAACCTGCTCATCTGCAAGTTGCGCGAGTGCAACAAGATCTCGCTCTCGTGAGGTGACCCGCCATGATGCGAGGCGACTCCATTTTCACGTGGGACAAGTTCAACGACAACGAGGACATCCGTAAGCAAGCCATGCAGTCGGCAGCTGACGGCGGTCCCAACAGCGGCTTCGAGATGCCCGATACGTCGTTCTTCAAACAACCGGAATTGGCCAACGAATTTCCGGAGATGAAGGACGACATCGATCTGATCATCTCGACCGAATCCTACGTCCAGCGCCTCGTCGATCTGGAACGTCGGATGAAGAAGGAAAAGGGCATGAGTCGTGGGATGGCTTACGAGCTTCTGGAACTCGTTCCGTCTCTCGAATCCCACATCAAGCCCAGCTACTTCACTGAAGATGTTTCCGGCGTTGGCTATGAGCCGAGTCTGGAAGCGATCTCGGGCCAGATGTGGGTGGTGATCGCGGCAGCAGCAGCGTTTCTCGTCGCCATCATCTACAAGTTCATCAGCTGGCTATTCGGTGGTGGAAACGGATCGAGTGGCGGTGGCAGCGGTTCTCTGGATAAAGCGGAAGAAGGCGTTCGCGAATCCGAGAAGAAAGTCGAGCAACAGGAAAAGGTTCTTGAACGCACGGTCTCGAAGGTTAAGTCCGTGAAGGGCAAGCAGCTGAACGTCCGGATGCCGAATGCTATCAGCCACGAGGAAATCCGCAAGTCCTCTCTGCCTGAATCGATTCAAGACCAGATCATTCGGGAGATTCCCGATCTGCTCGACAACACGCAAATCGATCCGAAAGCACAGCGCGAGCATTTTCTGAAGATCGATTTGGGCGAAGCTCTGATGGGCGTCGAAGGCGGCAAAGAAGTTCTGGAATACATGAGAAAGCCGAGTCGTTACGCTCGGGTTGTTTTCGCTCAAGAACGCAGTGATGCGATGTCACTCATCACTGCATCGTTCGAGGGCTTTAACAGCTACAGCAAGATCATGGTGTCCGAACTGGATGCGCTGGAAGAAGCCTTCAACTTCATGAAAGCAGGTCAGTCCGCATTCGCAGACTCCAGCGCGACGTTTACCAGCCACCGGAAAGAAGAGTCGTCCCTTCTGTCCCTGGCTAAGATCTCGGACGAACGGCCGGCTGCGTTCAAGATCGGTTCCCATACCTTCGAATCCGCACCTGCATGGGCGCAGGCTCTTCGTGACAGCATTCACGATGCTGGTTCGAAAGAGCCGAACTTCAACGACCTGGAAGAACTCCTCTCCGGCTATCAGATCGGCGTCCGTCGTCTGAAGGAAGTTAACTGGCGAGGCATGATCGTGTTCATTGAGCTTCTCAAGAAGTCTCAACCGATCATGGCACAGCTCGAAGCGAAAGCCGAAGAGTTGCGCAAGAATGCGAAGGACAAGGAGAAGTTCGATTCTGCCGAATATCGCGCGAACGCCAAGACGATTATCGGCATGCAACGCATTCTGACGGAGAATTACACCGGCCTCATGCGAGTGTATGCGGAGATCTCCCGTGTTTACACGGAAGTCACCAAGAATGCCGCTGATGTCGTCAATACCCTGAAGAAGAACGCTGCCGGCATCGTGGCGCTCTACAACAAGGTGAAAGAAATGGTTCCTCCTTCGCTGGAAGAACTCGTCGACGATCTCTCGGACCTGAGTAAGGAAGCCCGGGAATCGACGGTCAACCAACACATGCTGCCGTTCGTCTCCGTCTCGCACCTGAAGGTGTCGTTTGGCGGTTCGGACGATAACGACGATGAAGATCGTCCTTCGATCACCATGTCCACGTCGGAAGCTGAAAACGCTCTCCGTATCGTGACGGGTCAGCCGAAGAAAGAAGACTAAACGAAAGAGCACATACACACCTGGGCGCAAGCCCAGGTGTGTATGGTTCATCTATGTTACTGGATCATCGTGAAGGTCACGTTGATGTCTTCCTGCACGACCAGCTTGTTGTCATCACGCGACACCAGTCGTTTACGAATACCGCAACAGTGGACTTCATTGACCAACTGCATCACCGGAATGTTCGCAGCATCACCAAAGAGCGATACCTGAACATCCAGAACGTCTTCGCCATAATTAGCGCGAAGCTGATCCACGATGTCGCTGTTGGAAAGCGTCTGACCTTTCAGATAGGCGGCAATCACCGTCGTCGTCTGATTCGTCAGCAGCAGTCGTTTAACGTCGTCCTGATAGACTTCCTTGGTCACGGTCAATGCAACGTCGAAACGCTGACCTGCCGAGATCTGCTGGATAATCCCATCAGCTACCATAACCTCGATGGTGCCGAAGATCGTCTTCGGATAGAAGTAGACTCGCGTCTTATCCATCGAAGCCTTCTGAACGTTCACCATGTCGGTCGTCACCCACGAAGCCACCGTCTGAGCAACGGTGTTACGATAGGCGATAGCAATGTCGTCGTTACTGAATGCATAGACGCCTTCGATCAGGAAGAGCTCGAAGCGATGCTTCAGATAACGAACGTTCTTGACGATCGGTACAGGCGGATTCTGCGTATTGTCATACACGATCGAACCAGCCGGATACTGAATCTGCTGGTTGCCATTGACGTCCAGCATCGGATCGCCCTTCGCATGCAGAAGAATGCGAGTGGGCTTACCGTTGACCATGAAGATCGTGCTATTGGTCGCAGGATCGATCTTCCAGATGTCTTCCGTGTAACGCAGGATAACATCCGTCGGGTACGTTTCGTATTCGATCGTGGAAGCAACCGAACGAGCACGCGCCCAAAGATTCGACAAAGCTTGTCCGAACTGCAAAGACAGCTTTTCCTGGCAGATCGCCTTGCTATTCAGGCCGACCAGATAACGCGGAAGCTGTGCGTCGATCAGGCCAGGCACGAAGAGGTTACCCAGCTGCGATTGCGTCGCATAGATAACCGTGAAGTCTTGCGTGAGATTCGCGAAGATTGTCTTCGCGGTCGTGTCGTACATCTTGAAGTTACGGAAGTCCAGCCGATCCGTGACGTCCATCGCGAAGTTGGAGTCGAGATCGAATTCCCAGATCCGTTCCTTGCTTACGGGATCCGTTCCGTAGATCGTACCGACCATCCAGCAGGGATCTTCTTCAGTCGGCGACTTAAAGCCCAGGATGCACTGTACGTCCGTGTCCAGCAGAGCCTTGTAGTCAGCATTCGACTTAACGGTGAGTCGAAGTTTGTAGCCTGTGTCGGTCTTTGCCAGCGTGTAACCGTTGGTATTGACTTGCAGGAGCGTGCCTTCGTTGTCTTGAACAAACGTCTGAGACAAGACCTGGGGATTATCCAGGTAGTAAGGCGCCAGTCGGAACTGGTTGTTGCTCTTATCCAGCACGTAGTAAAACGGCGAATAGAGGAAACCGCCATTGGTGATGTATGCTGCTTTCAGATCGCTGCGCATTGCATTGATCGAAGCGAGCGTGGAGTCGTCCACCAGCTTGAGCATGCCGTCGACCAATTGGTAGATAGCCTTAGGCGTCAAGGTGATGGAGTTCGAATCCGCCGTGTTGTCGAGCACTGCCGAGTTACCGATCAGATCGGTGAACGCCGCATTCATCGTTTCGATAGAAGCGTTCGCAGCAGTCAGCAAAGACGCATCGGTCGGGTCCGGCATGTTCTTCGTACCCAGGAACACACGGTCGGTCACGATGTCGGTATTCTTGATGACGTCGTAGCCCAGACGCGTGATGAAGTTCTGGATCTGAGCAGGCGTGATCGGGATGTTGGGGTCGCCAATTGCATCAGCGATCACAGCGGTACGCAACTCGTCGAAAGTCATCGCCAGAGCGCCGCCAGAGACCGGCTGTTCAGCCAGTAGGGTGCAGGTATCCAACTGCTGCATCGGGGCCGTATAGGTCGTTACAGCGTTCTTATCGAGGTCTCTGAAGCGGTGACCCACCGACCCGATCGCGTAGCTGGAGAAATCCGTCTGAAGCGGACCCTTCGTGGTGTAAACATCGCAGCGCAACACACCCAGAATGATGCCCTGGTTGATGTAGATCTGCGGAATGGAAATGTTCACATTCCCATCGCTCAGTTTCACCACAGCACACGGCTTGAGAGGATCGTAGATCTTCTCGCTATACGTGACGGGGATCTCGGTCATCGAACCATCGGCGTTCGTCATGTAGACACGAGTCGCGTAATACAGATCCGTGATCGACACATTGAAGCTGAAGGTCGTACCCTGAGTGACGGTTGGCGTCTTGCTCGCAATGTCGAACTGGAAGACGTCGATGTCGATTGCCAGATACGTCACACCGTCACGCTGGACTTCGCGCGTGTTCAGGATGTTGGTCGACAGGGCTTGCAGAGCGGTCGTCTCGCTTGTGTCGTACTGAACACGAATACCGCCGTGCACTTGCTGGATGATGTCGATCGGATAGTGAATGCCGAAGACGTAATCCGAGATCGTGAAGTACGAGTCACGAGGAATCGTCACCTTGCTCGACATCGTGCCGGCGATCGGTTTCATCGAATTCAGGATTTCCTTCTTATCCAGAATCAGAGTGAAAGTCGTCTTCGCCGGCAGGTTGAAGATGTTGGTGAAATGCACGTCTGCCATGTGAGGGTAGAGATCCTCAGGCGTCTGAGCATTCACCTGCAAGAGCCGTTGCGTCTGAGTCTGCATGCTTTCGGTGAAAGCCGCAATCAGTGCTGCCGTGTTCTCGACAGTCAAAACGACCGGGTTGGCAGGAGAGATGTCATCGATCTCTCCGTTCATGACTGCTACGAGCGTACGCATCGACGCTCTGAACTGACCGCTAGGGTCATACGACGCCGCCAGGGCGTCGTTCATGATGTCACGGATAGTGCCCATTAAAATGGCTCCAGTTAAGTCTGTGAGGAACCAGAGTTACCGTTGACGTTAGCTTTAATAACGCCACCATTGAACGTCTGATTCAGATTTTCGGTATCCAGGTCTTCCAAGGCTTTCTTATAATTAGTAGAGTCGCCAGCGGAAATATATTGCAGGAATGTCTGGTTGCGCATGCCCTGGATATTGGCGAAGTCACTCAACTGCTGAGCGTACGAGTTGAACATCGCGTAGGACACGTACCACTCCAGTTCCATCGTGCTCTTGTCGATGCGAGGATAACCACGCATGTTGAAGAACGAGAGGATCTGGTAAGGAATCTTGATGTAATACTGGTCGCGGTAACCATCGTCCATGCCAGGATTCATGAGCGCCACAGCGGAGTTAAACTCCTGAATCTGGATCGGGTCGTTGTAATCCATTCCGATACATTGGAAGCGGATGTTGACGTTGTCCCCTGATTCATTGAAGGGCTGGTCGTGGTCGAAGTTACCCAGCGCACCAACCGGCGCATTGAGGGGGAAAGACGCCCCAGTCGACAAGATATGTTGAACGTAACGCTTGGTCGGATCCAGTACCAGACGGTAGATTCGGGTGTTGTAATCGATCTCATTTTCATACAGCGAGGAGCCGTACGGAATCATTTCACCTTCGAAGACCTTCGATGCGTAGAAGATCCAGAAATAAAACAATAATGTGACCGGATTATTCGGTATGTTCCGAAAGGAAGCCGACAATTCGTATGTGTTTTTAACTTCAATACTGCTGTCGACCATGCTGTGCGATTCCCGATAATGACCCTCGGGCGTCGTATGTGTATCGACGACGTAATCAGGCCAGCCGGAAATCGTAAGACAAAGGTTGGACAGCAGTGGAATAAACATATTCAGGTCGTCCACGTAGGGCGACTTGACAGGTTGGATCTGAGTGTACTGCGTGTCTGGATATGCCAGTGAGGGATCCAGCAGGCAGCGGATGATCCGCTGAATAGACCGTGGCTCCGTGTTCAACAACGGATACATTTGCCGAACAAAACGAATGTTGTTGGTGGTCAGGTTCAACCTCGGCCGCGTAAAAAATGTCAAACCATAATTGTCGCGGTTGAAAGGCAAAGCCAACTGAGTCTGTCGGTGGTTGATACCGTAAATCGTGTTGACCATGTTACTCGGCAACGGACCGAGCGGAGTCGAATTATAGATCCGATCCAACCCAGCTTGCAGGGTCTCCGACCCGTTTTTCCCGAGTGAATAGATCTGGTCGATCGTTAGATCTAATCTGTTATCCATTTAAAAGTCCTGTTATCCCGAGGAATAAAATCATGCTTGAAAAGCTTGGAGAAGCCGGCCTCGTCACCGCTGGCAAAGTAATCGACGCAATGCGTTCCGGCACTGCCGATTCGTACGTCGACTACACCCGTCCTGCGCGCGTCGAACCCCTGATGATCGTCGACTCCAGTGTGCTCTTCAACGAAAATACGCCCACAGTGACCCAGTCACTGCATTCGGCTTTTTCGGCATACTATCTGCTGTCCTGGAACATGCTCCAGGCAAGCATCGACAACATCGCAGTGGCTCGTCACCTGGACAAGCTCAACCCCAATCGCAGTCCGAAAGACAGCGCCATCGACACCGCCGGCGCGATCTGGACGATGTCCAACGAAAGCTTCAAGCATCGTCTGCCGTCGTTCAAGTCCATCTCGAACGAAGCAACGCAGATGCTCGGCGGCGAGAATGAAATCTCGGAACCGGGCGGCCTGGCTTCGCGTTCGACGGAAGTGATCAAGGAAGCGTCCAACCTGTCGGTGGGCAAGCTCCTGGAAGTTCAGGTGTCCGCTGGTGGCAACAAGGGTACGCTGCCGATCATGATTCGTCTGCAAGCCTCGACGATGGTCCCCGACCTGCTCTCGAAGCTGCTCTCGACTGGTCATGTCGACAACGATGTGTCCACGCGCTGGATCAAGTACCGTAGCGGTCAGATCAATCTGGTCGATCTGCTCACGGCACGTGATCTCGTGAAGGAACACAAGAAGAACCTGATGCAGGACAAGACGGGCGTCTACACGGCACTCGCCAATCAGCGTCGCAACAACAAGTTCTCCGGCATGCTGTCGCTGAACCCGTCGGTTGCGAACTCGACGAACCTGGTGGTGACCACGATGGAAACCATCAAGAAGGTCGAACTGGCGATGAACGACAAGTTCAGCAACTTCAAGGCTCGCCAGAAGCTGTTCGACGCAACGGGCTTGTTCATCGTGGCCGTGATGGATACGGAATACGACCGTGTGCAGTTCTACACGACCGGTATTCCGTCGGTGTCGGATCTGTCGATCCGCGAGTGCAAGGCGGCCAACCAGAAGGAAAGCGCCTCGATCACCGATATTCTGAAAGCTTACCAGCTCGGCAACGCTCCGAGCTTCTAACAGCAAGGCTGCCAACATGAATATCAACGCATACGTCAAGTCGCTCAAGGGTGTGACGAGTAAGGACGAGGTACTCTCCTCGCTGGAAGTGGTTCAGCAAGATCTGAGCACCAAAGTCACTCCGATCGTCAGCACCGCTGCTGCGGCATTCAAAACGACCAAGCCGAAGTCGGAGATGGTCCTCGGGTACGAAGAACGCTATCGCGAAGCATTCCGTCTGGGACGCAACGCGGCAGTGGTCGAAGACCTGAAAGAGCGCCTCCACAAGGTTGCCAAGAACCTGGATATCCTGGCTCAGGAAATCCGCAAGACGATGCCCGACACGGTGTCGCAGGCCACGATCGACCATCGTTCGGCTGTCATGATGCAACTGGTGGACAACGCTTCATTCCTGAACCGTTTCTGCCGCAAGTTCATCGAGGCAGTCACGGTGTACGAAACCGAAGCCATCGGCATGTACGAGGACTATCAGAAGGACAACCTCACGAAGGGTGAAGCTTCGTGGGTGGAAGATCGCTTCCCGTTCTTCCTGGAAGTTCTCGAAGCATTGTCGGACGACAAGTTCAAGTCGAAGTTCGACGAGATCCCGAACGTGAAGGTGGACGTGGACAGCGACGACAACAACGCGCTGTTTGGTCGACTGAAGATGGACCCGTTCAAGATGGGTTTCATCCCGGTCGGCTTGAACCCGTTCTTCCACATCGGCAAGTGGATCGTCGAGTTCCAGGCATGGCGCTACAAAGAGGCGCAGGAAGACCTGCGTCGCATCCAGTCGCGTATCCTGCTCCTGGAAGAAGCGCAAGCCGGCAAGTCCAACCCGCAAGTCGAGAAGGAGATCAAACTCCTGCGCGATAAGTCGGAAGGCTTGATTTACAAAATCAACAAGGCCGAAGAGGAGATGCAGTAATGAAGATCTTCGGTGGGTTGAAACTCTACCCGAACGGTTTTCTCGGTGCACCCATCGAGTACCGTAAGGCTCAGGTGAACAAACCCATTCAGGTGGATCTTATAGGTGCCGCAACTCGGCGTATCACTTTGGAGTCTGAGGCCAATGACCTCACTCCGAACGCGGACATCGAGGAACTCTGGAAAGAGGTCACGAAGCACGAGGACATGCTCAAGCGGGATTTCGCTTTTCGCGAACGCCTGTATCGGTCTGCCCTCGGTGCTTTCGGCACTTTGACGATCAATGAATGGATCGAAAAACAAAAACAGAACCCATATTTTGACACGATGCAAAATCGTTTCGTTGACGAGACGGTCTGCTACGTGTACACGGGGTTCCGGAAGTATCATCCGATGATCTATGTGGACACACTGGACATCGGAAAGCACAACGCCTGGACGGTCGGAGTCGCCACTCGCGAGTTCCTTCTGAACAGGTACAACAACGAACCCGTTCTCATCCGGGACTTCCTGCGTACATGGCTGGGACAACGGGATGGTTTGAGCGACATGCTTTTCACCCTTCGCGTGTTCTTTGGCTCTTAATAGTCTGGTGAGAACTAGAACGTGTGTTTTAGGCATATAGTTTAGAATGCACGTTTTTCCGGATCCTACGAGAGTAGGTGTTTTAAACTAAGGGCCTCTTAGTAACCTCTTCATTGCAATGGAGTAATCCACATGTCTTTCCTTCCGCAAAGCGGCATCCTGCACTCGAACGAAAACTTCGACGCCGCAGACAACATGACCGGTGCTGACGCAATCGCTCCGGACGAAACCAACACCCTGGCATCGGCCGTCAGCGAAATCAACGCCGACGAAGCTGCGATCAACACGGGCAACGACCAGATCGACGCAGCTGCTGTTGCAGCCGACGGCCTGGAAACCATCGCCGAACAAGTCGCGGAAGCGAACGAAGGCGAAGGCATCGACGAGAACACGGCCGAGATCATCGAAACGTCCGTCGAAACGCTGCTCCGCGTCGCACGCATCGGCGTGACGTACAAGCAGCTCGGCATCCCGTCGTCGGAATCGTTCCGTACGCGCAGCAACCGCGCTGCCCTGGGCAAAGCCACCGTCGAAGCACTCGAAATCTCCGCCAAGAAGATCTGGCAATCGATCGTCGACGCGATCAAGAAGTCGATCGAGTGGGTCCGCAACTTCTTCAACAAGATCTTCGGCGCGGCCGAGCGTCTGCAACAGCGCGCTCAGAAGCTGAAGGAATCGACGACGAAGCTGTCGGGCCAGGCTGAAGAAGCCAGCTTCGAAAACAACAGCCTGTACAACGCTGTGCGCGTCAACGGCGCTCCGGTGACGGTGCAGGGCCTGCAAGAGCTCTCGAAGGAAGGCGCAGCCCTCTTCAAGGCTCAGAAGGAACTGACCGACAAGTTCGGCAAGATCGCCGAAGTCAGCGTGACCGACATGATCGAGCCGACCCCGGCATCGTACGGCATGAAGCCGGCCGACGGCGGCACCGCCAAGCGCGTGACGGCTGAAAGCGACGTCGCGGTCTACGTGACCTCGCGCTTCCCGGGCGAATCCGTCGTGTACCTGGCCATGGCCAAGAACCAAGGCACGGACGCGAAGGGCGCTGGCGAGTACGCGAGCAAGATCAAGGCCGGTTCGGTGAGCCTGTCCGAGAAGAAGGACGAAGGCAAGAGCCTGAAGACCCTCGGCGTCGACGAAATCCGCGGCTTCGCGGAAGCCATCGAGAAGTTCGCCGGCGAAGTCAGCGAGTACAAGCGCAACCTGACCGAGATCAACAACAACAAGACGAAGTTCATCCAGAAGCTCGAAAAGTACATGTCGCGTAGCGACGAGCGCGCTGCTGGTGACTCGAAGGCTGACCAGGACAAGATCGCCAAGGCCAACGCGACGATCTTCCGCAAGCTGATGGACGAGCCGGCGGCGTCGTACGCCTCGCACTCGATCCGCGGCATGAGCTCGGCGCTGCAATACGCCGAACTGTCGGCACGCCAGTACGAAAACAAGGAGTAATCCTTGGCTTCGTGCCGGTAACTGACTTCGGTTAGTTGTCACTGGGAATACTCAGGAGCCTTCGGGCTCCTGAGTATTCTCTTATGACGTCTAATTAAGGAATCCGATGAGCTCACTCACCTATAACGATAGCTTGGATCTGGACCTCCAGGCTTATGCTCACGATAACGAGAAAGTCGAAACGGCCATTCAGACTCTGGAAAGTCTCACGTATACCCAGGAACTGATGACCGACGGCGATAAGGGACTCGATGAGACGGCGTATAAACTCGTCCAGCACTCCGTTGAATGCTTCCTGCGTCTGGGTCGTATCGGCGGAAATTCGAACAAAGTGATTCCCGATCTGCAATCGTTCAAGCAACATGACATCAGTCACGCTGCTCTTGAAGGTTTCGGCGAAGGCATCAAGAATGTTTTCATGTCCATTATCAATGCGATCAAGAAAGCGTTCCTGTGGGTCGGGGGTCTGATCAAGCGTATCTTCACGCGCAACAAGGATCATGAAGAAAAGACAGCCGATCTGAAGAACAAGGCTGAAGAAGTCAAAGCTGCCAACGAGAAAAAGACCGACGAACAGAAGAAGGATGGTCCGTATCCCATTGGCTCCAACGGCTTCTACACCAAGTGCGATCTGTCCAAGCCTGAAATCCTTAAGCATATCGTGACCAACCACGGCATCATGGATGGTCCGACTTTGGCTCGTATCGGTTCTGAAATGCTGAAGGTGTTTAGCGCCCAGCACGAGATGAACCACAAGGCCAAAGAAAGCATGATGGGCGACAAGCCGACCGACGACTCCATGCCTGTTCCGTTCGAGGAAACTCGTGACGGAAAGATCCTTGCTGCTGCTCGCGGTAAGAATGGCGATGTTAAGGTGTATGCGTCGGAAGAATTCGGCGACAGCACTTTCATCACGGTTCAGATGCCGCCTCCTCCCAAGTACGATGCGAAGAGCGACGACGTGATGAAGCAGAATCTTCGTTGGGTGGATGGTCTGAAGATCAGCAAGACGAAGGTCGAAGGCATCATCAACCTGAACAAGTATGCTGTACTGGAAGGCGATTTCGCCAATCCCGACAAGCTCATCGAGAACATCCAGTATCTGAACAAGCAGTTGCTCGCCTGTGCGGATAAAGTCAAGCAGTATCAGGTTGACAAGGAAGCGTTCATCAAGGGCATGGAAGCCAAGATCAAGAAGATCGGTGCAGGACTCTTCTCCAGCAAAGAGAAGAAATCCGACCGTGACATCATGATGTACGATCTGAAGTTCTTCCAGAAGACGATGGATCAGCCCGGCCTGATGTATTACGGCATGGTGGACGGGATCGTGAACTCCTTCATCAATCTCGCCCAATACGTGTTGGCTTTCAACAACCGTAGCGGTAACCACGTTGACCTGAAGAAGGACGGACACTGATCATGGGCTTCTACCAAATCGACAAACCTCGCAAGAGCCAAGTTTCCCTGAGCTCGTGGCAGGACACCAAAGAAAACGCCAAGCAAGGTGTGAAGAACGCCGCGCATGACGTTAAGGAAGTAGTGGTGGGTTCAGCCAAGAACGTCGGCCATGCGGCTGTGCGTGCAGTCAGGACCATCAACGATGCATACGGTCCTGGAGACGCCAACAACAAGGATCTGAAAGCCCGGATGTCGGGTCACAGTTCCTTCCGTGAACGCACTCGTGGTCACGACGACTAAACAGCAGATCCTCTACCAGTAGCCGAAAGGCTACTGGTAGTGTTGATCCTTTGGTTAATCTTTATTGAGAACATCATGGCGCTTCTGTCTTCGAAACTTCGTAACTGGTCTGACAATCGTGGCCGTAGCGGTTTGACCTACTGGTGCCAAGGATGTAAAACCACGCACCAGATCACCACACAAGGTGGTCCTCCGGGTCAGAACTGGACGTGGAATGGAGATGTGAACAATCCCGTCTTCGGTCCGAGCGTTCTCACGCGTTCCGGTCACTACTGTACTTCCCATAAACCTGGTGACGATTGCTGGTGTACGTTCAACGAGAAGCATCCTGAAGACGAACACGATTTCGAATGCCAGCAGTGCCATACCTGGGTAGGCTGCAATGGAGCCAAGCCGGGAGAAGTGTATTTCCTGGACGACTGCTCCCACGAATTGAAAGGAAAGATTTTGCCGTTTCCCGATCTGCCTGATTACATGCAGCGAAACGAGTGACATCTTTTGACATAGAACCAACACTGGACAACTTATGCCCAAGATTCAAAGACCTATCCTGGAATCCGATCAGTCGGTGAGTCGTGCCATCGCTGTAGCCACGGTCCAGGAAATTCTGATCGATCGTCTCGGTTTGCCCGCAAACATGAACATTAACTATCCGGGTTATGCGGATACGGTCGCTCAGCCTCATGGCTATATCTCCAACAAATACGAAACCATTCGCCTGCCGTCGACTGACAAGATCTTCATCGAAATTACGGAGAACTACGTCAACGATTGGCTGCCGGCGATGGTGACCAAACAGCCTGAACAGATTCCACTCTTTCTGAATCGTGACCTCGAAATCGAGATGCGTCCGATTTATGCATCGGTGGAAATGAAGTTCTCGATCCATTATCGTGCCAAGAACAAGACGGATGCTCGTCGCTGGTACGATTACATGATCATGAAGATCCCGAACCGCGAAGATACGTGGCTTCATACGCTTCAGTATTCGTTTGCGATGCCTGAGTCCTACATGGTCATCCTGAAAGAACTCTGGAGCCTCCAGGAGGCTGTAGCGGGCTATGGCGAGGACTTTGACACGTTCTTCCAGAAATGGGTCAATCCCCGATACGGTCTGTTGACTGATCAGGCTGGTAAGAACACGCTGGGGGTATTCAAAGATACCCAGATGCGTTGTCTCGGTTTCTTCGACATCGGTTCTGAACCTGACTTCGGTCAGCGTAAAGACGAAACCGATGTATGGGAAGTGGAAATTCCGTACGTACTGCGTTACGAGAAGCCGAAGGACATTCACTTCATGTACCCGATCTCGGTTCACAATCAGATCCTGGACAAGAAGTTCCGCAATCAGGAAGGCTTCCAGCGTTTGGAAGACCATCAGCAATCACGTAGCTGGTCGATGGCACATCTGAAGTCGTTTGAAGCTATGAACGACATCAATCAGGTATGGCGTGATTTCCCGGGTCGTTACTTCCCGACGTTCGATGAGTTCATGCCTCGCAATGTTCCTGAAAGGACGATGCGTATGGTGACGACTCTCGTGTTGTTGCCAACTGACGAACAAGTGGCAGCTGGGATGGATCCGAACCTGCTCATGAACCTGACGGATCTCGAAGCGGATTCGTACGGTTTCCAGTTCAGTGACTGCATGAAGCAGTTCATGGCGTCGGAAGCTCAGTATGTGACCAAGCCTCGCCAATCGGCAGTGAACGTCGCCCTTTACATGGGTCGACTGCTGGCTGATCCGAGCTGGATTCGCATGGATGAGAATCTGAACGTCTATTCGACTCAGCCGCTCAACAAACGTAAGGTCTGGCATTTGCGTGTTTCGGTGACCACTGACCTCACCTACATCACGGAAGATGCCAAGGCTCGTCTGCGTAATTCGCCCTGTGCGTTCGAACAGATCGTGCAGTACATTGCGCCGACGACCGCGGGCAACTATCGGCCGTGCGACAACATTCTCGCTAACGGCTTGACGCCACGCTCCTACGACGCATTCGCTGAATGTCTCAAAGGCCGAACCATCAATCGTGCCATGAAGACCGTACAGTTCAGTACCGTCAATGGCGTTTTTAAATCGAAGAATTAAGAGGACGCAATGCCGCTTTGGACAGATACCGACAAGGCTCCCACTCAGCCCAAACTGGACATCGTGCGTCCGTTCAAGCCGGGTGTGAAGACCGCTGTCATCGATACTGAATATACGCCTCAGAGCGATCTGCTTGCGTATATCGAAGGCTCGCCGTGGGTGGTAGATTACTACTCACAGATCCTCGACAAGAACAGTGAGATCAAAGGCCAGGATACGTCCTTGCCTGCCGTTCTCCAACAGTACCGTCGCATCTGGTCGATGGAACTGAAAGTGACTCAGGACTTGACGCAGGTTTCTCAAGATCCTCAGACCAACGAAATGACGATGCAGGGTATGGCGAACGTCTATCCTTTCCTGGTTCCTCAGGAAGGCGACATGTTCCGTGCCGGCATTGCCGATGGCCGTGAAGGTATCTTCAAGGTCACGAAAGTTCAGGCGATGCAGATCTTCGTGGATCATGCCCACCAGATCGAGTATCAGCTGATTGCGATCAATGATCAGACGCGTATCTACGATCTCGATCAGAAGACGATCGTCACGTACTACTTCGTCAAGGACTTTCTGCTTAACATGCAGAATCCCTTGCTCGTTGAGGACGATTACCAGAACAGCAAGAAATTGGCTGGCTATTGGTACGACTACATTCAGTTGTATTTCAATCAGTACTTCAGTCGCGAGTACATGACGATTGTTGTGCCGATGCAGGATGTACCGACTTACGACCATGGTCTGGTCGATTTCGTCAAGTCGATCATGAACTCGTTCGACGATGTTCATATCCAGTCGATCCGTGAGTTGAACATCGGTGACGATGGTGCGATCTCGTCCATGAGTCTGTGGACGATGCTTTCCAATCGTGATCCGAAGTTGATGAACTTCATCTACACGAAGACTGGCTTGACGTCTCGTATCAACTTCCACCGCTCGGCTTTGCTTGCCTCGATGCGCTACTCGGGTATCGCCCAAGTCGTGTATCCGGTTGATCCGAAGACGAACGTTGACTTCATGATGGCCAAGGAAATCCAGAAACCTCTGCTTCCCGTCAACATCAAGTCGACAATGCCTGCGTACGTGCCTCCTGTACCGCCTACGGACGGCTCCATTGCCCCGATGCCAGTCATCAAGCCCATCGACATGGACAACGGCTACGTCCTCTCCAGCGCCTTCTATACGCGTGACAACACGAACCTGTCGTTGCTCGAAAGTCTGCTGCTGGACTACATCGATTTTAAAATTATCGCCGCTCGCGATATTCTGAAAGTGTGTGACGACATTCTCAACTGGGGGCATGTGGAACGGTTCTACTACATTCCGCTTCTCCTGTTGTTGATCAAGTACAACCTCAGAAGGCTATGACCGAACAAAAGAAACGCCCCGCACCTAATCCGAGTAGCATCCCTTTCGATGATCCTCGGTATCCGATGTGGGGTCGGGTCTGGCTGTGTAAGGTACCTCGTATCGCTCGATACGGTACGGCGTACCTGGAACGCTACGGCCTGCACACATCGGGTAATCAAAACGTAGACCGGGAGCTCATGAAACAACAAGCTCCCGTGTACATCCCCATCGCTCAGATGGTGGAGTACTATCATGAACACACGATGGTCAGTATCGTTAAGCGTGACGATACGAAAGCGATCTACGAGATCTGCCAGGACTATACGTTCGATTGGGCGAAGCGCATCCAGTCGACTGTGTTCAATCACAACGTGCCGTTTGAAGATCTGGTGCAGATCGACGAATTCGCTGAAGCCGTGTATCAGTACGCTGGTCACGAGTACGGTGAGGAATTTGCCCGTACCTTCATCCCCGAAGGTCTTCAGAGAGAAATCATCAACCTCAACGCAATGTTCGAGGCTGTCGACAAACGGGTCAAAGATCGCGGCAAGGCAAAGCAAGATCAGTACACCGTTCGCAACAAGTACTCGACGGTGCCTGTTACTGACAAGCCGAAAGAAGAAAACGTGGAAGAGAAGAAGTTGCCGGAGCGTCCATCCATGCGTGACATCTTCCTGTCGTATATGGATCGTTCAGGTATTCACGGGCGTATTCAATGAACATCGATAGCTCCCCATTGGACTTCGATATCCAGCGGGTATTGAACTCCGGTTTCCAGCCCAACTTCTACAGCTATACTGGTCAGTTCAAGGTTGGCACCAAGACGTATGACGTGATCAAGATTACGGACATCGACGAACATGCTGATTACGAACTGAACTATGGCGCGGTGAAGATGATTCGCGTAGTCATGATGTTGGGTGACTACACGGCTTTCGTTTATCCCGCCAAGGGAAGTCTTGAGTTTATCCTGAAAACGGAACTACTCAATCCCAACAGTTACGATAAATCCAGTGCTGCTGGATCCGTGATTGTCGAAACCTTTAACGTGTCAGTCGACCCGAAGGCTCGTCCTTTCATGTCGGAAGACAACAACACCGAGAACTTGAGTCGAGAGGTCCAGAACCTGCTTGACTTTGTCGAAGTCGATATTCAGCTGAAGCCTAAGCTACTCGATGACATCAGCAAATGTAGTGTGGGTGGCAACTTCACCAACACGACCAATGCGGATCTCGTCAAACATCTGATCACGATGAACTGTGGTCAGATTGAAGTCGATGACGACAACAAGCTTCTGGGCGTGAACATGCATCCGAACGCGGCTACCGATAAGCAGAGTCAGGTCGTAATTGATCACGGCGTCATGCTCTCGGATCTGGCGGATTACGTTCAAACCAAATGCGGTGGTATTTTCCCGACCGGTATGGCTCAGTTTGTTCATGAGCGTATCTGGTACGTGTATCCGCCGTACGACACGGCAGGCTTTGATGATGCGAAGGAAAAGCTCGTCGTCATATCGGTTCCTGCTAAGCGCTTCCCTCAGGTCGAAAAGACTTACCTCACGCAGAATGGCATCACGACTATCCTGTCGACGGGTAACAAGAAGATCGAATCCGACAAGAGTCAGATTCAGGACAATGCTGGTAATGGCGTCATGTTCGCAGATGCTAACAAGATTGTTCAGGGCTTCTCTAAGGGCGGCAACAATACAGCATTGGCTAGGCGTAGTCAGAACAACAATGAATTTGTTGGCGAGCAAGCTGCTAACGGAAAGAATAATGTTCGACTCTCGCCTGAAGGGATTACGGCAAATCCGTATCTGGCAACTTCTCGTCTGGCTCGTGGACAAGGACACTTTTACACGATCGAATGGGAAAATGCTAATCCCAAACTCATCAAGCCTGGTCTGAATGTGAAGATCATGTTCCTCGATCAGGGTGAGGTGAAGCAAGTCAATGGCGTGTTGCTGAAAGCGCACATTCAAACCAAGATGAATGGTAAAGGCCTGATGGCAAATGGCTATCGTTCATTCGTTGCAATGGTGATCTTCGTGAGAGCGGATGATCCCAATCAGGCTGGTCTGACTGGTTTGACTTAAACGAAAGACAGGATAGGGCGAAAGCCCTATCCTCGTCATATGCCGCTTTAGATTTTTTCACTGATATATAACGAAAAGGATAAAGCCAATCAAAGGCTTTGAACTTCCTTTTACAATGGAGTTTCGAATGGATAAGAAGTACGTGGTCCATGTTGTTTACGATGGTGAAGTTCTGCGTGACATGAACGCACGTGATTCTCGTAGCCACTACGACAACGGAATGATCGATCTTCGTTTTCAGGCTTTTGCTGAACGAAACGAAGATATGAAGAGTTTCGAATTGGCGACGGTAAAAGTCGACAAGTGGCTGATGTCGCTGCGGTTCCGAGGCATGGCCGATAGCGGAGATTTCGAACATGATCGTTTCACGGATTCGTTCCAGGTCAATGCATACCTGGCGGTGCTGAGCCACTTCGGTTTCGATGCCCCGTATAACAGAGACTACATTCGCCGGCTCGAACCGATGATCGCCGAAATCATGCTTCAGGCATACCGCAAAGATCCTGAATCACGAATCAGTGCACGAGACTTCCACGGCGTCACTTACATTCGTGGAGAGTTCTTCCGCCAGTTCGATGACTTCCTCGTGAAGTACGGGATGTAAACAGCTGGGCCAAAATGCCGGTAATCACTCCGGCGCTCAAAACCTTTTTAGGAGAAGAGAAACCATGAACTGGTTTACTCGTGGCATTATCGTTGGCGACGTCGAACACAAACAAAAGCTCATCGCTGAAGACAGCGCATGCGAGCATGTGGAAGCCGACGTCAACCTCGCGACAGTCATTCGTCGCGAAATGGATTCCTTCGGTCCGGTTAGCTCGTTCGTGTGCTGTAAGGCATGCGATGAGAAAGCTGACGAGGAAGAGGGCAATGAAGAATGTCATTGCGCTGACTGCAAGTTGACCGTCAAGAAGAAAGACGGCTTCGAGTGGCGGTGGTATGACTTCTACGCTGCCCAAGGCGACGAGCCGCTGTTCATCTGCAATGCGTGCAAAGAGCTCGATAAGCACAAAGCCCGCGTTGCTCGTGACGATGCTGATCGTCGTGCTGAATTCGGAGATGATAATTCCGATGACAGTGATGACGCTTGGTATTCGGCTCAAGATCCGAATCAAGACGATTTGGATGATGATTCTGGACAGTATGAGTTTAAGTGTCATACGTGCCAGAAGACGGTCGTGCAAGATCACATCTTTTACGACCATCAGCACAACTTCCAATGCGAAGAGTGCAATGTGGCAATGAACACGCCGCAGTAAGTAGTTAACCGGGGGACTTCGGTCCCCTACTTTAAAATGTTTGAAAGGATATTCCAAATGAAAAAGATTCTGGGCAAACTGGGTTTCATCAACACCGACCGTCAACTGAAGCACGAAGTGCTGTTCGGTCACGAAGCAGCAGGCAAGGGCGAACACGGTGCCATCGTCGGCACCTGGTTCAAGGAAGGCGCAAAGTCGCCGATCACGATCTCGTTCTTCTTCAAGGGTCATACCCATGCTCCGAAGATGACGCCGGCTCTGATCGAAGAACTGTTCTTCCACGCCAAGACCGCAGGCATCGATCCGACGCATCTGTATTCGTACAGCGGCCTCGCTCCGGCGCGCGCTTCACAACGCGGTAGTCACATTGTCCGCGCTGCATAAACGTGCATGACTACTATCCAGGATTTCGATCCTGGATAGTATGTCTGCTGCATTAATCGTTTGAGCTATGTGTATTTTTTTTTGATTTTTTAACCCCAGGAACGGAGTCATATGTCGATCTTCCAGTTCATCTTGACATACGACTTCGATCGTCCGGAGGCAGAGACTCTCTGTGATCTGATCTATATTTCCAACAAGTACAAACTGCCGCCTCCCATGGCGACATTCGGTACTCCAAAGGCGTTGGATCAGCGACCTGACATCGAAGACGATCCGAACACGTACATTCCTGCGAAGATCAATCCGAAGTTCGATCATCGCATGTTCCCGACTGAAACCGGTTTTCTGTATCATCGGATTCCTCTCGCGGCACTGCGTGTGGTGGATGATTCTGTCATCCAACCTCTCGCAATTCCTTTCAAAACGTATGACATACTCGATCAGATCAACAGACAGCTGGGTGTCCGGCTGACGGAAAACGATCTGGTAAATACCGAGTACACAACAATGGATGACGATTTCGTCATCACTGCATTACCGACTTCGAAAATCTGGATGGGATGGCGCTACATCAACGTCCTCGGTGGTGGAAAGAAAAATCTGTTGTTCCCGAATTACCTGTTGTTCGGTTTCCTTTCGGCAACCAGCATTCAGGCCGACAAAAAGACGCAGCTGACGAGCATCGCCAATCACGACAGCGCCGTGAATTGGCAAGAGATGATCGACTTCGATTTCGGTGCAATGGAATCGGTGTCCGTCGCTCCTGCCGGTCGTAATACCCGTATCTATGTGTATGCGCATAAGCAAGGGTATGTCGATCAGTGGTTGTACTACACTCGCGTCAGTCCTAGCACGATCAATGACCAATTCGCCGGCGGGAACATCCCGACGGTGCTCGTACCCAACGACCCGTTCACGGTCTACAGCATACTCGATCAGATCAACGCAGCCCTCGGTCTTAACCTGACCGCTGATGACATTGAGAATACGGCGTTTGAGCCTGGTCTCTCTGAGTATCCGATCACGTTTAAAAAGACGTCTCTCGCATGGCTTCCGGGTACGTATACCCTCAAAGTCACCTACGACACGCCGACGATCATCAACGTCCGTCTTGTAGGAGACGGTAGCTATCGTGTTGGCACCACGGGTGGTGACGCGCGTACCTACGTCTGATTTTTTTTCGCAAAAACAAAGTAATTTTTTACAGGAAATGGGAGTTCTCCATGACGGGTCCTCAAGTGGTGGGTAAAACCATCCTCGAACTTGACATGCTGACTGGCCAGATCGACGCTGCGAATTCGTACATCGAAGTGCATGTGGTCGGTCAGGCGGCTAGCGTGAAGGTTCCCCTGGGTGGTGTAACGGTGAACGGCAAATCGGCCTATGAGGTCGCTGTCGCTGCCGGTTACATCGGCACTCAGGCTCAATGGTTGTCGAGCCTTCAAGGGCAAAACGGTAAGTCCGCTTACCAGTCGGCTCTCGATCAAGGCTATGCTGGTACCGAAGCTGCCTGGGTTACCTCGCTCAAGGGAGCAAAGGGTGACCAAGGTATCCAAGGTCCCGCAGGTGTTAAGGGTGATACCGGTGCTACCGGTCAAAGCGCTTACGAGGCCGCTGTTGCCGGTGGTTTCGTCGGCGACATGGCTACGTGGGTTGCTTCGCTCAAAGGCACCAAAGGTGACACCGGTGCTGCTGGTGCAGCTGGTACGAACGGTAAGTCGGCTTATGAAGTTGCCGTGGCTGATGGTTTCGTTGGTGATGAACCGACGTGGCTGCTTTCGTTGCATGGCAAATCTGCATACGAAGACGCAGTCAACCAAGGCTTTGTCGGCGATCTGAACGCCTGGCTGGCAACCCTGAAAGGTCCGAAGGGTGATACCGGTACTCCTGGCGCTACCGGTCCTGCTGGTCAAAGCTCGGTGCTCGGCCATCTCGTTGGTTCGGTGAATACGTCGGCTGATCTGCCGGATCCCTCGGGCTTCTTGCAATCCGACTACTTCTTCGTCGGCACTCACGTCTGGATGAACCTGAACGGTGCCTGGACGGACATGGGGAATTTCCAGGGGACGCCTGGTAAGGACGGCTCGGGCATCACGGTGCTCGGTTCGCTTCCTTCGCCCGACTACCTGCCTGTCTCCGGCCAACGCAATGGCGATGCCTGGCTGATCGGCACTGTCATGTATGTGTGGCAGGGCACGACCTGGCAGCTGCAAGGTCAGCAAGGTCTCAAGGGCGACACCGGTGCAGTTGGTCCGGTTGGGCCGCAAGGTCAATCGGCATGGGATGTCGTTCGTGCTCAGCATCCGGAAATCAACACGTTGCCGCTGTTCATCTCGTACATCACTGGCCCGCAAGGCGTCAAGGGTGATACGGCGATCTCGTTCGTGGCTGACGGTACGGTGGCGACGGTGGGCGCTCTGCCTGCAACTGGCACCAACAACCATGGCTATCTGGTCGGTGACGACACGAACGGCTATGACTTCCATGTCTGGATCAACTCGCAATTCGTGAACCTCGGCCGCAACGTGGGTCCGAAGGGCGATACGGGTGCAGCTGGTGCAACGGGTCCTCAGGGTCCCGCAGGTCTTCCGATGAAAGCGAAGGGTACCCTCGCCAACACTGGATTGCTGCCGACTACGGGTCAAACCGTGGGCGACACGTACTCGATCGCTGGTCACCTCTGGACGTGGGACGGCGCGGTATTCGTCGACCAAGGCAACTTCACGGGTCCCGCCGGTGTAACTGGCCCGCAAGGTCCTGTTGGTCAACCCGTCAACGCTAAGGGTTCGCTCCCGGCTGTGGCAAACCTTCCGACGACTGGCAACGCCAATGGCGATGCTTACGAAATCGGTGGTTTCATCTACGTCTACAACTCGACGAGCGCTCAGTTCGTCAACATGGGTCAATGGCGTGGTGCAAACGGTACGAACGGCACCAACGGTCTGTCGGCTTATCAGCAAGCGCAAGCTGCTGGTTTCGCAGGCACCGTGACGGAATGGCTGGCATCGCTTAAGGGCGCAGATGGCGTGAGTTTCACGTACATCGGTCAGTTTGCGAACGCTGCGGCTCTTCCGACTGGCACGCATACGGGTGCTGCTGCTACCACGGCAGATACCAACCACATTTACTTGTGGGATGCAACCAACGGCTGGAAAGACAACGGTCAAATCGGTGTGCAGGGTCCGCAAGGCTTGCAAGGTCCGGTGGGTGCCGATGGTAAGTCCGCCTACGATGTCGCAGTGGCGGGCGGCTTTGCTGGTACCCAGGCTCAGTGGTTGGCTTCGCTTAAGGGCCTGCAGGGCGACAGCGCTTATACGGTTGCTGTAGCCCAAGGCTTCGTAGGCAATGTCACCGCATGGCTTGCTTCGCTGGTTGGTCCTAAGGGCGACCAAGGTATCCAGGGCATCCAGGGCATTCAAGGTGCTACGGGTGCTACTGGCGCTGCCGGTGCGAATGGTACGAGTCTCGCGTACATCGGCGACTATGCTTCGGCTGCAGCTATTCCGGCAGGTTCTCTGTCGAAAGTGGCGACCGCTGCTGGTCATATTTTCATCCACAACGGCACGGCCTGGATCGATGCAGGTCCGGTTGCTCAAGGACCGCAAGGGATTCAAGGTGTCCAAGGTAACACTGGCGCAACTGGCGCAACTGGCCAATCAGCCTACCAGGCGGCCGTCGCTGGCGGATTTGTGGGTACGCAAGCCCAGTGGCTCGCCTCGCTCGTCGGTCCTACCGGCAATTCTGCGGTCCAGGACGCCATCCTCGCAGGAAAGCTCCAACCCGGAGCAACCATCAACGACTACATCACCCTGACGACTGGTCCGCAAGGTCCCGCAGGTGCAACTGGTGCGACCGGTGCTACTGGTCAAACTGGTCCGGCGATTTCGATCATCGGTCAGTTGAGTGATTCGTCCCTGCTCCCGGCAACGGGTACGGCTGGTACGGGTTACGCGATTCCGGATTCGGCTTCGCCTGGTACTTACAACTGCTGGATCTGGTTGTCGACCACTTCGCAGTGGTTCAACCTGGGTCACGTGGTTGGTGCTCAAGGTCCGCAGGGTGTTCAGGGTCTGCGTGGTCTGCAAGGTCTCACGGGTCCTGCAGGTCCGACTGGCCCTCAGGGCTCGCTCTGGATTGTGCTCACGCGCGATCCGCAGGCGCAAGACGGTAATGTCGGCGACTACTACTTCAACAGCAACACGCAGCAGTTCTTCCGGAAAACCAGCGTGTCGACGTGGGCTCCTCTGGGCTACATCGGCGGCGGTAACCTGAACGCTCCTGCGGCCACGGGCAAGTTCCGTGCGTACAACGATTCGGGCTGGGCGGATCTGCCGGATGTCGTGAACAATCTGCCTGTCGATGCGACCGGTCAGAAAGTTTACGCACTGAAGGCTGGTGAATGGATTGAGCAAACGCTGCTCGATTCGATCCCGACCGATACGGGTACGTATATCTTGAAGAGCGGCGTCTGGACTCGTCTGGATACCTACACTCTGAAGGCTGTCGATGCTGCAATCTCCGCTGGCGCAGTTACGCTTGACCTCTCGGTTGCGCGTACGTTCCGTATCCAGAATACGGCTGCTGCTGCAATCACGATGACCAACTTGCCGGCTGCTGACCGGACGACGACCGTTATCGTGAAGATCTACGGCAAGACGAACGCCATGACCTGGACCAACACCATCCGTTGGTTCGACGGCTCGGCGCCTCCTCTGACCAACAGCACGACCACCGTTGTCCTGAACTGGGACGGTACGGAATGGGTCGGCTCGGTTCCGAACTAATAGGAGCTAACAAACATGGCGACTATCAACGCTTCTACCCGCCTGGTCAAGATCGGTGCGGCAGGTCAGCCCAATACCTACCCGGTTTACATGGGTCAGGTACGGCTGGACAATCCCAACATCTCGTTTCCGGACGAGACCGACGAGAGCTATCTCAACGGTCTGGGCTACTTCGTCGTTCAAGACGTAGCAGCACCCACGGCAGATGTCGTGAGCGAAGGCGATCCTGTCTTTGCAAACGGCGTCTGGTCGCAGAACTGGAATGCCCGCGCCTATACGGCTGACGAGCTGGCCAATGCTCTTTCCGTAAGGAAGACTGGCATGCTCGAAGAAATCGCAACCAAAGTAACGGCTGCGATCGAAAAGGGTTTCTCGTTCGCGTTCACCGACGTAGCAGGTCACGTTCAGCTGCGTGATGGCGATCGTGCAAACATCGCCAGCGCCCGCATTCGCGCGGAGGCGCTGATTGCCAAAGGTACTACGGATCCGGTCATGCCGTTCCGTGACTGGGAAAACGTGACCCATATGTGTACCCCGACGCAGATTGTGTCGTTGTCTGATGCAGCTTACGACGCGTATCTGGGCTTCCTGGGTGCGGGTTGGACGCTCAAAGACGCGGTGACGAATGCTGCTACGGCAGCTGACCTCCCGACGATCCCGGCAGAGATCACTCTCCCGGCATAATCAACGAAACGTAGACTAGAGAGGGCGAAAGCCCTCTCTAGTTTATGATCATTTGGTTTAACAGCCAAGTGAGAGAGTATGACGATTGTGGGTTCATTCGACAACGACGTCGGTATCATTTACGACGAAGCGCTGTCGAAAGCAAAAGACAAAGACCTCTGGCATACCGACGATACGTTCACGTTTTTCATCGGTGAGGTCATAGACCAAAAATACGTTACCGTCCCGAAGGGATTCATCACCGATGGCGCTACTGTTCCGCGTCTTCTGTGGGGAATCTTTCCTCCGTGGGGCGTGTACGGTCAGGCAGCAGTAATGCACGATTACTTGTGCACAACTCTCGCACTGACACGGAACGGGGATAATCCGGTTCTGAGGATTTCGCAAGATGAAGTCGATCTGATTTTCGAAAAAGCCATGAAAGTACTCGGTACTCCGTGGTGGAAACGAAAGATCATGTACTGGGCCGTGCATCTGTACCATTCACTATAACAAAAAGACAGGGGGCTTCGGCCTCTTGTCTAAAGTTATTTTCTATCGTTAGGTTGTTATGATTTGGCATGATACGCATCTTTGCACGTGCTGACTTAAAACCGATCCATTCGCTGGAAAAGCTGTCTGAGCGTATCCAGACTTCATCGTGCCCGATTTTGGGACTTTCAAAACCTCACTCAAGAGTACATCATGAGCAAACTCCAACGCACCGTCGAAGGCCAGACCATCCAGTTCCTGCCGCTGCCGAAGATCTTCAATGCACTGTCGGCTGACCTGCCGTCGGGCGCTGTGAATCTGTCGAACGGCGAAGTCGCTTACTGGCGCCTGAACCGCAATCTGGCGGAACTGAAGAAGCATCGCAAGAACATGAAGGATCTGACGGCGAAGCTCGCGTCGGCTCTGAACGCGCTCGTCAACAGCGACTCGTTCAAGAACCACTACGGCATCCTCGAAGCTCCGGCACTGCCCTCCGACAGCCAGCTGGTCACGCTCTTCCGCAACCTGCTTCAGCTGAACACGAACCGCGTCGACTACTCGTCGATCCATCACGGCCGCAACAAGCCGCTGGTCGAAACGATCCAGGTGCCGCTGGGCAACATGGTGTTCTTCAACGCCATCCGCGGCGTGCAAGACGGCCCGAAGGTCGAAGGCATCAAGGGCAAGCTCTGGCTGAAGGAAGGCAGCGATACCGATCAAGCTTTCGAATTCACGATCATCTCGCCCGTGGTGCAACTCGCCGACTTCATCGGTCCGGACCGTCTGGAACAAGAAGTCCTGTCGAAGCTCAAGCAGAACCTGCCCGCGCTCGTCTTCAACCCGAAGCTCGTCTTCAAGCCCGGCCAGTTCAAGAACTACGTCGGCGCCGGCCTGCAAGCTCTCGGCGAGAAGTTCAACAATGGTCAGCAGAACGGCTCGGGTAAGAAGAAGGAAAAGGCCAAGAAGGAACAGCCGACTCCGCCGAACCCGGCTTCAGAAATCGAACAACCGCTGAGCGTGGCTGAAAAGGTCGATGCTGTTCGTGCAGGCGATCTCGATCAACTCGACGCTGAAACGGCTCGCGAAATCTCGGCTCAAGCGCGTGCGCAAGTGTCGGTCCAGCTGGACGAGAACGATCCGGCTCCGGAGCAAACGGTCGAGAAGGTCGCTGAAGAAGTCAACGCTTCGGTCTCGTACGCATCGGCCAAGGGCGTGCTGGGCGAATACGTCCTGACCAAGGCAGAGTTCGAAGCTCTGTCACTGGAGCAGAAGGGCGTGTACCTGGCAGTCGTCGAGAAGCAGTGCGGCGACGAAAGCAAGTGGCCGCTGGTGCGTGGTGTGCTGAACTCGGGCATTCTGGAAGGCGAATACAACCGCCTGAACGAAACGCTCGAACCCGGCGAAAAGATCTCGCATCCGCTGTACATCGCTCGCGTCATCTTCCAGCTGACCAACGACCAGTTCGCCAAGATCACCGGCGAATTCAACGCACTCGAAAAGGCGTAACATGTTCCTTCCTGTCCAGATGGGTTTGGCCTACGGTGTCATGGTGCAAGCATGTTGGGAAATGTGCTTTCCGTGGTTGTTCGTGAAGTAACCTGCTAGTCAGGACTGAGTGAGAGTACCAGGAGGCTTCGTGCCTCCTGGTATCCTTTATGTCCATTTTATTCCAGTTTTGGTCAGGCATATATTACAACTTTGTTGTAAGTTGATTTCATATCAACCTTTCATTGCATGCAAACTGACATTCTTCTTTTTGGCTTTAAAAAGCCAGTTCCAAAGCTCGTTCGCTTTAAGCGGCGGTATTTTAAACTTCTGGAAGGATTTTACGAACACCTTCGGGTGAGCCGGGTATTCGGCGTAAAGAAGTCTTCCAAAAGTCTAAGGTACTATTTGGAAGGCACTCGTCGTTATCTTTATGCTCAGGGAAATACTTTTGAAAAGGCCAACAAGATTCTACGGAAGCTTGCGAAGTTGGCTAAGCAAATGGTTAGACAGTTGTCACAGTTCGAACTTCTAGACTCTCTGGGGGATTTCGAAATCCACAACGTTAGTCCGCTGTCGCTTTTCGGATTGATACGCAAATGCGAGAAACCCGTTACCTCGTCGGTGATACTTACGAGAAAAGACGCATCGGTCGGTTGTTGAGGGAAGAACAGCCGATTTTTATAGAATACGATTACATTGAGCTCTGTGAGGAATTAGTAGAGAGATTGCAAGGACAAATGGTTCGAGATGGTGACGATTTCGATTACGTCCTGTGTGAATTCCTGGACGATGTTGAAATTGACATCAGAGAAAGACTCGGCAGACTCCCGGCAGATGTGATGTCATATCTGTTGCGAGTTGAAGAGACGATGTATTACTTCAAAAAGTATCTCGAACAGATAAGCTGCATCCCTCTTCCTGAGCGAATGATCATTAAGTCCGGCACCGCATTGTCGGTCATGGAAATTCGTTTGTAATTTAACTGCAGTATTTTTTTTTGGTGAAAAATAAATGAAACAGTATCTCGACGTTCTGAAAGACATCCTGGAAACGGGTGATGTGAAGACCGATCGTACCGGCACGGGTACGACTTCGAAGTTCGGCGGCATGATGAAATTCTCGCTGCGTCACGGCATCTGGCCGATTCCGACCACGCGTGAAGTGGCGTACAAGAAGATCGCCGAAGAACTGGAATGGATGCTCAAGGGCATCGTCTCGGTGGACTGGCTGCAAGACCGCGACAACAAGATCTGGAACTCGTGGATGGGTCCGGAAAGCGGCACGATCGGACCGATGTACGGTGAACAGTGGCGTAACTGGACGAACGGCATTACCCGTGCCGATATGGAACGCCTGCAGATGCAGATCGACGATCTGAATCCGTACGAAGGTACGCCGATGGATCTCGTCGTGAAGATCCGTGGCCTCATGGCGAACCTCGTCAAGGAACGTTTCACCCCGTTCGAGAACGGTGGTTCGGGCGGCGTCGATCAGTTGATGAATATCGTCAACGAACTGAAGAACAATCCGGACAGCCGTCGTCTCGTCGTGAACGTCTGGCATGCGGGTCTCTTGCCCGACACCAAGATGTCGCCGTCGGCAAATGCGGACGCTGGCCGTATGGCTCTCGCTCCGTGTCACTCGATGTGGCAGGTCAACACGGCTCCGATGTCCGATCTGGAAGTCCTGCGTTATTCGCTCGATTCCCACGACGGTTTCGAGAAGACGTTCGATACGGTCTTCAACGGCATGCGCGGTCTCACGCATGAAGCGCAAGAGCAGTATTACAAGATGCTCGCCAACAAGTTCCTGTTCGACAAGGGCTGGATTCGTCAAACGGAAGAAGTCGGCATGCAGTACAACCTCGGCGACGACAAGCATCTGGAACTCACCGAAGCCGGCCTGCAACTGCTCGAAAGCATCAAGGGTGCGGAAGGCTTCATCCCCCGCAAACTCTCGCTCGCATGTTTCGCACGTTCGCAAGATGTACCGCTCGGCACCGTGTTCAACGTCGGCATGTATTCGCTGCTCGCTCACCTACTCGCCGAGGTTACGGGTTTCGTGCCGTGGGAATACACCCACTTCATGGGCGACTACCATATCTACCATGACCAGCATGAAGGCGTGAAGAAGCAGCTGGATCGCACTCCGATGGCACCGGCTCGCATCATCGTCGACCCGACTCTGGAAGACGTGACGAAGTTCGACGCCACTCGCCTGACGGTGTATTACAAGTCGCATCCGCCGATCCGCTTCAAGCCGGCAGCGGTGTAACTCATTTCACCGATATATTACCTAATTGAATAGCTGCTCATCTCCAGTACCTTCTCCTCGGTACGAGCGCTATTCTCTCGGGACTAATGGCATGGGTGTGTGATCCGATTTAGCCGTTGATCCTGTCTGTGTCAATAGTGTCACCCATCCTGGAGCCGACGGGCTCCAGGATGGGATCTTTTTGAATTAGGTACATCATGGCGAAATATCGATTCGGTGTTATCTTCAACATTGATCGCCATATACGTCGTTTCGATACGACCGGAATGTTCGAGGACGTAAATCGTCGCGATCTGTTGGAGGAGTTAGTTAGGTTCCTGACCGAAGGAATGGACAATGCCAAAGAAGCACGGCAACAAATAAATGAGATCGAGTACCTGATCGGTAAACTCTACGATAAGGGAATCGTTCAGGAATACATCTTCTCGCAAGATGAGCCGTATGTAAAAGTCTGCGGTATTCTTTACGCAATCTGTGAATCTATCGTTGAGATGTTTGACGATGTACGTCTCTTCGATTATATCCGTGAGAGAGGAACTAGGCCAGTTAGGGTCGTTCCAATCTCTCGTTCCAATTTTGCAATCGTTGTAAAACATCCACTGCGAAATGGCCAATCTAACTTTTGTTATAAGGCTCAAACGCTCTTACGACGCGTACGAGAATGAAATAAAAAGAGCAGCACGCGAACCATGGCCTGAATATCTTCGCTTTCTGAGAGCGTTTACGTTCTACGCTTTCATCGAAGAAGTCATGACCGCATGCGCAATGTTTCCACGATCCATGAATGCATGCGAACAGAATCTCGAAGATCTGTCGTACAGCATCATCAGTCAATTTGGGATCGGGCGTTATCATCTTTCCCATCTGGATCGAGATCGCTTGCGAGATCTTGTTCTGTATTGCGGAAACGAAGTATTCGGAGAGTTGCAGGGCGCGGGTTATTACTTCGCACCTCATCAGCTTCCACGTGGGCATGAGCGTGATCCTCATTTCACGAGTGACCTCACTGCTGTAACCGAGATCACCAAAATCAATAACTTCACCTTCACAGTGGAAGTACATGAGAGTCATTTCGACGAACTGAATGACTTTCCACAAAACGCAGTAACGGCCCAGCGCCTATCGAATTGGAGTTACTAATGAAAACCCCTTTGACAATTAACCTCGGACAACAACAATATGTTTTACCTAGCATTGAAGGATGCCTTAAAGACTTCGATGGCAAGTTCCATTCATCATCTAATGCCATTCGCGTATATGAATGGCTGGGAGGCTCTGAGACTGTTCCTCCCACGCTGGAATCGGTAAAGGTCGATACCGACGGCACGATTGCCCATCGCAGGCTCGGCTTCAAGGATGTTGCGATTTACCCGACTCAGGTTCAGCCTGGTTGGTTACTGGAAATCGAACAGCTGGCAATTGCTCGCGGCCAGATGGCTAAGCTCTTGCAGGACAACGTCCAAGAAGTACAAGAGCGTAGTTCGGATGTTGAATTCGTGAAGGCGCTGAATGAAACGACGGCAAAGGTAATGACCAAGCTGTCGATGTTCTCGTACTTCAATGCGAATGCGATGTTCCAGCAAACGCCGATTCCTCAGCGCCTGTGTTACGAAGGTCTGCAGGTACTGGACTATCTCGTTCAGTTGGCGATCGTCCAGCGAGATCGCGTACCGTGTTCAACAGACATCGTCGACGATTCGGATTATCCGATCGGACTTTTCAGCAAGATCGAACTGGATCGAGTAATTGGTTCGATTCATCTGGCTGAAATGAACGGTCTCTTTCTGGATCCGGAGAAACAGGCAAAGTACTACGGCCTGATCGACGAGCAGTTCTATTGCGAATGTGCAATGGCGTATTCGTTCATGACGCAAACACCTATCCCGATGTCGTATCGTCGGGACACGGGTAAGTATTACCAGTGGGCCAAGAAGGTATTGCGTGAGCAGTATGACGAAATCCCGAATCTGAAAGTTCGGCCCAAACCCCAAAACGTCGTAAACCTTTTCAAAACGAAATAAGACAACATCAAAATGGCTAAAACTCAAATCCGCAAAGGCTTCCGTCCGAAGCAAGATGGCATCGTTGAATACTCGGCAAAGAAGTTCGAGTACTCGGAAGACGATTCCACTACGATGACGCTGAACTGCTACTTCCGGCTGCTCGCCTATCGTGATGGTTTCGCCAACCTGGGCGATCGCATTACGCTGAAGATCCGGATGTATGTGGGTCTGGAGTTGCTGAAGAACTTCGAGTCGGTCGGTATCCAGGAAATCCTGGAAGAAGCTCAAGCGATCGTCCACAAGTCGTGGGACAGCAAAAACAAGCAGATTCGTGTTCTTTCTCGCGAAGAATACGATAAGGTTGGTACGGCATGTTCTATCATTCACACTCTGATCGAACAGTCATCGCTGTGGGATCAAGCGTCAGCCTATAAGGCAGCAGAGGACCGGTGCATTCCCAACGCCGATAAATGGGAATACGTCCTGATTACTCAGGACTAACGAGTGGTACAGAATGGATGGGCGAAAGCCCATCCATTCTATGTCCTATATATTTTTTTTGGCTGATCTTGTGACAAATAACAGGGTGAAGATATGCCGTGGCTTAACACTAACGAAGTGACGCAAGTCGACGAAGCTGAGTCACAGAAGAAATTCGAAAAGACCATCTTCTCGATCGATTTCGACGGCACAATTGTCGAGAACGACTTTCCGTACATCGGTAAACCGAACGAAGGGGCTATCGAAGTCCTTCAAGAATTGAAGAAGGTAGGCATCAAGCTCATTCTTCTGACCATGCGATCGGAAGACAAGCTGCACGAAGCTGTCGTCTATTGCAACAAGAACAATGTGGACTTCTGGGGAATCAACGAAAACCCGGAGCAGGAGAAATGGTCCAATTCTCCCAAAGTCTACGCTTCCATCTATGTGGACGATGCTGGTATCGGTATTCCGCTCAAGATCGGTAGCAACGGTAAACCCTGCGTTGACTGGGTGAAGCTGCGCGAGATTCTCGTTCAGTGGGATGTCCTACCTCCGAAAGAGGAAGGCGACGGAACCAAGACGTTCGACATCAAGTAATGCTTTTCTATCATTACTCAAAAGCGAAATACGCGACTCTCAAGACGAGCCGACTGACTCACCATCTTTCTCCTGAAGCAATCAAGAAGGATGTGGCCGATCAGGCACTCTATGGGATGCCGGGTGGTTACTACGACCACATTTCGCTTTTCATCGAACCAATTCCTGAGAAAGACATTGCCAGGATCTTCGAGCATAAGCACGAGTTCTGGAAGTCTGGACAAAAACTCTACATGCATATCGTGGATACGGCCGACATGCCGCACGATATGGTATTCGAAGTCGTCGAGACTCCGGAGATGGACGAGTGGTCTGATCGTTTCGATTGGTACCATATGACAAGACAACAACGTGAAATGGCGCTGCGTGCTTTCTATAAAGAAATGCGCGCTCGTGGTTTCATTGGCACGGGTCCCGGAGCAATGGAATCCAAGTGCAAGAAGTATCTCGGCAAGACCAAGTGGTTTTACGAGCAAGCCAGGCAAAGAGACGACGCAGAAGAAACGCTTCGTCAGTATGCAGCTAATGTTCCTCACGTCATGGTTTATCCGCCCAACGGAGAACTCCGTGTCAAGGACGTTGGTATCGTAGTTCTTTCATAAGTGAGGTAAACATGAGCTTTTTCTCCGCACTCGGAGACAAGATCGAAGCTGGCCTGAATAAGGTTGGTCTCGAACTCGTCGCCGAATGGCGTAAGTTCTACACGATGTACTCGGTGTGGTTCTTCGCCATCGTAGGCGCTGCTCCGGATCTGTACAACCTGGCTCTCCAGTCGGGTTTGCTGACCGGCGCAAGTGCTCCTCCGCAACTGGCGCACCTCATCGCGATCATCTCGTTTGTCGGCGCAGCATCGCGCCTGATCAAACAGAAGCATCTCGATACATTGACGACATCCGCGAATGACGCGCAGGCTGTCGCCAACGCTGAAGCCCTTATTTCCGCAGTCGCATCACAGGCTTTGGCAACCGCTGTTACACCGGCTGCAGCACCGCCGGTGGCTGCTGCACCCCAGACGCCGGCACAACCGGCTGCTGGGACTCCCCCGCCTGCTGCATAAGTAGGCTGCTGTAACTACAATGACATAATCCCAGGGACCCGAAAGGGTTCCCTGGGATTATGTTTGCTTTATTTCTTTTCGGAAATATATCATCCTACTGAAGTTCTGTAGACAAGCGAGTAATTCATAACTCGTCTGCAATAATGCTTGAACTTGGGAGGAAAAGCCTGCCTAATAAAAGGCAGTCCGTTTTTAAAATAAATACAGGTGAGTGATCATGAATCCTGTTGTAAATAAACCTAAGAATGAAGATAAACCCGTAAACCCGGCCGCTCCGATTCAGTGGAAGAATTCCCTTCTGCTCAAAGAAGACCCGGAGCCTTTTCAGAATCCATTGATCTTCTTCGGGAAGGTGATCATGGACTCCGATACTTTCTCCACGATCTATGAGGATATCCTCAAGACCCGTGAAGAGGGGGAGTATTTGGAGTATCTGGACAAAGATACAAACAAGATCCGCAATCTCTGTGCTTTCATGGTGATTCAGGATAAACGGGGTAGTAACTGGATCTGTCCGGTTCACACCGATTCGGATCCCATCGATCAGAAGGTCTGCCCGCTGAATTTCGCGTCAGAGTCTGATGATTCGATTGTCCGTACGACTGAGTGCTTTGGCACGATGATTATGTCCATGGACGACTATATCTCGGCATGCAGTCGTGGTTTTGAAAATGCGTCAAGATTGTTGCTCGGCAACCAGTCCATCAAACTGGATAAAGATTGCAGATTGCTCTCGATCTTTTATCTCTTTCCGAAGCAGAAGTAACGTCTTTTAAAACACGGGGAAGAAAAATGAAAACTCGAATCGCGCTTTGCGTGCTGTTACTTGTCAGTGCCACAGCTTGGGCAGATGGTCCGGAGTATGCGTACGATGTCCCGGATCAGAATGGTCAGCCGCGACAAATCACTCCTGAAGACTGGTCGCGTAATGCGGATGGTCGGGCCGAAGACCCGGACAATCCCATGTCGACCACTGCCAGGGCTTTCCGTAACGGTTGGATTCAGCGAGGGGATTATGATGCAAAGCAAATGCAAGCTCAACAGCCTCCTCCTTTGCCGCCAGTCGCACGCGACTATACGCGTCCGCTGCCTCGCATGCAGCAACGGCAGGATCCCTACCAGGTTCAGGAAGTCTATGCCGATGAACCGTCGTATCAGCAGCAGTACGTGCCTCAAGATGCGTACTACCAGGAGCCACCACACCTCGTCCGGTCTCCTGCGCCTCAGTATTACCAACGGCCACCCGCGCAATACGTTCAGCAATACGAACAGCCTTGGTATGGTCCGACTCCCATCGTGATCCAACCGGCTATGCGTGGCTATTCCGGCCAGTATTACCCACGGGGTTATGAACCGCGTTACGACCCACCTAACTACGCTTACCGTCAAGCACCTCGCTATTACAGCTATCGGTAAGTGCCGTCGGGGAGCTACGGCTCCCCTGTTTCAAGAAGTAATTACCAGGTCTTTTTAAAACTGAGGAGCAACAAAATGTACAAATGGGCTAAGATTGAAGAAGACGCAGTTGAAGAACACGTCTTCAAGCACGAAAGTGGTGACCCGGTTACTGTCGACGAATTGCAGGACGTCGAGCAGTTCGAAATCATCGATGAAGATGGTGATCAGCTGGCTGTGGTTTACTCGCAGTCCGAAGCTGAAGCTCTCGTCTCACATCTGAATCGGTGATCATCATGCAGACATTGGAAAACCTAAACAGTTATTTCGGTATCTTCGAAGAAATCGTTTTCGAGGGTAAGGGTTTTGCCCGTGTCGGCAAAGACTTCGGCATTAGCGTGGCTGCAGTACATGCCCGTTATGAGTACATACGCATGGCGGTGTGTCGGGAATTGTTGTTACTGCCGCCTAACGATGACAATCAGCCTCTGCTGCACAAACTGTTCCACGAAGATGGGCCGGGCAGAGACATTCTCACTGTGCTGAGGGCTTGTATAGACGAAATTCGTCCGTATTACCGCGCCATTCGTGCGAAGATGAAATTCATCCAGATGAAGGAGGATGATGAACATCTGGCGATGGAACGCGCAAGTGATGTAGAAGCACTTCGAGCAACGTGCGAAAGTATGGCGGGTGATAAATACGCCATCGCTGCGTTGTCCTCAATCATTTTAAAATGAAGGTAAGCATGAACGATAAGATCGAAAAACAACTGCGTGCTGTTTTGGGTAACGACGCAATGGATGCACTTGAAGGTCTCGTAAGTAACGAGCGGCAGGAAATGATGCGTCGTGGCGCAGTTAATTCCGAATTCATGAACACCATCTTGGATGGCGGTTTTCGTAAAGGCGAAATGGTGATCTTCTCGTCGCCCGGTCCTACCCCCTTCGTCCCGCGCGATCCTGACATCCACCGTGGAAGCCTCTATCCCCTTATCGTTCACCCCGTTACAGAACGGAAATCGATGATGGCGTTGAATGAGGCGATCAAGGCGGGTCTGACGATGAAGATCTCGTTAGAAATGCCGGAAGTTGAAGTGATGGTCGATCGGAATATTTCTGAAGAAGGAATGGAAATGCTGAAGACACGCGCCCAGCCGATCGCAATCGACTGCCAGATGAATCCGGATGGTTCGATGTCGTTCGGCGTCATTCCTCCGGATGCAGATCATCCGCCTATGATGGAAGTCGGCGGTTATTCGGATAAGTTCAAAGGACCGGACGTGAATCCGAATGTTCCGATGACACGCGGTGAAGGTGATCCGCTGAACATCCATCGCAAGATGCTTGTCGGTCGTCTTCGTCCGGAACACAAATTGGATGAAATTTTGACCAAACCTCTTCCCGAAGGAAAGGTCGCGTTCAGCAACCTCGATTCGCATTCGGAGTTCGAAGATAAGAAGGAAGAAAAATAATGGCTAAGAAACCTCTTCTCGTATTCTCGGGCGGCATGGACTCCTCGTACATGCTCTGGCGTGCTTTGCAAGAAGGTGATGTTTATACCTGCTACATCAAAGCACATCAGTCTCCAGACAAAATTCCGATGGAACTGGCTGCCCGGAAGAAGATCATCGCATTCTTCGAGAAGAAGACTGGTAATCGTGTCCTCTCGGACACGATTGTTAATCTGGGCGATGCGGTGCTGGTTAAGGAAGTGGATCCGGCAGATGGCTATACGAAGAAAAGCTGGAACAACCACATTCCCGATCATACATTCGCTCAGGCTCCGTTGTGGCAGTTTGGTTTGCAATATGCGGCAGATGGCAATAAGCATTCCAAAGTCTGCATGGGTATCGTGATGGGCGATCAGATCTCAATGCATCTCGGGGATCTGGCAGCTGCATGGAAACACACCAGTGCATTTGCGCGTTACGAGCAAGTGCCGATGGAGTTTCCTCTGATGTATCACACGAAGGATCGGATTCTGAAAGAGATGCCTAAGGAAATCATTCCGCATCTCTGGATTTGCGAACTTCCTGAACCTGCTGGAGATGACCAGCCTGACGATGTGAAGTTCGTTCCATGCGAACGTTGTGTCGCGTGTGAGACCATGGCGAAGACCGTTTTTATTTGGGAACGCCGCAATAAGACGACTCTGCAAGAAGCGATTGCAGAGCGACTGGCTTACTTGAACAAAGAGGAATCTGATGTCCAAGGAAAGAATACCGTTGAAGTTGACGGACTCTGCTCGAAAGAAAATCGAGGATGCGGTGTCGAAGGAGAATCCAACGGTTCACCCCAGAACGCACTTGCCGAAGAAGAATAAAACTACTCGCAGCATGACTCTGAAAACCCCTTTTAAAATGAGGTAAAGATGGATAACAAGCTGATGAAAGAATTGTCGGATTTGAGTAATCTCAATCCGTTTGCCAGTGAGGTCGGCGGTAGTCGTAAACAGATGTTTTCGACAGATGCCGTGGAAGAAGATCGCGCGTTCGAAGATTTTCTTCGTAAGCGGGTAAACAATGCGATGGGTCTTCCGAAAGACCTGGTTCTCGGCGAGAAATCGATCGCGCTGTCTTCGTTCACTCGCGCGAATACGGCATACATGCAAACGGGTCTGAAAGTCATCCGCTGCATCGAGAAGAAAATCGCTCGTGGTGGTTTTAGCGACTTCCGCGGCGGTATGTTGTTTTTGCAGCGGCAGGTTCTTGCTGTGAAACTGGAACTCTTCAACAAGCATCTCGATATGTGGATGCAGTCGTCGATTCCCGATCCGCAGGAATACTGGAACACGGTTATCTTCAATCCTCGGTTCCATCGTACGTTCGTTGAACGTAAGCTCGGTATTTACACGAGTGTTGATGGCTGGCAGATTGCGCAGGAAGATATTCCCGGCGAAGAAAACTGGGTGATGCATAACCCGGAAGGAAAACTCGTCGCTGAACTGCCGTGGATTTACGAGTACGAAGAAAAGTATCCGATCACGTTGATTGATTACGAAACTCGATTTCGTCGGCATGGTCGTACGGAAATGGACATCAAGTATGGTCCGGCTCACTTCCCGAAAGGCACAATCGTCGAAGTCGATCCTGAACTTCCGGATCATCTCGGTGGCAATCGGTTCACGGTCGATCATATCGTCGTGATGGGTGCTCGTAATTACCTGCTGGTAATGAAGGAGATCAAGCCTGGTGTTCCTGGCAGTGTTCGCATTGTCGATGAACCTCGCCAGTACAACATGCATCATGTCTGGAAAATCGTCAAACGTGGTGATGGTCCGGTGGATCTGCGTGATGATGTTGGCGAGTACGAATACATCGATCTGTGTCTTCTCACTCAGCAGTCGCATGACTTGATCTGCGACTTCATCCGGGAAGAAGAATTCCAGATGCCCAAGCTGCGTAAAGGCGAGACGCTGTTTAATTCGACATCGCGTCTTATTGCGGCGATTCGGCAGCAGATCGGCATTCCGGCGGATCACAAGGCCAAATGGATCGACGACAGTAAGTTCCATCGCCACATGGCGACTGGCGGCTGGGGTCGTTTCATTTCGGTATTCAATCCGATAAGCGTGCGCTTTGACAGCTTCTACGCAATCGATGTGAAGAAGTTGGTGAAGTTCATGCAGAAGCATCCTGACCGGCTCTTCATGACCCTGCGGCAAGTGGAGAAGCTGGAAGAGGAGATGGATCGCAAGGATTGCGAGGACCTTGCGCGCCATTTTGATTAACTTTTAAAACGGAGTAAGAAAATGTCGGAACAGCAGTCAGCACAAGTTGAAGAACGTTTGATGGTGCCTGTGGATGCGGAAGCACTCGGGGAGCTTTTGCGAGCACTGAATGGACCGGGGCACTACATTCGTGAGTTGCAAGTCACGATGGACTTTGATCGTAAAGGTCTGTCGGATAAACCCAACCCGATCAACTTGCTGACCGATCAGTTCAACGAGTTCGTCATGAAGCACAACGCGAACCAGACTCAAGGAGAAATCAGTAATGGCAACTAAAGCAGGTCGTGCTAAGTTCGAAGATTTCAAGAAAGGCGCGAAGCTGTATCTCGTAAACGGCTTTTCGATGTCTGAGGAGATTCTGAAGATCTACGTGACGGTCCCGTATGCGTACGAGGATCATCGCAGTGCCGACAAACCGTTCGAAGAACTCTACGAATGGTTCGAAGGCAAGAAAGTCGTTGGTCGTAAACACACCAACGTAATGGAGTCTCATCACTTCGCCGACTTCGGTGTTGATACGCCGCAGCAGAAAGCGGACTGCAACGCCGTACCGGCTTACCCGGAGGCCCTGAATCTGATCTTCGTGACGGAATGGCATGCGCTGCAATACATCCGCCGTCTGAAGAAGCTTTATCCCGATCGCATCCCGGGCAAATACCCGGAAGGCTCCTTTGAAGCACAAACGCTCAAGGATCGCGAAGATGCAAAACGCGGTGAAGACTCGGCGCACGACGAAACCTTCGCACTTGCGCCATGATGTAAACCACAGCACTGCTTCGCATTACGCGGATCCAGTCCTGTTGGCAAGGCAGGCTCGGATAAAAAAGCAGCTCAAGAAGAACCACCTTAAGTAATCTGGTATGACGGGGACAACTCGTCATATCCTGAACGTTTGAAAGGAATACCTTTTAAAATGAAGACTAAGGAACAAAAACGCCTGGAAGCAAGAGATCGCTTCCGGCTACGGTTTGCCCAAGAGAAACAACATTGGGAGTCGGCTCAGCCAGGTGGTTTTCTCTACAAGCTGACCGCAGAGTCACGTGGCCTCATTGCAGCTGAGGATACGAAGAAAGCAGCCGACGAAGCATTCCGTCGCTTCCAAATCCATGCTGAGATGGATCAGGATGGTAATCCCCTGACCAGGGAAGAAGTCTTCAAGTTGAAATCGGTATCGTACTCGGGGTTTCGTGGTACGAGTAGTAGCGAAGTTTATCCGGATCGCTTTATGTCCGGGCAATTGGAGTATTCCCCTTGTAACAACTTCATTTAAACGAAAGTCTGCGTAGAGAGGTCTATGCAGATCGAGGAGCTAATAATGTCTTACGAAGGTTACACAGAGTACCTCTGCGATAACGGACATTACTGGACGGTAAGATCCAGCAAAGAAAACTTCGAAGGACGTGATGCGCAGAAGTTATTCTGCGTTCACTGTGGTTATCCCTTTGCTTTCTTAAGCAAGGTGAATCAGACGAACGGCGTGCAGCATAACGACCCGTCTACGTTTGAAGCTCCCAAAATCGAATTCGGTTGGGAAGATGTCCAGAAGCAGGATCACTGGAAAAACATCTATTACGAAAAACGCGCGCTGTTCTTACCAGATGTTCGCAGCAGGCGTTGGCAAGTGGCGGTGCATGACTTACCCACTCCGCCCGATCGTAGATTCCAACAACATCAACCCACCTTCCAGTAGTTAGGGAAGTGATGTCGGCCCCGTTATTTTTCATAGCGGGGCTTTTTATTTTGTACCTGAATACCAACTTTTTAAAATTGAGGAGAGGCTAATGCCGTTTGAGATTCGTCCGATCGAACATAAGTTTTATCCGCTGGAACAAGCGACGCAAAAAGCCGCTGAACAAAACGCTTATCGTGACTATCGTCTCGGAATCATTTCGTCCGATACCTTCACCGATCTGTCGGAAGTGGACCAGAAGAAGTACCTCGACGAAGCGGCACGTGTCTTGCTGGAATATGGTGTGAACTATATTCCGACAGCTCCGGTAGTCGAACGTATCCATGTCGCCAAGGAAGTCTTCTTGAACTACGACGAAGCGCTGCGCAAGATTGCCTGGACGCAGGTGAAGTACTGGCGTGAACATGCTGGTCTGAAAGTGCCGGACTTCAACGACATGTCGGAAGAAGAAAAAGAGAAGTATCTCGAAACTGCCCGCATGACTCTCGTGCGCAATGGTAAGTTCTTCATTGAGGGCTTCTCAACCGAAATCATTTACGCGAAATAAGAGAACCACAATGGTTGACATGAATTCCCTCGACGCTGTCAAGAAGATGCTCAAGAAAGAGCTTACCGAATTCAGCGGTAAGCCGTTCCGTCGTTTCAAGTCGGAACAAGAGGTCAAGGATGTATTCTTCGATCTGCTCGCGAAAGCTCTCAAGCTGGGCCTGTATTCGTACGACCCCACGCTGGGTGAGATCGCCTGGTACATCGGCAAGGAACACGAGATCGATCTGTTTTCGCGTCTGGAAGGCGCAGACGATCGCTTCATTGCGAATATCGTTCGTGAAGTACTCGATGCCGATGGTTGGACAAACGTCATCATTCTGCCGCCGGTCACTGGTAGCAACCGCATCCTTATCAAAATGCGTCACGATGATATCCGTTCTGGCGTCGTTATTGGTGCAATTCCCCCTGCGCCAATGAAGATCGTCAAGAAGAAATAAGCAGTACTTTCAGGATGAGGTTTCCCTCATCCTGAAGTTTATGCTTTTACCATGGAGATAGAAAATGGATTTGGTAAAAGAATTGTCTTTCGTCATCGTTATTCTTATTGGTGTGTTGATCATTAAACACATACAGTACAAGCGGGCGGTTTCTCAACTCGCGGATAATTACAAGGACGAGAGGAAGTATTACAAACAACTCTGGGCTGATAACGAATTGCTACGGTCCTATATGGACAATAAGCACATGGTCTGGTCGGACCATGCCAAGGAAGTAATCAATCGTCGTCCGCTGGACCCCGATCTCGTTATCCTGATTCGTGCTTCGGATTTGTACAACCTCACTCAGATCCAGTGGCGCGAAGGGCATGACAATGCTTCCAGTCAGATCGGTAAGACCATGCAGATGCGGTATGGTATTGACAACCAGGAAGAAGAAGACGGTGTGGCACGTATTCGTGCGTCGTTTGCAGATAAACGATTCGATAACGATTTCGCAAAGCTCGTGAATGCTTGTACGGCTATTGCGATTAATTATGGGCAAACACAACAGATTCGCGACAGATTGTCTAAGCAGATCATCGACTTCAGGATGTATCTGTCGAAGAAGCAGCGTGGGGAACGCGTTAACTTTCCCAAGACGTAACTTTTGAAAACGAGATCGGGATAGCTTCGGCTATCTCGACTCATTATTTTTTATCACAAGACCGGATGGTTTGACCTAAACCGGTAGTACTTTTTAGATAAGGATTTTCCATGTCTTTGCAAGAAAAATTCGAACAAGCGGAAGCAGCTGAACTGGCAACCCGTGTTCTGATCACGCCCGCAGCAAACCAGCAAGACGAACTCGACATCCAGCAAACGCCGCCGCTGTCGGCTCGTGCGTACGTGCCGCTGCTGCCGGTCGAACCCGAAGTCATCCGCCGCGCCGCCAAGATGCGTGACGACGAAAACGCAGTCGTCACTCCGATCGGCGGGCAGGTATCGCTCGGCTTCAAGAACCAGTTCGGCGAACAGATCATGGACGACATCGCGCCGATTCCGCTTTTCGGCACGCTGCTCTATCCGGGCCAGATTCCCCTGATGGTCGACGAAAAGCCGCCGGTCGAACACGACCTGATGAAAGAACACGACTTCGGCCGTCTGCCGACGTACTCGGATCTCGTCGATTCGGTACAAGGTCAGAAGAAACCCGTCGAACAAGTGCTGGCGATCGCCGCGCGTGACTTCATCGACATGATGACGATGGTCCCGCAGGAAGAAGTGCGCCCGAACGAACTGAACGAAGCGGTCTACTGGGCCCTGAACTTCATCCGTCGCGGCTGGTGCGAAACCGACAGCCGCTACATCCAGCTGCTGCCGTACATCGTGTTCTACAAGAAGATCGGCAAGCGCTATCGCATCTTCGTGTACCAGCGTGGCAAGGGCGTGGGTGAAGAACGTCTGGCCATGAACTGCTCGGTCGGCGTGGGTGGTCACATCAACCCGCTCGACTTCCTGTCCATGCAGTCGAAGCTCGATCTGCATAAGGTTCCGGGAAGCGAATTCGGCGGTGAACTGCTGAACGTGTTCTCGGGCCGCATGCTGTGCGAAGGCTTCTGGACCGGCATCATGAACAACGTGATCCGTGAAGGACGCGAAGAAATCGAAATGCGGGTCTACAGCCGGCTGGAAAACAGCGAGTCGGGTCTCGCATCGAAGTACGAGAAGAAGGACATCGTCGACCTGATCGCTCAGGGCGCGCAGAACGCAATGTGTTCGCCGGAACAATGGCTGCATCAGCGTACCACGTTCTTCCTCGACTACGCTTCGGGCGATGTCGAAAAGCACCACCTGGCTATGATGATGGCCATCGAAGTGCCGGAAAACTACGAAATCGTCACGAACGAAGAAGAACTCGTCGACGTCGGTTTCAAGTGGCTCGAAGACCTGCAAGACGATTCGCTCCTGCCGACTCCGCTGGAATGCTGGTCGCGTTCGGTCATCGATTCGCTGATCGGTACGCTGGAAACGATTGCACAAAACCCGCATCGTCCGGCAATCGGCAGCCGCTTCGTCATGGACTCCATGGCCAACGGTGGTTCGCATCCGAGCGATCCCGAGTTCATCGCCAAGATTCCGGCAGCTGACCGCTGGAAGATCGGCACGATCTCGCAGATCTTCGATCCGTCGCTGAAGTTCTATGCGATGAACGCTTTCCTGCGCGCTTAACCGGCCGCGCGCAGTAGTGGTGAGAGGGAAATCCTCTCACCATTTTTTTTGCTTCATTTACGGAGCGAGACGTGTTCTACAAAGAAGCCAAGGTCAATACCTTCAATCCGCCGTTGTCGGAAGAAGTCAAACAACGCTTCCTCCATGAGTTTGCGAACCTCTGTGGTGCGGCGGTCCGCTTCAATGGTGGAGCAGTCGTCGAAGAAGACGACGAGCATCCGAAAGTCGAGAACTATTACGCCATGGCCTACCTGATGGGCTGGAAGTGGCGGCAAGATCTTCTTATGGACGTCGCACGCGAAACGGGTTGGCCTGACCCGGAATTCGTGGACTTCGTTCATGACATGGTGATTCGTCTGGGACTGATCCCTTACAATCCCAATGAGGCCCAGAACCTCGCCGATTTCGAAGTGGCGATGAAAGGCCGTATTTCTTTAACGAAAGCAGTGCGCAGTGGCTTGTTTGCCTTCCCCGCAGCGCGGCAGGCATATCACGCTTGGTGCAAAGCGCTCAACAGGGAGCATACTCCTCATGTCGCAAAACAACTCGGAAAAGCTCCTGAGCGGGCTGGTCAAGAAGACTAACTTCCGTTATCCAGCGCAGTTTGCTGGACACTGGGGAGCGAATCCCAGCGGTGCGATTGGTCTTGGTCCGAAGATCAACGATCTGTTGTACCGTTTTGCCAAGTCCTGCAAGTACGTGTATCGACTGGGTGGTTTGACTCAGCCGGTATACGACGTGAATCCTCAAACGACCGAATCGCTTTGCATGCGAGCGATCATGGTGGCTGAGGAATTCATGCAGAAGAATCCGGAGAAGAAAGGGCGTGACTTTGTGCTGATGGATGGTACTCCCTGGTCGGACATCACCAACAGCGATCTGTTCGGTTACGACATCCTTTACATCTGCGTGTTCTGGAAGATCGACAAGCCGATCATTGCGACCATCACGGGTCCTCGTAAGTGGCAAAAGACTGAAGGTACGATGTGTTCGCACATCGTCGAGCCATCCATGCAGATGACCATCATTCAGTACGACGAGGAAGAAGAAGACATTACGCGGCTCTACAAGTTGCGTAATGCGATCTTCAGCCAGACGAACTTCCGTCTGCTCAAAGACTTCGGTACTCCGATCGTCAAGGCCGTGGAAGACACGATCGATCGCGATAACGAGTATCCGGTAGCGGCTGCGAATTGGGTTGATGGTGTGGTGTGGTACGTTGATCGTCCGCATCGTCATCACCACATTCTGCAGTCCAAGGAATACCATGACGCGTATGCCGGGCAGCAGAAAAACGAAGTCCAGGGTTTTCTTACGAATCACGGCAATTTCGTTACACGGTATCGCGCAATGCTCATGGCAGTCGACAATCGAATGATCGTCGATACGCCAACGACATCCGTGATGCTTACGCGTTGTGCATCCAAGCTCTATCACCAGGAAGAACCCAAGATGGGTGGAATCTGGCGTGAACGTGATATGGATGAGCGTGGTTTCATGATTAGTGTCACGCCGTTGTTCTCTGAAGATCTGTTCTGACATGCAGGGAGCTTCGGCTCCCTGTGTGTATGGTTTAGACTTTTTTGGAGATATATCATCCACTTGAGAATACCGATAAAAAGCTATTGACTGGTCTGATTAGTTGATTATTAGAAAGGAAGTTGAAAATGCTAGCAGTCTTCGCCATCATCGCTCTCGGGTTCTTGTTGCTGAGTAGTCTCATCTTGTTCGGCAACGAGCTTTACTACCGTAAGCGCGTAAGCGCCGTCGGCATAATCGTGATGGTCTGTACAGTCTTTCTGATGTACTACCTGCACGGCCTCAACGACCAGATCCTGACGTACGTTCACGACCTGGCCAAATATCAAACCGTTCCGCCCTTGAAGGGAGAATGATGTCTCAAGAAAGACGTTTGACAACGAAAGAAGAGGACGAAATGCTGAAATATGCTTTCGTCCCCAAGACGGTTCAGAAGGTGTACGCCTTCCGTTACCGTGGCTACGCGGATGAGATCCCCTACCTCTTTTGCAAACATCTCGCACGCCGCAAACTTACATCGATGATCGGCGTTCCCAACGCCGAACTTCATTTCGATCTCGCTGGTTCAGTCGATGGCAGCCTCACGGTCTGCAAGAAAGGCGATTGGATTGTCTCGATCGATGACACCACTCAGATCCTGACGGACGAACAGTTTCAAGAACAATACGTTCGCTTGTCTGATCTGAATTACCAAAACTGAGGAGCATGCTTTGAAAAGCCTGAACAAAAACATTTCCAATCCGGAACTCGCTGCACAAATCGCCACCATCCTGTCGATGCAGCAACAGCTGTCGCTCGCGTGTCTTCGCCAGAACCTGAAGCTCACGACCACCATCGGCCACGAAGAAGGCCAGGCTCTTCCGTATCTGCAGTACACGATCGGCTTCAACACGAACGAACCGCCGGTCTTCCATGGCCAGGCTCGCTCGGCGCAAGAGCAGCATTACGCCATGATGTTTGAATTCATCAATGGCCACATGGTCAACGAGACGTTCCCGCCGACCGTGCGTACGGTTCAGCAAGAACCGGAAAACGGCAGCAATACGCCGGTGGAAGTTCACATCTCGTACTGGAAGCGTCGTCTGGTCGTCGAACACGACATCACCGTGCGTGATCCGGATCCGAAGGCTTCGCAGACCGACGGCCTGCACAAGGCAGCAAGCAGCACTGTGTGGGTCGGCTACGACACGAAGCAACGCGAAATCATCCGCGTCCATGAAGGCACGTTCAACGCAAATCCGGATTTGGTGGACCGCGTGCAGTACATGGAAGTCGGTCCGATCGGCCGTGTCGTCGTCGTGATCTTCAAGGATACGAAGATCCTGTCGGAAGGCCAGCAAGGAACGTTCGCAGAGGGCCTTAAAACGGCTCAGGCGGGCTTCGCAGAACGCGGACAGAGCGAAGCTAGTGTCGACCTGTCGATGTCTTCTGGTGGCGGTATGGCGATCATGTCAGGTCCGATGGCAACGCTCGCCGATACTCCGGTTGCACATTCGTCGGGTGCAGCTGCAAGCGTTTCGCTCGATCCGTCGAAGCTGGTGCTGGGTACGAAGACTCCCATTCCGGAAGGCTCGGAACTGCAGAAGGCAATCAGTCGTCTGGCAGGCATCAACAAGAAGCAACCGACCATCGACATTCCGAAGTCGATCAAGCTCGAACAACTCGTTCGCAGCATGGGTGTCATCGAACATGCGCTGGTAATCCGCATGGCGGCTGGTGTCGGCCTGAAGAACCCGACGATGACGTCGAAGCTTACCCAGAAGCAAGCAGCAGCCTTCGCCGAGAAGTTCGGCTTCAAGGTGACGCTCCTGGGTGAAGGCGGCGCAACTGCTACTACGGCGAAGAAGCCGTCGAAAGTTTCGGTGCCGTACAAGAAAGCTATCGTCAAGAAGCCGGCAGTCAAGCGCCTGCCGCGTACCAAGCCGCAATCCAACGACTAACGTCGCAACGCCATGACCGGATAGATGCCTTCGGGCATCTATCCTTGTCTATGTTTGTTGGAGGAAAAATGAGCCAGTATGTTTATAAATTCCCCATCGCTATTCACAAAGACGAAGGTAGTGATTATGGCGTGATTGTTCCGAATCTTCCAGGATGTCATTCGTGGGGTACTACGATCGAAGAAGCATTTGAGAACACGAAAGAAGCAATCGAAGGTCATGTCGAAACGCTTCTTGAAACAGGGGAAGATATCGTATTTGCTTGCGGTAGCATTGAAGACCTGCAAGATGCTCCGGATTATGCAGGAGCAAGTTGGTATTACGTCGAAGTCGATCTGACTCGCCTCCTGGCGAAGTAACACCAATCTCTTTTTAAAAGGTAGCAAAATGTCGAACAAAGATCTGGGCAAAGTTATCGCAATTCAAATCGCACCGTGGAAGCCGGTAGCAGATGGTTCGCCGGAAGGTTCCATCGAGATTCAACCCGACGGTGCCGATCAGGATACCGAAGGCTATGGCGTATACGCACGCCATGAAAACGGCATGGCGATTCACCGTCGTGACTTCGTGACCGAAGCAGCAGCTGTCGTCGTGGCGCGTGAGCTCTGTAAAGAGTTCGGCGTGAAGGTCGAACCGTATGGCTGGCAAGTCGGTCTTGTTCATATGGGTCCGACAGTCATCGTAGACGACACCAAGGCATTCGAGTCGTTCGCCCGCAAACAGGACTTCATCAAGGACACGCAGCGCTACGATCTCGATCATCCGGACAAGAACTACGCCGGGAAGTATGGTCATTACGACACGCGCAATGCGAAGGTCATGTGGGACGGCGCAGTTGCATGGACGCTCGCTGTGCTGGGATATTCGGGTATGTCGACCGACTATCTGAATGGCGGCGATATCCGCGTGACGATCGAAGGTCGTACGGGCAGGGGTAAGTCGGCTCTTGCCGGCATTCTCTGTGAGAAGCTCAAGTCGCTCGGTATCCCCGTGACCTGGAATGAACAGGCGTATGAAGAATGGCGTCAGGATCGTACGTGGGAAACGGAACTGCAAGAACTCTGCATCGGCGGCACGATCAAGATCGTCGAGAAGAATCTCGTTCCCAGTCAGGTAGCTGAGCGTTTCGTCGAATTCAAGGATGGTGAAATCGTCCACGTCGGCGACAAGCATTTCCTGAAGATCGACGATGTATCGCAAACATCCGGGCATAAAGGCGTGAAGCTGCAGCCGGAACCGGACCACAAGCAGCTTTTGCTGGTCCGGCAAGCTGTTGAAAGTTTCCTGTCGATGAACATGTTTCATCTGGAAGGTTCGGAAGAGCAACGCGCTGCGCAGTTCGAGTCGATCAAGCGTGTTCTTATTTCGCGTCTCTGGGATACTTTCCCGGGCGTTACCATGCCGGATGAACCTGCGTACTTTATCGGCCGTGAGCAAGTCACGAAGGAGCAATACGAAGCGGCTGGCCAAAGCAACAACGGCATGAAATCGTCGATCGACTATCCTGGTCCTGATGGTGAACAGCAGTAAAGGATTACCGGGAGCCTCAGCCCGGTAAGTTGGGCGATCGGATCCTTCGGGGTTCGGTCGCATTTTTTCCATTGAGGAGTTTGAAAATGCCGTATACCCCAAGTCAGAGAAAGTTGTTTCAGGCTGCCGCTCACAATGAAGATATTGCGAAACGGCATCACATGACTCAGGAACAGGCTCGTAAACTGATGGAAGAAGACAAAAAAATAGAAGCCCACATCAGCAAGTCTCGGGCAGCTAAGAAGCGCAGCTAAATCGCGCTAATGGAGGGTCCGCTCTTAACGGGGCGGACTACATTTTTTTTTCGCTGATCCTGTGGTTTTTCACAAGGACGGGTAATAAAAATGTCACCAGGTAACGGCACCACCAAATGGGGCAGTTTCAAAACTGAATCCCCGATCAGCCCTGCAGTTGCGCAGGACATCAAACAAACCGAGAAATCGGAAGTTCATCCCAGTGGTCTCACGAGCCGCAACAGGCATGGTGGCCAGAAGTCGATGAACAACACCGCACGGGTCTAACAACAAGAACATCTACGAGACCTTAGAAAATGGAACTGGACCAACAACAATTAACGGTGCAAGAAGAGATCATTCTCGATCTCCTCATGACACCATACGGGGTCGAGAAGACTTCATCGGACATCGTTCGTGATGCAGAAGGCAAGTTGTCTGCTGACGGACTGATGGAAAAGATGGAACTGCTCGAAAAACGGGGTTACTTGAAGAGTCGTTTTGTGACGCCGGAAGGATACTTGGTTTCACGTCGTATCTTCTCCATCAATCACGTTCGACTGCATAAGGAGTCGCGTCTGCGTTTGCGGACGAGGCTGGAGATCGACCGTATTTGCAATTTTAAAATCGCCGCATAAAGCGCCCATCATACACACTGGCTTGCGCCAGTGTGTATGTGTATGCATTTTATTTCAGACATATATAACTCACGTGAATTCCTGTTGTAAACTTTACAATTCCTTTCACGGAGCTAAAAATGATTCTCGATAAAAACAATGAAGTCATCGCGAAGCTGGTTGCTGCTGCATGCGCACCGGTGAAATACGAACGCAATCTGTCGGTTGAAGAAGCTGTCGTTCAATTTCTCATGACGCCGAGCAACGAACCACAAGGTCATGTGAAAACGGACTTCTACAAGAACCTCGGCAGCCTTCTGTTCTCGGAATCGGAAGTCGATATGGCTTTGTCCGATCTCGAACAGGCGAACATCATCCGTGTGTACACACCGGAATACGAAACGATGTTCAAGACGAGGATCTACTATCAGCCGTCTCTGGACTTCGTGAGCCTGGTATCGGAGAAACAAGGCAAGACCGCTCGTCAGGCTCTGGCAGACAAGAAACACGATCTGATCAAAGTCAGTATCCAGATCAAGGGCATGGATGTGACTCTCGCCGAGTTGCATGGTTTTTACAAGAATGTTTTGTGGTTGTTCGAGACGCAGAAGCATCTCGAATATATCTACGTCGGCGTGATCAAGCTCTCCAAGAAGGAAGCGCTCGATCTCTACGAAACCCTCAAACAACAGAAAGCTTTTGAATAAGAGGACAAAATGACAGCACAACAAATGTGGCGTCGCCAGATGGCAGAAGTCGTCATCATCGCAGCAAAGCCGCAAGACAGCTGGGATACTCAGCACAAGGTAGTGTTTTACCTGAAGGACAAGAATGGCGAACCCAAGTCGTTGCAAGACATGGCGTTCGGCATCTATGGATGTGACAGCATTCATACGACCGACATGTTGCGTGACGCATGTACGGATCTGTTGCAGAAGGGAATCCTCGCAACCAAGACGTCGTTTCCGAACGTGTCGTATCGGCTCCATCCGGAGATGACGTCCATCATCGATCTGATTTTGAGCCAGACGATGACCAAACATTAGGAGAGGCCATGTCGGCCCTGAAAGAACAACCTAAGCTGAATAAGGCAGACGCGCAGATGCGCGACTTGGCTCAACAAGCAACAATGGTAGAAGGCTTTCAGGACCGACTCTGTGTCCTGGTAATAAGGAAACTGGTTCTCTCGTCCGACGTACCGCATAGTTACATTCAGATTGCTGCCGATCTGAGGCATGAAAAGTATTTCAGTGCAACCGACTACAATGTAAAGAAAGTAGCTCGGTTTCTAGCAGAACATGGTGTGGTGCAGTCTCTTCCGAGAAACATGCTCAGACTTACATCTGACATGAAAGAACTTATTTTTGAGGTGGCAATTAAAAATGCTAAAAATCGATCGAAACGCCAAGGGCTTCCGTCGGATCCAGTCCATGGCGGCATCATGCTTTCGTAGCAAGGAATCCGTCGAGACGAAGACCATCGAAGGTTATGGTGGTCACGCGAACATCACGGCTTCCGGCTTCATCGTCCGTACGCTGTATCTCGGCGAAAACAAACCCATCAACGAAAACCTGCTGCTCAAGAAGCTGCGTGAAGCGAACGTCTTCATGCCGCAGATGAACATCAGCAATCTGTTGGTGGATCTGCACGTGGACGGCGTAGCCCATCCGACCAAGAAGGGATACGTGCTGACAGACAGCATGATGGAACTCATCGGCGAGTATCTCCAACCTGTCGAGCCCGCAACCTCTGCTTCCGCACAGGTGAACAATGTCTCTGAATAAAGAGCACCCGACAATCGTCGAGTTGGCCGAAGACTGTATTCGTTACGGCCGTGAGTTGAAACCCGAAGATCACAAGCTCCGTCTGATCCGGTACATCATTTTCACGAAACCAGCAACGATGGAAAGCTTGGTGGCTGAATACCGGGAACGTGATCTCGATCCGATCGTGGTTGATATCTGGTTGGACTGGCTGATCGCGAACGACATCATTGAGTTGAAAGCCGACAAGACTTATACGCTGACTGACGACTTCTACAAGCTCGTTCGTGAAAAGCATTACTTTCTGTTCGATCATGGCTCGGTGAAAGCAGTCAAATTGCCGAATGTCTAAGACGGCATAAAGTCAGAGCACCCTACTCCCGCAAGGGAGTAGGGACTCTTATTTTTTTTGCTTTAAAGCCAATCGAAATCGGTTTCAGCTTCCGAAGCACGCTTGCCACCAACCTTACGAAGACCAGAACGCTCTCCACCAAAGTCAGGAGGAATGCCACCGATGTCGTAGAATTGATAGACGAGATACTTCAGTTCTTCTGCCAGCACAGGTGCGCCGCGATGCTTGCCGCGATGCAGCGTCAGATACGAATGACCATTGTGCTTCTCGATGTGCTGGAACAACTCAATGTCGATCTCGGCATCCAGACTCTTACAACCGTCGTAGTAACCACCACCAGGCAACATCTTGACGAAGTCTTTCGGTACCGAGCGTTGGATTTCCTTAGCCTGCGTCGAGATCTGATGCGGCGTCCAGAAAGCCGTTTTACGGGCATTGAAGAAGTTACGGCAACGACGAGCCATATCACGCACGTCAGCGCCTGCAATGCCCTGTACGCAGCCCGTAGTCGGCATCTTACGCATGTAGTCCAGCATACACAGAGCAATTTCGTAGCCCTGCGATTCCAGATCGCGAACAAATGCAAACAAGTCGAAGATCGTCCAGAGAGACGGATCGACCTTGTACATACGTACGTGCCAGCCCTTCTCCGTCATCTTGTCCATGACGTACTGAGCGATTTCGTCTTCCGACTTGCCGACCATGACTGCCACCTCACCGTACTCCTGTTCCCAGAAGTGCTTGTAGAGATGGTTAAAGTTCATTTCGACGTCATCTTCGAACGAGATGCGCAGAAGCAAAGGCTTCTTCTTCGGATCAAACAGATACGGATCGTTGTTACGAGCAATGCCTGCGAAGATGTCCAGCGAGAAACCCGTCTTGTTATTGTGCGGCAGAGCCGAACTACAGACGAATTCACCACGACGAACACCGCCGTTAAACATGTCGTTCAGATCTTGCAAGTGCGTCTTGAGCTTACCGGCCCCCGATTGCTCATCTGACACGGCGCAAGCTGCTTTAACGACTGTCTCTTTATCGCCCATGTCGATCGTGCCAAGAATAGCTTCATCCTGTTTACTGGATTTACTCAGCGACGATTCAATGTCTGTGGAGAACTCGCGAAGATACGTGTCCATATCTTCAATCGAATTCTCCTTAAAGCGCAGCGTGTGAGCCACATCGAAAATACGCTTTTTCGTACCCTCATAATGAAGATACGATTTGAGCTCTTTTCGAATATGATTGACGCGCTTTTTGAGACCATCTTGTGATAGTTCAAGAACGATTCCTTCCTTGAAGGATTCGAACAAGTCGATCTCTGTGCCGCAATGCAACCGGACTTCTTGCAAGAGGTCCGATTTGTCCATTTCATCGCCTACCGGAGCATTGGCGAGTTTGCGACATATGTTGTAGAGCGAGCCAATAATCTCTCGTTCACTGTCTATGAGGCCCACGTCGGCCTCAGGAATTTTGACGGTGGCGAGCAGGCTGGTGGCCAAGTCAGACGATCGCGCATTCTCACCTTCAATCTGTGATTCGAGGTGCAGCAGCGTGATGATCTTAAGAAGAAGAAGTCTTGGGGTCATTGTCTAGACCTGCTGGATTGGTAGGATTTCTGTTGCAGCGTTCAAATAAGAACAGGCAACTTTTTTATTTTATTTTCATACCGGATAAAGGCGAAGAGCATGAGTTTGTTCATGAACGTGAATCCTGGTGACCAGGTCGTGGTGATTCCGGACTGGGCTTACCGGCAGCTTGCCAAGAAAGGCAAGATCGAGGATGTCCTCAACTTCTCCCTGATGCGCCAATGGTTCACTCAGGAACAACTGGTTGCACTGGATGCATTCTCCAGTGATGGTCTTTCCATTTTCTGGACTAATGGTACGATCCCCCATGTGTCGGATCGTCGCCAGAAGTACACGAAGAGTCTCGGTTACCTGTGGTTCTTCCCGGAAGAAGCCGGGCAGTCCGTCAACGGAACTGAAGCAGATAAGTATGCGAGGAATCAGATCTCCGAACTCGCAGACAAAAAAGAATACAGCGCCAAGCTGGTGAACCAGTATGTTCTGGATCACCTCAAGCAAGACGCGGCTAACAAGGTTGATCTTCATCAATCTTATAGCGTTTATTCGGCATCGAGCAAACTGATTGTTGTGGCCCTCAATCAGGGAATTCTGTCGCCGGTGATTTTCAACCGCAAAGAAGAACTGCGCTTGTCGATCCTGCGGTCCGTGGTCGAGAAGTTGCAGCAGTACTACGACTTGAACGTGGTACACAAGACGAACTGGTTCGAGTGGTATCTCACCGAACTGGATCTCTTGAAATAAAACAGTCTCAATAGTTTGGTGGTGGACACTGCCAAAACCGGTTTTGTACAGAATCGTAGTTTTCGTTTTCCCAGAAAACCTTTTTCCTAGGAATAAGAGGTAATACAACATGTCTTTCGTGACCACTTCGAAGTTCGCCAAGAAGGCTGACCAGGAACATATCAATGTTGCCGGCGCAGCGTTCAAGATGGTCGAACACCTGAGCCGTGATGGCCATCTCCGCAACGACCCGGCAATCGGCAAAGCGCTCGTCTCGAACGAGTCGTTCTCGCCCGACATCGAACAAGCTGCCTCCGGCATGCTGACCAACGTCATGGCGTCGGTCGAATCGTTCTTCAAGATGGACGGCGCCAAGCTCGGCGTCAAGGTGACCCCGCAGCAACAAGAAGCCGTGACGTTCGCACTCGCGTCGGCCATGGCACCGAAGGACTCGCTCGCACGCCGCGTGGCGATGAAGGGCGCCAAGGGCTCGAACGCTTTCGAAGTGTTCATCCCCGACAACAGCGGTCTGGATCCGGCCAAGCTCGGTCAGCGCTCGATGGAAGCGTACGACACGAAGCCGAACGACGAAACGCTGAACTTCACGGCAGCTTTCGCGCTCGCGACCGCAACGCAGAACCGCTTCGGCGAAATGTTCTACAAGACGGTGAACCTGTCGCCGGACCAGTACGCGATCGAAATGGAGATCCCGCTGATCTCCGTGTACGATCAAGTGCGCTACGAGCTCGAAAAGCGCCTGACGGACTACAACCGTCGCAACATCGTCAACGCTGAAATCGACGCGACGATCCTGAAGAACGACACGCTGAAGATCATCCCGGTCGTGCGCGCTCAGACGGCCGACGCCTTCGTCGATCCGGCGCTGGTCGCACCGTACCCGGCAGTGACCGACGAAGGCGAAAGCATCCAGACGGCTCCGCTGAAGACGAACTACCGTACGTCGCTGTTCCGCCTGGCTCTGACCGACACGCAACTCGCGAAGGGCGTGCTGGACCAGACCGACGCGCTGGATCCGGGTGCCGTCCTGAAGGGCGTGTACGTCATGTTCTCGAACGCTGACGGCTCGACCAAGGAAGTGGTCCGTTTCGACACGGCCAACAGCCCGCTGAACCAGTTCACGGAAGCGCTGCAAGGCCAGACGCGCCGCATGGACCTGCAATTCACGACCGACTCGGCCGTGGTGGGTCCGAACACGAAGCTGTTCAACAACGCTGCTTCGACGCTGCTGACCGCCTTCGAAGGCGACTCGGCAAACACGGCATGGCTGTCGTTCTCGGTCCGCGGTGACATCAACCTGCAAGATTCGTCCTACGAAATCATCACGGGTTCGATCGTCGTCAACACGATCAAGAACATCAACGGTACGTCGCTCGACGTGACCGACGCTGGTCAAGCTGCAATGGTCAACCTGCTGCAAGGCGGCAAGATCATCGGCGTGGACATCGACGTTCGTCGCGTGAACAGCAACTTGCGTGAACTCGGCCAGCTGGCTGACTTCAACACGTATCGCCAGATCTACGGCGTTTCGCTCGGCAGCCCGCTGTCGGTGCAACGTCCGATCACCAACGGCGATGCGCAAGACGCACTGCACGCAGCTGCTCTGTCGTACCTGTGCAAGGTCCGTCAGTCGAACCTGGCTGTGACGCAACTGCTGTCGGAAGTCGACTCGCTGCGTCAGTACGCGAAGCGCTCGGACATCATCGGCCGCCAGCCGGAGATCATGGGCATCTCGTCGTACCTGATCGAGCCGGTCCTGCAAGAAGTCGAAGTCGACCTGTTGACGGCCGTCACGACGACCGCTCAGCACGAGCGCTACGCGGACATCACGGCAATCCTGACCGACACCTGCAAGATCATGGCCTACAAGCTGTGGCAGCTGTCGAACTGGCAAGCCGCTGCCAACCTGCTGGAAGGCACCGAAGCGCAACTGCCGAAGGTCCTGCTCGGTACCGACATGGTCCTGACGCAATACCTGATGGTCGAAGGCGACACGCGTACGATGGGTCCCGACTTCACGTACGAGAAGGCATGGACGCCGGACAGCCGCGTGCGTGGCAAGATCTTCATCGCGCTGGCTTACCCGAGCCAGAACCCGGGCGTTCCGCACCCGCTCGACCACGGCATGATGTTGAACAAGCCGGAAGTCGTCGCTGCGCTGAACCTCTCGCGTACCAGCCACTCGCGTGAACTGATCGTTCACCCGTCGTTCCGTCACATCCCGCTCTGCCCGATCCTCGGCGTGCTGACCGTGACGAACCTGCAAGAAGCGCTGTCGCAGCAGGCTGTCCTCGGTATCAAGGTCACGAACGCAACTCAGTTCGTGGACTCGACGACCGTGACGACCACCAACGCGAACGGCTCGACGAGCACGACGACCGCTGCTTAAGGTCGCGATTGGGCAGGCTAGTTAAGCTGCCCATTACCAACCAGAAGCACATCTCCTACTCCTACCCCGCAAGGGGTAGGAGTAGGAGTTTATGCTGTCTATTAAAAATCAGAAATATATCATTAAATCGAAGTTGAGAAGAATAAGCAACCGTTTTAGATAATTGCTTATACGTTTTGAAGATGATGTGCCAATTAACGTAGGATCGTTAAAAGATGGATTCTGACCGGGGAATGGAGCCGGCGTATTGGTCGGTTCCACTAAAAGAATCAACGTCCCATCAGCATTCGGTAATCGAAAGCTGCGATCTGTCCATTCACACGAAGTTCCTCAATTATTCCGGGCGACCGATTTCGTTGGGGTTCAGAAGGGGAATGGTAGTCGACGTGCCTAGTCGACAGTCCCGCAACAGTCAAGCGTTCATCGTTCGTCAAGAGTTGTATTTCTCCGACAACATCAAACACTCTGTGCGGGATAGACTAATAAGTCATGAAGGACCCAAAAGTGAGGATCTGAAGAATTTCGAGGATCTGTTTCTGAGGGCTTATCGTGACCAGACGCATAGTGTCACTATGCGGTATGACTATGAAGTAACGCCAAGAACAATAAACGACAATGGTGGATGCATTTATTTGGTCGAGCAAGATATTATTCTATCGACCAAACACAATGATATACCGTTGCATCCGTTCAGTTTCGAGGCGATGACCAGAGCACCTAAGGGAACGAGGACCCTGGGCGAAAATGGTCTGTCTGTCGAGATCATCGATAATCAAGAAAGGATTGGACCCAGGTATATGCGACTACTTGGGAAGGTCATGCGGATCGATGCTGTCAAGAATGCGCTCAAGAGGGATGGCGTATATCTGAAGTATCGAGGGTTAATGACAACGAGTCAGGGTCCTGTTGAAGACATCGTTGACTATATCCCGCCCGAGGCAATGCCAGAAGCAAAGTGGTTGTATAGGTCTTTCGCCGAGGCCCGTACTGCTCCTGAGCATGAAGTCGAGCTCGGTTTTGAACTAAAACACCTGGATCTGCAAGGTAAGAAGACGGCTGCTGAAACCAGCAATCTGAAAGCTGAGCAAGACAAGGAAAAACTGGAACTGGAACATCGCAACGCTCAACTCCAAGCGCAACTGGAAGAAGAAGAGCGAAGAACCAGGCACTTTGAAAATGAGCTCAATCGCCGTTATGCCCGCGAGGATCATGCGACGAAGATCGAGCAATTAAGAACGAAGGACTATTTCGAAGAAAGAAGTATTGAACGAAAGGATTCGTCTGAGATGTGGAAGTTCATTCCAACCGTCGTAATGGGTGCGGGGGCAGCCATCGTTGCGTTAAAGAGTCTGTTTTCAAATTGAATAATTTTTCGGAGAATGCATGGACCCAACATTCGTTGAACTCCGAGATCGCATCATTCCAAAATTCAATCATGCGATCGCCAGCGGGATTGCCACTACGCACATCCCGCGTGCGTTGAAGTTCATCGACCAGGTTTGGCAATCGATCAGCCGGGAGTTTCCGGAAGGTCTGGTTTATGCTGGTTATGAACGCTGTCTGCCGCCTGATGAATATCGGGAAGGTGCGAAGAAGCGTTCACCGACAAAAACCTCCAAGCGTGTCGAGACCAAGTTGAAGAAAGCACCGAAGACCGCGTTTGACGTAGCACGGTCTGATGTCTTTCTTGTGAAGTTCTTCTTCCGATTCCAGGGAGTGGATCTTCCGCCGCGTTTCCTCTATCTGCCCTTTGTCACGAAGGGTGGGTTGATCACGATTGCTGGTTCGCGGTTCGCGATCAGTCCTGTCTTGCAAGACATCGTGATCTCGCCGGATGACGACAACGTGTTCGCACAGTTGTTGTGTATCAAGTTGATCTTCCGGCGGCTCGACTATGCGTATCTAGTCGATGGCAGAACGAGAAGTGTCCAGGTCGTGTGGTCCAATATCTATAACAAGACCAAGGACATGCTAAAACTCCAGCCGACCATCAAGATGGAAACGTGCCTTGCGCACTATCTGTTTTGTAAGTACGGCGTGACGGATACGTTCAAGAATTACCTCGGTATCGAACCGTTCTTTGGCACGGCGGACGATATCGATCCCGAACGTTTCCCGACGGAAGATTGGGTCATCTGTGAAACACGCGGTAAGCAACCCGAAGGCAATCCCCGGATGGACTTCGTGCGTAGCAAGATCCGCGTGGCGATTCGTCGCGAAGATTTCACGATGGATGCAGAGAACCTCGTCGGTGCTCTGTTCTACCTGATCGACCATTTCCCCAAGCGAATGATCCTGAAGGACATCGACAACCTCTGGTTGTGGCGTGTTCTGATGGGCCACATTCTCTGGACTGGTGACATGAATGAAGGTCTGCTCCACGACAAGGTGCGAGACCACTTCAAGTCGATTGACCAGTACATGGACTTGATCACGCAGCAAAAGCTCAAGTCCATTGGGATCGAAGTATCGAGTACCTATGACTTCTTCATGCATGTGATGAAAAATTGCAATGCGTGGATCTTGCAGGACTCGAACAAGATCAGCAGTATGTTTGGCAAGGAACTCAGCGTTCTGAATTATGTTCTCTACGACATCACGCATGCGATCGTCGAAACGAACTTTGCAATTCATACGGCTTATCGACGCTCCTTAACTGATCCGAAGCGCCCTCTGACGCAAAAGACCATCGAGGAGATTTTCAAAAAGAAGTTGAAGCCCGGACCGATTTTCAAGATCACTAACGGGCGGCCTGGCGTATCGTCGATTGCAATCCCCGGCGATAACATGGCCACGAAGCTGACTTCGCTGTTGGTTCCGCAGACTAGCAGCAGTAAGAAAGGCGCAAGAAGAGATAGTTCCTCGCAAGGGTCTTCCAAGATCCTGGATGAATCTATCGCGGAAATTGGTGGCTATCTGAATATTCAGAAGAAGACACCAACCGGCCGGACTCGTATCGGCATGTGGGCGACGCTCTCTCCGGGTTTCATCACCGTGGAGAATCCGAACCCCGTGTTTGCTGCAATCCGAAAACGTACTCAAGACAAAATCAAAGGGCGGTAATTAGAAAATGGCTAGACTCAAATTCTCTCCGACGCGTATCGAGGGTCACGAAATCAACCTTCGTCGTGGTGACGTCCCCGTCCGACTCAGCCACCCGGTACGTGACATCGATGAAATTATGGATGACATCATCTATAACGCCATCGACGTGATCCAGGAGCGTGCTCGTGACAACGAGTTGCGCATTCATTACTTCAACCTGATGTCGGACAACGACTATCGCAATCGTGACTTCGAAGACCTCGTGGGCACGATCGGTGACGTGATCGACATCGCAATGCAGGAAGGCAAGTTCCGCGATACGCGCGAAGCGGTGCCGGCGTGTGTCGAAGACGTCATCATGCTGCACATCGCTTACACGTGCGACGAATATCCGGAACTGATGGAATACGTCGAACGTCGCAGCGAGCGTGACATCGATCGTGGTATCGCGACGTTCAAGAAGTATCTGGACGCGATCGAAGCATATCGTCGCAACGGCAACCGCATTCCGGGTGGACGTGATCGTGGCCGCGGACGGGACCGCGATTATGATCGTGATGACCGCGGTGGTCGCGACCGTGATCGTCGCAGCAATCGCCGTGATCGTTGGGATCGTGGTGCAGTTCGTGGTGGCGTGAGTGGTTCGCCGCGTCGTCGTCTGGAAACGCGTGAAAACCGGTTCGGTAATACGGACCAGGACGATCGCTTCGAAGACAATGCGAGCACTTCCTCGCGTGATCGCCGTGACGATCGTCGGGATGACGACCGTGATGACCGTCGCGTTAGCCGTCGTGAAGATGATCGCTATCAGGATGCAGCCCCGCTGCGTCGTGAATCGTCGGGCGGTAGCCGCGTCCAGCGTTTGCCTGGTCGTATGCAAGACGACAGCGACATCGAGGACGCATTGTCTCGTGAAGCGCAACAAGAAGGGAAGAACATGCAGAACGACATCGGTCGCGGTGAAGAAGTGACGGGCGTCCAAGGCGACAACCCGTTGCTCTCGGCTTATCAGAATCTGGATGCGTGGGTGCCGAGCCAGAAGTATCCGCATCCGCTGGTGTTCAACCACAATCAAGATTTGATGTACGAAATGGACATCAATCGTGGTGTGGTGATCCCGCGAGTCATGGACAAGGATCAGATCGTGGACTACTACGCACATGCGTCGATGTCGTTTGGCACCTCGCCGAAGGACTTCGCGCGTTTCGACGACAGCAGCCAGGGCGTGAACGCTCGACTGAACAAGCTGCATGAAGCTCTCCTCAATCCGACGGAAGAGTTCAGTGTGGAAGGTTCGGAAGATACGGTCACGTATCACAACCGGCTGGACTTCACCGATCACACCTTCATGTCGTATGGCTTGAAGGACGTGTTGGTTCGTCTGAACTATCGTCGCTTCACGCAGGAACGCAAGCAACCCAATGGCGAAGAATACCATCCGGTAGAAATCGCTGTGGGTCGTGCGTTGATCATCGACTCGTTCATCGCAACTGAAGACGAGGCGGGCCTGCTGGAAGAACTGCGTCAAGTGTCGTCGTTCACGAAGCTGGCTGAAAAGATGAAGAACCTGTCGAAGAAGCTGTCGCCGGAACTCTGGCTGCAACTCGATCGGTATCTGACGAAGGCTGTGAACCGCATCCTGCGTCAACATCTGTCGATCAACTCGCTGAAGATCACGTCGTTCACGAGCGACTGGCTGGAACTGTTCGCATACATCACCGAGAAGTTCGGCGATGGCTATCGCGATGCAATCCAAACGCATCAAGAGCGCGAAATCCGCAACCTGTTCCATTACAATTCGGATGCGGAAATCTATGTGCTGTCCCAGCTGCCGGAAGGAACCGGCGGTGTGAAACCGTTCGTCACGTCGATGCCCACGAAGTTCATCTACCTCAATGAGGTGGGTTACAACCTCGACATCGACATGGTGCCGGAAGTCGCATCGCAGATTCTCGCCGAAACGAATCCGTTCTTCCACGATCTCGCTCAGGATCTGCTCACGAAGGACGGCGACGCGTATGGTCGCTTCTACATCCAGACCGCGGATATGCGCGTGATCGAAGCTAGCCGTTCGTACATGAACGACAAGGCGATCATGCTGCGTATGGTCCAGTAACAGATCGACTCTAATCACCATGGGGGAAACCCCATGGTGATTAGGTCATCTTTTTTTGCAATGAGGTAGGAATAATGCAAGTTCTTGGGCAATTTCTGTTGTTTTGTTTGGGTCTTTATACAACTCTGATATCTATTCGTTTAACCTCAGTTACTATCAGGTATTGGGTAGCACGTCGAATCATCGAGCAAGAATTCCAACGAGCGATCGTAGTCAATGAGAAGATTTCTCCACGAGATAAAATCGACTACGACGAACGTTCAGTGGACATCGTTGAACAAATCATCATCCAGATGAGTCAGGGATTGAAGTATCAACGCAAATGGATGATTCGCCATGCCACTCAACACTTTGCTGTGCTTTATCAGACAACTGTTTGGCTCAGCAATGATCCGGATGACTTACGCTTGTACGATGCACTAGACATCATCAAGCAGAAGTTCTACTACATGCACGGCACCTTCGTTAACATCAAGAAAAGTCGACTACGCAACAACATCAACATGGAGATGTTCACGACATCGGGTGACTTACTTACTTCGGTAGAAGATGTCTCCCAATACGACAAGAAAGAACAAGGTGGTGGTTGCAAAATCCGCATCACTTTATCCGTCGTGACACCCATGACGCCGAGAAATTACGACTATTTCAGGTATCTGTAAGGACCTGAAATATAGTATCAGAGTGGGTTTCCCCACTCTGATAATTTTATTTTTTTTGGTCTTTTATACTCTGGACAGAGAGAAAACACATTTCCAAAAATGCGTACTCCAGACGGACTTTGAGTCGTCTGGAGGGCAAGGACCTATGTTCGCAATTTTTGAAATGCGTTAAAAATTAGCACCACCTTCGATTAACTGAAGTAGTACCCTGGAGTATTTGAAAATGAGCCCTGTTATCGTCTACAGCAGCAATTCGTGCCCCAATTGCGAGAACCTGAAGAAGGCTTTGACCATCAAAGCCATCGAATATCAGGAGATCAACGTCGCCGAGCAGCCGGATCAAGCTCAGATGTTGCGCGAGAAGGGTTTTCGTCAGCTGCCGGTGATCGAGGACAACGGTGAATGGATGTCGGGCTTCACGCCGCAGAACTTCACGAAGATTGTCCGGGCACACTCAGTAACCGCTTAACCAATCGGACCTGACATGATTGAAACAGTCATCAACCTCAAGGGCGAAGAAGAAAAATTCGACGCCAAGAAGCTGAACCACTGGGTACAGGACGCCGTCGGCGTCGCTGAAGACGAGTGGAGCAGCATCGCTCTCGAAACGGTCCGCGACCTTCCCAAGAAGGTAACCGTTCAGCGTCTGATGCAGAAGCTCATCGACACGCTGCTTTCGCGTGATACGTGGTCGCACTACCTGATGGCAGGGCGTCTACGTGCTGTGCTCGATCGTATCGAAATCTTCGGTACGAAAGAACTGCCGCTGGTTCGTGCAGTGCAGGACCGACTGCATAATGCAGGTCTGGCTCGCAAGCTGGAATACTCGGAATACGAGTGGAGCGTCATCGAAGCCACGGTCAACCATGACCAGGATCTGACGTACCCGCACTTCGCAATCGAACAACTGCGCTTCAAGTATGCGCTGCAGGACTTCTCGACCCGTACGGAATACGAGACGCCGCAGTTCATCTACATGCGCATGGCGATGGCACTGTTCGAATCGCATCCCGAAACGATGCCCGGTTACCCGCTCGAAAATGCGGAATACGCCAAGCGCTCGCGTCTGGAACATGTGATTCGCATCTATCGTCACTTCTCGAACAAACGTTTGTCGGCACCGACGCCCAACTACAACAATCTGGGCACGTACCACAAGGGGTATGCAAGCTGCTGCCTGATCGCCGTTGGCGACAGCCGCTGGAGCTTGGCAGCCGGAGACCACATCACATACATGATGACGACGCAGTCCGCAGGTATCGGCACGAACCTGATGACGCGTTCCATCGGTGACCCGGTTCAAAAGGGTCGTTTCCTTCATCGCGGCAAGCTGCCGTATATCGCCACCTTCGGCAAGAACATCCGCGCGAATCTGCAGGGTGGTCGTGGTGGTGCGGGTACGCTGTACTTCAACCTGTTCGATCCGGAAGCTCAAGTCATCGCTGGCTTGCGTGATACGCGTGCGTCCGACACGGCTCGTAACCGTGATGCGCATTACGCGTACATGACGAATCGTTTCCTGACCATGAAAATGGCCAAGGGCGAGGACATCTTCACGTGGAACATCAAGAATGCGCCGGATCTTCACGAAGCCTTCTACGGCCCGGATATCCAGGCATTCGCGAAGCTCTATGCGAAGTACGAGGCAGATCCGAACTTCAAGAAGAACTACGCGCCTGCTCGCGACATCGTCGTGCATGCAGTTCAGCAAGGTATTCAGACCGGCACGATCTATGCGGCCTCCATCGACGAGATGAACCGCAATACGCCGTTCCTGGATCCGATCCATTCGTCGAACCTGTGCGTGGCACCGGGCACGATCATCCTGACCAAGGAATATGGTGAGCGAGCCATCTCCGAGTATCGGGATCGCTCTGTAGAGGTCTGGAACGGCTTCGAATGGAGTCGTGTGACCGTGCGTCAAACCAGCCCGCTGGAGAAGCTCGTACGCGTCTATACGAAGGGCGGCAAGGGTTATCTGGACTGCACGCTGTATCACAAGTGGTATGTGATGCGCGACGGTGTGGAAACCGAAGTCCGTACGGCAGATCTGAAGCGTGGTGATGTGTTGGCCTCGTTCAAAGATCCGCGCAACAAGGGCGACATCTCGGATGTGACGATTCTCGACATCGAAAACCTCGGCGTCGAAAACTCGGTTTACTGCTTCAACGAACCGAAGCGTCACAAGGCCATGTTCAATGGCGTCGTTACGGGTCAGTGTCTGGAAGTCTCGGAGCCGACTCAACCGTACGACGGCAAAGATGCGATGAAGGATCTCTTCTCGGACGTCGAAGTCGGCCATGCGAAATGGATCGCTGAATCGATCGATGGCATGCAGCACGAAGTCATCACGAAAGCATCTCACGTCGTGTCTGGTCCGAACGGTCGCTGGGTGGCGCAGTCGGTCAAGGTTGGTTACGAGCACTATACCGAGTCTTACGGTAAGCTGACTGTGACCCACGTCGTCTCCGTCAAGAAGGAACCGGAAGTCGCTCTGTGTTCGTTGGCTGCGACCAACATCACGGAAGAGATGACGGACGCCGAGTACGCCGATGTCATGTACTACGCGTACAAGATGATCGACTACTGCATTCTCGAAAACGAATACATCCTGCCGCACATGGGCGTGACTGCGAAGGCTCGCATGAACGCCGGCGTCGGTATGATGGGTGTGGCCACTCACATGGCACGTCGCCGTCTGAAGTTCAACAGCACGGAAGGTCTGCAGGAACTGCATCGCGTGTACGAGCGTCATCTGTATTTCGCGATTCAGGCTTCGATCGCCATCTCCAAGGAACGCGGTTTGGCTCCCTGGATTGCACGTACGAAATGGCCGGATGGTTGGACTCCGCTCAAGACGTATCGCAAAAAGGTCGATTCGTTGGCCAACTTCGAATACCAGTACGACTGGGACGAAGTCTCCGAGCAGATCAAGGCAAATGGTGGTCTGGCACACTCGTGTCTGATCAACTTCATGCCGGGCGAAAGCTCCTCGAAGGCTCTGGGTGCTACGAACAGCATCTACGGCATTCGCGAACTCGTGTTACTCAAGGGCGATGCGAACAACATGCTGCGCTGGGCAGCACCGTATGGCGACGATCCCGCGTATCTGTATCAACGCATGTGGGAACTCACCCTGCCGGAACAGAACAGCATCTACGCAATTCCGCAGAAGTTCTGCGATCAGTCGATTTCGGCCGACTGGTATCTGGACTTCACGAATCGCCTGGAAGTCAGTTCGACGGAAATCGTGGAAGCGGAAATGGACCGTGTCGAGAAGGGCGTGAAGACGCGCTACTACATCAACACACTCATGCCCGGCTCGGAAGACTCGATGAAGATCTCGAAGTCTGTCCACGCACAACCGGTTCCGCAGCCTGGCGACGTTGTCCTCGACTTGTCGACGGGCGAATCGCACGTCGTTGGCGATGCAGCACTGGCTGGTCTGGAAGGCATCACGTTCCAAACTGAACAGACGGGTGGCGACGGCCACATGGAATGCGAAGGTTGTTCGCTGTAAAAAAGTAAGAGACTGGGACTATTCTGTAGTCCCAGTTTCAACATCCCTTATAGGCTCAAATTTCAAAATGACCATTAACCAAGCCATTTTCAATGCCGCTAAGACGGATTATGAAAAGACTCCGATCATTCTTGGCCAGCCGCGTGGTCTGCTGGACACTATCAACCGCCAGTACCCCAAGCAGAACGAGCTTTACGAAAAGCTGCGCGGGCAGGACTGGACTGAAAAAGAGTTCGTATTCGAGCTCTGTCGCGTGGAATTCAAGACCGTAGACCCGCTCATCGCGAAGGACATGATCCGTACCCTCGCCTGGCAGTGGGAAACGGATTCTGTGGCTTCCTCGACGATCTCAGGCATCATGTCGGGTGTCTGCTCGTCGTCCGAAGTCTGGACCGGCTATCAGCGCATCTCGGATAACGAGTCGATCCATGCTCGCACCTATGCGGAAATCGTTCGTCAGTCGTTCGACGATCCGGTGGCTGCCATGGCGCAGTTCAAGAACGATGCAGATGCTCATCTGCGTCTGCATGTCGTGGCGAAGGTGTTCGGCAATGCGTACTGTGCGTCGCACCGCTGGGCCCTGTACCAGTTCGATCCGAAGACGTATCCGCTGACCGATCGTGAGCGCTACGAGATCTTCGATGCGATCTTCCTGTACATCGTCGCACTGCTCATCATGGAACGTTGCCAGTTCATGCCGTCGTTTGCTGTTACGTTCGGTATCTGCGCAATGAACCTGTTCCAGCCGATCGGCGATGCGGTGCAGCGTATCGCTCAGGACGAAGTGGAAATCCACGTGCCGTTTGGCAAGGCGAACATCGAGTCGCTCCTGGCAACCGACCGTGGTCGTGAAGCATTCAAGAACAACCGGCATGTCATCGTCGCGATGCTCAATGAAGCAATCGCTGGTGAAGACCGCTGGGTGGACGTGATGCATGAAGACGGTCATGAGCATACCGGCATGTCGCCTTCGTCGCTCAAACGCTTCAACTACTTCGGCGGTACGGACGTGGCGTACTTCCTCGGCATCGAGAAGGATGTGAGCTTCCCGATGGTGATGGACAACCCGCTGCCGTACATGAACAGCCGCGTGAACCTGCGCAAGACGCAAGCATCGCCGCAAGAAGCACCTCCCGTCGCGTACATGGTGAATGCCGTGACTCGTGACGATACCGGCAAGGTCTTCGAATTCGATCTCGACGACTAAGCGAACATAATCCACTCTCCCTTGCGGGAGAGTGGATTATGACTTTATACCGTTAAATATGGATTCGCGGTGCGAATGCCGTGTTGTACGGACGAGTTTCCGTACCACCCGTATTCGTCGTTGCCGGAGGCGGATAGCTTGACGAAGGAATCGTGTTGTTCTGATTCACGCTCGTCGGAGTCCATGGCGAAGTGTCGCCAGGCACACCACCATCCTTAAACACCAGGATGTCATTCGACGTCGGCGTTCCAGCTTCGGTCAAGTAATTGTGGTTGTGTGCAGCGAACGCATCGGCCTGAGAACTACCGATAGCCCGAGCCGTAGACGTATCCTTGTTCGTGCCAGTTGCTCGGAAGAACGTATTGCGCAGATCAGGCAACTGGAAGTTATCCCCACCCAGATCTACGAACGCGTAGAGTCCCACTGCCCAGCTACCAGCAGCCACCACCAGACCCTGCTCCTTAGCAAAGCCCCAGAGGCTTGCATAAGTCGTCTTGGAGATCCCACCCTGACCAATGAGATCCAGATGTCGTGGTGAATGAACAGACTTAGCCGACAGAATGGGCTCACCGCAATCGAACGCACGATAGCCGGTGTAGAAGGCACTTGTCGACCAGGTCCAGATCTCATTGAGATCGGCAACCAGCACGGGGCCCACGTTCGTTGTTGGTAGAGTAGCAAACGTTGCGACGGTAATCTTGTTACCTTCGAGTGCGGCGAGTCTGCTCGCATGCGTCGTGAAGCCCGCTTTGACCCAGTCGGTCAAACCCGACAAGGCAGTACCGAGCTTAGTAAGATCAAAGTTCATTTTTTAACCTGTGTACTAAAAGATGGTATTAGCATAAAATCAGCCGCAAGCTTTATATTTTTTTACATTGATATATTATCAGTTTGACCACCATCCCCAATGGTCTATAACTAACTTTTAAAATGAGGAAAAGATGAACGCGTTGATGTATGTCGGTATGAGCGGAGCACTTGCGGCAGTTGTGTCTGGCATCATGTTTTACCGGCATAAACAGAATAATAAACAAGTCCGGTACAACACGGCGAAGTTTGTCGTGCTGGCTGATAACCAGGACAAGAAGCGCGTCAAGGCAGTACAGGAGCTGAATAAAACGTTGCGCCATAAGCTCGACACTTTCGCATTCGAGGGTCGTGGCATGGGTGCAATGATTGTCGCACAACGCATTGCTGAAGAAGTGTTTTACGAATGGCTGAATCACAACTTCTCGCTGTTTTATTGTGCCATGGCTGACTCGAAGATCGAGATCTATGGCACACACAACGGTTTCTTTCAATATCGGCTGCCACAGCAGCTGGAACAATACAAGGGCTAAAAAATGATCGCTGGACTGAAAAGATTGCTGGACCGTATGCGCGGTACGCCAGCAGCAGATGCCGAAGCACGCATCAAGTTCTTGCAGGAAGAGCGCACGTCGGATCAACTGGCGTGCAATCTGTATCACAAGCTGGCGGATATTCCCCAGCCTGAAACGTTTCTGGGGGAGGGTTATGGAGATCCGATTCTCTGGAATCATCAGGACGACTTGTTCGTCGACTTCCAGATTCTGAAACACATCGTGGTGGAAGATGTCGCATTCTTCATGCGGTATTTGAACCACGAATTGTCGGAGGATGAAAAACAGGTTTATCCTTATTTCTACTTCCCATGTTTTGCGGAGGTTAAAGACGTTGTTTCGGCAGAGATGTCGGGACATCCTCTGCTGGAAATCAGTGAGGAACAATCCTGCTATATCGTGATGTTTCAAAACACGATGGGATTGCTGCTCTTTTCGAAAACCGATGTCGACGACATCCAGAAGCGGAGTTATGGGTTCGAGGATCTTCCCGAAAAGCAGTTCTACCAGTTGACGTTCATGCGCTTTGATAAGCAAGCCATCGAACGCCTGGATTTCGCGGGTACGGTGATCGAGCATTACCACCATTCCAGAAACCACTCCAATCCGATCCGCATCAATTTCGCTCAATACAACAACGACGAGTAATTTATGAAAACTCCGATTACTTACGCAAAGGCTCAAGTTTTCCGTCCGGGCTTCGGACTTGCTGAGCATTCGAAAATCCAGCAGCATATCGACGTGCTGGTTCAAGAGCCCGACTACAAGAACAAGAAGGTGAGCGTCGTCATCGCCAAGCGTGACCTCACCCGACTGTTCGGCCCGGATCATCCGCGCGAGTTCTACATCTCGGCGAACGGGTTCCTGACCTACATCGCCCTGAACACCGAAACCGGTCTGGAAGGCGAAGATCGTTTCTGCACGGCAATCGCGCTGAACGGCACGGTGTTGTCGGCAATCTTCGGTGGCCACGACGAAGTCTGGGTCAACGAAGACAACATGCCGTGGCTGCGCTTCATCGTGCTGGCCAACGAATTCGAACTCGCTGAAACTGCGGTCGAAGAACGCATCGTCAAGATCGAAGCCGACGAATACAAGCAGACTGTCCCGATGTTCAAGTGGACGGCGGACCAGAACGTCTGGATTCCGAACACCGATCCGATCGAAGCTGAACCGGAACCGACGAAGCCGAAGATCCACCTGAAGGACATTCCGCTGAATACGCGCGCCAGCCGGCGCATGGTTCGCCAGGCAATCGAACAGCATCGTGAAACGCTCGAACAGGCTCACGTTCGCAGCGGCTCGTCGTTGTCGTTCGACGAATGGATGGTGCAGAACCAGCACGTGAACATCGTCGCCCTCCAGCAGATGGAAGGCATCGACAACCTGCCCGACGACGAGTACGTCGATGCGATGGTGAAGTTCAAGCAGGCGGAAGTCACCGGCTACCACAACGTCGCAGTCCAGAAGAAGGAAACGGACCTGCATCTGTTCGACTGGTGTCTGCAGAACTTCGGTGAAGAATTCCAGCATGTCGGCCGCAAGGATGCTCAAGCGGAAATCGACATGATGGCAATCGATCCGGAAGTCGAAGACGATCAGGGCATCGAAGACGAGCCGGCAGTTTTCGTCGTGTCGTTCGATGGCACCATCGTCGAAGACCAGCGTCCGTCGACCATCGGGCCGGAATCGCCTTTCGCGATCGAAACGCTGAAGGCACTGAAGAAGAACGGTCACCACATCTTCATCTTCAGCGGTCGCACCGGCGACGATCGTTACGCGATGCTCGACTTCCTGAAGAACGCGGATTTCGTTCCGACGGGTACGGTCAAGTGCCTGATGCCGGACGACGTCCTCACGCGGGAAGAAGCGGAAACGTGTGCAGGTGTTTCGTCGGAAATCGAAGAATGGCTCGATTCGCCCGAAGGCATGCCGATCGACTACTTCATCGACCACAAGTTCTTCGGCGCTGAAATGGTCAAGATTTCCGGCAAGGGTCCGGCAACGCTGTTCTGGACTCCGCTGGTCGATCAGCTTCGCGGTGAAGGTTATCTCACCGACGAGGATGTCGAGCACATCCAGAACGCCCTGACCGAAAAGGCACAGTCCCTGTAATTGCAACCGAGCGTAGGTGGGGCAACCCACCTACGTCTCTTAACCTGGATCTTTTTTTACAATGATTAAAGACGCAAAGTTCGCACAGAAACAGATCAACAACCAGCAACGCTGTGAAGCAGTGCTGCGATTTGTTGCTCGCAAGGATCCTGTCGATGGCACGGAACATCAGGACCAGCCTGTGCCGAAGCTGGAATTCAAGCAACCGGCAGTCTTTCCGAAGAATGCTCCGACGGGCATTACGCACGGCCTGTACTTTCCGGGCAAGATTCCGGCCAACAAGTTCGAGATCGATCAGCTGCAACGCGAATGGGCTGTGATCAAGACGACCGCGAACATGTCGGAGAACATCCTCGACGAATGGCCGCCGATGGAAACACCGATCGTCGTTCAGATCGCTGGTCGTCGTACGTACACCGAAGGCATGATGGTTCGCCACGAAATGGTGAACGACGGCGTCATCACCAACGAGTACGTCTTCATGGAACTCCTTCGTGAAGGCAATTTCGAATTCTCGGCGAATGCGCCGGTGAAGTTCGGAATCGATGGTGCGATCGAAGACAAGAAGTTCGTCCCGGTCGATTTCAAGAATGTGTATGCCTGGGCCTATCTGACCGACGATGGTCAGATGTTCCGCATTCCGGATCGTTGGTTGCAGCCGGTGGAACTGTTCGTCGATTGTGAATTCGACGACTCGACCAAGACGTTGTTGTCGGTCGGCATCACCAACAAGTTCGGCCGTACGTACTACGCATTCGATTCGGCAGCGGCTGATAAAGTCGAAAGCGAATGGCTGAAGGAACACGTGATTCCGGTTCTGCTCGACGTACCACAAGGCACGCTTGCCACCGATCTGGTTCGCAACAAGATCACGTTCAGCGATTGGCTCACTCAGGTTCTGAGCATCGAACAGGGTAACGAGGCGGGTCTTATGACCCAGGACGTCGTGATCCATGTCGATTTCCCGACCGACGTCGCCTACGTCGCCGAGCTTCTTCATCTGGGTGAAGGAAAGCGTATCGGTCAAATGCGCAACTTCACTTTCAAGATCGACTACGTCGACGCTTACCCGACGCAGTTGAAGGGCGCAGTTCAACACAACGCGGCTTGGGACGCCATGGCAATCTGGTTCCATCTGGGCTACGTGTCATATCGCGTGATGGACGAAATTGGCAAGCAAGCAATGCAAGCGCAAGCTGCCAAGGAAGACGTCAAGCCCGAAAAGCAGAAAATCCCTCCGCTCGTCGAAGGGTTGATTCAAGGTGCATTGCAGCACGCACCCAAGAAGTAAGAAGCTGTAATTTTAAAACAGTCGCATCGATAGTGAGGAGGCTGGCCGTCGCCTCACTATCTTCTTTCAAAACAGGAGTTAGACAATGGCACAGCAAATCTGGACGATCTTCGAGCAAGTAGTTAAGAAGTACACGATTCAAGACGCCGTAGATGCAGCCAGAGTTAAAGCCGGGGGCAGTAACCTTTGTCTCGACGCCATTAAGGGTCGCGATCGTAGCACGCCGATCACGCTCGTCGAGCTCAACCATCTGTCGGACCTGATTCTGCTGGATACCGCGATTCATGCCTGATGGTGTGGTCTCACTCAGGAGCTAGTCATGAATCAAACACGGTACGTTAATATCCGTGATCTGCACCCGACCCAACGCGAGTTGACGGGTCTGCCTTTCGGGTTGTATTCCGAAGAAAACGAGTTTTTGCGAAAGCTGCTCAACTACGTGCATCGATACCATCGTGCTGAAGACAAGGATGAAGTTCTCTTTGTTCTTCAGCAGCGTTACGAAACGATGGTTCAGAACGCGTACGCCCTCACCGTTCAACTCATGCGCAAACCCGAGGAAGTGCATGTGCTGAATCAGCTGACGCCTTTGATCGAAGGCGAAAGCGGGATGAGATTCCAACTTCTGCAATCGGACATCACTGTCGATGTGGACGACGGTGTGAAGCGATACAAACAGCCCGGTCTGGTTTTCATTGTGGGCGAGGATAATCATACATGGATCAGAACCGCGCTGCGCGTCGAGCAGCTGGAAGAATTCGCGGCACGTACTCCCGAACCGCCGCCCGAGCTTCCGCCAAGCCCGCCCGAATTGAAGTTGAATATGCAACGCGGCGCGTATTCCGGATAGAACATCCGGAGAGCAAGAAAGGGCCGTTCACTCACGATAGTGGTCGTGGACGGTTCGCCTCGGATGCGATGGTGTGTTTGGCTGAGCCGGGAGACTTTGATGCTCCTGCAACGACGTACGGTCAGCACATCTTCGCTTTTGAAGATGCTTTAAAGTTGTGGAGTGCGGTGAATAGCCTGGTCTTGCTGCGCGAACTGGGCTTTCATATCGCCATCTACGACTCAGAGGAACACATCGTGTATCCTGATGGTCAAGTCGCTATTGTTAAGGACAAGGCCACACTGGTGGAATCTCATGAAATCCATGAGTTTCCTTTTGAAAACTACATCTAGGAAGACTATGAAAGGTCTGCCTTTGAGTGAAACGCACGAGCGTGATGCGGATGGAAACTACGTATTGAAAGAAAAATACGCTATTCCGTATCGTGAATCGGTAAAAGCCCAACTCGAATCGTGGGTCGCTGGTAAACCGGTTCACAATGACTATGCGGATGAATGTTGTCCGGACTTCTCGTGCTGTTCGGGAAGTCCCTGGCCGGAAGAAAAACGCAAAGCATTCGCAGGCGCTAAAGATTCCATTCGGCATGAAATGCTGATGGGCGCATTGTCGGAACTTACGACATCTGCCGAAGCGAAAGTTCATGTCGCCGGGACCATTCCGGACAACACCAGCATTCATTAAAAATCAGAACAATTTTTAAGGAAACGTATGTTCTTTCACGACTTTGACAACGAAGACGTGTACCCGCAAAACGGTACACTGGAAGAAAAAGCTGTATTCAGTCTGGAACAGATGCGTACCCGCTTCTGGTGGGAGAAGAAGAACTATCTCCAGAACCGCGCAGGTGGGGCACGTCACACGGCAACGCTGCTGGCCTATGGCAAGCGTTCGGCAGAACAGCTGGCGCATCATGCCGAAATGGCGATGAACAGCTTCCTGAAGCAGGCTTACCTGACTTTGGAAGGCGAAACGACCGACCCGAAGTATCCGACCGACAAGATGATCAACACGGAACTGCGCCGTATCCGTGCTCTGATCATCCTGAACGTTTCGCAGTACATGGAACAGTTCGACTCCATGATGCCGGAAGATCTGTCGGCATGGACGAAGGACATGATCTACTTCAACCTGTATCCGTACACGACGAAGTACATCAACGAGATCTATGATCAGATCGATTTCGTGATCCCGAAGAAGAAGCTCCAGGCACGTTCGCCGGGTGATCTGGAAAAGTTCATCGACGAACAAGCAGCTGGTTTCGCTGACGAAGTCACGAAGCGCAACTTCACGCATTCGGTTCTCGTTCAGCGCATTCGCGACAACATGATCGATTTCATGTTGAACGGCCTGCCGTTCAGCAACGACCGTCTGAAGAAGAGCGACGATCTGATCCAGAAGCCGGCGGAAGAAGGCGAAGCCAAGCCTGTTCTGCATTAAGGAGGCATGATGGGGCGCGGGCTCATCGGCGGGATCGCCGACCATGACGTCACGATGACGCAGCTTCACAACGGCACCCACGAAGATGCAGTCCTGCGCCGCTTTCCGTTTCATGAAGCAATGACTCGGCCTGCGGCGCTGACGCAGTATCGTTACGCCGTGCAGTACATGTTCGAAATCGTTCCTGAAGAGCACTGGGCTGCTGTGATGGGACGTTTCTCTCGTAAACTTGTAAAACGTTACAAACAACTGGAATCTCAAGCAAATGTCCGAAAATAACAAGCCGCACTTCACGAACGCCGAAATCACGAAGCTCGAAGAAGCTCGCCAGCTGTACACGCATCGTGCGCGTGACTGGATCAACCGTCGCGCAGAAGAACTTCTGAAGTTCGGCAAGATGCAAGCGAGCGTGATCGCTCGTCCGAACCAGATGGAACTGCAAGAACAGGTCCAGAAGGTCCAGAAGTGCGATCTGGAAATCAAGCGCCTGACCGACCTGATCCAGGCGGCCTCGGTTCTGATGGCCTACAACGAAATCCCGCATCTGTTCGATGGCGTGAAGAACGTCAAGGACCAGATCAAGCTGGCGCACGAGACGATCATCGATCTCAACAAGGATCTGCAAAAGTCGACGATCGAAGAAGTATTCGCAGTCTCGCTCCTGCGTGACTTCGCGGAATCGCTTCGCCAAATGTACCCGGACACCAACGTGTTCGAGCAAGCTTCGTTCCTGCGTGCTCAGCGCAAAATCGACGGCAGCGAAACGGAGCAAGAAGCGAACTACGTCGTCGACGGCAAGCAGGTGTCGAAGGAAGAATTCGAACGCGTCAGCGCAGAACGTGAAGCGCATCGTTCTTCGCAAGCTGCTCGCGATTCGGCGGCGGCGGCCGGCATCATTCTGTCCTAAGGGGAACTTCATGCAAGAACCCCAGAAAGTCGATATGGGATTTCATCCGGCGGGTATCAATTTGATCCCGATGCTCGAAGATGCAATCCGTACGTTCGTCGCGGATCATTCGGCGATCTTCAACGAACGGGTTCATCAGCTGTTCGAACTTCCGGATGCAAGCGATTCGTGTCTGATATCGCATGATCCGAAGGTTCATGAACGATACAGCAGGCTGTCCGTTTCTCTCGAACGCAGCATGACGCGCGGCAAGGAATATATGGCACTGGTTGCTGCAGCTAAAGGCATCATTCAGTTGCTGGCGAACCAGTCGATCGGTCGTCAGTTTCCGATGCCTCCGAACTTCCCGCAGCTTCGTATGCGGATTCCGGAAGCCACGCAACTGATCCTGTCGCTGGTCGGTAATGCCAGTCGCGATATGAGCCAACATGAGCAGGTATTGCTCGTGGCGTTCGGCGAGTTCTACGACAACTTCCGTACCTGGAAACAGGCATTGGAAAGCGAGCACGTTCCGCGTAGCGTTTACTAAGCACATCCGATACTCCTAGCCAGAAGGCTAGGAGTATCCAGTGTGTTTATGTTGCGTTATTTTTTCAAGCATATATTACTACTGTGCCATCCACTAGAGAGATGACAATGGACGATCACGATAGAATGAAACAACTTGTCTCTTTGATTCTGGAATACGATCGTAAGTATCATGATGACGATCAGCCTGGAATCACGGATCACGAGTACGATGCTCTTGTACGGGAGTTGCAAGAGTTGGAAAAGAAACATCCCGATCACGTGGACCCGGAGAGTCCAACGTTGCGGGTAGGCTTCAAGCCGAACGTCAAGTTTGAAAAGGTAGATCACAAAGCGCCAATGCTGTCACTGAATAACGTGTTCAGTGAACAGGAATTCCGTGAATGGGATTCCCGTCTGCATCTGGCATTGAAAGCCAATCCGACTTCGAGAGGTAAGAACTTCGATCGGATGATTCCGTTTTATATCTGCGAGTTGAAGTTCGACGGCTTGTCGTTGGACTTGCAGTATAAGCGCAAGGGCAACAAGCTGATGCTGGATAAAGCCGTTACCCGAGGCGACGGTCAGACGGGTGAAGATGTTACGCACAACATCCGGCACGTCAAGAATGTACCTCTGATTATCACAGATGCACCTGGTCTGGATGAACTGGAAGTACGCGGCGAAGTCGTCATGCCCAATGACGCATTCGAGAAGACTAACGAGGAGTTGAAGGCTAAGGGCGAGAAGCAGTACAGCAATCCCCGCAATGCAGCAGCTGGGGCTTTGCGTACACTGGATACCGACAAGGCCAAAGGTCGTGGTCTGGAATTCATGTGTTATGGCTACGGTCACTTCGAGGAGAAGATTGTTGGTTGGATGCCTGATACGCATTACGGCATTCTCGAACTCTTCGGCGAATGGGGGTTCAATACGAATCCCGATTACTGCTGGGTAGCCAATGATGCAAACGAAGCAAAAGACACTTACGACAAGATCAAAGATCTGCGCGAGAAACTGCCGTTCGGCATTGATGGTTTTGTCGTCAAGCTGAACTATCGTGCTGCTCAGGCGATTGTCGGTTATGTGTCTCGCGCCCCTCGTTTTGCTATCGCGTGGAAGTTCCCTGCAGAAGAGGCTGTAACGACGCTAGAGGCGATTGAAGTTCAAGTAGGTAGAACGGGAGCCATCACCCCCGTGGGGCGCCTGAAGCCCGTTTTCGTGGGCGGTGTGTGGGTTTCCAACGCAACACTGCATAACGAAGATGAAATCCATCGCAAAGGTCTGCGAATTGGCGATAAGGTGATCGTTCGTCGTGCTGGCGATGTGGTTCCTGAGATCGTAGGTCCGATCGAAAAGGAACGTACTGGTAACGAAACATTCTTCCACATGCCGGTTCATTGTCCTGACTGTGGCAGCGCAATTCAGAAGGAAGACGAAGAAGGCAAGATCTATCGGTGTACTGGCGGTCTGAAGTGTCCGGCTCAGAAGTTTGGCATGTTCTGTCATGCCGTGGGTCGTAAAGCACTGAACATCGTCGGCATGGGTGAAAAGACAATCGAAGAACTTCTCGAACATCGTTTCATCTATGAACTGGCAGACCTGTTCGAACTCAATGCTGACCACCTGCATGAACTGGAAGGCATGGGTGAGAAGTCGATTCGCAAATTGCTGGAAGCAATCGAAGATGCGCGGGATACCACGCCTCAACGATTCGTCTATGCGTTGGGTATCCGTCATGTGGGTGAGGAAACGGCTAAGGATCTGTGCCGTCACACATTCAACATGGATCTCATCCGCGAACTGACTGTCGATGAACTGATGCGCATTGAAGGCATTGGTGAAGAGACCGCTAAGTCGATCTTCACGTACTTCCGTGAGAACTGGGATAGTATCGAGAAGCTGCTGAAGCATCTGCGGTTTCCCAAGAAGGATGATGCTCTCACAGTACCTCAAACACTCAAGGGCCGGAACTTCTCGATCACTGGGTCGTTCGAGGGAATGAGTCGAGATGACATCAAGGCTTACATTGAAGCACGTGGCGGTAATCTCTTGCCCTCGATCAGCAAGAAGGCTGAGTTCCTGTTGCTTGGGAAAGAGCCATCTGGCAGTAAAGTCGAGAAAGCGATGAAGCTTGGTCTGAAGTTCATTGACTTTGTTCCATCGATTATCGAGAACTTCTAACGATATGGATGGGCTTTCGCCCATCCATATTTTTTTGCTTTTAGATTTAATCACCGATATATAACTCTGGTGAATTTCCCCAACGAAGGACTTTGAAAATGCTGAATAAGAAACAAATCATTCAAGAACTGAACAATTTCGTCGATCAATACGAAATCAATAAGTCGGAAATTCAGGTCTTGGGAGGAGCATCATTGGTCTTGAGAGGTTTGAGACCGAATGCTCAGGATATCGATCTGTATGTCAATACGGAAACTTGTAAAAGACTTCTGAATACGGGAGACTTTGAAAAGTATGTCGTGAAAGAAGATCCTAAAGTAATGTGGGTCGTCGGTGAAACGATGGACATGAGGGATACGGCACATGAATGCGATTGGGTATTCGAAGGGTTCAATATTCAATCATTGGAAAGTATTCTTCAATTGAAGTTGAAGTTGAATCGTCAGAAAGATATCTCTGATATCGAGATGATCAAACATGTCTTGAGTCTGGCATAATTACAGGATGGGCATTCGCCCATCCTGTAATCTCTACTATTTTTTTTTGCTTCTGACTAAGAGAGTAAATCCTGTGACATTCGATTAACAGGGCGCCATATGCTTGCCGTGATGCTTTTAAAAAAGAAACTGAATTCAAAGATCCTTCAGCTGGATTATGAAGGAGCAAACGGCAGTCAGACTTTCTTGGATTCTGCCGGAGGTCGGACTCCGACCACGATCTTTAGTAAGACGACGATCGATACAACTCTTCCGCCTAAGTACGGTTCGAGTTCCGGCCTCTTTTACGGATCACAAGGCGCTGCTGGACTTTACTACGCTTATTCATCTTATCCTGAACTCCAGCCTGGGCTTCAAGACTATACGCTTGAGTCGTGGTGCTATCTGCCAGTTATTGGAAGCGACAATGGACGCTTCCTGAATATGGGCACGAGTACGGGAAGCAGCCTCTATGCAAACTTCCACGTCTATGGTGGAGCGAATCTGTGGTTCGGAATAGGCACCAGTCAGATTGGACCTAACATCCTTAACCTCACTCAGACAGATGGTACGGTTCCGGCAGCTGCATGGTTCCACATGGCTTTGAGTCGTGCTGGTAATACTTATCGGATCTTCCTCAACGGAATCCAAAAAGCCAGTGGGACAGAAACCACAAAAACGAACCTCATCTTCCCAGGTGGCGTTCAAGCGATTGGCTGTATGTACCAAGGCAACCTCACGGCTTGCTATGGTCCTATCAACGGTCATTTCGACAAAACGATCCTCACGATCGGTACTGCAAAGTACACAAGCAACTTCACGCCAAGCTGACGGCATAAAACCATGGAGAGGCTTCGGCCTCTCCATGGAAACTATGCTTTCGTTTTTTAGGATTCTTCGTTTTCATCCGGGTTGGCATTTCCATCGCCAGAACCAGAATCGTCCGTAGAACCACTGTCTTCATCGGAGTTACCCGAATCATCAGTGCCGCCGGTGTCGTCGCCTCCACCCAAGCCGGAATCATCATCCCCGCCCAGACCGAAATCGTCGTCACCACCGCCACCAAAGTCATCTCCTCCGCCGCTATCGCCACCACCGCTGCCGCCGGTATCCATCTCACCAGATGTGCTGGATTCACCCACGCCCTGCATGAGGGAAGTCTGGAGTTGGGCGAATTGCTTGAAGCGCTTGAAGAAGTTACCCGTCGACATGCCGAGAGCCTTGATGTGCTGCTCCAGGCTATCCATGACGTTGATTGCGATCTTGCCATCTTCGCCGATCGTGGTGAGATCTGCGAGTTCGGGAAGAATAGCGTTCTTCGCCATGTATTCGCGCATGTAATGCGACAGGATAATGTTTTTGATCATATCCACGTGACCATTCATCTCTTCGCCCATGACAGACGTATCGAAGAAGGACTCGTTGATGATGTAATCGATTGCATCCTTGTAGAACTCGGCTGCATCGGTGAACTGCTGTTTCTGAGCTTCCAGGGTCGTAGCTGCCGGCGAAGGCAATTCGACTTTCAGATTGTTCAGGAAGACGTTCAGGCATTGCTCGGTGACGAGCTTCTTGAAGTCTTCATCGTTGAGCAGGGAATCGTCCTTCAGATCGAAGTAACGCTTGACCTTTTCAACTTGCAGTTGTTTGAAGTTGTTGCTGACCAGCGCACGCAGGTCATCGATTTGCTTTTCGCTCGCCAATGCAACTTTGCGAACGTATTCCGATGCGAGAGGTTCAACCTTACGCTGCCAGCGCTGCACGCGCTTCATGGTCATCAGGTTGTTGGTCGCCGCTTGAATCGCGAAGTCCACACCTTCAGCCGCATCGATCATGTCTTTGGTCAGACCGAAGTGATGGATCGACAGTTCCTTCAACTGGTTGACCAGATCTTCATCGGGCTTCGGATACTGCGAGTTGTATTGCTCGAACTGAACCTGCATGTCCGGAATAGCGCTCGAACCCGAGATCTCGAATTCATAGCACGAACGTTGCAGATACTTGGAAATATCCGCCACGTTGTTGATACCGAACGGGATGGGGTTCATTCGACTCTTCAGGATTTCATCCTGGATGTCTTCGATGGACTTTTCAGCATCGGGATCGTCCTCATCCAGCTTGACGGTCACCTTGGTTCGGCCAATCGAGTTACGAAGCGAAGCTGCGATACCCGAGACCATCAGCATGATACGCATGCTGGTGATGTTGCGGATGTCGTCCAGCAGGCTCTTACCGAAGCCCATCTCGTCGTAGTCCAGTGCAAAGTACACCAGGAACTCGTTCGGCAGCCACAGCAGATGGGTACGCTGACCCTTCATGCAGCGGGTGAACATCAGCCAGTAAAAGTCTTCGTTCGAAGCCAGCTGAACGCCGTTGTCGTACTGACCGTTCTTCACGCGGTCGATCAGATCTTTCTCGACCATTTCCGCAAATGCACGGTTGAAGAACTTTTTGAGCATGAACTGTGACACGCCCTCAGTCGTCTTGCCATTCATGATCGAATTCGAACGATCATTCATGCTGGAGACGAAATTGCCCGAACCACCAGCGTAGGTGGAGAGGTCAACGATCTCTTCCGGATCTGCGTTATGCGTGGTGAGAGGATAACCATCCTCATCGAGCATGATGAAACCACCAAGCTTACGAGTGGGGTCGCCTTCAACGGACACAGGCATGAAGCAGGCCGTGTCGAACTCTTTGATCATGGCTTCGCCGATCGAGTTCCGTTTCAGGTTACCGTTCGTACGCAATGCAGCAACCGGCGTATGTGCAAACCGACGGTTCTTGAAGAGCAGGCTTTCCACTTCGCTATCGGCGAGAGTGCGGCCTTGCTTTTCTGCATCGGTCTTGATGATTTCTTTTTGCTTTTTCGACAACGCGAGCGTCATCGATTCGAGCGATGCCTGGAACTTGTTGTAGCCGCGCTTTTTCAGGACTTCATGAACGCGCTGACCACGTGCCTGTTCCTTCATCGCAGGCAGTTTCAGGATGGAAATGTTATCCGTCACGAAACACAGATTGTCTGCGTCGATTTCGTTTCCGTTCCCTTCCGAGCCGGGAGTAGCCGACATGCCTTCAGGGATTTTGAACGTCCAGGGCTTGTCTTTCTCTTTTTCGTCGACCTTGTCGTTGAAGAGTTTCGAGAAGGCGATACCCGAGGTAGCCGAGGTGGGCTTGCTCGAATTCATCGACCGATACGTCTCGTACGACTGCAGGTCAAACGACACCTTCGAGCCAAACTTCATACGGCCCGAAACCGGACGTGTATTATTTACTCGTGGTGTCAGATAGTCTGGTACACCAAGCATGCCCAGGGGATGGGGGATATTTCTCTCAACATCGAACTCGGTACTGAACTTCTCCAGCGACAGGTTCGTATTGTAGTTGTTGATGAGATCGTCCAGCGCATTCTCGGGAATCACGGCCACAGGCAAAGCGCCTTGCAGGCCGAGAGTCTCTTCGAGCATGTGCTGAATGAACTCTGTCAGGTTGTGGTTCTTCTTGAAGTAATCCGTTGTCACTTGCAGCATCGAAGACATCAGCGATGCAGGCAGGAGTTCAGACGAATCCGACAGGATGAGAACCTCATCACTGAACATGTCTTTGGGCGACATGATAAGCGAGATGACCATTTCCATTGCCAGCTTCAAATCCGGCAACATCTGGAAAGTCATTTTCGCATCTTTGTTACGACGACTGATCGTGCGGTGAACGCTGATCATCGAAGCATAGTCAGGTGAGCTTACCTTGCGGTTGCCCTGACCGTCTCGCGTTACCCGATCCGTACCAGGCGTAGCCTTACTGATCGCAGCCGCGAGTGGCTTATGAGTTCGAACGAATTCCAGGACAGGCAGCTTTTTGCCATTGGAAACGTTCGTGACGTTTTCGACGATTTTAACGCTGGATGACATGGATACCTACCGTGAGCGATAATTCATTTCAGGTCTATCTCAATAGCGTGCTGACATTGGCTCAGACTTTGATTATCAAGTCCGAGTACGTGGCACAGCGCGTGAATGACAGACTTCTCCAATTCCAAGAATACGAAACAGACGCGGATAAGCCGGAAACATGGAAGTACTACATGAATCTGGCAGGCGAGTACCATCCGACGGACACCATGATGCAAGTCGTTTCTTCCGACAATCTGGAAGTGATCGACTTCACCACGGCGAATCTTCGCATTCACAAGAACACTGCGCGCGATTACCAGTTCGGTACGCGGCAATATGGCGAGCTTCTCGCCAAGTATCCTACTCAGGAAGATGTCATTCTGGGGGTACTATATCCGGTTGATAAGGCGACTGCTATAGCCGCCCCTGACCATACAATACTGGGCTACCCGGTTAACGCAATCGAGTCCAATGAGTACACGCTCGTTAACTCGTTGCAGGACTGGACGACCATTTATTTCAAGCGCTATTACAACGAGCAGTATAACATTTCGGACAGTCTGTATTACGGCGTCGTCATGTCGATTTACTACATGATGCTCGTGCCGTTGATCCTGACCGAGCGCTTGAAGCGACACAAGACGATCGAAGCTCACAGCTTCTACGTCAGTAACTATCTGGCATCCAATTCGAATCTGGGTCAGTATTATCAGTTCATGAATCTGGAACAGGCGATGCACTTCTACAGGAACATCCTGTATTACCAGCGCCATCCGGGTGCCAACGACACACTGGACAAACTCGTCGACGCTCTGATGACCAAGCGGAATCTTCCGCTGGCCGATTACACGATGCGACACGACACGACCAATGTGACGGAAAACATTTATGCCGACGTCACGTTCAAGCGTACTGACATGACGGTCATTCCGTCCTCTGGTGCGCCTGAATATATCAACGTGCCGACCTTCCTCGCCAAGGAAGACAATCTGGCACCCGATAACCTCGACGAGATCACGTACGGACAAGACGGCATCACTCAGTTCTTAAAGGACAGTCCGTCCAACGTGGTTCAGACGAAGCTGCTGGAATCGGCGATGGTCGATTACTCTGGCGCTCAGACGTACAAGCTCGAAGATGTCCAGGTGGCACATTGGCTGTACTACGCTTCCAAGGGACTGTATTCGGCAATCGTCAACGTACAGAATCCGAAGACGAGCGAACGTATTGTTCTGACTGTGAAGGACGCTTACATTCTGGCGACCTATTGCATGTACAAACAGTACGGATTCGATCAGCCTGTGATTCCGTTGCTCGGCGCTCAACGGGTTCAGCGTTATCCGATTCCCTCGGATGCTGATCTCAAGAAGGGTGTCGATATGACGTACGTCGATGACTTCGCATGGAACACAGCCAAGAAGTATGTGGTCGAAGCGACTCCGATGATTTCGATCGATGCGTTCTACGCTTACACGGACGGAATCTTCAAGTCTGCTAACTTCCAGCGCAATCTCGTGGCGTATCAGGAAGGCATGCAAGACCGGGCAGAAGTCTTCAAGTATGTCGAGCGTTTCTACGGAGATGCTTACGTACGACTGGAACCGGAAGGCACGACGTACAGTGAATGGCTCTTGGGCCTGAACCTGAACTTCGATACGCTGTCTCAAGACGAATTCGGTTTGCTTTATGCGTCTTTGGTAGGCGCTGCTTTGGGTAAGTCACTTGTGACTGCTCCGAGTCTGCGTAACATCCAGAAGGCGATGGCAAATGCCCTCATCGATCTGTCGAGCTACACCATCCAGGTGGTCACGCAAATGGCAGACGATGAAACCATCATGACTGATCTGCCTAGCGTCCGAGTTGGCGATCAGAAAATCGATGGCGAAGGTCACGAATACATGCGTCTTGGCGCAGTCGACGTGATCAGTCAGAAAACCGACATCGTCAATAACGAAAGCTTTGGACTGAACATCTTCTCGACGATTCTGTCACACAAGGTGTATGGCCGAGGCACGATCTACGTGGACTTGCGTAATGGTCCGCATGAACCTGATCGTGGTCAGATCCATCAGCACAAGTTCAATCTGAGCCGTGTTGAATTTGCTCTGGTCAATCTGCCTGATACGTCCGGCACTCCGCTTCAACCGATCCTCGGCATGGACCAATATATGGCCCTGACTGCTGATCAAAAAACCTCATTGTTTGAATCGTAACCTCACCCTTTGACAGGTCACTCATGGAACACGTAACCCGCACGCTGTGGTTCTCGGCACTGCAATCCGCAATGGTCCGAGGCTCAGCTTACAAGTGGTTGAAATACACCACGCTGAACGAGAAGTTCAACACCCTGGCTCAGCAGTACCCGGGTGCTGGCGTCTATCCGAAGCTCGGCTACATCGCCTTGGGTCGTGGTGGTCTCGGCATGCAAACCGGTGCTGACGGTCAGACGTACCCGAAGATCCTCCAGCACAAGTCGAACGACGGTGCGCTCTTCAACCACATGCCGTTCAGCCTGCGTCTGCTCGACAACGACCTGCCGGCTCAGTATCGCGCCCGCTACGCGATTCGTCAGCAAGTCGAGTACAACGGCACACCGTACTGGGCGTACTGGATCAAGCGCGTGGACTTCTCGCAGGCCGACACCGACCTGTTCCTGAAGCAAACGCTCGACGACGGTACGACCAACGTGCAAGACGTGGTGCCGGACGAATCGACGCTGAACCCGGTGCCGACGGATCTGACGGAATCGGGCACCAACCTGCTGGCTGGTTACTCGGTGCTGGCTTCGACGATCATCGGTCTTCCGCTGGATTCGTTCGACATCAACGAAATCCGCGCAGCTTCGCAGATCATCACCCAGCAGTCGGGTCGCGCGATCGTGTCGGAACTGGCGCTCTGTACCGGCTACGACCAAGTCATCCAGGCTCAGTCGGGTACGGGCACTTTCCCGTTCACCGAAGCTGTCGGCGTGCAAGTCGCCACGTTCGTCCAGGCAATGTACCCGCTCGACTACATCAACGAGTCGCTCACGGACAACCTGGAACTGGGCATCAGCGAACCGCTCTTCCAACTGGAAGGCGTGAACGCCTAACCCATGCTTCACATCCCGCACGATGGGGATGGTATTGTCAAGTTCGTAGGCTTCGACCCCGGGACATCGTTTCCCGGGGTTGGCTTACTCCACTATGACGTCGAAGCGAGAGTAATTGTTCGTGCTACGGCCGTCGCTCTGAATCTGGAGAAGATGGCTAAACGCAGCCCTCACTTCCAATACCAGAACCTGCGCTATCTGAAGCTTCAGGCGTTTCGGATGTACCAGAGGGCTTTGTTCAAGAAAGAACGCCCAATGGCCATCGCTTCTGAGCATCCGTATATCAACCCGAGAATGCCTGGTGCAGTCATTCCTCTGGCTGAGTGTTTGTACATGACGGAGCAGGAAGTTCACGCCTATAACCCTTACATGTGCCTGGAGCGCATTGATCCATCGAGCATCAAGAATGCCGTGGGTGTTAAGGGTAATAGTGGTGAGAAACACGCCATGACTGAAGCAATTAAAAAAATACCTGAGATCATGGATGTTCTGGTAGGTGATATAGACGCCATGGATAACAATGCGGTCGACTCACTTGCTGTCGCCTATTGTTCCTTAAAAAGAGAGTTGAATCATGGGAATTGAAGAAGTCGTAGAAGACGCCGTCCCAGCAGTCAAGGGTATCAAGATGGGGTTGTACTGTGCAATTGGTGGGGTTCTCCTCGCCATGTGCATCGGGGCGTACTTCCTCTACAAGCAACACATCAAAGACGTGCAGAAAATCGCCGTCTCGCAAGAACAGGTGCACGAGGAGAAGCAAAACCTCGTGGTCGCTGATACTGGCGCTCATGCCAACGATGCGGCACAGACTGTCACCACACAACAAAAGGAAGACCTCGCAGCTTCGGCTGTGGTCGTCCGCAACACGCTGCAAAAGAAGGAAGCCACGATCAAACAGACTGTGAAAGATCCCGTTCAACAAACGGAGCAAATCTCGGTCGCCCGCATGGATAGCGTGTGGGATACGTTCTGTAACGTGGAGCCTTCCAATGACCAGTGCAAAGCACGAGCAGCTGCCGCTCTCCCGACATCGGCTGCTAGCGAAGTACAAGGCGAGGGACCTCAAAAATGAAGAAGAAGATCTTGCTGGCTGCGATGATCGCGGCAGTCGGCCTGAGCGGTTGCACGACGGTGCAGTACCGCGACAAATATGCGATCATGACCCCCAACGATAACCTGCTTCAGGACAACTCGACACCGGCTCCGCCGTACACGTCGATCGAGTACAGCAAGCTGTCCTGCGACGCCAAGGAAGCGATGTGGACTCAGTACTCCACGGATCTCCTGAACGTGATCGGTAAGGAACACGCCGACAAAGCAGGTCTGCGCGAATGGAAGGCTCAAGTCGCCAAAAAGGTCGACGAGCTGAACAAGAAGGCGCAGAGCGATGGCAACGCCAGCAACTGAACCGGCAGTTATGACTGCCAAACCGGAAGAACCCAAGGAAAAGGAGCATAACTCCACCGATGATCTTCTGGATCGCGTCGAGAATGCTCTCGACATTGACCGAGAGGATGAGGAAATGAAGGAACGTTTGAAGAATCCGTTTGTACGGAAAATCGTCACGGCTCTGATCGTTCTGCTCTTTCTCATCTTCCTCACCTATTTCCTTTCTTTCATTCTCGAAAAACCTTTACCTGAAGCCAAGCTGGTGGAGAAATTTATCGACAGCATTATTGAGTTGATGAAGATCTTCTTGCCTGGCTAAGCAAGGAGCAAACTTATGAGTTTCGGACCCAGAACCCTGATGGCAGAAGCGTTTCAGGGTGTCGAGGCCAAGACCCTTCTGGGCATGGCTTCCAACGAGGCGGAAGATGTTTCCGGCCGTACCTCGGCTGAGATCGAGCGAGTGATCTATGTTCGCGTCAAGGATTTCGCATGGCTCGAACGGGCAACTGGCGCTGAACGCCAGGAGCAATGGTCCGTCAAGATCGCGAAGACCGACAAGAATGCTGGGTCCGGCTCGATCCGTGTTCGCAAGTCGATCAACCTGCGTGAACCAGGCGCTGCTGTGTCCTACGTTCTCACGTCGAAGCTGGACATCGGTTCGCGTGGCAGCTGTGCGGAAACGCCGGAACAGTCCTCGCTCGACCAGTTCAACATCTTCAAGTACTTCGGCGACGCCGGCATGATCAAGGATCGTTACACCTTCAACATCGAAGGCAGCGATCTGAACTGGGAAGTCGACTGTTTCCCGAAACCCGGTGCGCAATACCACGACTGGGTCAAGATCGACCTGGAACGCTGGCCGCGTGGTAAGGAACTCCCGGCACTGCCGATGGAATTCATGGAAATGCTCGACGGCTCTGAAGGTCTGGCTTCGCCTGAAGCGGAAGAGAAGATCAAGCAGATGTACGAGACGATGTTCCTCACGCCGAACACGAACCAGCCGCTGGCTGACTACGGCAATTCCGATCCGAATGCTGGTGCTACCGACGAAGACGGCGAGAACAAGCAGAACGATCAAGGCAACGGTGCGCCCCCGGCAGACGACGGCTCTGGTGACACTGGTGGTGGCGATGATCAGAACGGCGATGGTTCCGGTGGTTCGGACGATCAGGGTGGTGGTGATGACGATCAAGGTGGCGACGATCTGCAAAAACAGGTCAAGAGCGACACCGACGATCTGACCAACGCTACGACTGAAAACTTCAAGGCAGGTCAGAAGTCGAACGAAGCTTTCTCGTCGATGGGTCAGGTTCTGGTTCCGATGATTCCGATCCTCGGGCCGCTGGTGACGGCAATCTATGGCCATCGCGGCATGGACATGACTTCCCAGCACACCAAGAAGTCGGTCTCGCACATCGACAAATCGGGCCACAAGACGACGCGCAATACCGATACCGGGAGCTATTCGCTCACCGACATGACCGATGCGAAGGACTACATCGGCATGATGGAAAGCGCGGCGCGCGAAGTCGAACACAACAAGAAGAATATCGAGCGTATCGATATGACTCTGTGGCCTCAGAAGGATGGTCGCTTCGGTGTCATCAACATCAAGACGGATCGTAATGGTGAAACGCGTATCTTCACCGAAAACAATCCGGGCCAACTGAAGTGGTTCTCGATGAGCCTGGCCGGCAAGCGCGTCATTCGTTTGACGGGCGACGATGTTTCGAAGTTCAAGTTCAACGGTCGTACCGTCAGCTGTCCTTTCCAGGGCGAGACGGTGGAATTCGACGTCGGTCAGCTGCGCAAGCTCGCTTACCAGACGAAGGACGATCGTAACGGCTTCGACATCACCGAGTACAACTTCGACGCATGATGTCGTAATAAACGAAAGACACTCCTACTCCTGCCTTGCGGCAGGAGTAGGATAGTCGCTTTATGCTGCATTGATGTTGTTGGTGTACGTCGCGAAGTACGAAGACAGTTTCGTATCGTACTGGTTCTGCTTGTAGGCAGCACCGTTGTAATGCAGGGCAAACGTCACCCAGTCTTGCGCCTTCAGAGCCTTCCAGAGAATGCCGCCCTGGTAGGTCTTGATGAAGCTTACGAATGCGAGCAGCTGATTCGTTTCCGATTGCTGGCAGGCATTGTAAAGCGCTTCAGCCGAACTGTAACCTGCGTACGATGCGTTGAAGCCCATGATCTGAAAGAGACCATAGCTCGTCGCATAGTAAGCCGACTTCGGATCGATCTTGATAGCACGTGCAAGACGCGGATACTCGCCCGTACCACCCACATAACCGCCTTGGTCACCGATGATGTCGGCGTTAGCAACGGAGAGTTGCTGGAAGTTCGGGATCTTGTTGGCAATCAGTGCTGCACGGAACCAGTGACGCTCGAAGAGGATCTTCACGCGACCATCGGGCAGGAAGCCTACACCATTCGATTCCACAGCACACACGGCACGAACGTGTGCAGGAGTGACGCCAAGCGCTTGTGCGGCTGCCTGAAACGATGCCATCGTCAGATACTTCTGACGGATGAATGGATCGAGGATGGCTTGCGTAGCCGTGTCGTAGACACCAGTGACGGGACAGCCCAGCTTTGCCTGACACGTACGCAGTGCGGCAACAGACATCGGACCAAAGGCACCGTCGGGCTTGAGATTTTGGCCAGCCTTCTCGTTGATCGCTTTCTGGATTCCAGCCGTGTAAACCGGATCGAAACTCATAGTCACCTCTTTTTGAAAGTTTGGAATTGCCACACGATAGACTTAATCTAGCGTAAAAGGACCAGAAGGTAACGTAAAGTTGGCAGCGCCCAGATTACCTCCCGTATATCGACGAACTCGGCTAACGCGGACTTCTTCGAAATAAGCATTGGGGGTCGAATTGAATGCAGAGCTACCGCCTACATCGAGAACATCGGCAATCCAGGTATTGTTGTCGGTATAGGGAGGCGTAGCTCCTCGAACAATCCCATCGATATAGTAAGCGATATTACCGCTCGTATCACGACATAGAGCGTAGTGGTGATACACGCCTGTGGTATCTGGCGATGAAGCGTAGATCAGATTCGATGCGCTCGACTGGTTATAAATCGTAGCATTACCGGAACTGCTATAGTTCATGCTGTACCGGTTACCGCCAACTGTTCCAGGACTAGATGTCTTGAACATGCCGAACATCGTGTTCTGACTACCGCCACCTGAGGGTGTCCAGGAATTGAACTTGGCCCACATTTCGAACGTGAATGCTTGAGTCGGATTGAACAGGAAATCCGAAAGCGCATCGGCGATGGTGATACGTTGGTTTGCACCATTGAGGCTTAGTGCGGTATTGAATTTGGCATTTGTCGTACTGAAACCGGGCCCGCCCACTACCGATGGTGAATGGCGTCCGCTCGCGTCTACGACGACATTGCCATTGAATCGAAGAAGCAGTACCGTATTTATACCTTTCTTCTTCGACATCATCATTGGCGTTAACATATCGTTTCCTAAAAAGCAGCATTGTCACAAGATTTTATGATCATTTACCTGAGACAGCATTATGACCATTTATTCTAAAGCAGCAGGTGCCTGGCATCATGTTGCCAAAATCTTCTATAAAGCATCCGGGGCCTGGAAGCGCGTAAATGCAGCATATGTCAAACAAGGCGGAGTCTGGAAGCAAACGTTCGGGCGACATAACTACTCGATCTTCGCTCTCGGACTTTCTCAGACCATCTATCCTGCTGCTAACAAAGGCATTTGGATGGATGGTGTGCAAATCGAATCGGCAGGTCGGAGCTATAACCTGATCCAGTTCGACAAGTACGGGAACATGATTTTCTCCAAGCAATACGACGTGTTTGGCGAAGATCAGTATTTGCAAAACAACACCAACCCGGTAGTGACTGGTCAGATCGACGGACTCACTAACGATCTGAACGCAATGCCGAATGGTCAGTTGTTTGCATTGGTGAGTTACGATGAGCCGTATAGCGGTCGTCTGAGAAACAGCCTGCCTGCAGCTGTGTATCGCGTTGGCGGTACTTCCGGAATCTACGGCAATGCCAACTTCGCATATCGTTCGGCATATCTGCTGATCGGTAAAGTAGGCTCTGCTCCTCTTACGGAACAGAACGTTGGTGTTACCTATCCGTCCGGTGCAGCTGGAACGGGTACAGGTGACCCGAATGCAGCAATCGCCATTCCCTGTTTCATCTGGGAAAACAACTGGTACAACGGTTCGGCATGACAGACATAGAGCATATACTCCTGGGCTTGCGCCCAGGAGTATATGTCTGTGCATCAGGTATCGGTGACGAAGAACACGTCCCCGTTATTGCCTGTACCAGCAGCAGGAGCAGCCGTTCCCGTGAGGACCGTACTCTGCTTCGTAGCCAGTGCGTTCGACGTTGCCGTCGCATCTGCCTTCGTTCCCACGGTGGTCGTGAGGTTCGACAGATTTGTGTTGGTGGTTGCGAGATCCGTAGCATTGGCTTTAGTGGCCAGTGCATTGGATGTCGCAGTTGCGTCTGCTTTCTTCGACAGACCAGCAGTTACCCACGTGGTCAGTGTCTGAAAGGCAGTGTTCAGCTTGGTGAGATCGAAGCCCACTATAATCCCCTGTTAGTCGGACACTATAGGATCAGCTGATCGATGCTACGCCCGCTTCAGTACACTCCAAGTGGAAGTACTCGACTGTCTTCGGAGCCCATCCTTTCTCGATCCAGTTCGGAATCGTTTTCAGAGCTTCGATGAGTTCATCGTAGAACGCCTTGTTTTGCGAGTACGGAACAAAGAAATCATCCTGCCCGTACAGAAGCTCCGGATCATCCAGAACCTCGTAGAAATCCTCTCCATAAACTTCCTGAAGTTTGGTGGCATAGATGATCGCCACCATGTAGGACTTGGCAGGATAGATTCCATAACCCGCCTGTTCAAGAATGTAGAAGAGCGCATTCTCGACAGTCAGATCACGGATCTCTCGCAGGTGTTTATGTCCGGCATCCGAGTGATCGGTTACCAGGTTGTTGTACATCTCCTGCCACATCTTCCATTCTTGCATGATTAGAAGACCGGGTTGAAGTCGAAGAAGCCTGCTGCGAACGAGAGCATCGTGCGCTTCTCTTCCGTATGACGGACACGGTGCAGGAACGTGCTGTTCTGATTGATGACGATGATGTCGAACTTCTGGGGGAAGACTTCCGCAATCAACGGACTGTCGTCGGCGATCGAATCGTAATCTTCCACCATCGGGTGCATCTGCAACGCACCGCCGATCGATTCATCCATGCTATCGAAATAGCAGTTCACATTGCTGTTGAAGCCAGGCCAGCAACGCAGCGTGTCGTTGTGCCAGGAGTAGGTGTACGGGTTCGCCGACGCCCACATATCGTTGAAACGGAGCTCGTGGTTGAGGTCGCTGAAGTAGACTTCAGAGATATCCTTCAACAATTGACGCAGGAGTACCGTTTGCGCTGGCGTATAAGCCTTGTAGCGCTCTTTCGGATCTTCCGTGTCGAACGTTGCGTCCGTTTTCTTGATCGTCCCAAAAGCCTTGATATCGAATCTGGAGAGAACCTCCGAAGCATCGAAACGATAGAAGCCTTTGGTCAAATACTCGCTGATGAATTCGCCTGTGTCGATCATGGCTGCCAATTCGGGAGAAGAGGGTTGATGTCGGCAAACGTTGCCGCGAACGAAACCATACGACGCTTAGCAACCGACGGCACCGCCTTATGCAGGAAGTTCCGGTTCTGGTTGAAGATGATCACGTCGTAAGCTTGCGGATAGATCGACGTGAAGTAGCCCGGGAGCTTCTTCGTGCCGATGATGTCCGCGCTGTACGGAGCCATGTCGAAACGACCACCGAGCGTTTCCGACGTATTGTCGAAAAAGCAGTTGATGGTTGCGTTCTGTTCCGGCATCGCGTATTGCGCATCGCTATGCCAGTGCTGCACGTGATCGTTGACCGATTCCGCGAAGAAGTCGAATGTGAGTTCGACCGGCACTTCATGGAGCCAGCGACGCAGATCGCGACCGAGTTGTTCGATCGACAGACGCATGTAGTCGTTGTGGAACTCATGACCTTCTGCATGGAAGCAGTTGTCTTCGTGTTTCACCGTGACGACTTCGAAACGCTGGATTTCGATGGGCGCCATGAGATGCTTGGCTGAGAAGGAGTAGAACCCCTTCGTCAGGTAGTCGCCGAGGAAGTCGGTCGAATTGAACGGCTTGCGTTCGAGTGTGATGGGGGCGACTTTCGTCGTTTCTTTCAGACGGTCGACGTCTTCTTGCTTCAGAGGGTTAATCATCGAGACACCAATCGATAGCGATCGAAACGCGGAAGTCAGGTTCATCCGACATCACGTAATGATCGAGGTAAGTGGGGAACATCACGAAATCGCCAGGGCGAGGATCGAGCTTGTAATCCGCAAAATTCGTCTTCAGGATTTCCTGAGGAAAGTTGCGAACCATGTTGGCCCGAGGATCCCGGATAATCAGAGATGCCTTCGACTCCGACAGATACAGAACACTAGCGAAGTGCTCATCGCCCATGTGGTAATGCGGAACCAAACCCGTACCACGAAAGCATGTATGAATCCAGGCCGACCACCTCACACCCTTAACGCGGTGACCGAACTCCTGGTACACGTAGCCTTTCAGTTCATCCTGAAGATGATTCTCGATGAACTGAGTGCATTGAGGGAATTCGTCCTTGCGGTCCGAAATACGAAGCGAACCGACTTTCACGTCACGCATGATTGCCGGGTGACTCATTACTTCATCCAGCAATTTGTAGAACGTAACCTTTGGTTCCAGATTACGTTCGCCGATGGGGGTACTCCAAAGGTTACTCACGCTCATGACCGGGCCTCGAACCAAGAAATCAAATTGTAAAAGCCGTTGCAGCCGTCTTGCATGGACTTGACTTCCCGCAGATGCTCGGAAGCGCACTTGCCCATGTACTGGCAGCTACCACAGGTTTCGTTACTCATGACCCGAGCCTTCTCACCCTGAGTCCACATGACATATTGGTCCATGGTCTTCAGTTCAAGGAAGAACTCACGATCGTTCTCGTCAAACTCCAGCACACCGAAGTTACCCTTAGGCGTGATGTAGACGTGGTTGTCGGAGAACGCGTTGTAGTCACGGAACTTGATGGTCCGAAGCTTCGTCTCATTGAGGAACTCGAACTTCTTGTTCGGGTACTCGATGATCTTCTTGACGAATTCTTCGAACTCAGCATCGGTCACATCAAGCTGGTTAGCCTGGTTCTTGCTGTAAGGCTTGATCTCCCAGGCTTTGCAATTCTCCAGCAGGTTGATCTGTTCGATGAGTTCAGCCGGATCTCGCTTGACGATTTCAGGAATGCCAAGCGTGAGGATCGTGAACTCACGGGGGATCTTGAGCATGTTCTGCCAGACATGCTCGTGCTGAGCACGATGTTCAAAATCGTAGCTCACGGAAATACCGAAACGCAGATCTTCGACTACCTGCTTCTTGTAGGCAGACAGGTTGGTGATGATCTCGCAATCCTCGACTGCGAATTCCTGCATCAGGTCAGCGATCTGGAGCAAATACTCGTTGGGGAGAAGCAGCACTTCCCCACCGTACAGATCCACGTGACCGATTTCATGGCCGGAGTTAACGATATCCAGGAAACGCTTACGGATCCCGTCGATCGGCAGGTAGTTCTGCGTATTCAACTGCTTCTTCGTGAGGTAGCAGAAGTCGCAACGGAAGTTGCAGTAGTACGTGGGATTCAACGAGACGTTAAGGATCCCGGATTCGTTAGCTAGCATGTTGTTTACCTGAAAATCCAGTCAGTAGCCATGGAGATCCGGAAGTCCGGTTCATCGGCCATGACATAATGGTCGACGTATCCCGGGAACATCAGGAAGTCTCCCTTGACTGGGTGAAACTGTTGGTCGGCGTGCATCTTCTTGCGCATGTCCTGCGGCCACTGCCTGGCTTGTGAGGACAGGGGATCGCGTAGCACCAGATTAGCCTTCGACGTTGTAAAATACAGAACGGAATTCAGTGCCTCGTCATGGTAGTGCGGAATCAATCCGTTACCATGCATGCAGATGTGAAACCAGCTACTCCATGCGAGACCTCTGGGCGGACGACCACCCAACATTTCGATGTACTTCTCGACTTCCGGCTTGAGCTTGTGTTCCAGCACATCCGAACAGATCGGAAACTCTTCATACTTCACCCGAAGTGCTCCGTTGCGCGGATTCTCCATCACCATCGGGTGTTGCATGACTTCGTTTAGCATCGCATCGATATCCACGAAATCGAGGACAGACATTTTGCCGATGCTGGTTTTCCAAGGCTGAAGCAGTTCCATCATGTCTCCTTGACATAGGGCGTCGGAATAAGCTTTCCAGTCAACCCATTCAGTTCAATGATTTTCGGAGCAAGCGTCTTCATCTTGGAGCAGTGTGTTTCCACTAGGTCAAGACGTTTTAGATCGTGCGTGGTCTTACGACACCCGTTGCAGATTTCAAACATCGGGCACTCGAAGCAGCTGTCCTTGAGCGATTGAAGCTCAGGCTGATAACGAAGAGGTGTTTCGAAACCTCCCGCCATTTCATTGGCGAAGTCGATAGGATATAATCCGTCGTCTCCGAACGCACCACAGCTGTAATACTTGCCACCAGGCTGCAAGGCGCGAATACCTTCATCGCACTGACGAGCCTGAGGGCACATCTGGTTCTGCAGGCCCTTCAGCCTGTTAATCATGACCGTCGTGTTATGTTCCCACGGCGCGAGACCCGCTTCAGCGATCTCGATATACTTTTCGTAGATATCCGCAAGGACGTAGGTGGAGTCTGCATTACCGATGGTGATGCCTTTGAATTGCGTCTTAGGTCCCGACGCCATTGCATAGTTAAGCTTGCAGACAACACCCATCTGTTTAGCAAGCTCGACAGTCTTGATCGCGCTATCTTCATTTTCTTTCGTGATGACTGCGATAAAGGAAGGACGATATCCGACCATTTCGAGCATCATGTCGGAGATTTCCCAGAACTCTTCCTCGGTAAACGGAGTGAGGTCGCCCTTAAGCCGTGAATTACCGTATTGGAAGCTCGTAGAGACCCCTACAAGCGGATGGCGAAACAGATCCACCCACATGCTAGGCTTCTTGTAGAAAGCCCACAGATTGCTTGTAAACGAGAGTGTCGTTTTCAGACCCATGTCCTCGATGATCTTCAAGATCGCCCAGTAGTACTCAGGCTTCATCATCAGAGGGTCACCACCATTCACGATGATGGTTGGAGTCTGAGGGAAACGCTCCAGGTAAAGCTTGATATACTCGATATCCAGGTTAGGAGAATCGCCTTGAATATCGGTAGACGAACAGAACGTGCACTTGAAGTTACACGCTTCCGTAGGTTTGATGATCAACGAGGGATGGTTCATTACTTACTCTTCATCTATTCGGAACGTTGCTGATCTCGCAATTCCTGTGTGAGAAGCGGACGCCAGCCGAGTCGCCTGTGCGACGCGTTCAAGACAGCCGTCATCGCCTTCTCCTCCGGAGTTTCGTCCGGATATACGCCGTCGGGCCAACGACGATACGTCAATGACTGAAGCACGACACCATCTTCATCTAGCGTCTGAGAATCCCAGACAGGTGCGTGCCAATGACACGGGAACTTCGGGAACTTCATCTCGCCTTCGCGATCACGCTTGAACTGCGTAACACAAATCTTCGATGCCCACGGCATGTACGCATGAAAGGTCTGTGCGCCGCCGAAGACAACGAGTTCGCTCTCGCCCATGTCGCTTGCGATCATGATCGCCGCAGCCGGATCGAGGACGGTGGTCGCGCCTTCCGAGTAATACTCGTGATTACGACTGAGGACCAACGTACGTTTGCCAAGCTTTGCTTCGTTCATGGCCTCGTACGTCTTACGGCCGATCACAACAACACGATGACGAAGATCACCGATGTAACTGGCGTGCTGGCCGACAAAGTCGGGGCGTTCGTTCTTGCCGCCGATAACGAGATTGTTGTAAATCAGGGCAGTCAGCGTGATGTCCATGTTAATCCTTGATAAGGTCGACCCACTTAGCCACGTCAGGCTCGTTGATGGGATAGTAGGTTTGAACCGAGAAAGGCTGTGATGCTTCGAAGTATTGCGTCGAAGCGGTCAGACGCCATTCCAATGGGCTGATATCCGGGAAGCGAGCGTCGCCTTCGTACGACTTGTAGAGCTTCGTGAGCATGATCATCGAAGCCCACGGCATAGCTGCACGATACAGTTGTTCGCCACCGATCACGAAGCAATGCTCGTAACCGGCGACCATCAGGCTCTTGATTGCCGACTTGAGGCTCTGGACACGGAATGCGCCTTCCGGAGCAACCCATCCAGCGTCCATCTGCCGGGAGACAATGATGTTCTTACGCGCAGGCAACGGTCGTGAGCCGATCGATTCCCACGTCTTGCGACCCATGATGACCGCCGAGCCGACAGTCACGTCCTTGAAATGTTCAAGATCTTCAGGAAGGTGCCACGGCATTTTGCCGTTATTACCGATGACCTTGTTTGCGGCTTCAGCTGCGATGAGAAAGATTTTCATGATCCGACAGTTCGCTCGAAAAAGGTTTTGATGAAACAGCTGGGGAGTCGTTCGAGTTCAGTCCAATCTGCTTGAACGAAACACCGAAACTGACAGCGGTTGTAAAAATTACACGAATAGCATTCGTTTCTATCAAGGTGAGCCTGGATGATGTTGGCATTGCTCGAATAATCAATGACGTTGTTAAATTTTTCTTTGTCGTATTCGAGGTAGCGACAAGTGACTTCCTTACCGTCAGGCAGGATGGTGGTCTTGTTCAGGCTGAAGCACGTCATCTTGTTGTGCTCGTTCTCCAGCATGGACTTAACCGGTTCGATGTTCGGATACTTGTCGGCGACAAAGAGAAGCGCATCGAGCATTTCCTGCTCGCTAGGCATCATCTTGTTCGAGGATTTCTCCGGGACGTACCAATCGAAATACAACGGGAAGTTCGGATACAGGACAGTCTGAAAGAACATGTCCGTACTGTTAATCAGTTTACGGATAGCCGGCTTCGTGAGAACGAAACCAACAACGCCGATATCCTTCTTGAACAGATTCAGGTTGTGCTTGAACACCAGAGAACGATTGATGTCCAGGCCGCGACCAGCGAAGTCATACGACGTGGAGATCTTGGAATGCTCGCCGGTCTTGTTCATGAGCCACAGAACATTCTCACGGTTTTCCGTGAAGATCAGGTTCGTGACCCAGTTGATCTGGAATTCCACGCCCAGATCCTGACACGTCTTACGGATGATTTCGTAGAACTGGAAATAATCCGAGAAGGCGCGTGGTTCGATCTTGTCATTGAAGATCTCCCCACCCATCACGTTGATGGTGTGTTTCTTCTTCTTCGAATGGAAGATGAAGTCGACCGTCTTGTGTGCTTTATCGATGATCGATTCCATACCGACCTTCGAGTCATGGTCTTGACCACAGAACGAGCAGTTCAGGTTGCAGTACTCGAACAGGTGGTGTTCGATCTCGGTGCTGTCTTGCACTTTGGACGACAGCATTTCATTCAGGATTTCGTTATTCATACATTCCTCACAGGACATATGGACTGCCCGCGGGCAGTCCATATGCGTCTCAGATGACGTTAATGGCATCGAGAGCTTTGCGGGCGATGATGCAGTCCTTGATCTCGTGCATGTCCATAAACGTCAGGACATTGCGCTCAATGCAAGAGGCTTGATATCGACACGAATTGCACTCGGTCTTGGTTTCGGAGTTGTGATACTGATCGATCAGCAACCGGCGCTCGAAGTCTTCGGTTTCCAGCACAGAATACAGCGTGTGTGGAATCTTTAACTTCGGATGGAACGAAGCGATCCGTTCATAGATCATCGGCGACACGTAAAAATGTCCCTGATGCCAGTTGTAATGCTTTTCGATTGACGAGTCTTCCAGCTTACCGAAGGAGAACCGGATGGTCTGGTTGAAAACGTTATCGACTCCACCGTCGAAGATTCGGCTAACGCTGCGTACAGCATCTGCTACGTCTTCATTACTCCACCACGGGTTACGTGTCATGGAGAAATTGAAGTCAATGGTGGAATCGAACTTCTCCTTGACTTTGTCGTGGAGAGCCTGGTAATCAGCCAGGATAGCCTTCACGTCGTTCTTCTTCACCCGATCGTATTCATAGACGTTCATGATGGCGAAGGACGCTACATGCTTCTTCCAGTCCAGCAACTCGATGAACTCATCGCGATTTGCACGAATCGTTTCGAGATACTTTTCGTTGTTGACCTTCTCCGGCTCAATGATGAAGTTGAGCTCAAGCTCCATGTGGTAGTAGCGCGCCTTCAGAATCGAGGCAAGCTCTCTCGCACGCGTCATGTTCAAGAACGTCGACTGCAAAGACAGACGTTTGAATCCGGAGAGGACTTCATAGGCGTATGGACTCTTCAGGATGTCGGCGGTATTGTCGGCTGTCAGGAAGTCAGTGGGTTGGAGAAACACGATAGTCGGCAAGTAATTGCCGCGATCTCGCATCTGTTCAATCCACTTTAGCAACTGACCCAACTGCTGACCGTCGAAAGGCATACCGTTGTCTTTGTTGACGTGGCATCCCTTACAGTTGAACTGGCATCCCTTTAACCACTCAAGACTCAGGCTCAAGTGGTATTGGGATGCGTCCTTCAACGTCATCGAAGAGTTGGAATCACTCTTGAAGGCGGAAGTCATACGGCGTCTTCTCGAAGAATTCGCTTTCCGGATCGAACACGCCGATACGGAACAGACCGTGGTTGATGTCTTCCGGCTTGAAGAGACCCGACGCGTAGTGCATGAAGTACAACGCGGCGAAGTTGTTCTGCGACTGGAAGTACTTGGCAAGCGTCTCGTTCTTGAACATGTACTCTTCGTACTGGTCCTTGAAGTACGACAGCTTGTACTCGACGTTCGGGATCGAGAAGTACACGGCGATGAATTCCGGAATACGAAACAGCTGGGCGATGTTCCAGCCCACATAGCTGCGATCTTCCACAGTCGGAAAACGCGTATCCGGATTGTAGAAGTCGTTCAGTGCCTTGATCGAACGCAGAGCGAACACTTGCGTCGAGTCGATGAAATGCAGCCACTTCTCGACCAGATCCTTGTGTTCTTCGATGAACTTCTTCAGGATCTCTTCGGAGATCGGCAGAGCGTAAGGCGAACGCTCGTACGGCAGGCCCTTAGCCACGAGCAGCATTTCAGCTGCCATGACATGCAGACCCGCACAATTGATCACGCCCGGCTGTTCCATGTACGCCTTCATGATCTCGGCGTACTCGTCGTAGCTGATCGGCGTATTGAACTTCACATCCGACGGGATGTTGATGTTCGACAGGTACGTCAGGAACGCACCGCCCTTCAGCTTCGATTCGCTGTAGTTCGCGATGAAGAAGAGCGACTTGTCCTGGAAGTACTCGCGGATCTTGTCTGCTGCGAAAGGCACGGTGACTTCGCGCAGCTTGTCGGTCGGAATGCCCGGCTGTTCCGTCGGGGTCTGTTGCTCGGGCGGGAGTTCTGCACCCCAGCCGCCGGCGAATTCGACTTTCATTTCGACTTTGTCGCCTTCGCTGATTTCCGTGCCTTCAACTGCTTTCGGCCACACCAGTTCGTCGTTGACGACTTTCAGGTTATCCGTCGAAGCCGAATCCGAGTGGAGGACTTCCGGAATTTCTTCCCAGGGCGGGATGTCTTTGACTTCTGCTTTCACCAGTTCTCCGGTCGACGGAAGGTAAATCGTCGATTCTTTCTTCTCTTCGCTCATTTCGTATTCCTCAGTGGGATAGGTCAAAAAAGAATACCTACCAATAGAAAAAAAGATACTACCCAGCTCCCGAAGGAGCCAGGCAGCATTCGAATTACTTCAGTTCGTACTGCTTCAGGAGATTGACGTTCCCCATGCGTTTGAGTTGATACGCGAACGAAACCAACAGACCGTTGATCTTGTTCACGAATGCACCCGTGCCGAAGAAGTTACCCTGATGATCGGCGATGTCGAATTCGATCAAACGAGCGAACTGCTTATTCTTCACGCAGTCGATTGCTACGAAGATCGATTCGTCTTCCAGAACCAGGCGCTTGATCTGTTCGAAGAAGAACTTGATCTGATCCAGCGAATACTTCTTCAGGATCTCGTCTTCGTTGCCGTAGACGAACGATTCGTCCATGACCCAATCCAGATGGCCGGACTTCTTCATGTACGCGATCGGATCGACGATCAGTTCTTCAGGACCATCGCCGTTGAGCAGATAGTAGTTGTGCGATTCGAACATGAGTTCTTCACGCCCACCGATCAGCTTGGCGACGATGTTGCTGCGCATGATCTTGTCGAGCTTCTGGAAGAGCACGCGTTTGACGAGCTCGTCCTTCGGATCTGCGATATACGACATCAGCAGATATTCGAACGGAATGCTGGGCAGCTGAGCATCCGACGAGAAGTCGATCATCGCTGCTTCGTTCTTGTCGAAGATTTCCTGGAACTCTTCCTGGGAAACCTTTTCGATTTCACCATCGGTCGAGTTCGGCGAGAACAGATGCGTGCGCTTTTCCGTCGGACGGTGCGTATGCATGTTCTCGTTGTTCACCGTGACCTCATACAGCAGGTACAAAGCGGAGAACGACGGATCCTTGAAGATCGCCTTCCAGTATTGCACGAGTAACGTAGCGACCGTCACACGGTCAGCGATGATGATGATCTTCGCCTTGGTGAGCAGCTGACCCCAGAACGCATTGATGTCGCCAGCGTAATGGATTGCGTCGTCGAGCGTTTCGTACGTACCGAGAATACCAGCTTGCTGCTGCTGGAGCTTATCGGTGACGTAGGCGATCTCTTTGACCTTCGGGCTGATGATCAGTTTACGCTGACCTTCACCACGAGCGAGAACGTTGTCGTGTCGCAGATAGACACGATCGAACAGATTGATCATGATATCTCCTTAACGACGACCGCGGGAGCCGTGGCACGAGGTGTGGCACGACGAATGGCAAACCGTGAGTTCGACTTGCAGGTCGTCCTTACGATTCCAGATGATGCTCCACGCGAAGTTGTAGAAGTCGATGAGCGACTGATAACGGATCGTGCCGTTCATCGTACCAGCGGTGTTCAGATCTGCAGCCACACGGTTCGCATGATCCTGAGCGCCAGGTGCTGCACCGTTGAACACGAAGTAGCCGTAGCCCTCGTATTGCAGATACGAAGCACCGCTCTGGTTGGTCGACTGCAGACCGTAATGGCCCTTGGCGATCCAACCGTAGTAGTTGCCCAGGTCGATCATCGCGTTGCGAACCTGGTTGGTCACCATCGTATTGCCGGCGGTACTGAGTTCGCCATTCCACGACGGATGCGACTGGTTCGGATCTTGAGAGATCCATCCGAGCAGACCAGTGTTCGTGTAGCCCGGGGCCCAGTCCGAGCGGTACGGGTTGATGCTCCCGTTCACCTGGTTACGTACGTACGCCTGGGCAACGGCGTCGACGTCTGTGCGATATGTACTCATATTTCCTTAAACCGCCATGATGGGAATGATACGTTTCGGTTGGACTTCGGGAGTGTCGATCGGCAAGCCAGCAAGCTTCTTCATCAGCTGCCGGGGTGCTGCACACACATCGCCTTCCCAAGCCAGTCGGTGGCAATCACCACCGCAATGAGCGGCCACAGGGCAAACGTAACACTGCTCGTTGCGCATGCGCTCCTTAACAATGTTATCGATTCGTCCAGTGGCGTCGAACAGTTCTCCGATGTCCTGATCGATGTGTCCAAAGGATTCTTCCGGCGCCGAATTGGCGCAACCGCCAATGCTGCCGTCCGCGTTGAGCGTAAAGATGGTTTCTTCGCAATTCCGACAGAACGTGCCAGAGCAAGCATTGCCATTTTCGAATTTTGCATACACGTCTTCCAGTGCTGCATTGTAGAACCAGTCGCGAGCATTCAGCTTCTCGGACGCGTTGTGCAGCCGCAGATACCAGTCGTTGATTTCTGCATTGGACGGAAAGAGAGCGAGGTTCTTCTTCGCATTTCCGTTTTGCGTGATACGTTCGAATTGCACCTTGGAGACGCCGAGATCCCGCAGGAACATGAGCAGTTGCTGGGGATTCATCTCAACCAGCTTACGAGAGACGCTGACGTTCAGAGTGACGTCTGCGAATTCGTTGACCTTTTTCAGGTTGTCGAGCCAGAGATTTTCCTGCTTGCTATTAGCGAAGCGGATATCCGGATCCCAGGACGTACCGATGCTTTCCAGATCGTTGCGCATGAACCAGAGCAGTTCATCCGTCAACTTGTAAACCAGATTCGTGGTCGCACCAATCGAGTGCTTGACCGGACCCCACGTACGGATACCTGCAGTGAGTTCCTTCAACTGCTTAACCGGCAGGAGGAACGGTTCACCACCGTGGAGTTCGAAGTGTGTATGGTCTTCGAAGTTCAGATGTTCAAAGAGTCGACGAACCCAATCGATGGTCCGCTCGACGTCCAGGAAATCACGCTTCGGTTTGTTGCCCCCCGTAAAGCAGTGTTTGCAGTTCAGGTTGCACGACTCCGTTGTTTTGATATATACCGTGCGATGCATTTTAAAGCTTCTCCACAATGAATTTTTCAAAGCCGACGCTCATCATCACGGAAGCAGAGTAATTGACGGCACGGTGAGGTGTACCAGGCGGAATGAAAACAGACTGCCCGGCATTGAGCGTAATGAACTTACCATCGACGAACATGTTTTTCACGCCATCGACGACATAGATCAGTACGCCATCCGGATCTGTGTGATCCGGAAAGCTAGGTGCATTCTCAGCAGCGATAAACACATGACAGGTCACGGGACCATCATGCGAAAACTGTTTCAGGGCATCAAAGACCTTCTTCGAGATCTTTTCCATGCCTTCAATTTTAATCGTGCCGAACATCTTCACTTTCAGAACTTCTTCGGCATTGGAGGGAGTCATCTGACGACCATCCATGGTGATGTACTTCACCATCTGTTGTTCATACGGGTACGGATGAAACAACAGTTCGTCGAGATGTAGATCGTCCAATGTGATGTCTTTCAAGACCATGGTCATGATCGTATCCTTATAGAGTCACTATATCCCGACGTCTGTTTACTTTTTATATTTGTGACGTAATTATCACTGCCACTGGGGCGGCCACACTGCACGCCATGCACCACCCACCCAGCCATACAACACGCCTCCGCTGACGGTAAGCGAAGTGTCTTCACCGGCATTCTTCTTGACATAGCCGGTAAGCTGGTTGTTGATCTGGGCAATCAGAGCATCGACCTGTGCGGTCGTGTAGACGCCCAACTGAGCCGGAGTCAGACTGTGCACGTTACCCTTCGCAGCCACGTGGGCAGCGAGTGCATTGTTCACCGAAGTGATGCTGGTGTTCAATGCAGTATCGGCATTCTGACGAGCAGTTGCTTCCGAATTGATGTTCTGTTGCAGAGTCGCATCGCCGTTATCCGCATGCGTGATCGCGGCATTGATGTTGTTCTGCAACGTCGTATCAGCGTTTGAACGCGTGGTCGCTTCTGCGTTGATGTTGCCTTGGAGCGTCGTGTCAGCCTGAGCGCGGATCTGAGCTTCGTTATCCAGGTTTGCCTGAACACGGGCATCGCCTGCATCCGCGTATGCCTTCAGGGCATTACTCAGGTCAGTCAAGCCCTGATTCATGTCCTGACGCAGCTGATCGATGTTACGCAGAATCTCGTCGTGCGACGCATTGTCGCCCATGAGGTACGCGTTCGTCAGACGCTCCAGCGCATTGACGAAGTACTCGGCACCGAAGAGGTCACCGATGTCCTGGAAGTGGTGAGCGGGCTTGAAGCCATCCGGTTTACCCAGAATGTTCGGCCACGTCACAGGACGGTCGTCAGTCATCAACGCCGTGAACAGATCGATGATCTGCTCATTGGTTGCGCCCCACGGACCACCGACACACTGGTAGTCCATGAAGACAGGCGAAATCACCGCCGGGTCGGTGATGATCACCGCACCTGCGATTTCCTTACCAGTCTTTTCGGACAGTTCTTCTGCGAACAGACCAAACTGGTATTGGTTCGCCAAAAGCGGATTGCCGTTGGCGTCCCGGATCTTGAACGATTCGATGTAGAAAGCACCGTATCGCGTGCAAGCAGCGCGTACGTTGCGCTGTGCCAGATCTCGTTGTTCGTTTTCGATGTAGTTCTCGGCAAGGGTGCCGGTCTCGTCGAAAACATGTGAGACGGGAGTGATAGTAACGTCGCTCATGATTCCTCAGATTAAGCAGCCGGAGTGCTGGTGAGAGTGTTGATCTGATCAGCCAGCGCATCGAGTGCTGCCTGAGTGTCCGTACGGATCGCCGTATCGGCGTTAGTACGGTTGGTGGTTTCGTTCGAGAGGTTGGTGTTCAGCTTGGCTTCGAAAGCCGTGAACGCCATACCACCCCAGTTCACCGTGTTCAGTTTGACGTTCGTGTTGTCGTAGAGACTGAGAGTCTCCGATTCGTCCAACAGGAAGTCATTCTTGATCCACTGGAATACACCCAGCTTACGCAGGTTCGAAGTCTTCGCGAACTTGACGTAAACTTCGTTGGTCATGCCCGTCTTCGTACCGTCGCTCGACAGCAGAGTGCTCGGGACAGAACGGTAACCAATGGACAGAATCGTCGACACGTCGCCTTCATCGCTGTACAGCGACATGCTCATCGTCTGATCGGCGTTGATCACTACATCCGCACGCACACGAATCGTGGAGCCCTGGAAGTAGAAGAACAGATCAAACGACGACGAGACGCGAGTTACCGTCGGGTCGTAATACTGGTTGGACGAACCAGTCGTCGGGATCGGGAACGAACCCAGGAACAGGTAGTTGAAGTTGGCATCAACCGTACCACCGTTGTTCAGCTGCTGAACCGTGCCATGGGCGATGTCCAGATCCACTGCCAGATAAGCCAGTGCGTTCGAATACGTACCACTTTGAACGATCGCCGTCACCAGCTGATCGAACGTGTAGCCGTAGACGGCTTCCGAGTTGTGTGCCAGGTCAGGAACCACACCTGCCACTGATGTCAGAATCTGCGAGAGGGTCTGACCGCCGAGAGCCGTTGCGTTGGCTGCCGTATCCGCATTGGTCGCGTTGTTGACCTTGGTGGTCACCACAGCGTTCATGATGTCGGTATACGACTTGCCGTCGAGAGTCGTAGCATCGCCCGTTGCCTGCTGGAGCGTTGCCATGATCTGTGCGAGCGTCTGACCTGCCAGCATGGCGGAGTCCGCGGCCTGACCAGACAGAATGTCTGCCTTGGCCTGGTCATACGTCTTGCCATTGAATTCCGTCGTATTGGCGGACGTCTGAGCAGCTGCCGCAGACAATACCTGAGTCAGGGTCGAACCGCCCAACTGGTTGGAGTTGGTGGCCAAATCGGCATTGGTCGCGTGGTCAGCGTTGTCTGCATGAGCGGCATTTGCCACCTTCGTGTTTGCCACGTCGGTCATCAACTGCGCCAGGCTCTTGTTACCAAGTGCATTGGCGTTTGTCGCGGTATCGGCGTTGGTTGCATGCGTTGCGTTGTCTGCAGAGGTAGCGCTAGTCACCTTCACGTTAACCACATCCGTCAGCATTTGCGCGTACGTCTTCCCATTGAACAGGGTCGAGTTCGCAGCAGTACCCGTCGTCGTGACATAGCCGCCCAGCATCGTGTCGATCTGGAGCGTGCTATAGGCCCCAGTTTGCGCCGCAGTCACCTGGTGAGGGTTGTTCTTGTTGTTGATGTGATCGATGATGATCGAGGAGCCGCCACCACCACCATTCGGGTCCAGAGACGCGAGATAGGCGGTGTAGAAGTTCTCCAGCACGCCGTAGATTTCCGACATGCCGACCATATCGGCCAGATTCCACGGGTGATCGATCACCGGGAAATCCACCGGACGCGACACGACCTGTTCCCACGTAGTAATACGCGGGTTCTGACTCGTGTTCATCAGGATTTCAGTGATCGTCGCTTGATCGATCGTCCAGATACCGCCCAGCGTCTGATACGTTGCGAGCAGAACACCGGAGATCGGCTTCAGGAAGCTGAACGAACCCCAGATCGGGTGCATGGTAGCCAGAGAGGCATCCATGAACTTGTGGCTGAGGTAATAGTCGACACCCAAGACTAATGGTGTGACGTTGTTATTGATATCACGCAGCTTCAGCGAGTGTCCTTCCTCGAAGAAAGGACCGAAGACTGGCATGGCGAACTGGAACAGTCGGTCACCCGGAGGGAGGACGACGATCTGTTCATCCACGATTCGATTGCCAGCCGCTTGCCCCGTAGGGTCAAACGGATAGCTGGTCACGGGATCGGACATAACTGCATTCTCCGGTTAAATAAGATAAAACATTAATTTTGAGGTCATATTATTCTTGACCCCTCAGGGTCAAGAGAGAGGAATTTATGTACACCTTCGTTCGTGCTCTCGCCGTGGAACCCGGCACAAATAAACGCTGGTCGGAAGTCGACATTTCGGCTATCCAGACGAGCACTCTCCTGACCAAATACCGCCAGATCTACGTCGTCCTGACGGACGGAATCACCGACACGGAATTGACGCTGGATCTGGAAAACGTTGCTGCTGGCATCCAAGCCAATGTGGGGACGATTTCAGACTATCTGACCGCGAATGGCAATAAAACTTTACCTACTGTCGTAGGTAGCCCGGTCATCGTTCGAAACAACGCAATCTTCAGCGATTTGTGGGAAGCTGACTTCTGGGCAGACTCCATCGACTATATGGTCGGAGCGGGTGTCGAACTGACTCAGGAACAGAAACCTCACGTCGTGGTGAAGCCTGACGAACTCGGCGATCAACAGGGTTTCGACTACATCACCATGCGCTCGAAGATCCTGCCCAATGTGAATGGTTTCTACCATAACTCGGCGGCGGATTCGAAAGGCTATTACATCATCGACGGTAACAAGTCGCGGATGAAGTCAGGCGCGAATCAACTGGGTCTCCTGTCGTTCGCTACTTTCGGTACGTTCGACATCCACGCAATCACGCCGGATATGTTGTCGTTCGATCTGAATCCGGATACGGGTCTGGTCGACAAAGTCCACATCAAGTTCAGCGATTGCGATCTGTGTGTGAAGACTCCGATTCTGATTCTCGGCGGCTACATGCTCTTGCCGGATAACGATCAGGTGCTCTTGACCAACACGAACGTACTGACATTCAAGACGTTCAAGTACCCGTTCCTGGAGCGTTACTTCGAGAGCGAACCGTATCTGGACTTCTCGGCGTTCAACATCCAGCATCAGGTCGACAATCCGAACTGGGTGATCGCTCAGCAGTTCAAGTCACAAGCTTATCTCCAGAATTACTTCACCATGAGTCAGTCATTCATGGTGTTGCTGGATACGGCGACGCTGGTTGTTGAGCGTACTTATCCGGAGAAGCAAACCGTTCCCCACACCTTCATGTCGTGGGAAGAACCCAAGTGGCCTCTGGTCACGGGTGAAGGCAAGCATGAAGTCTACTGGTCGCAATACGAGGCTGGTGGTTGGCTGCTGCGTTGCCACGACACCTTCAAACGAAACTATCTGTTTAACACTGTGGGCTCGGATGATCGGGTAGCGGTGGATAACCAGATGTGGATGGGTAAAGCAGGAACATTGGGTGACGCCATGTTCGTGAAACTCATCGAAGAAGAGATTCAAATCCAGGTAGCATAAACGGACATACAGAGAGGGCGCAAGCCCTCTCTGTAGTCTGTGTGTTATACGTTCGGTGCGTTGACGTTGCCGTCGAAAGTACCCGTGCCATGAACGGTGAGTTCGCCGTTGATGGTCTGTTCGCCATTGGTCGTCCAGTTGCCCGTCTGAGTGACGTTGCCCTTGAACTCCAGGTCAGCTGCGGTGTCGCCTGATCCTCCACCACCGATGCCAGTGGTAAAGTTGGCGAAACCTTTCTGCAGTGAATTGCCACCGACTTCCATGTCTTTCGACATCGTTGTCTTGGGTGTGTTGATGTTCACTGCCTGGGAGGCATTCACTTCAAACGTTTCGCAGTTCGAGGTGAATTTCTTCGTGTTGTGAATGATCTGGTTTTCCGTCGTAGCAGTCAGAACGCCGCCAACGGAATCAAGCTGGATGTCATTACCCAGATCGTCTTGCAGATTGAACTGGCCGTTCTTGGTATCGAAAGCGCAGGTATAACGGCACTTCTCGCCGTTCTTCTTGGACGTCGAGATCAGGATGTGACCGTCGTGCGTGGATACTTCGACGATGTAACCGTTGTCTCCCGTGCGTTCCGTATCTGCGTTCGGACCATCATCAGGCGTACCCGAATACCAGTGGGTTACCGTTTCCAGTTTCCGCAGCGTATTGTTGAACGCAGTCGACCAGAAGTAGTACTGGGTATCGGCGTAACGATAGATGATGACCAACTCATCTCGTCGCACGTCCGGAGGCGTAACTCGATTCGGTTCTCCAATCGGCAGCCACATGGCGGTGATAGTCGGCTTGGATTCAACCTTGCCTTGATACGAATTACCGCTAGCGTCTTGGCCCTTGACGTCGATCTTCTCCACGTTGTCGGTAATTTCACCAGCCGACATAGTAAACTTCTCTTGCGGGAAGACTTCGATCATCATGCAAGGACCATTGCCTTCGTGACGAGGCTTATTTGCGCCGACGGTCCCGAAGGAATAGAAATGAAATTTGGACCCACTGGGGTCAGGTGTTCCGGGCGTGGAATTCACCGGAGTATCTGCAGCCATATCGGTTCCTAAAAATTTATCAGTTGATCGTATTATCTGTACCCGCTGTCCAACAAGAGGACGTGAATGAGCAAGATGATTATCACGAGCGTAGAACTCGTGAACTATATTCGCATGAGCCTAACCGGAAGTCGGATTCTGTTTACTCCTGATTCCGCTTATGCTCTCCAAACAATTCTCGGCACCAATGGTGCTGGCAAGAGTTCTTTCATGCATGAACTCTGGCCCCTGCCTGCCAACAAAGACGATTTCGGTGTTGGGGGCAAGAAAGATTTCCAATGCACGTACAACGGCCATCAATACCAGATCATCTCCACGTTCGAGAACAATAAACCGAAACACGAATTTATCGTCGACGGTATTGAACTGAACGATGGATTCAAGATCGAGATGTGCCGCGCTCTGTGTCTGGAGCATTTCGGTGTAACTGAAGAGATCCGTAGTCTCGCTCTCGGTTATGAAAAGCTGACGGAGATGAGTCCTAGCCGTCGTCGCTACTGGATGATCCGTTTGGCTGATACGGACTTCACGTATGCCATGAGTGCGTACAAGAAGCTTCAGGACCAGCACCGCGATGCTCAAGGCATGATCAAGCGTTTGCAAAAGCGCCAAGTCGATGAGACCAACAAGCTCGTTGACAAAGATGTCGTCTTGCAGATGAAGGAAGAGACTTCCGAGATCAAGAAGCTGATCCAGGAAATCTATGGCATGCGTAATGCTCAGGCTGAAAAGCCCGATGTAATCATGACACAGATGGCAGGTCTCGATCAGATGCTTCAGACGGCATGTAACGAGGTCGATCGCCTGAACAACACGATGTTGGAGAACTGTGGCTACGAGTCGCGTGAAGAACTCGTGGAAGCACGAGATGCCGCCAAGCTTCAGATCCATTCGACCCAGCAGCTGTCCCAGCACTTGTTTGCGGATCATACCCGCATCAAGAAGAAGTACGATCTGCTGGTGAAAGCCGGAACGGAATCGATCGGCGAACTGGAAAAGAAGGTCAAGGATGCTCAGGATGAAATCGCATTCAAGGCCAACTATCTGGTATTCAACAAGATCACCCCTCCTTCAGATGCTCAGCAAGCCAAGGAAGTCTTCCTCGAACTGCAATCGGATCTGGTTGAAGCATTAAACCGTCTGGTCGCTAACGACGGCGTATTCACGCCTGAGCGCGTTCAGAAGTACGAAGAGTCCATCCGTGAGATCGATGCTGAAGCAGGCCCTCTGAGAGCCCGTATAGCCCGTTTAACGGAGGATATAGCGCATCGTCGCTCCCACGTTCAGCAAGATTCGATCGAATGTCCGTCGTGTCACCACAAATGGCTCAATCAGGCATCCGAAGAAGATCTTGTTAAGGCTGAAGGGATCGTCAAGAGCTTGCAGGAACGACTCGATACGATCTGGCGCATTCGTGAGAATCGCGCTAAGCATCTGGCTGAAGCGAATGAATACTTCACGAACTTCCGTGCTGTAGTTCTGCTTATGCGTTCGGCTCCGATCCTGTCTGCGTACTTCAACGAGATCACGCAGAATAATCGTCTCAAGCTGTATCCGCAGACGATCGTTCATGACTTGCATTCTGTCGGTAGTGATCTGGACCACCAGATCGACATGCAGCGTGCAGCTAAAGTCATTACTCATGCGTTGGAGCAAATCGCTCTGAAGAAGAACATGGATGCTGACTCACTCGAAGTCATTGAGAAAGATCTGCGTCACATTGAGGAGACGATGGGAATCCAGACCCAGAAGCTCCGCACTCTTCAAGACGAAGTGACGACGTTCGAGAATCTGATCGCGGCTTACGATCGGAACGCCAAACTGAATGAGCAGCTGCTCAACAACACACAGATGCAGTCCAAGTACGCCAAGGATTACATCTATTCCAGATATCAGGAGTTACTGTGGTATCTCATTATGTCGTTGAACACCCAACTAGCGCGGAAAGAAGACGCATTGAACGCTGCTACACAGCAGCAGTTAGTGGTCGACGAAATCATCCGTCAGCTGGAGGAAGCACATATGAACGAGCGGATCGCGAAAGCGGCCCACATCGCTCTGTCCCCAACGAATGGAGCCATAGCCGAAGGGCTGCATCGGTTTATCAACGTCTTCGTGACGAGGATGAACAAGGTCGTCGGTTCCGTATGGTCCTATCCCCTCGAACTCCTGCCTTTCACAATGGAAGATGGTACGGCGGAGATGGACTACAAGTTCCCTTTCTGGAAGGAACGCACTGGGAAGCCCAACAAGGATGTAGCGGAGGGCTCTGCTTCGATGCTAGCGATTTTCAATTTCGCTTTCCGGATGTGTGCGTTGAGGCAACTTGGGCTTGGACACTTGCCCCTCTTCTTGGACGAGTTCGAAGCAGCGTTCGACGACACTCATCGTCAGGCAGCTATCTATTTCGTTAAGAAGCTGTTGGACGAACAAGCCTTTGGTCAGATTTACATGGTGTCTCACTATGAGTCTAACCACGGTGCTTTGTCGAACCTCGCTCAGACCTGTGTACTGAGTAAGGACAACGTGTTGTTGCCGACGAATATCGTTTACAACGAGCATGTGGTAATCAGCTGAACATACGACTACTGCTGGCGCAAGCCAGCAGTAGTCTATGTCTTTATGCCGGGTCAAACTGAAATACATCCGTCGAATTGTTTTCAATCCAACTGTCATACGGGTTATCTGGGTAATTCTGACCCGTATTGTTGGGCCAGTAATAACTCCACAACCAGGGAGAAGCAGTAGGCTCTGGTGAAAGAGTCATAGCAATCCCTGTGGTCAAATTTGTTACCTTGATATTTCCGATTCCAGTAGGCTGTGGACCAGAAGTATCAAAATACAAACCGAATGCATAGTTGATGATCTTCGTTTTGCTCGTGGAATCGTAAGTGATACCCATGACCAGATACGATAAAGCAAATCCACTAAACAAAGTGCCTGCTGGCTGAAGAAGAGTCAGACCATTTTCCACGCTGTTGTTGTATTGGCTTTTCTGGTAAGTTGCAATACTACCAGTAGCTTGGACTGGAGTGAAAGCGGAGTAGAACTGCTTCCAGACTCCGTCTACTTTTATCCAACCTTGCTTGACTTGTTTCCAGGAACCAGCCTGGTTAATGAAAATTTGCTTGACGTTTTTCCAGGCGCCGGATATTTTCGCCAATGCTTGCATAATCTATCCTTACTTAATCGTCTCTATCCTAAAATCACAAGATCATTTCGGATCCTATGCATTTAACCTTCCGAGAAAATAAATGTTATCTGCGATGCTCATGAAAAAGAAGACGGGGTTTTCCCAGACCAGCGATACGCCTACTGGCGTACTCGTGCTGGCCATGGACTTCGAAACCTATCCGCCAAAAGACCTCCAGACTACGTCGAGAACAACAGGAAATTACGGAGGCACTCTTTCATCTACAACTTTCATTAACGGATCACAGTCTTTTTATCTAGGCGCAAACGGCACTGCTTACGTTTACGCACAGACCGCTGGAAACCTCCAATTTACCGGAGATTTTACCATCGAATATTGGTTGGCTGGTGGTCAGGGTACTACTGGCTGGCAAACTGCTTTAAGTAAATCAGGTCCGTCCGGGACTGGTGTCGGAAATATTGGATCGAATGCAGGATATCCGTGCTTTATGGATGATACTGGATCAGTTGTGCTTAAGTCCACTAACCTCATCACTACGCCTGTCAATTGGATCCACCATTGCTTTACAAGGAAAGGTAACACGTTGCGTTATTTGCGCAACGGAGTGCCAGATACTGAAGTTACTTGGTCAGGGACTTGGGGGAATAATACAGGCTCGATGCTGATCGGTAACTCAAGCAATATGGCGAACACTACCATGAACGGATATATGGACCGTTTGCGCATGTGGCAAGGCTGGCAGTACTGGAACACCTTCACGCCCGCTCGCGGTGCGTATCCGAGCTAAATGGGTCATAATCCACTCTCCCGTGAGGGAGAGTGGATTATGTTTCGTTTATGCGCTCGGTATGGTCAGACCAGCATCGATGATGACTTGCTGGAGTGCTGCGATCTGGGCTTGTGCAGCCGTCAATGCAGCTTCAGCATTCAAACGTTTGATGTAATCCGAATTGTCGTCGTTGATTGCGGCAGTTCGGATATTCTCCTGAGCCGTGTGATCACTCCACGTCTTGTTGGTCGTTTCCGACAACGTAACGTAGTGGATCTCCGGATCCAGCCCCAAAGCGTTCTTGATGACCGGTTCAACCTTTGCCGTGAGGAAGGTCGGGTCAATCGTGTTCGGAATCGGACCGAGATTGATCACCATGCCCATTACAACGTAAGGTACGGAGTCACCGCTCGGCCATCCTGCCAGATACGTCGAAGGCAGAATGATCAGCTGACCGGCCGTGGACTGCAACGTGACCATCGAGAGGTCAGCTGCAACTGCCGCATCGTAATCAGCGGCCGTCAGACCAGCAGGGATGAAGAGGGTGTTCAGGACATCGATACCCGTCGCCACCATGGCGCTGATCTTGTTGATCGCTCGACAGCTATAAGCAAGACCGGCAGTGTACTTGGAATCGAAAGGAGGCTTGAGGGTCCAATCCCCTGAAGCCCCAATTCCTGGGAGGAGTTCGCTTGCCATTACGGAGCCGCCTGTGCTTGCACGAGGAACTGCACGTCGTCGTAGCTCTTAGCGAGATACATCTTCGTGCCACGAACCACTCGCGTGTAACCGTTGGGAACCGTGGAGCCCGAAGTCATGTCACGGGCAATCGGCAGCATCGCCATCATCATCTGGAACCAGCCCTGCGTGTCGAGAGACATGCGGTTGAAGTCCGCCGATGTGTTGGGCGTGAAGAAGTAATCCGGGAACCAGTCCGAGAGCTTCGTCTTGCCGTCACGGTTTTCTGCGTTGCCGATAGAGCCGACCGCAATCGACATATACGGGAACGTGAAGATCTGCGCATTCGCCGAAACGTATGCCGGATCGTAACCCGTCGCGTCTGCCTGGATCTGGGCGAGTACCGCCGACAGCATTTGAATCGGTGAGTAGATGCCGTTATTGCCACCTACCACGTTTTCAATTGCCATCGATCCCCACTGGGGGAACACCATCACCTCCGTACGCAAAAAAAGGTCAGGCAGAATTGCCTTCCACTGATCGCGCGTTTGCGTGGAGTTGGTAAGCAGGTAGTCGACGATCGCCTGTTTGATCAGATCGATGTTGTTCGCAGCTTCGCCGTAACCGAGCACTGCAAACTTCGCAGGCGTCTTGTCATTGGCGTTCACCGGGTTCACGTAGTTGTACTCGTTACCCCAGAGGAACGTTTCGTTCGAACCACCACGCGCATCTTCGATAGCCTGCGTTTGCTGGTTGTAGTTGCGCGAAGCGAGCAGTGCCTTCACGTCTGCTGGCTGACCGAAGAACTGGCTGACCGGAGTGAAAGGCGGAATGACTGTGAAGTCGTATTCGTCGAACTGGCCGACGAAGGACGAGTTGACGAACCACACCTTGTTGATGTTGGTGTTGTCGACTGCGGGGTTGTTCCACTGGATCCATTCGACGATGGAGCGGTTACCCGAAATCACCTGAGCTCCGACCGAGATGTTCGCTACAGCAGCGCCCATCTGATTCTGGAGGTAGGTCACGAATTCACCCGGAGCAATCGGATTCGTATTGCTGAGCGACTTCGTGTAAATGTTGTTGATTACTGCGAGGATATGGGCGACTTGATCGTCCGGAATCGCTGCAGAGTAACCCACGCCACTACCGTTTGTCGGCATGTGGACCAGTGATAATGTGGGATATGTCTGCGAGGAATACACCCTGGGTTCCTTGGCGAAGGTATAACCCAGCTGTGACAACTCGCCGATATCGGCAACAACGCCAGGCGCGTTATTGACGAAGTTGCGATTGAGCGCAAAGCCTTTGATGGTATTCATGGCTCACCTTATACAGCAGTTCAAAAAAATTGTTAGAATTTTTCCACCAAAAGTGGTAAAATACATGAGGAACACGGAACCGTCATAAAATGGATAAGAGGTCCTCGGCATGTCATCAGCTTTTTACATCTTCAGGCTCATCTGGCCGTTCTTAAAAGAACTGGTTCTAGGTGGGATCACCCTGAAAGAGGGGATGAGGACTCAAAGAAAAAAAGTGTTCCTGCTTTTCTTTGTCTCGGGATTGATCTTTTCGCTCTTCCTGATCATTCCCAAATTCTACCAGTTGTCGCAGGAACACATCAAGCTAGAGAAGTCCGTTGAAGCAGCTAACGTTCACCGGATGGAATTGAGAATCAAAGAGTTAGAAGACAAGTTGGCCGCACGGCCGACTTTGAACCCTGCCACGTGCGTGAATCCCGCGGAAATCCCTGGACGAATTCCAGAACCACCCGAACACAGCGTAGTGGCAGCTTTTAAAACGAAGGCAGAGCATCACCGCAAAGCGCTCGCAGAGGGGCAGTCAGACCAGGACCAGGTCGCCTCTCAGACAGTAGCCGCTAGACGAAAGAAGTCTTACCAGGATTTCTTTGATAAGTACGACGACTAGGGAAAACGGGGCTCCTAACCAGAGCTCCGTTTCCGGGGTCATTTTGCCGGATTGAAGAGATGAAGAAATTTACGACGGGGGTTCTCTTCGTGTTCCTGGCTGCATGCACGAGCGAACCGAAAAAGCCTGATCCTCCACAGATAGACAAAAATCAGGAATATATTACCAAACAGAATAGAATGATGGTTGACATGTGTGATCAGGAGAACATGCCTCGATTCACACGCCGACCTCAATTCGATCGGAAGAAGTTTCAAAGCTTCACCGATGACGATATCAAGAACGGAGCCATGGACGCCTATCTTCAGGATTACATGGATCGGCAAAACAAATACATCGACCAACTCCTGTACGTGATCACGAAGACTCGTCAGCGAGTGGAACAATGTCGATAAAAACTTAGGCTAGACTCTGATACAGTGTCTAATGCCAACGTAGAGATAAAACATGAGCGACCTTAAAATCGATGCAATCATTCTGCATACGGACGGATCGTGCGTGCCTAACCCCGGCGAAGGCGGCTGGGGTATTCATGGTTACGCCTATTCGAACGAAGCACCCAAGAAGGGTAGCGGTAACGCTGACTTCTATTTGACCAACGAAGGTTACGTCGACAAAGCAATGCTCGACGCCTTCCGCAAAAACGAAGATCCCTACGCGAATCTGGATGAATCGAAGCTGAAAGAAGGCACGATGTCCATCCTCGATCGCCACATGGAATCGCTGGAAGTTACGCCGGTGTTCTACGTCGACGGTTTCGGTCCTTCGCCGATTGATCCGGAGAAGGGCAAGTCTTCCAACAACATCGCAGAAATCACCGCCCTCATCAAGGCGCTGGAATTCTGTCAGCGTGAAAACATTCGCACAATCCGCCTTTGGCTGGATAGCGAGTATACCCTCGATGGCTTCACCAAAGTCCTTCCCCTCTGGGCGAAGAACAACTGGCGTCGTCGAGATGGTAATGAGATCAAGAACAAGGGTCTCTGGCAATACCTCTGGAAGCTCAAGAACGAGATGAAGGACTACGATATCAAGTGCGATTGGATACCGGGTCACTCCATCTTCCTGGGCAACCAACTGGCAGATGTCAATGCTAACCTGGGCAAGAACATGACCCTGGCCGGCCTGACCGACGATGCTTTCCACAAGGAACCTGCTCAAGGTTACTGGAAAGCCGCAGAAGTGGACAAGCATCCGCTGATCTGCCATCAGAAGCTCTTCTTCAATGGAGAGATGACGGGGACCGAGAAGGGACGTTACTTCATGGGCGCCATCGACAAGGATCTTGGCCTGTTCGGCAAGCGACTGAGCGATACCTCCTACTCAGTCATCCAAACCAAAGAACCGATCGAATCGTTGGAGACCCTTATTGCCCACCACTGCAAGCTCGGTGGCTATAAGAACGAGATGGTGATCGGACATCTGGGCGCGTTCTTCAAGTCGAACGTGTACAAGATGTTCACCGAGTACGGGACCTGGGCCCTGTACCAACCCAACTCTTACAACAACAATCTTTCCTCCGTAGACAAACAGGTAGTCACGGAAGTAGTCGATCCACCGAAGAAAGCCTTGGAAGCCGTGATGGCCGTGAACACTCTGGCCAGCCGTTTGGATGAGTGGTTGTCGCAAGACGAAACGTCCAAACGCTATGCGGTGACGGATCTGACGCCTCATTTATATGAGACGTCGATTACGAAGAAGAAGAACAAGGATATTCCTGTAACGAAACTGAAGGCATCGATCAAGCCGGGAGTAGCTTCGATCGAGGTAGATGCCCTCTACCGGGACTCCAATGGCGTGGAGATCACGCTTCCCACGATCCTCACATTCGGAATCGACATGGCTGACCGTAATGGTCTTAAGAGGATCGAAGAGACTAATCCAAAGGTTACGCTTCTGACTTGGGAAGAGTCTCCTGGTGTGTTCCGTTATTTCACCGTCATCGAAGCAGGTGATGACGCCGGTGCCTATTGCGGTTACTACTCGAATGTACGCCTGAACAAGGCGAAGCAATCGAAGTTGAAGAAAGCCGCGTAGGGGATGACTAACTTTATTGTTCGCAGGTTATTCAGCTATGAAACTGTCGAATAAGAGATTCCAGACCCGCACCTTGCGGGTTTTGTTCCACCTCTTACCGTCGCGCATGAAACGACTCATGTTCATTTCTTCCCTGTCAGGCAAGATAGCAGGGATGAAAGAACTAGATCGAGCAACTCTCCTTCGCATTCAGGAGGAATTCAAACTGGTGAAGGTCGATCCTCACGCCATGGAGTTGCCGCTCGCCTGCACAGACAAGATCTGGGGGAAACGTCCCGTCGAAGATCTCGTCTGTCCAGTCTTCCTTCATCAAAAATCGGATCACGACCTGACGCGAATTGCGCGACAAATCGTTGTGATGATGCCGTGCTGGTTGGTCTATGATGAGATCTTCCGTGTGGTCATCGAAGTTCGTCAGCTCCTCGAAGCTCGTGATCATTTGTTTTCCCATTGATCGAAGAACACCATAAACCACTCTACGCCTCACAAGGGCGTAGAGTGTGTTTGTGACTCGCTTTTTTACAACCAGTAGTTTAATAAGGAAAATAATGCGTTTATTCTTACTCGCGCTACTCTTTAGCCTCTGCAACTTTGCGTTTGCAGACTGCATCTCCGACATCGCAAAACAGAACGGTCTTAACGAAATGGACGTACGTGCCATTGTTAAGGTCGAAAGCGGCGGTAACCCGAGGGCCGTCCACCACGATCGTAATGGTTCGACCAGTTACGGTCTCATGCAAATCAATTCCATCCATCTTCCCGAACTAAGGAAAAAGAAAGTATTCGCGAAAGACCTGTATAAATCATGCACGAACGTGAGCTTCGGGGCAACGCTTCTCTCCCGCAACCTGGATCGTTATAAGACCATGGACCGAGCAATCGCCATGTACAATCCGGGTGATCGTCGGTATCTCTCTAAGGTAAAGACAGCAAAGGCGCAGATTCGTCGTGAACGGCTATTGTCCGATTTCACGCACAACCGGCCGCTGGAACTTGCCGCTGATTAAAACATAGAGACAAACTACTCCTGGGGCCTAGGCCCCAGGAGTAGATAAGTATCATTTTTTTTTGCTTCTTGACTTCTTAACCCTTCACGTTCGGCAGAGCCTCGACGTTCTTGATCGTCGTGTTGATCGACTCGATGAACGTACGCGAACGGAACGTGGTCAGAGCCGCGAGCTCCACCATCTTCGCCACGAAGTACATGCCGTTACCCAGCAGCTGCGTGACTTCCTTTTCCACCTGAGCGTAATGGTCGAGTTTGATCTGATCGACGAGTTCGTCGAGCATCTCGTACAGACGGTTCAGCTTCTTCGTAAGTTCCTGTGCCGGGAAAGCCTGATATGCCTTGCGCAGCTTTTCCGTTTCAGCGAAGACCGAATGCCAGTCGCCGTTGCGTTTGACCACTTCGCCGAACGAAGCCGAAGCGCGGAAATCGTTCTTGCCGAAGCATTTCGCGAATTCCTTGTTGACGTGGACATATTCAGGTTCAAGTTTAGCGAACTCCTTGATCTGATGGCCAGCCTGATTGCGGAAGATTTCGTCCGAGATCATCTTCGAGACGAAACTCGTGAACGGGTCGATGACGTCCTTCACGATGTTGTTGGCCGACTCCTGAGCAGGCATGAGAACTTTCAGGTAATCGAGGTACGTGACGATGAGACCTTCGGGGATCTCAGCGCGGTATTGCATGATGTCCGCATACGGGCGCGTGTCCACGAAGCGTTCGAAGATCTTCGCGGGACGCAGCTCGATCGGAGCCGAGGAGAGGAACTTGTCGAACGTGTTCTCCACCGAGAAGCGTGCCTTCGTGTAGAAGTCGCCGAAGAACTGCTTGAGCGGCATCGACTGGCAATCTGCGGTGGCGGAGGTCGAGATCAGGTTGAGAAACAACGAGTTCATCTGGACCATGTTCTGATCCGGATCCCGATCCGAGTAAATGTTCGACTGGAAAATGTGGTCCATGGGTATCTCGCTAAGGTAATCAAAGACGCCAAACTATATTTTTAGTGAAAAACCCCATAGTTTGACTCACGCATTCTTCATTTCAAATGATTGGAGAGCATTCAACATGCTGTTTAAACAACCTTACCAAAAGGCCGAACATCTCGCACCCATGATCAACGTGGGAGCCGGTCTCGACATCATCACTGGCCGTTGGTATTACGGCCAACATGGCGAAGCATTGCTCAATGGCGGCCATGCTCAGCTGAGCGGTTACGTCGGCGGTGGTAACCTGTATAAGACCACCTCGATGCTGTACAAGAATCTGCGTGCAATGTACCGGATTCACCCGGAATCGACGGGTTCGATCTACGAAACGGAAATGAACACACAGGGTACGCGGATTGGCGATCTCGCCAGCCAGCTTCCTGAGTTCGACGGCAACGATCCGATCGAGACGGAACGTTTCATCGTGACGAGCCGTAAGCAGTACAGCGGTGACGAGTGGTACGACGCTACCAAGGAATTCCTGGAGCAGAAAGTCGAGCTCGGCAAGAAGAAGGAATACCGCGCCAAGCTGCCATTCATGAAGCTCGGTACGAACGAACTGATGGACATGATCATCCCGACGTTCGGCGGTCTTGATTCGTTCTCGGACTTCGTGACCAAAGACGTGTCGAAGATGAACGATGACGTCGGTCTGGGTGAGAAGGGCGCAGAAACGATGTTCATGAAGCAGGGTATCCAGAAGCTTCGTCTGCTCTCTGAATATCCGCCGCTGTTGCACAAGGCCGCTCACTACTTCTCGATGTCCGCTCAGGTCGGTCCGATCTTCAATCTGGATCAGTACAATCCGGAAAAGAAGAAGCTGTCGAACATCCAGGGCAACGTCAAGATGAAGGGCGTGACGGACAAGTTCACGTACATCATGAATTCGATTCTCCAGTTCTACAATCTGGAGAAGCTGATCCATCGTCAGACGAAGTTGCCGCAATTTCCGCGTGATGAATTCGACAAGGCTGAAGGCGATTCGGACCTGAACGTTCTGCACGCAATCGAGCTTCGCGGCAAGTCGGGTCCGTCGGGCGTGCCTATCCGCCTGATCGTTTCGCAGAAGCAAGGCGTTCTCGCGTCGATGACCGAGTTCTATAATCTGTGGGATCATCCGGACTCGTTCGGTCTGGAGGGCAACGATCAGAACTATTTCCTGACTCTTCGCCCTGATGCCAAGCTGAGTCGTACGAAGGTTCGTTCGAAGATTGACACCGACCCGATGCTGCAACGTGCCCTGACCATCACGATGGAGCTCATGCAAATGACCCGTCTGATGCCGGAACTTCGCAACCAAGGTCTGCTGTGTACGCCGAAGGAACTGTTCGACGGTGTGAAGGAAAAGGGTTACGACTGGGATGAAATCCTGGGCAATACCCGTGGCTGGTGGACATTGAATAACGATGATCACCCCGTTCCTTTCCTTTCGACGCTGGACTTGATGCGCATGCGTATTGACAAGTACAAGCCTTACTGGAAGTAAAACCGGAGAGCGGATTGATTCCGCTCTCCTTTTTTATGCCCCGATATATTGAGAAGAACTATCAATTTTCGGGGTTTAACAAGGATTGCAGAATCATGAGCGATGGCAAGCCGATTCGTCCGATCCGACGCGACGAATTGCGAAAGTTCAAAAACGTAGTAGTCGTTTTTGGCAGTCGGAAAAATGTGGAAGAGGAAATCTTTGACGCCTGCTTGTCAGGCTTCATTCGCGATTGGTCTCTCACTCCCGAAAACACCGTGTTTGTGTCAGGCATGGCTCGTGAGGGCGCCGACAAACAGATCGTTGACTGGGCCAAGCTGAAAGGCTGGCGCTGGAGCGAATTCCCGGCTGATTGGGACAACATCGATGTTCCTGGTGCACGCATCAAGATGAATGCGCAAGGCAAGCAATACAATGCCTTGGCAGGCTTCATGCGTAATCAGGACATGGCCAACGTATCGAGCCATGGTTTGGGCTTCTGGGATGGTCATTCTCCCGGCACCAAAGATATGATGGAGCGCTGCAACGACAAGAAGATCAAGTTGCGAATGATCCGTCTCAAGGATGAACCCAATGGCACGTAACCGCAAAGCGGCTGAGAAGATGTGTCTGGACATCATCGATTCGATTGCTCCTGGCAATCCGAACGTTGCTCTGTACCAGGCGCTCTTCGATCCGAAAAGCCCGAAGTACCTGAATGACGCTCAGTTCCATAACTGGATTGAGCGCATGCGAAACAAAGAAGGCGCTCTGGTGTATATCGATCCACCGGGCGGCAAGTTCCCCCTGGACGTGATGCGAAACATCAACGTGCTGGGTCCGAAGTTTGGTGTTCAATTCTTCCAGCATCTCTGGTATCAGGATGAATCAGGCGACTGGTTCCTGACGCCGAATGCGTATCTGATTCTGCCCTTCCCGGTACGACGTCAGGCGCAGCTGCTGGTGGAGAAGATCTCCATTCCGGAAAACAACCACTCGATCGACGACTTTACTGGTCAGGTCACTGGCGATAGCAAGGGATCTAAGATCAGTTACCCCGAACTGTCTCTGCTGAAGGCTTTCGGTCTGCAAAAGACCATTGAAGAATTCATGCACTGGCGTGGCGGTGACGTGAAAGGCAATCGTCTCATGAATCAAGCGATCATGAAGACTGGCGGGGCCTCGATGAAAGCACTCGAACCCTATGCGGGTGAGGTCGGTTCGACCCGTTCGCTTCGTAACATCCTTCTTGGCATGCACTACGACAACACGCTGTGAGCCATCCTGTGTGAGTACCTGGCTTCGGCCAGGTACTCTGTCGTATCTTTTGTTCGGAGTCTTTATGTCCACAATGGCAGAAATCACGGAAGTAGCACAGAATGCGATCAATGGCGCGATGCACCACTACTTCCATAACCTGACGATCAAGGGAGAGAATCGCTTTAACGAAGCATCTTTCCTTGGCGAAGTCTTGCTGCAAACGCAAGGCTGGCTCGTGTTCACGGAAGATTCGATGCAGAATCTCTACGACATGATCTACAAGGACACGCTGTACATCAACCTGGTCTACACGCTGACCTCGTTGTTCCGTACGCGTTTCACTTTGCCTGAAGAAGATTATCAGGCACTGATCGTTCATCTGGCCCAAGCCTACAACACGAAGGAAGCGGACGATCCGAAGCTCTCGTTCATGGGCGCAGAATACCGTAGCCGGATTCCTGATCCGGATGCAGTCATCAGCATTCTGAAGAACAACCGTTACCTCGTGATGTTTGCAGTATTCTTCACGTACGGTAGTCCCGAAATCATTGCGGGGGTAATCGAGTAATGAAAGGCATCTATGTAGAGATTGGCGCGCTCCTGGATGCGCGCTATGGGGTAGTGAAGCGTCTGAATCCCGAGATCGCTCAGGGCCTCATCAGGAACGGCTATCACCTTCGTAAGGGTGACTTCTTCGAAGGTATCGACAAGAAAGCATACGACGAGCTTTATGGCAAGTTCGAAGTCGAGACTTTGCAAGAAGCTCTCATGACCAACATCTTCGTCTTTCTGGCTCCTCAGATTGCCGAGCTAATGAAGGAAACGATCGCGCATGAATTGCCGGACAATCAGAAGCCTCAGCTGGATGTGAACGTCTGGCCGTATCCGTTCCAGGCTGATGAGATGGCAGCATTGCGCAGCATCATCTATCTGAAGTTCCAAGGTCGTATCGGCGTTAATGTCTTCAGCAAGGACATCAAGGAACTGACGCCCGCGCTGTGTTCCGAGAACTACGTGATGATGGTCATGTACGACTATCATAACTACCTCAATGCACATGCGAACGCACTCATCAAGAATCCGAAGCCGTTCCTGCTTCTGGTGGCTCCGATGGTGTACTTCAACTCCGATCCCGATAAGGACGAGGAAGTCATCGAGCAGATGAAACGCGGCATAAATAGCCTAGCGGTCCTGGAAGCCGCAGTGGCTCCCAGGATTCACTTGAAGTTCATCAACGTTGAACACTTCTCTCTCATCTACCCGGACGCACGTCTGGTGGGCATTGAGGATGTCGATGTGTCGAAACATCTGACTATCGACGAGCTCGACAAGAAGCTTACGGATCAGAACAAGACGGATTAACGCTTTCCGTTCTGTCCTTCGATACGTTCGGTGAATTCCGACGTGTTCTCGCTTCCTGCTGCAGAGTCACGAACAGACGGATCGTAAGTCGGCCGACGCTCATCCGGCAGCTTACGGCCGGCTGTATCGTTGTGGCTGACTTCCGGTCTGCCTTCCTTTTGACGGCGGTCAGACAAAGTAACCAGATACTGTGCCATTGCCGCGGCTTCGTCAGCACGGGTTTCGTTTTCCTTCGCTTTCTCGTTGAGTTTGAGTCGGCCAAGCGAAACCTTATCGATACCGTCGAGGCCCTGCATGACAGTTCGAGCGAGCTCAGGATCTTTGCTCGTCAATGCATCCGGCAGCAAAGCAGAAACGATTTGCTTACGGACTCCGTTGGTGTAGTCGAGGTCCTGAAAACTCTCCTCGATCTTTTCAGGTGTCAAAGCGGACACGATTGTTTCTCCTTTAAAACAGCTCAGACATATATTACTATTTGGATCTATGTCTGGAAAATCCATTGAATGAAGGTCACATGATACAGCGACTGTTCGACTATCTTCGGCAAAGGAAAGCTCCTGAGCCCGTTGTGGTGGAGGAGAAGAAAGCTGATCCTGAGAGCATCTATGTGCAACTCCAGATTGCATTGGGTCGAATCGGTATCACGCAATTGACTCTTACCAAGTCGCCGGCCTCTCTCGGAAGAATCGAATGTTTCTCTGAGAACTTGCCGGACTTCATTAAGTCACTCCTGGAGGTAAATGACTATCTGAAAGATAAGCTACACATTGAACGCGGACTCTTTTCTGTGAGGGAATTGAAGACTCCGAGATTTGACGACTTCCTCTTTGTTCACGAAGGTTACTACGTGGACGACACTGCGGTGAAGATTCAACGAGCTGTAGAGTTGATCGACACTTACCATGAGTACATGAAGAATGCCGACATGGAACTTCATGGACCGATGGAACACAATCATCGTCAGCTGTACAAGTACACGCAGACGTTGACGGGATTTATCAATGCTTTACTTGAACACTTTGGCGAATGACCAAAGTCATCTTAACCGGTATGGAAAACCATATCACTGTTTGGAGCCTATCAAATGGCACGAAAAGAAGATAGTCTCGTCACACGACGAGTCAATAGTCAGATGGATCTGACTGCCAGGGGGATATTCAATTTCCCATCACGACCGAAGAATGTTCTTTGGTATTTGACGCACAGGTTTCTGTTCAAAGGTCTCGGCATCACAAGGCTTGAGACCTGGGACGCACTGCTTAAGCGTTATGTGAACGATCCTGCAAATGGGATCCCGCAAACGCCAGCACATCGTACCAGCGCTCGCGGCAATATCACGAACCAGGTGTTTTCTGAAGATGAAAGCATGTCGGTCTCAACCTTCGTCAAGGCAGCTGTTGTTGCCAATGTCGAAGAGATCGAAATGCTGGCTATCTGGAAAATGAAAGATGGTCGTCGTCTTGTCGGCAAGGTCCGATATCCGCTTACTCCTGATGTTCTGCTCAGTCTGAGCGAGGAGGATGAGGAATCGGAACTCATCGCGCAGGTAAACGATTTCCTTCAATCGAAAAAAGAAGGTAGCCCTCTTAAGGCTTTGATGCGTAAGCTGATTGGTCACAAGAACAAAAAGAAAGACTCCGGAGAAAAGCAATGAGTGACTTGACTGTTCGTCCCAATCCGCTTGAAGATGGTTATACGCACATCAACACGCAAATGAAGGCGAAGACCAAGCTCGGTCGTCTGCTGGCATTGTCGTACAATGTTGGTGAGCCAATCCACCATCCCCTGCTCGGACATTTCCGGACCGTGCAGAACATGTTCTGCTACCTGAACACTGGTGGCACACGTGATGCAATTCGAAACATGGAACCGCATCAGGCAATCAATTTCATGCGACTGTCGCCGAAGTATTCGTGCGATAAGTTTCGTGAACTGATCCTCGATGCAACCATTCTCAAGTTGCAAACGAACAGCCATTATGCACAGATGATGGTCGAGAACGATTTGCCTTTCGATCATTATTACCTGCAAGGCCCGGACCGTCTTCCGATTCGTCCGAGTCACAGCAGCCTGTACATTGGCGTTCTGAATGACGTGCGCGATATCCTTCGCGGTGAGAAACCTCACGAGTTCGTGAACTTCCGGGACATGAACTTTACGCTGATTCAAGAGAAGTAATTTTATGGATACTGACAGTGTAGCCTTCGGGCTACACTGTCAGGAATCTTCTTATGTTGTGACCTATATTTTTTTCTGGTGAAAAAATGCCGACCTTAGCTTCCAGTATTCTAAGCCGGACACCGGACGAGAAAACCGTAGTCGAAGACGTCTACAAAAAAGTAGACAATTCGATCGTTAACAGTTTTCAGGATCTGAATCTGACCGGATTCGATCTGTCCGACAAGTTCGGGTTCCTGAGTAAATTCACATCAGGCAATCTGCTCAAGACTGCTACCGATGGTGTACTCGGTTTGAATCCCGAATCCCTCACTGACAAAATCTCTTCGGCTTTCTCCGAAGAATATTCGAAAGCCAAGTCGCTTGTGAACGATGTGGTCTCGGGTTCACAGGCTGCTATCTCTGCTGTCAAGAGTGGCGTCAATGAAGTCACTGGCTTGATCAAGGAAGCCAACCGAGTCTATACGACCGTCAACGGTATCGTCCGTGCAGTTCAGACCGGTAACTTTTCCGACATTCGTGGGATTGCGAACACAATCAATGCAGTGGCTGGGAAGGCCGGAATCGCTCTCAGTGCCAACGGCGCTCTTGGAGGTGTCTTCACCGCTCTAGTCGGAGAGGCAGGCGCACAGGGCATTCAGGGGGCTTTTGGAGTCATTGCTGACACCATCCAGTCTTCCACTACACTTGTGAACAAAGGTTCGATCCTTTACACGGTCGCAACTGGCTCTTTGCCTGGTGCTTTGGCTCGTGGGGATCTGGCTTCTGTTGCTGCCATGACGTCGTATATCGGCAATGGTGCAGTTGGGATGCTTCAGCCGAATGCTGTGTCTCAGTTGGCCAAGAACGACAAGACAGCTTATACGCCTTCTGACATCTCTGGTTCGAACGGTCAATTTGTTCAGTATCAGGGAGCGTATCAAAAAGTTGATCCGAACTGGAATACGTCGTCCTTTCAGCCTCAGGGTTCGAGCTCGACTTTCCGTGACCTGACTTCTTTGTTAGGTGCTTCGGTTCAGGTGAAGAACATCTTCACGACTGGCGCAATGACGGCTAGCAATTCAGTCGACAAGACGTACGCCGCTCTGCAGGTGTTCAACAAACCTCTGTCGGTTAACGACGAACTCACGAAGCGCTTCCCACAAACCGTTTCGACTGGTTCGAATCAGGTGGCGCGGGATGTGGACCCGCGTGTGGAGTACGATCCGAATATCGGTGCTCCTCGCAACATCCAGTGGCTGGATGACATGATTGCAGGCAAAGCTGCTACTCTCCCTGATGCAAGCAACATCGGCTCGACCGCAATTAACGTTCCTTGACGAACATATACCACCTGGCTTGCGCCAGGTGGTATATGACTTTTGCTTTATGGATCGATACCCTTGTAGAACATGGACACGAAACGCAGCGGCGTGCCATTAGCTAGGAACGACGCCATGTGAGATGACGACGTCCAGCTACGCCAGTTGGTAGCGTATCGAGTCAGGTTCAAAGCGAACTTACGGAACGAGTAGATCTGATCGTCGATGTCGAGACCAGCCAACACACCCATGTAGTCCGAGAACACAGTGTCTTCGTCGAAAATGCCTTTCGTCGGGTTCAGCGAGAAACCCTGCGAGATCGGCATGTGCATGATGGAGGACAGATCTTTAATCGAGAACGTAACCTCGATACCCATCGCTTGCATGTGTTTGTTGAATGGCAGGTTGGTCGTGCCACGACGAACCGATACCGAATCGATAATGCCCAGACGCGTTTGTTGCTTGCCCTTGTCGAACAGCTGCACGAGAGGCGGAGCTGTATACGACTGCTTACCCGTGGAGCGAGGAAGAGCACCCGCCAGAATCATGAACAGCGGAATGTACATGTTGAACAGCTGGCTGAGTGCATTGCCGTAAGGCGCAATCAGTTGGATCGTGTACGACTGTTGGGGAAGAGAAGCCGTCGAGGATTCCCAGTGTTCCGGAATATCCACGAATGCAGCACCCCCCAACACAGCCAGACCAGAGATATTGAACTGGTCAGCCACACCGCCCACGAAGTCACCCACCGCTCCCAGAGCACCACTCAACGCACCAGTCAGATTACCGCCGGAGAAGTTAAAGCTGGTCTTACGAGCCTGCGATGCGAGACCGTTGATCTTGTCTTCGATTTCAGATTTGGCCGTGGAACTGGAGAAGGACTCCGAGACTTCACCTGTGGAATTCACACGGAAGCAAACGAATGCTGTACCGTCGTTCCACTCGGACTGCAGGAGCTTCCACAGACCATCGCGATCCGGCTTATCGATCGTGTTCACCTGAGTGTCGGCAACCGATTCGCCCTGAGAACCATCCGCAGAGCCACTGGATGAGTTCGCATTGCCTTCCGGACTGTTGAGCCACAGATCCATATACTCTTTGAACGCGCGGCCTTGTACAGGCTGTGCTTGCTGATTCAGAGCAGAACGGAAGTTGTTGTGCAATGCACCGAAGTCCAGGTTCGAAACGTCGAGCATATCGCGCAGCTTGTCCATGAACGCTTTCTTACGGCGTTGTGCGAACGAAGCGTAACGGTACATGTCGACCTGACCGTTCTCATCAAACACTTCCAACACCTGAGCGAAACGCTTGAGGTCGTCGGCAGTGTACGTGTTCTCAGCCGCCATCGTCTGATTCTGGTCAGACGTGAACATTCGAGGAATGATACCTCGGTTCACGCAGTAATGGTTCACGAGCGTAGTGACCGCGTTCCAATACAAATGCATGGCTGGCTTGAAGTAGTAAAACTTCGAGCTTTGTTTTTGGGTGAAGAAGCGATAGGCTTCCAGAGCAACAGTCGTCAACAGCAGCGGAATGTTGAAGATCGTTACAGCAAGACCAACCCCACGACCAAGGTAATAAGCAATACCAGCGGAAGCACGGCCAGTACGGGCCAGAAGGGAAGCCTCATAGCTGTAGAACCCCGTGAAGAATTGAGACATCGGAGTGAATTCAGGCACCCCGAAACGCAGGTAAATTTTCTGCGAGTACTGGCCGTACGTTTCATCGTACCAACGACCAATACCAAACGTGTTCATGAGTGGCGTTTTGATTTTGATATCGCAATGCCGCGTAAATTGAGGCAGAGGGTTGATTACCTCGTTGCCGCCCGGACTCGTGTCGAAAGGACGGGCAATGGTGTCGGTATAGCCAAACTCTTGCAGCGACTGATCATCGAGATTGTCAGTAGCGAGCAGGAAAGACTTACGCAACCATTGTACGTCGCGAGAGGTTACACCCATCGCTACTCCTGTTAGAAATTATACTGAATCATATTAAATACACAGAGGGCCCGTCGGCCCTCTGTGTATTCTTTCGTTTAGACAGCAGCAAGTTGTCGGCGGAATCCGATAGACGGCGCCGTCATCGGAGCGGCAGACTTGCCGTAGTTGCTCTTCTCGTCGCTACCAGCAGCAGGCGTCGGCGTATCCCCACCACCCATGTTCTTATCGAACCTGGAGTTGAGTTTGTCGATACCATCTGCGATGCGTTGGAGAAGCCCAGTCTGTGTTTGCGATTCCTTGAGACCTTGCTTCATGATGTCCATGGAATCGCCAGCATTCAGCTGGGTATTGCGTTGTACGTAAGCGTTTTGCGAAGGCGCAGAACTCGAACCCATGGCAGCACCACCACCAGAGCTCGGGTCATACGACGGACGCGGAGAGCTAACCAATTGAGACGGAGTCGTCGCAGTCGGTTCAGCCTTGGACGCTTGTTTATAAGCATCGGGAGCCGGACCCGAATTCGGATTCGACGCCACGTTAGCCGTGGAAGGCTTGGGCGAATCAACCGTTCCCGTAGGAGTGATCGTGCCGCCTGCTCCAGAAGAACTACCTGCCTGAAGCTCGCCATTTTTGATCTTGTCAAGATAACTCTGCACACGTGCATTTGCGTCATCTGCTCCGATCCCGCCACCGTTGATCATCTGTCGAACTTTCTGGAAGTTCCCAGCGTCTGCATTCTTACCGAGCGCAGGGTTGAGTTTCCAGTAGGCCAGAGCAGAGTCAGCTGCAGTCTGAGGATCGGTGATAAGTTTGTCCGGATCATTGACGATGTCTTTACCCATCGCCTTACCGACAGCCGCGTAGTTACTCTTACCGGTAATCTGGAGAGGACCGCGACCACGATAATCCCAACCATCGTTGGCATCCGTGTTGCCCATCCGCCCGCCATAGATGTTGTTCGCAATGCCTTGAGGACCTTGCGATGCAACTTGCTGGGCCTTACCCGAATCAGGGAAACGGTTAGGCCACAGCTTCATGAGCGTGCTGGGCTTGTAATTCAAATTCTCCGAGATCGGCATGAACCCGGATTCGTGTTCGATATTGCCCAAGAGGGCAGCTTGCTGGTTCGGGGAAGTAATCCCGTACTTCGGCATGTCTTTCAGAAGCGTTTCTTTCACCAGTGCTGCGGCACCGCTCATCGGCTTAACGCCAGGTTTGGACTTTGCCGGTTTAGCAGATCCGTCAGAGCCAGAAGGTCCAGTAATCGGATCTCCAGGTTGACGGCCGGGGCCTCCGGGGCCCTCGTTAGCACCAACAGTTGCAGCAGCCAGGCGATTTTGCGCCATGACCTTGTCTGAATCATGCCTCGGATCTTTCTGGGCAGGAGTCAAGGTCGAATCATTTTTCTTTTGATCAGCTTCGTGTGCTTTCTTATCCGCTTCGTTTTTAGCGAGAGCGGCAGCAGCTACACCTCCAGCTGGCTTTGCAGCATCGGCTTTCTTGGGATCTTCTTTCTTGGAGCCTTCTTTCTCGACTTCTTCCTTCGAGGCTTTGATCTGCTGTTCCACCGAGTACTGAGCGGTAGGCAGATAGTCGCGGCCTTTGAAGGGATTCGTCGTGACGTTGTAATGACCACCCGGGAACAAACACTGATCCAAATAGGACTGCTTGAAATCAGGCTTGTTATCGTCAACGTCTTCCAGAGGCTTCGGAGACTTCGATGTCACGATCAATGCCCTGTGCTGCAGGTAGATCGGACGGAAGCGATCAGCGAACCACGAAACGAATTTCTCCGCATCGTCTTTACTTTCCGGGTTCAAACCGTAAAGCTTCATCGCCTGCTTCAGATCAACTTTCTTGGGATCGAATTCTGCTTTCTCACCCTTGAAGACGACTGCAGGAGCCAGCTGCTGCTCCAAGCTCTTCATCTTCTTGTACGCTTCGAGATCGTTGGCCTTAAAGCCATACTGCACGAGTCGTACTTTTTCGATTGGTTGAGGATCCGGTTTGGTGAGCCACTTGTAGGCGAAGTACCCTGCGGCACCGACACCAGCAGCTACCAGCAACGGAACGGTAACAGGCGATGAGATGATGGCACCGATTGCCGTAGCAGTCATGCCCAGAGCGGAACCCACGAGCGACAATCCGCCCAGCAGCGTTTCCGCGCTAAGCAAACCGCCGCCCAGCAAGGCACCTCCAAACTTCAGGCCGAGCTTTGCTGCGCCGCCGGCAAACTTCATACCACCGCGCAACAACCTGGAACCAAGACCCTTGCCCTTGGGCATCATCTTCTCCCAACGGCTAGCCTTCTTCAGTCCCTTGCCGGCTTTCTCAGCCTTACCGCCACCGCCGCCTACGAGATCCTCGGCGTCTTCGAGGAGAGAGTGATCACCCTTCTCTTCGTCTTCGCCTTTTTTGTTTTTGAAGAATGCGGACAATGCCGCCCAGGCGCCTTTGGTACTGCCCTTTTCAGCAGACTGTTCGGCTTCCTTCTTTTCTTTCTCTTTTTCTTCCTTGGCTTTGGCACGCTTAGCACGGATATCATCGATGGAACCATCGCGAACACCATCGCCATTCGTGTCGCCTTCTACCTTGGCTTTCTGTTCGGGCAAACGGGCACGCAGAGTGTCAACAACAGCATGCAGTCCATCGACAACCCGGTCCTTCCCTCGACCAAGCTTTTCGCGAACTTGCTGCTCTGCCTTATCCCAATGCTCGTCCTTCCATTCGTTGACTTTGTCAGAAGCTTGACCATGAAGATCACGAGCTTTCTGTTTGGCGTTTTCGATGTCTCCAGGCAACCGCTCCTTGAGTTCATCGTACTTGCCTTGTGCCTGATCTTTGCCTTTATTCCAGCGCTTCATGAAGCCTTCTTTGAAAGCTCCCGCGGCTTTACCAGCCTTCTTGGCAGTATCCTTAACGGCAGTACCGCTAGAGGATGCCTTGCCAATCATGGAATCCAGGTCAGGTGAACGCTCGCCAGGCAAGCGGTCATTGAGCATGGCATACATTGCCGTCAGAATGTCATTCGTCCGGCTGCTGAAGACGGTGAAGGGCGAATCAAAGCCAAAGAGATTCTTGAGCCAAGCCATCGCTCGCATCCCCATGTCCTTACCCTTACCCAACAGCTTCTTATACGCACCAATCGCGCCCTTGATCGAGTTGCCCACAAACGAGGCAATCTTATCAAAGCCGGTCTTGATCTCCTTACCTTCCTTGTCGTACAGGCCATTGGCCAAGTCTTCCTTGGTGATAAGGACATTTTCTTCGTTATCGACAACAGGGCCCTTGATCTGACTCACCTTCGAGATCGGATCGAGAGTTGCCTTATCGAAATACAATCCTTGCGCCATGATGCGCTTGAGAAGAACCGGTGTTTCGTACTGGTCCTTCAGGTACACGTCTTGTGGCCCATCCGTGTACATTTCGTATGCTTTCTTCAAGCCGGTCCAAGCCATGCCGTAGACAGACTTGGTCAGACCCATCGCACTAGCGATAGTCTTTTTCGTTTTTTCGTATGCTTCCTTGATGGCGGATTTACCCCAGCTGGTCAGCCGCAACAACACCGACTTACCAGTCTCGAAGTTTTTGAGAATACCGTCCTTGATCTCAGTGGCCCTGAGAACGATCTCATCCGTATCAAGATCTTTGATGTCGCCTTTGATATCTTCGTACTTCTCGATGACCTTACCGGTCTTCGCATCGACGTATCTACCGGCTTCAAGCTTCATCTTCGACAGACGAGGCTCGACTTCATTGCCGATATACAGATCGAACTTGTCCTTCTGTTTGCCGAGCCAGTCAAGCGCAGAAGAACCACCACCGAAAACCATTTTACCGGTTTTGCGAGCCATGATCCGGCCGCGACGGTAGGAATTTTTCATGCCGCCCCAAATGGAGCCAGCTGCGCCGAGACCGAGCTTCTTGAGGGCAGCGCCGCCTTTACCGAAGTAGCCAGCGACATCCCCCATCTTGCCCGACATATACGCTTCGAGCATTTCAGGATCCATCACACCGCCGCCGAAGCCTTTCGCTTCAAAGCGCTGGAGGATGCCAAGGATCTCTTCAACAGTTTGTTCGGTCTTACCCTTCTGGACTTTAACGCCCAGACGACCATCTTTGTCACGAGACAAAGGCATGATCGCTTCAGGACCCGCTTCGCCCATGATGCCGGTCTTCCCACCCTTCATCGGGAAGGCAGTAGGCTTACGGACGATCTTGTTGGTGAACGCTCCACCCTTGGCAAACATTTGCACGTTGCCGTCGGAGAAGATGTTTCCGTTCGCAGACTTCACTGTCTTACCAACATGGCTCAGTTCCATCTCGCGAACCTTTTCCATGTTGATGCGGCCAGTTTTCAGATCAAGGATACCCATGTCAGCCAGTTCGCCATGACGACCCTGGTTAATGAGATCCTGGATAACGTCTTTGACTTCACCGTTATCCGCACCAACACGACCAAACATGTTGGTCAGGCGACGTTCTTTGTGACCCGTCTCATCGCCTTCGAGATATTCCTCGATCTTCCTACGAGCATCGTCGTGATCGCCGAGTACTTCGTGAGAAAGGATGTTATCGCGATTGAAATATACGTTGCGCTTGTTAGCGCCGTAGATCTGTTTCGCAATGGCAGCACGTGCCTTCGGATGAATCTCGTTATTCGGGTCGATCTCTTTGAAGATGTTGTCGACCTGATGCTTCGTCGCATCTTTTGCCCGATCAGAAACAATCGTTTTAGACAACTGATCCTGACGTTCTTTCGATGAAACGAATTTGCCTTTTTCGTAATCGTACGCCAAAGGCTTAGCGCCTACGTCTCCCGTGCGGGTGACATAAAGCTCATGATGGATCTTCGAGAGGAGTTCCGGAATGACGACATTCAGAGAACGCGAGTTCTTATCCGACCAACGTGCTGCACGGTCGAGATCGACTTCACGACTCAAGCTGACGCCAGAAGACTCCGTATCGGGCCTGAGGATTTCCTTCAGCCATTCGGGAATCTTGTCAGCGTATTTGCCGTTTTCCAGCTGGTTGCCCATCCATTGCGGCAGGTTCGACATAACCTGATTGGCTTTGTTTCCGAACTTAACCGCTTTCGGATTCTTGACCATGTGGGCACGAATCTTCTTGGCCAGGTAGTCTTGGGCTTTGTTCCCTGCGAAACCGCCAACGAGATCGCCAGCAAGCTCTTCGCCTGACGGACCGAAGCCGGAACCATACATACTGGAACCGGATTCAGCAGCATCGAGGATCATTCCCAGACCGTCTTTGATACCGCTCATCTTCTCAGTGATCTTGCCTTGCGCTTTCTTGAAAACGCCAGAGAGCCACTGATTACGCTTTTTGGAAATGGTGTTCGAAAGCGAATCGAAAGTCTTTTGCCGCATGAGCTCCATGAGAGCTTCTTTCGGCGCCTTCTTGACATAATCAGGAAGGCCAGTGTTCTTCGTGATCGCCTGAAGGTCTTTCTTGAACTCATCGAAGAACTTCGTCTGAAGCGCCAGCATGTCGTTCTGTACAAAGTACGAACGGAACTGAAGCTCCAACGACTTCTTCATGTAGTTGGTCTGAACCTTATCCTGGAATGTCGCCAACTGCAAAAGCGAGTTGTCAACCGACCCCAGGATGGAGGTCATGTCCTTGTGACGCTTCTGATCGATCTGGTCCTGAATGACCTGACGTGCGTCACGCTTCTTTTCGTTATCAGCCTGAGCCTGCTGAGTCTGGGCAAAGATGGATGCGAAGGCCGAATCGATCGTGCCTTGCTCTACTTCGCTTTTCGACAGGTTACCTACGGTATCCGAATCAGCAGAGTCGCCCCACGCTTTGAGCTTTTCAGCCAGCTTTTTGGGAAGTGCAGACTCCAGGTTTCTCGTGATCCGCCCGACTGAACGTTTGGTCTCACGAACGATTTCGCTGGCTTGGGACGAACTGGTATTGTATAGATCCCGAAACCCATCTTTGATCTCGAATGCTTTCGAGATCGGTTCTTCGTACTCTTTGGGCAGTGATTTCGTCAGAGTTTTGCGAAGACGTGCCTCATTGGCGAACGTCTTGCCGAACCCTGCCGCTGCTGACTTAAGGCCAGTAGCAATCGGTTTACGACTCTTACTCGTGGCTTCGGGGTTATCGCCCCCGAAGTCAGGAATGTCAAAGTCCAAGTCGCTATCGAAATCGAAATCATCGCGCCCACCGCGTTTCTTTTTAGACGCCATACCTCGATTACTCCGTTAAGGATTCAGTGTGAAGCCTATCAATGTACCTTTTAATATCAAGATTCTTGATCCAAAGGATGAACGTCTGAAGAACCTCCGGCCCGTATCGGCACTGGATATCTTCGACAACTCCGGGATCAACTTCCACCCCGATGGTTTGTTTTCTGCGCTGATCTTCGGTAAAGTCGGCGAGGAAATGCGGACCGAAAAGTTCAGCTACATCAACGTCAAAACGCAAGTGTTCCACCCGGCCATCTTCAATGCGCTGGTCGGTAACAAGCATCTCTACATGGACATCGTGTCCGGTAAGGGTTATGCCGTTTGGGACGATAAGGAAGGCGACTTCATGCCCAGCGATCCCATCAACGGGAAAACTGGTTTCCGGTTCTTCATGCAGCACTGGAAAGACATCAAGCTGCAGCCGACCAAGTCTCCTGAGAAGATGGAAGCTCAGAAGCTCATCGTCAACTACAAGCACGTTGCCCTGACCGATAAGGTCATGGTGATTCCTGCTGCCATGCGTGACCTGCAAATGGGCGACGATGGTCGTAGTGAAGAAGACGAAATCAACAAGATCTATCGACGCCTGCTGATGGTGGCAAACACCATTCCTGGCGACGGTAAGGCATCGGATCGTGACGTATCGGACGCTGCACGCTTTAAGCTGCAGATGACGTTTAACGAAATCTACGAAAGCCTGAAGAACCTCATCTCCGGCAAACGGAAACTGGTGCTCGGCAAGTGGGCTTCACGACACATTGCGGACGGTACGCGAAATGTTATCTCGCCTCTGGATGAAGGCATCACCGAACTCGGGGACCCGGGTAACGTCGGACCGAACCACACGGTCTATGGGCTCTACCAGGCAATCCGAGCCTGCCGTCCAGTGGCTATCTTCGAGTTCAAGAACAACTTCCTCTCGAAAGTTCACAACGGACCGGGCTCGCCTGTCAAACTGGTAAACAAGAATACGTTCAAGCAAGAGAGCGTTCAGCTGAAGCCGGACGACTGGGACAAGTTCTTCAGTGACGAAGGCATCGACAAGCTTTTCTCGCTCTTCCAGAACGTGGAGATGCGACACAAGCCTGCCATGGTGGGTAACCACTATCTGGCACTGGTCTATCGTGGCCCGGACAATACCGTTCGTTTGCTGCAAGACATCGGCGAACTTCCTGCCAATCTGGACAAGAACAATGTCAGCCCTGCGACTTACGCAGAACTGATCTATCTGTCTGTTGTAAAAAAATTGAGTACCCTCCCATTGTTTGTGACGCGTTACCCCGTCGCATCTCTGGGCTCGATCTATCCGTCTATCGGGTATATCAAAACGACCACCAACAGCGAAAAGCGTTGGGTGTTGGACGACAATTGGGAACGTCACGAAGACGATTACGTGATGTCTTTCCCGATTCGTGGCGAAGCCTTCATCAACACCATCTGTCCGAACATGATTCGCCTCGCACTGCTCAATGCAGACTTCGACGGCGACACGTCTTCGGCCAACGCACTCTACACTGATGAGGGCGTTAAAGAGGTCAACGATCTCTTCAAAAAGAAAATTGCCTATGTTGATCCGAAGGGTCGACTCATCGCTTCTGCGGTGGTTGATACGGCGAAACTCGTCTGCTTCAACCTGACCCGTTAACAGGACTTTTCATGAACCTTCTTTATCAGAACTTTGAGAGGGCGAGGATGATTCGTAAGGGCGGCCAATTGGTTGCCCCGATCGTTTCGACGCTTCAGGATATGGAGCTTCCTCAGAACTCTCTCTTGCATTACGTCGCAGAAAGTAAGATCGACGTCGGTCCTGGTTCCGATCACCCGTTGTTCAAGGGCATCACCAAACCGATTTTGATCTACACGCCGCTCAAGCTCGTTGATCCGCCTCACGAACCCCGTCGGGTGACGTTCGACGCGAATCCGATTCTGCGTGGCTACTTCGTTCGCAATCGCCGGTTCCGCAAGCTGCTGGATCTGGAGAAGATGCCGAAAGATCCGAAGACGATGGTGGTCACGAACTACGCCGTCGTCCATCACAACTACAAGTACATCCGTTCGCTGTATGCGGATTACAACGCATGGTTCGACCTGATGCATACGGTCACCAGCGAGATGAACATTGCGGCGAATGCTTCACAGCGCAATCAGTTCCTCATCGTCAAGACTCCTGAAGTCCTGCCGGCAATCAGTCGCCTGAATACTGCCAGCAAGAACATGGATCAGAACTCGCTGAAGATCTTCCATTCCGACGGTGCTCGTTTCCTGTTGGAGTTGTGGAAGTTCCTGATGGAGCCTGATGACGAAGGCAAGAAGCCTGCGAACATGTTCGATCGGATCGAGCCGAAGAACTACCGGTTCATCAACTTCATCATCGAAGATGCGAACTCGTGGATTTCGGTGAACCTGGAGCGTCTGTACTACTGGCAGAAGAGCGCCAATGAAGCGTACCACGACCAGGTGAAGCAGGACGTCAAGACTGGCAAGATGCAAGCCAAGGACGTTCGCAAGATCGACAGCGTCTCGTACAACAACAAGCAGCTGCAGAAGTACATTCTGCGCATGTACATGGTGCTCATGTCTGCACGTTCGGTTACTGCAATCGACGCCGACAAGCCCATGCAAGACAAGCTGGCAAATCCGAAGGACATCGCCAAACAGGAAGCGGAAGCACTGCTTGGCAAGGAAACTCCGGAAGAAGAGCCGGAACACGACGATGAAACTCTGCCGTCTGCAGGTGACGAGGAGGAAATCGCCGTAAAAAAAGACGTAGACCTGGCGGACTCGACGGTCTCATCCAAGAGCTTAAAAGGGCCCGAGGTGAAATCTAGCGAAGAACTTCTTCGCAATGCAGCCAAGCTCACTGAGCACGAGGATGATGATTCCTCCAGGTTCGAAATCACAGCAGACATCGATGCGATGATCGACGCCGATCTCGCAGAGCTCGAAAAGCTCAACAGCAGTGAAGAGTCGCGGGATATCGTGAATCCTGTCACGGGCGAAGTCTTGCCTCTGGCAGTCGATGACACGCGTCCTTACGAACACAAGACGAAGGATCGCATTGGCGTTCTCGCTGAAGCTGGTCTTCTGACTGCTGCTGAGTATCGTCGTCTGTCGAACCTCACTGAAAAGTACAAAACGATTCCCCATCCGTTCGGTGGGAAGGGCACGCTCGTTGATGCAATGCATATCGAGCCGCATGAGCTTCATGTCGACACCAAACACATCGCTGCTCCCAACGCAGTGGTTGTCGATGGTTCGATGCTGCACTCCTCGATCGAAGTGAGTCAGCAGAAGTACATCAAGCACACGCTGCCCAAACACATCCTCAGGATGATCACGCACGTTCAAAGTGCGAACGTTATGCTGGATCACCTCGAAGTCGAAAAGACCGAGACGATTCAGGGTTCGAACCAGAACTTCGTGGCTCGTATCGTGCCTGTTGAAGGCGCTCCGACCACACTGCGTTTCCCTATCCCGGAAATCAACGAAGACGGTACGTACACTGCTAACGGCGTGAAGTATGCAATGCGAAATCAGCGCGGCGACTTCCCGATCCGTAAGGTGGCACCGAACCGTGTTGCAATCACCAGCTACTACGGCAAGTTCTTCATCTACCGTAGTCGCAAAGCCGTCAATGATTACCAGCAATGGCTGATCAATGAAGTCATGTCCTTGGGTTTCGACAACTCCATCGACGTAGTGACGGACATCAAGACTGCAAACGTTTTCCACATGAACATCAAGGCTCCTCGGTCTGTGTCGGCGCTCGCGCACCAGATCAAAGAGTTCACGCTGCAGAATGTGGAAAAGGAAAAGTTCGTTTTCCATCTCGATCTCTCGAAGATCGATGAGAACTTCAACATGGAAGTGGTCGGCCCCTGGATCAAGAAGGGCTTTGTTCCGATCGCCATCTCCGACAAACGCAAAATCATCTACTACGAAGGCGATTCGTTCTACCTGATCCAAGGTGAAACGGTCAAGCCTCTTGGCGAGATGGAAGAAATCCTCGGGCTCGATATGTCGGGCATGCCTGCTGAATTCGTCGAGATCAAACTCGCGGGTAAGTACGTGCCGATCGGCATGATTCTCGCCTGGGATTACGGTCTGACGGAACTCATCAAGCGTCTGAAGATCAAGACCCGTCGTGTGCCGGTTGGTACGCGTACTCAACAACAGCCTGACGAAGTAGCTCTGGTGTTCAGCGACGAAACGTTGCTCTTCTCCAAGAACGATCGTCTTGCTTGCCTGCTCTTGGGCGGCTTCCAGGAATTCCGTCGAATCATTCGTGGTTTCTCGATCACGGACTTCGATCATCCGGGCGTTTATCAGAACGTTCTGGACACGACGGGTGGCGGCACTCGCGTTCTGCGTGAGATCACCTTGGCTCGCGACATGTTCGTCGATCCGATTACCAAGGATGTGCTGTTGCACCTGAAGGAACCGACTGACTTCATGGGTATTCTCGTCTTCGCGACTGAGTTGCTCATGGACGACATGCATCGTCCGGAACTCGACATGAGCGAAATGCGCATCAAGGGTTACGAACGTATCGCTGGTGCGGTTTATCAGGAATTGGTACGTTCCATGCGCGCTCACAACGCACGCCCGGGCAAGAGCCGTTATCCGGTTGAGATGAAACCTTTTGCCATCTGGCAATCGCTGGCTGAAGATCCGTCGATTGTCGTGGTGAAGGACATCAATCCGATCGCAAATCTGAAGATGCGCGAGGAAGTGACGTTCACTGGCGCAGGTGGTCGTTCGAAAGACACCATGACTGCCGCTACCCGCGAATATGGGAAGAACGACATCGGCATCATCTCCGAAGCTACGAAGGACTCTGGTGAAGTGGGTATCAATACCTATCTCGCACCGAATCCTCAGCTGACCAACACGCTGGGTATGCCTGTTGAACCCGACAAGAAGGATCTCGCCATGAGTTCCATCTTCTCGTCGAGCGTTCTGGCGTCTCCTGGCGCTACTCGTGACGACATGAAGCGGATGGGCTTTATTTCCATTCAGCATGAGCACGGCGTGGCGGTGACTGGTCAGATGGAAAACATCCTGTCGACTGGATACGATCGCGTGATTCCCCATCGTGCGAGCGAACTGTTTGCTGTGACTGCCAAGCAGAAAGGCAAGGTGACGGAAGTTACCGATCACGGCATTACTGTCCAGTACGAAGACGGAACGACGAAGGGTTATCCGCTTGGTCGTCAATACGGCGAGAACGCCGGCATGACGATTCCGCATACCCTGGTGACCAACCTCAAGGCTGGTACGAAGTTCATTGAAGGCGATGCAATTACCTTCAACAAGGGCTTCTTTAAACCCGACACTCTGAATCCTCGTCAGGTGGTGTGGTGCAACGGCACTTACGCTCACTTCGCTTTGTGCGAACCTGCTGACGTGATTGAAGATGCTAGCGTGATCTCGCAAGAACTTGCGGACATGCTGATGACGGAACAGACAAAACAGCGAACGATTATCGTGTCGTTCAAACAGGCGATTGCTCGTCTGATCAAAGTCGGCGAAGCAGTCAAATACGACGATGTTCTGTGTATCATTCAGGACGAGATCACTTCCGGTCTCGATCTCTATGATGAGGCGGACATTGATAGTTTGAAAGCCCTCGGCTCTCAAGCTCCGAAAGCGAAATACGACGGCGTTGTTGAACGCATCGAGGTGTTCTATCGCGGCGACAAAGAGGACATGTCCGACAGCATCAAGAAGATTGTTGCTGCGTCTGACCGCGAAATCGGCCACCGTCGGAAGTCGGCCGGGAAGAAGGTAGTAACTGGTGAAGTGGATGAGGGCTTCAAGGTCAAGGGGAATTCGATTCCTCTGGATTCTGTTGCAATCCGCATTTACATCACTGGACCGGAACCTGCTGGCGTGGGCGACAAGATCGTGTTGGTGAACCAGCTGAAGTCGATTATCGGCAAGGTCATCAAGGAACCCATGAAAGCTGAGGATGGCACGAAGATCCTCGGTCGGTTCAGCTACACGTCGATTGCACGTCGTATTGTGAATTCGCCTGACATCGTTGGCACGACCACTGCCATTCTGATGAAGGGCGCAGAGCTTGTAGTGGCCGCATACGACTCGTAATCTGAAACGAAAAATGGGAGAGGCCAGTCCTCTCCCATTTATGTCTGTCGAGAAATCAGCATCTTTTTTAACAGGAACAATTATGCAATCCGCTCCGCAAACCAACATGGCCATCCTGGCCAACGGCGCCGAGTTGACGCGTAACACCGTGGCATCGATGATGACCAACGAGAACGTGCGCAACTTCTTCGGTCAGCCGGCTGCTCGCGACACCGTGTACCGCGTCTTCATGATGAAGGTGCACAAGAAGCTCGAAGGCGCTCTGCGTAACATGCCGAGCGGTCAGTTCAACAAGTCGGTGCGTACTGGCGAACACCAAAGCGGTGCCGTGAACCCCAACGTCATCGCCAAGTAAGGAATCAAAAATCATGCTGACTCTCGAAGCACTGAACTCCTCGAAAGATCTCGTGGCCGTGCTCGCCGACAAGGGCGTGTCGCTGCGTCCGAAGGCTGGTTCGCCGATCGCAGAAGCACTGGCTGCTACCCATGTCTGGGGCAGCGCAATCGACTGCCTGAGCGAAATCGACAAGCTGCCGGCCCAGATCTACCAGGGCAACGAAACGCAGATTGTCGATGGCGAAGTGCAAGAACACATGCATGACGTCTACATGGAATCGGCGTCATCGGCTCTCGGCACGGCTCTGGCTGGCCACGTGGCATTCGCGACCACCGTCGTGATTCCGGCAGTGCATGAACTGCACAACAAGCTCAAGGAAGTCCTGGACATCGACGAGCGTACGGGCGTTCGCAGCTACACGGTCGAAATGGTCACGGGTTCGCCCCTGTTCGACGTTCCGGCCATCGTGAACAAGCTCGAAGGCTTTGCCTCGATCAAGCCGCAGGAAAACCAGGCTCTGGTGCTGGACTATCCGGAACTGACCGACGAGCAGATGCTCGGTCTGCTGAAGATCGGTGCCGAAGCCTACGATACGGCTATCGACCAGTTCGTGGCCAACGAAGGCATCGAACTGATCCGTGAAGTCTGGAACACGGTGTTCGCGCATCAGTCGACTTCGTTCAAGACGTACGACGATTTCCGCGCAGATCGCGTCAAGGGTACGGCTCGCAACTTCGCGACCTACCTGTTCGCAGACCGCCTGCTGATCGGCGGTGAAGGCGTTCCGACAGGCACGGGCGTGAACGGCCTGTCGAGCTCGAAGTACACCTTCGCACTGAAGAACCTGCAAGAAGTCACGGGTGCGGCGCTCTACATCGCGATGGAGTACAACAACCAGCAGATGAAGCACGGTAAGCTGATCGAGAAGATCGACAACAAGACCGTGTTCGTCAACAAGTCGGTGTACGACCGCTACATGGAAGAAGGCGGTGACGTCGAGACGGTTCTGGGCGCTGCAATCTCGGGCGATCGCAAGACCTACCTCGAAGACATCGTCGCTGGTACGGAGAAGTACAAGCAGGCGTGGGCTTATCAAGTCACGCTCGCCAAGCAGAACGCGGAAAGCGGCATGCTGATCTCCGTGCGTCGCGCCATCGGCGAATTCATCCGCCATTACGTTCGTACCACGGACGACGAAGTCATCCGCGCCAACGTCAATCGCATTCTGGACAACGCAGAAGAGTTCATCTCCCGCGTCTACAATCCGGAACTGAAGGACATCGATATCCTCGCGATGAAGGCGGTCTGCCTGACGATGTTCAATCACACCGACGCAATCAGCATCCTGCGTGGCGTGAACGAAGCGATGGCAGCCAACGAACAGATCAGCACGGAAGACGCGCTGAACCTGGCGGTGGTCGACTACGTCGCGGACTGGTTCGCTGACCAGATCGAAATCGGCTAATGGACGTCACGAAACTCACTCGTGACCCGGACGTCGCGAAGCGTAGTTTCGTTACGACGAAGACTGGGGCTCTCATGGCAGCAGATGCTTGCTCGATCATGATCCCCAAGCGTTTCGTTGAAGTCAAACTCGCGACGATCGGATCCGAAAACAAAACCATCGGCATTTGTGCATGGATTGTGGGCAACCGCTATTTCATCACCATGACGAATGCATTCATTCCGCTGACGCCGACATCCATTTCGGAAGTTGACGTCGATGGGGACATTTATGTTCTCTACAACTTCGACAAGAATACGGTTGTGTGTCCGAGCATGGACCTCGTGAAGAACAGTGGTCTCGTTTACCACATCTTTACCGAGATCATCGCTAAGGCTCGCGTGCCCTGGTTCATGAATTACCTGGACCGCTGCAAGGTGTTCGATTCGGCTGTGAAGCATGCTGGCACGAACATCACGGAACAGTGCGAAATTACTGAACTGATTGTGGCAACGAACACGCGTCTTGCGAAAGACCGGTCGAAGTACTTCCGCCATGAAGTCAAGACGGTAGCCGACCTCACCGAAAAAGAATCTGTGCCGACTTCGATTCGTACCATCGAGTACTCGGCCAGCTCGACGCTTACCCGTATCGCGGGTTCGTATCAGCAACGGGGTATTATCGCTGCGCTTAATAATCCCTCGGAGCGTGTCGAGCAAATCGAAGAATATCTCCGTATGTAATTTTTCGCAAAGAGGTTAAAGATGCAAGGCGCCGTGGAGTTTAGCTGTCAGGTTCTGAATGGTCGGAACGCTGCTGGCACGCTCAAGAAAAACAGTGACGGGTACTACGACATGATCGTGGGTGCCCTGAACATGACAAACAACAAGGGTGAGTTCTACGACTACAACTACGGCAAGAAGTTCTTCACCGAAGCGAGCGATCTCGTTCGCATGGCGTCGAAGGGCGTTTTGCGTGGTGAGTACGGCCACCCCAACCAGGAAACGGGACAATCGGACGACAAGTTCGTGGAACGTCTCCTGCGCATCGACGAAAAATCGGCTTGCTGCCACCACAAGAAGATCTACCTGGACTTCGATCGCTACAAGGATGGTCAAGGCCGTCCGATCGTGGGCATCATGTCTGCGGTGGCTCCGTCGGGTCCGTATGGCGATGCGCTGGACAAGCAAATCAACAACGGCAGTGAAAACGTGTGCTTCTCGATTCGTTGCTTCTCGATGCCTCACAAGGTCGGTGGCCGGATCATCAAAGAGATGAAACACGTGGTGACGTTCGACTACGTGAACGAGCCTGGCATCGCTATGGCCACGAAGTACGACTCGCCGTCGCTGGAAAGCCACGCAAGCAAGATCTTCACGGAAGGCTCAGTTCGTCAATCGGCACGCAACATCCGTCAGCGTCCCGGTTCGAACGAATCGGTATCCGTTCCGCTCGGCGCACTCATGGGTGCACTGGGCTGGGAAGTTCGCGACACGCCACAAGCCAAGCGTAACTTCTTCGAACTGATCAACACACCGAAGTTGTAATCAGACCGCTAATTCACAGGGGCCACAAGCCCCTGTGAATTATGCTTTCTATTTATTTTCAACCACATATTACACACATGAGTTTCCTGAGTAAACTTTGATAATCCTGCTTTAGAACTCGTAAAAAAATAATGGCGACCTCTCTGGTTTAGAGATGAGTCAACGGGTCAATTTTACAATTGAGGAACAAATGACCAAAGGTGCGACTTCCGGGATCATCAAATTCCTGGATAACGAATACACGATCGAAGGTCTCGAAAAGGCCATCGGCAAATCGAACGCGACTTACATCGAACCGGCGTCGCCGATTCATGAGCTCGTGAAGTTCGATCAAGCACAACTTCCGGCAGACTGGAAGGACAAGTACAAGATGCCCATCGTCACGCAGCGTGAAGGCAAGTACGTGTTCATCTTCATGCCGGATGCTGACCTGGATTTCAGCAAGGGCTTCAAGGCGAAGTTCGTCACGAAGTACAACCTGAACCAGGCCAAGCCGTACGTTGCTCCGCCGCCGAGTCCTGCACCCGTCGTCGAAGCACCGAAGCCGTACGAGAAGAAATCGTACGGTTCGAAGTCGTATCAAGGCAGTGGTGGTTATAACAACAACCGCAACCAAGGTGGTCGCTGGAATTAACTAGCGGCCGAAAACGAAGTCTCTTTTTAAACGCAGTAACCCTTACTTCTAAAAAGGAATCATCGCGATGAGCGAACAATTCAAGCTGAACACGCGCGCACAATCGATCTCGGATCGCATCTTCTCCAAGATCGACGGCAAAGTCGACACGTCGGGCAATCTCGACAAGGATCTGACGAAGTCCGTGTTCCGCGAGATCGCGACCGAAGACGGCCGCAACGTCGAACAGATGATCGACGACCAGAACTACATCAGCGATTTCGTGCTGGGCTCCACGCACGCCGGCAGCAAGGCCGTCGAGCGCCGCTTCAAGGAAACGAAGGATCTCGGCACGGCCGCACTGACGTTCGAGCTCGGCCGCAGCGTGCTCGACGTTTCGTTCGAGCGCCACAAGCGCGTCCCGAACCGTGTCCTGGACAAGGAATCGGGCAACTTCGTGGTCGACGGCGAGAAGGACGTCTACGGTCAGACGAACGTCAAGTTCTCGACCTACGGCGCGAAGAACAGCCGCGGCGAGCTCAGCAAGCTGCGTGACAACATCAACCTGACGTTCACGTCGGCGTTCGGCTCGTAAGAGTCGCAGAAGTACCCCCAGCATAGATCCTGAGCCGCAAGGCTCAGGATCTATGTATGGGTTTCTGTTTCATCGGTTTTGTTCGACAATCAAATCTTTTTTGGCAAAAATCTCTCTAGGAGAAACAACATGCAAACCACTCGTGCTTATCTGACCCAACGTGTTAAACAAGTTCTCCGCGTCGACGAACTCGACGTCAAGGACCTCCCCCTGAATACCCTGATGTCGGCCTACGCCAGCGTTTACGAACATGGCGACGCCGGCAACGACCACCGGATCTCGATGAAGATTCCGGCACTCGCCACACACTACGCTGAAAAGCTGTGCGCTGGCAAGTTCGTCATCATCCGGGATCCGTTCGACAACAAGCAGTACTTCGTGAAGGCGCACCAGGAAGATCTGATCGCCGTCAGCTACGCGATCGGCCCGTGGTCGAACATCTATTCCGTTAAGGCCACGAGCGAACGTGCCTTGAAGGAACTGAACATCACGGCAGCTGTCATCGTGGATCTGAGGGTCCTCGATCACATCTTCGGTTTCCGTCCGTGGCAGGAAGAAGAAGACGTCAACGAAGTGGCGGCAGTCGTCGCCACTCCGAGCGAAGGCGTTCGTTGGGATTGGCATACCGGCCATTCCCCGAAGAAGAAAGAACAACACGCTGCTCAGACCGCTGAAGGTCGTGTGGTGGAAGCACGTGTTCCGGTAGCCGAAGTTGTAGGCGAGCCGCACTCGGAAACGATGCAAGGTGACAACCAGATGACGCGTGCGTTTCAACACGCAAATCAGGAAGGTCATCAAGGCAGTCATCACGGCCGCCGTGAACGCCGGCAGCACGCTGAACGTCGGGCCCATGAACTGAATCAACCCGATCAAGGCAACAAGCAATCGTAATCGCAGTAGCAGTAAAACTTTTTGACAACAGGGCCTGCGAGGGTAGGCCCGTTTTTTCGTAATAAGAAAAGGACCGTAGAAAATGAAAAAGATTCAAATCGCCGCTATCATCGCATCGGCACTCGTTCTCTCCGCCTGTGGTGGCGGCGGTGGTGGTTCGAGCAATCCGTCGAGCGCCAGCAATCAACAACCTCAAGTCGTCACGCGCGGTACGGCAGCAATCGGCGCACCCATCGTGGGCGGCACCGTCACCTTCAAGTGCGTAACGGGTGATACGCATACCGCTACGACGGACGCCAGCGGCCTCTACACGGTCACGGCGAGCGCAGATGACTATCCGTGTGTCCTGCAAGTCACGGGCGGTCAGGCGAACGGCCAGGCCCTTTCCCAGGCCCTTTATTCGGTAGCTCCGGCTCCGGGTACGTCGAACATCACTCCGCTCACGGATGCGGTGGTCGGTGCAATGGCTGGTCAGGCTCCGGAAGCCTTCTTCAACGGCGCAACGGCAGGCTCGCTCACGGGGAACATCACCTCGGACAAGCTGGCTACTTCGCTCACGAAGGTCAAGGCTGCAATCGCTACGCTGCCCGGCCAGCTGCAACTGGCTTCGGACTTCAACCCCATCAACTCCACGTTCGGCGCGGTGAAGGGTGACGCAAACGACGCACTGCTGGATCAGTATGCGACGGCTCTCAAGGCCGCCGGTCTGACTCAGTCGGACGTGTCGACGAAGGTTGCAACCACGGACACTTCGCTCACCAAGCAAGCGTTCTCGGCCACGGCGTTCACCACGCCGAGCGCAACGACGTTCTCCATGGGTTCGGCAATCAACCTGGACAACACGTTCGGTATCGCTATCACTGACCCGAATCGCGGTTCGCTGTCGGCTAAGGCCGCCATCGACGCAAACGGCAACGTGACGTCGTTTACCGATGCGGGTTCGTTCACGGGCGTCATCTCCACTCTGGGCAACCGTGTGGGCATGCTGTGTGCTTCGAACAATGGTCAGTCGATGGGTCAGTATGTGTTCGCATCGACCGACATGACCGAAGTCACCGATCCGACGGAACTCGCCGGCAAGCAATTCGACGAATACCAAGACTGCGCAACGAAGGACGTCGCTACCTGGGACGCCTCGGGCAATGTCCAGTATTCGAACGGCGAAAGCGATACGGCTTTGTTCCCGGCATTCACCTCGGCTGGCAAGCCGGTTAACGGTGGAGTGTCGCACTACAAGGCTTACAAGGGCACAGTCAATGGCCAACTGGTCTACGCCTATGTCCTCGTATCGAACCAGCTGGGCTCGAACCAAGCCATCATCGATGGCAACAACAACTACGTGATGGTCGGCGTTCAACGCCTGCCGTCTTAAGTAGGCGGCAAAAATACCACCAGCCCCGCAAGGGACCGGTGGTATTTTTTTTGCTTCTGGATGTCGTTTAGACCACGACTTGGTTGTCGGACAGTTCCTGGATCTGGTTGCCGAAGCCGGTCTTCGCGCGGAGGATGTCCGCATCGATACCTTCCAGGTACGTACGACGATGGTACGGATTCGCACCAGCGATACGCATGCCGTCGAGGACGGATTGTGCGAACGCCTTCACACCCGTACCGACCTGCGCGAAGCCGGCCATCTGGATGGTGTAACGGATCTGTTCCATGTCGGTCGTGATGTCACGACGACCCGTGGTTTCACCGCCGGAGAGCGGGAACATGTTGTACACGATCCAGGCACGGATGACCTTGCTCTGTTGCGGATCCGGCTCGATGAAGAGCATGTCCATCGTGTAAATGTCCGCCATCATGTCCGGCGGAACTTGACCACCCAGCGTGTTCACGAGGGCCGTCTTCGTTTCCGGATCCATGATGAGGTACTGGATCCACGATTCCAGGTACGCGTTGATCGGCGCACCGTAGAGATCCGGCAGCGTGAACGAGGGCGAAGTACGCTCGCGAGTCACGTTGGTCGGATCCTGGAACTGTTCACCAGCACCACCGTACGGGGTGTCGGATGCAGCCACCGTCAGCGTCGAGTTCAGACCTTCGATGCTGATCGGATGCGTTTCGAAAATCGAACGCGTGGCTGCGTACCAGTCGTCCGGGTTGGGCAGGTAGGCAAAGCCAGCCGGTGCCCGCAGGACGATCGGAATGAGGTTACGACGAACGTAACCGGTTTTGTTGACCCACTGTGTCGGATTGGGCGACCAGCCCATCACGCCACCGTAGTTCGGGTTGCTCATGCGACGGCCCACGTTGCTGGAGAGACCTACCCCCGGCAGGACCATCGAATCGGACATGCGGCTCATGTTTTAGTTCCTCGCTTTAGTTGGCGGCGGGCATCGATTCTTGACGGTAACCAGTCAGCACGGTGTACTGAACGGTCTTCATGTTGTCGGCGCCCATGTCGACGTTGAGAGTCCACGAGAAGCCGTTGTATTCATCCACGGCAGTGAACGAGACAGTCGGAACCACGGTGACGCGGTTGTCGTACTTGCCTTCGATTGCCTTGGAGAATTCCTGCTCCACGTACTTCTTGAACTGCTCGTTCGAGTACTCGTCCGCGCCGGTGAAGTTCGCCCACACGCGGTCTGCCGTCTTTTGCAAGTCGACGAGAACGCAGGAGGTGATGAACGACGTGAAGATCGATTGATCCACGGCGTACACCGTGCGCAGGCCCGGGAAGAACAGCGTATCCATGTCCTTCTTCTGGACGTAGACCATGCCGTTTGCCCAGTCACGCTGACGAGCAGCGATCGGACGCCATACGACGTTGACGTCGCGGAACAGCGACACTTCTGCACGAGCGCCATGCGAGAAGCGGAACGCCGACTTCCACAGGCCGTTGCCAGCACCCATGTATTCAGCGGACTTCGACAGCAGTTCCAGCGACAGCGGCAGACGCTTGCGGTTCGTCGAACCGATCAGAATGCCATCCGTTGCGACGATCATCGCACGGACTGCAGACGTACCGTATTCCGAAGATTCCGGCATCTGCTGAGCGCGCGTGAAGAGCGCGATCGCCATCGACGATTCTTCGTCGGCGGTCAGCGGTTGAGCAGCTTGCGCATCCTGCAAGCACCACACCAGCTGGGTGTCCTTACGGACAGCGATGAAGTTAGCCATGGCCATCTTGCATTCCGAGTCGAAACCCGAATCCCAGAAGATGCTCTGCGGGTTGCCCAGACGGTCGTCCGTGACTTCCTGGTTGATGTCGCCGTATTTCTCCATTTCCGCCTGAACCAGACGGTTGAAGTTGTCCAGCGAAATGTCGCCATCCTTGCCGCCTTCAGCCCACACCGTCGAGATGTCGCTCATTGCTTCAGCGTTCGCGTCGTTGCGGTTGATGAGGAACGAATGGTACGGCACGCCGCCCGAGGTCTTGCCGCCGAGGAAGTTGAAACGGAAGATTTCGCCTTCATCGGTGGTCGTGAAGCCCGAGCCATCGAAGTCGCTGAACGAATCGATGAACGGTTGTTCAGCGGTGTACAGCAGCTTGAGTACCGAGACGAGGTTGTCGTAGTACAGATGGACGTTGTCGAACGGACCGTACAGCGGCGCGAGGCCGGTGCGTTCACGATCGTTGTACGAGTCGTAGAACTTGGTTTCGAACGAGACGTCCTGGTTGCCCACCGATGCCTTCACCTGACCGCGACGGAACACGCAGGTAACTTCTTGCGTACCGCTGACGGATTGGATGTTCTGGATGGTATCCGACGAACGATCCAGGCAGGCGAACACGTACGGGTAGCACTTGTTCACTTCGAGCAGTTCGCTGTCGGGAACGACGCGCGAACCAGCGACCGGCGCCCATGCACGGAAGCCCAGGTCGTCGCCGTACAAACCAGCGAACGTAACCGGAACATCCAGCCACGGATAACGGGTCGATTGCGTGTTGGTCGTGGCATCGACCTGGTCGCCGACCATTTGCGATGCTTGACCGAACTCACCGCCGTTGGGCAGGGTGCCATCGATCGGGGTCTTCACGATCTTCAGCTGGTAACCAGCGACTTTCGTGCCCGTCGGTTGCGGATTGCCCGTGGAGTCCAGCAAGTACTTGCCGTCCGTACCACGCTTGTACTCGGGAACCTGCAGCGGCAGCACGTCCAGCCAGAGACGCATCATCGCCGTCTTGGCATCTGCCGGGACGACACGCTGATAAATGCTCTGGTTGCCCTTGCTGTTCGCCTGATTCGCGAATTGCGTTGCGTGGGTGAAATACGGCGAGCTCACGTCGAAAGACGAAGTGCCGTACAGTTGCTCGCGAGTCGGACCATCCGCAACGACGCGCGTCGACGGACCCTTTTGGGCGAAGATGAACCACAGCGGCAGATGCGTGGCATACTGCTTCGCGGTCAGGATCGGATCCGGAACGGATTTGTCTCGTGCCCCGTTGTTAACGTTCTGAGGCATCGAGTTGAAGTTGGCAGTTGCCATCGTCAGCCTTCCTTAGAAAATGAGTTCATGATATGACGTTTATTTCGAAACCAATTCCTTTATTGTCGGGCTACGGCAATAAAAAAATACATGTTTAGAGGTGGCAAAAAATGCCTGTTTTTCTTTCAGCGTACGACACCACTTTCGGCCGCCGATACCACACCGAGCCGACTCAAGCGGCACTCGTAAAAGCAACGGTATCAAATTATCTTGCAAAAAATGACGATGGCTACACTGTCATCGAAGACAGCTCGGAATGGCCCGTCGACATCCCTGCATTTTCCCACCCTCTGTACGTCGAAAAGCATCCATACGATGGTCTGTATGTCGACGCACGGCACTTCGTTACGAAGAACCGTCAGAGCGGTGAAGTGAAGATCAATTCGCAGGCGGACTACAATCTGCTTTTGGCGCGGGCCGGTCTGGAAGCGGTGTGGCGCTCGGAACCCCCGACGCTTTTCCGCGCGATGAGCCCTCTTCCGGCAAGTGTTTATTCCTCCTGGCTGGGTGAAAACATCAGTCGACGTTTCGGCCTGGAGCCAGAGGATCAGTACAAGCTGACGATCTTTGCTGCCTGGTTCTACTATTCGCTGTTCGATAACAGCGAAAAGCCGGACGACAAGGACTATTTCAAGATCTGTCAGGGTATCGCAAAAGCGACGCGAATCGGCGCTGATGCGATCATGCAGGTCCTGGATGGTCAAGACTACGTCAAGAACATCACGGACTTCTGTGAGCGTGCTGAAGACGTCGTCGGAAACATCCGTCTGAAGAACTTCAGCTCCATCGTGTTGTATCCGATTCTCAACTCGACTTGGTACGGCGCCAATTCGCACGAGATCGTAGCGTGTTCCGTCGAACACGTCCCGACGTTCCTGGCCATGATCACGGCGGCGATGTCGGAGCGTGCTTACCATCGTTCGCAGCTTTCCAAGATGATCGAACGGGTACCGGCGAAGAACTCGGCTGACGACTTCCTGCTGCAAATCACCGCAACGTTGAAGTCGTAAGACAAGCTCGATACCCTACCTGCCGGCAATCCCGGTGGGTAGGGAAACCTCTTTTTATGGCGTCGAAAAATGGATTACCTTGTCGATTATGCACTGAAGAATATCTGGTGCTCACCGAGGCAGGACAAACAGTTCCGTGCCCGTCCCAAGCGGATCAGCCAATTTGGCGGTGAGTACGTGAAGTTGGAACTGGACTGGCTCCAGATCTATCTTCCCGACAACACGCACTACTACCACGTCTATCAGGTTGGTCAGATTCATCCGGACTACTTCGGGCTCTTCCCGGTACAGAACCAATGGGTCAGCTTCCTGGACGTGTGCAACAAGATGGGGATGATCGCTGAAGCTTACACCGAAAAGGGTGTGATGCTTCCGAAATTCGAAACCTACTACATGGTGACGAAATCGAAGAACCTCATCATCGCAACCAGGAAAGAAGACAAACTGCTGAACGTGGACTACAACACGGAAGACATCTTCTTCCGCGTCTACACGAACGCGTTCTGGCAATCGGCTCGTAGCCAAGGCTACATCGAATCGATCGTGGCAGACGGCATGTCGCCTCTGATGTCGCAAGACATCTTGAACATGCAGATGAAGTTCAACCAGTACCGTGCGAAAGCTGGCTATGTCTACGCGATCATCAACGGTTACTGGGCAGAAGAAATCAGCCCGATTACCTGTAAGGTAGGCGATCTGGTGGAATGGTTCTACGACGCATCGGTCAGTAAGGTGGTCGAGTATCCGGTATCGCGTTTGCCGACATTCGACTCCACTCTGGACGGTGAGCGCAAGTACCTGCTCCACTATTCGGATGCAATGAACCGGATCGAATATCAGGACGATGTGGATCTCTTCCTGATTCAGCGACCTGCGGCTCCCGCCAAACCGAACGGCGTGTATCACCACAAGAACACCGCAGCTGCTTTGCGGATGGTGACCCACAAAGATTACTCGATGAGCGTGCAGCTCATCAACTCGTTCGTGGACGGGAAACCGGGTTGGACCGATCCCCAGCAATGCCGTGTTCTGGCTCTGATCCGTGAGAGCGGTTATAACCGTCCTCTGGTTTACGAGAAGAACCGCATTCACGAACTGTATAAGCTGCATGAGAGTGACTTCTTGCCCGCGATGATTGGTGACAACGCCACTGTGTCGAACTGGCAGGCGGCTGTTCTCGAAGCTTCCGACTACACGAAGATCATGCGTCTGACCAACAGCACGCAAAATGGTCAACCGAATGATCAGCTGGTCACTCGTGACATGGTTCAGTCGGCACTGGGTTACAACGCTGTGTCGAAGGTTCTGGGCGATACGCCTCTGAAGGTCGTGACGGTAAACGGCGTGAAGATGGTGAATCTGCCTCAAGGCATGTACGAGAACGCGACCTGCTACGAGTACGATAGCGACGGCTTGCTGCTCGGCTGGTATCTCCACGATGTGGGTGACCAGTACGTCGTGCAGAATCAAACATGTACACTCGTTGAAGCGATCTATGGTCATACGGCTCAGTCGATCGACGAAGTCTACGACACTCAGGTACAAACGCTCGACCCCACGCTGAACTATCGCATGTACGTCTGCGACAAGATCGGCGGAGTTCTCCAGAACAACTGGAAGGACGTGACGGGATCTGGTCAGTATTCAGTTGTGAACAACCAGCTGACCTGGCTCATCAACATGAATAACTTCTCGACGCTGGTTCGTTCGGATAAGAACTCGCTCGGGTACATGATCACTCAGATGTTCCCCGATGGCGTTATCGAATTCGATCTGATCAAGATCGTGACGAAGAACGGTCAGGTTGGCAGCCAGGCAATGGATGTGCCGATGGGTGAACTCGACATCATGCTGAACGCTCGTGGTCTGACTGAAAAGCTGGACTACTTCGTTCAATGGCCGAAGGTTGTGATCTGCAACAAGAAGTACCTCGTGGATCCGGCTAACCAACCCCAGCAAATCGCTGTCCGCTTCTCCGGCTTCTGCAAGAGCGATCTGACACGTCAGCTTCCTGAAGACAACGGTTTCTTGAAGTACGACCTGCTGTCGCGTAACTCGATCTTCAACCTTCGCGATGACCGCGTCATGCGTATCGTGGTGGATGGTCGACTGCGTCACCGTGACGATCTGCTCTTCTCGGAAAACGATGCACTCGTAGCAGTTCCCGATGGCAACAACGGTGAACCGTATACGGTGCGCGACATGATCGTTCCGATGCGCTCTCTCACGAACGGTGACACGTACACCTGGCGTGACAGCGCACGAGCCGTCGACAAAGCGGTAAGCGATTATCTCTCTGCAAAACTGCCGGAGCCGACTCCGAGCGGTCCTGATGTCATTCCGGATCTGTATCCGGTGTTCACTCCGTTCCTGTGCAAGATCATGTACGATTGCCTGAACGGAACGATTGACATCAATCAGTTGAAGGTTCAGTACAACATGGATTTCGTGAAGCAGCTTTGTGCGCCTTACGAATGGCTGTTGGCATTTGACCCGACGCAGACCGTAAATGCTGTCGATCCCAATTACGTCATCATCACTCCGCACTTCCTGGAGAACGTGATCGACATCGACATCTACTACTACAACTTCCTGTCCTACGTGATTCAGGTTTACATGAAGGGCAAGGTTGTGCTCAACCACTTCCTCCGTTTGAAAGCTATCACCTAAAGGTAAAGTTCCATGGCCGATACGACAACGGTCGCGGTCCCGCAGACCCCCATTCCCTGGGGGACTGACGGTGTACTGCCGATCAAGAACTGGGACGTTGCTCCGCTTTGGAAGACTTGGGCTAAGTCCGAAGTTTTCCTGGGCGGTGATGCGGCTGGCCGCTACATCCCGAAAATCAATGACTACGTCGAAGATACCGACTATGGCATCACTTACAAGGTGACGGCACTGTCGGATCTGTGGGTTCCCACGCTCGTACGTGTCACCCCGAAACCGATTGCCGATATGGACTCGGAAGACGTGCTCCTGGGTCAAACCAAGGATGCGTTCCGTTGCTTCATCGACAAGACGAGCAAGCCTTTCCGCCTGCAAGTCGATGCGCGTTGTTACGTGAATGCTCGCAATGCCTCCACGGCACGCGTGTATCGCGGCAACCCCATCAATGGCGTCGAAGAAATCGTCAGCCTGGTGCTGGACCAATCGGGTCAACCGATCGGCACGCAGATCCCTCTGCAGCTGGGCGTCATGCCCAACGGCATCAACAAGGCTCAGTACTACATCCCGACGGCATATACGAACACGGACATCGCCAATGGTGAATTCCTGTACGTAGTGCTCTTCGACGATACGGGTGCTCCACTCTCGTCCAAGGAACTGCGTGCTCAGGTGACGTCGTTCACGGCTTCGACCGATCAGTCGATTGCTGCTGTGACAGGCATCGCTCTGCAAGGTCCGTTGGTTTCCAAGCTGGTTCCGAACCGCCTGGAAGTCCCGCTGAACCTGACGCTGAACTCGATGAACCTGATGGGTCTCGTCAGCTACAACAGTGGCGGCACCAAGCAGTACAACGTCGACGGTACGCGTTTCGAACTGCTGGGCATGCGCGAGTTCGCGCCGACTCAAGCAGGCGAGCACGCAACGTTCAAGCTCAAGTACAACCTGCTCGGTGGTGAAGTCAGCTATCAGGGTGGTGCTGTGGGCACGAACCGCTTCATCATGCAGGACGTGGATGTGGTGGTCGTGGACGTCGAGAACCAGCTCAGCGTCAAGCTCTATCCGTATCCGGTCTGGCAAGATCCGATCAATGGCTACCGCCTGCGTTGGTTCATGCTCAACCTCGATCGGAACATCTGCTACGACGTCACGGGTATCGTCGAGTTGGGTGCGAACAGCCCCGCATTCTCGCCGACGCTCTACGGTGTCAAGCAGCAACTCACGATGGCTATCGATCTCTCGAAGGTCAATGGCAGCTGGCGCGCTTACCGTTTCGTGCAAACTGTCGGAATCACGCTGCTTCGTGCAGGTCAGAATTTCGATGGCGTCAGCACGCTGTGGAAGATCGCCTTCGATCCGAACCAGACCCCGGAATACGGAGATACGAACGTGGTCAAGTCCAAGTTCATCAACCAGAACCTGTGCGAAGTCAACATGCAGTCGGGCTACGGCTCGCTGGAGAACTGGCTCACCGCGTTCTACTACAACACCCGGCCTCTTACCGACCCGCAGTTGGAATCCGACGCGCCGGTGCCCGATCACGTCATCTTCAGCGATGGCGGTACGACGAACAGCATTCGTCTGGCGATCGCGGATTACTGGAACGCAAAGTTCACGGTCAACTTCCCTGTGCTGCAGGACCAGACCTGGTTCCTCAAGTTCGTCAAGCAAGGTCCGACCGACGACATCGTTCTCGGTCAGGCTGGCGTGCCGATCCAACAGGTCTCCACCTGGTAATTAAGCGAAAGACTGATCGGGCGAAAGCCCGATCAGTCACTAACCTTATGACCCTGTGCTAGGATTCCTTTATGATTCTTTTCCAAGAAGACTGGAATCGGTATCCGGATGCAACCATTGATCTGGAAACCCGAAACAAGTCCTTCGTTGACATCTGTTACATTCTCGACGACATGGGAATCCAGAATAACCTCTGGCCCCTGGCGTTACACAACAAATATCTGGTCGGCGTAGATCCGTTCGACCCGAATCTGTCCTTCGAATACAAGGGCATGATTACCCAGGAGTGTTTCGATAACCCCTGGTACTATTTCCGTGAGATTGCACGCATCCCTGTTCAGGGCGCAATGCAACCGAGTCCTGTTCTAGCGAACCGCGGGAACCTGGCTCTGTGGTGGAGTTACTTCAACCACATTACGACATTCCTGATTCAGCCTCGTCAGACTGGTAAGTCGGTGAACATCGCTTCGCTCGATCGTTACCTACTCAACTTCGGTCTGGTTCACTCGTCCATTCACTTGCTGACGAAAGAAGACCAGCTGCGTCGTAACGACATTGAGCGTCTGAAGGAATACGAGGAAGTCTTGCCTACGTATCTGAGGCGATCGATTCCGAAGAAGGATCCGAATAACCAGGAATACATCTACTTGTCCGCACTGGAAAACAAGTACGAAACGCACGTTCCGCGGATGGATGAGAAGGGTGCCTACAAGGTGGGCCGAGGCTTTACTTCTGCCAACATCCGGATTGACGAATTTGCATACATCTCCTGGTTGAAAGCTACGCTGACGACGATTCTGTCGACAACCAACGCGGCATTCGTTTCGGCTCGTGAAAACAACGCACACCACGGCATTATCCTGGCGACTACCGCAGGTAAGAAAGATGACCGTGATGGTTCCTACGCTTATCAGATCCTGACGAACTCGTTCCCGTTTACGGACAAGATCTATGATGCGCGTAACTGGGATGACCTGAAGGTGATGGTGGAAGCAGCGTCGAGTAACGGCTTTGCTATCAACTGCACGTTCGGACACCGCATGCTTGGTATCTCGGATCAGCAGCATTACGAGAACATCAAGAAGGCAATGATTAGCGGCGAAGAAGCCGATCGCGATTACTTCAACATCTGGACTTCTGGTGGCCGCGGATCTCCCCTCTCCACAGAACAACTGAACACGCTTCGTGAAAACCAGCGTGAAGATTTCGTTGCCGAAATCGATCCGAAGACTCGTTACCTGACCAAGTGGTATGTGAGCCTGAAAGTGCGTGATGAAATCATGGCTGAAGGCAACGTCGCACTCGGCATTGATCCTTCCCAGGCTCAAGGTAAAGATGAGATCGGAATGCAATACGTCGATCTGACGACACTCGAAGTCATTGGCACGTGCTACGTGAACATGACGAACATCATTGACTATTCGCTCTGGCTCTACGACATCCTGATGAAGTGGCCTAAGCTCGTAGCCGTGATCGAATGCAAGAACACGGGTCCGGCAATCATTGACCAGCTGTGCTTGAAGTTCCGCATGACTGGGCAGAATGCATTCAAGCGACTCTTTAACCGTCTCGTTCAGGATCCCGATAAGTACCGCGATATCCTGGAAGAAATCAAACGTGCCGACAAGTACGTGCTGGGGGATTTGTACACCAAGTACAAGTCCTACTTCGGCTACAACACGTCAGGCTCTGGCGAGAATGCTCGTTCGATTCTCTACGGTCAAGTTCTGCAAAACGCTGTTCGTCATGGCATGGACCGCGTCAACGATATCAAAACAATCGATCAGATCCTGGCTCTCGAAGTCAAGAATGGTCGAGTCGATCACCCGAAGGGACAGCACGACGACGGCTGTGTGGCATGGCTCTTGGCTTGCTACCTGGCTATGTTTGGTCAGAACCTGTCTTACTACGGTATTGACCATACTCAGGTGATGATCTCTACGCTTGCGAAGAAGTCCGCTCGCGAAATGTCTCACTTCGAAATCCAGCAACGCCAGTTGCGTGAAGATATCCAGGCTCTGGTACAGAAACTGGCTGCTTCACAAGACCACTTTGTTCAGATGCGACTCGAATCCGAGATCGGATCTCTTGTTTCCCGTGTCGTGGAAGAAGAAGGCGAAACCTTCTCCGTCACCGACATGATCAAGAAGACTCGTGAAGAGAAACGCATCGGGTATCAAAAAGGTGGTGATAAGAATCTGCTCGACGATGTATACCGAAAGGTCGTCGATTCTGGTTCTACCGTTTATTGACGGACATAGGCCCTACTCCTACCCGCAAGGGTAGGAGTAGGTACTTGTGCTGCTTACTTCTTGACGTGCTCCAGCCCGCCACGACCCACCTTCACATGAACCGTACTCGTAACATGCTTACCACGATGTTCCGATTCCGTGACGATGTAGAGATCTTTGACGTGATGCTCTTTGTGCTGCTTCAAGGTAGCCTGCATCAGGTGCTGCTTGAGGTGACGGTTTGCCATTTTCAAATCTCGGTAAATAATCCCAAAAGATTACGACCAAGCTTACAACGTTTTGTTATTTTGCTTTCCCCAGCCCGCCTTTTCCGACTTGCACTTTAATGCTTTTCGGGGCACCTTGGCGAGACATGAGGGACGGCTCTCCCACTGAGATGGTCGCAGCCGAATTCGTGACAGCGTCACGAATCTTGGAGTTATTGGTCATGGACTTCTGAAGCTTGGTGCGCGGTGCCATTTTGGTGCCTAACCTTAAGTTGATGGCGTTTATGAAAGGACGTAAAAATGTCCCTGTTTACCATGCATCACATAAGGCTTGTCTCTCGTAAAACCTAACGAGAAGAATAGACGAATGGATGCGATGTTTTCCTCATCGATCCAAGCCAAGGCCGGACGACGATCGGAATACCATTCGGTCAGAGCAGGGACCAAAAGACCTTGTCCTCGATACTTCTTAAAGACATAAGGTCGATTGGTTCGCCAGTAGTATCGCCCTTCCCAATAGGTCCGGGTGAATTCAAATGCTCCGACTACATCACCGTCCTTATTCAGGACGATTTGACGATCACGTTTCGGATCCAGCGGTTTGCCATAAAACATCGGCTCATCGCGGGATTCCTCCAGCAGTTCCAAATACTGGCTTTGCTGGAGGAGATTCAGATCAACAACATGCACGGTACACATGTTAGCTGTAGTAGTCTTTGGCCATGATCCGGCCGATGATGTAAAGCAGAACCGCCGTGCGGATCGACTTCTTCACCGTGTCGTTTCTGGAACCAGTCGCGAAGCCAGCGATCTGCTCAGCCATTTCACGCAGCTGCATGAGATCCTCGTCCGAAGAACGAGAAGCCATGAACGAGCCACGCAAACGGAAGAGGACACCAGAGATGTCGCGCTTGCCTTTGATGAGACCAGGATTCTGGGCGAGATAGTTGAACGAGTAGATAACCGTTTTGGTCGTCAGCTGGTTCACGATGTCGTCCTTGCCATAACCCGCGTTGTCGGACATCCACTGGAGCGTCTTCAGCAACATGTCGGGGTTGGCTGTCGGCACCGATTTCTCGATGATCTTCAGAAGTTCAGGTTTGATGAACGAACCGCGGTCACCAATCACATCGGAGATGTAACGGATTTCCGATTGGTAAGTTCTCGACTTGTCCTTCAGGATCATTTCGCCATCGTACTCCATGACAGAGGAGGCGGAGACAATCTTGATGCCAGCTTTGTTCATCTGGTCAAAGATCGAGTAGATCGATTTCACCGTACCGCGAATACGACCTTGCGTATCGCCGATGAAGTACAGGAACTGCTCGTCGTCCTTCATGGTAACGAGCGTCTTGTAGTGGATCGAACCCGGCTCGACAGTGATGTGAGCGCGTTCATCCAGGTATTTTTTCCAGTTGCCGTTTTTCTTCAAGCCGAACTTCAGCGACAAAGCGTTGTAGGTAGCTTCCGCTACCGCAGGATTGGCCGGGTACTTGAAGTAGTTCCAGAGCAGCGAAGTCAGGAACTTGTACAGCATGATTCGCACTACACATTCAGCGCCTTCCTTTTGCTTGTCGTGCGGAAGGTGATTGGCAGTGAGGAATCGATGGATGAGATATCCGCAGGTGATGTTCATGACATCCGAGCGGACATTGAACTCCGGGTCGATCAGCGGATCTTTCGGATGATGCGGATCACGCAGAGCGTAGAGCGGCTCTTCGAGAGCTTGTTCATTGATTTCGAGGATTTCATCGAACCAGTACTGGCGATCACGCGGATCGAAACGAACCACTTGCACACCCATGAGGTGGCCACCGAAGAAGGTGATGTGGTCTTCGTTTTTGTTGATGAAATCCTTTTCGTATTTCAGGACTCGGTCCAGGAGTTTCTTGTCGATCGGCAAGTGATCGAATTCTTCATCCAGGACCTTCTTGATTTGACCATCCATGCGTCGTCCTCAGTTAAAAGCGTACTCCAGATTTCCGGGACGGTACTTCTTATCCACCGAACTCAGACGGAACCCATAGCGGTTCACGAATGCTCGACTATAGAGTCCAAGCATTTCTGAGGCCACGGTACAATGCGGCTTATCGGTTTCGAGTTCATCGAACATGCGCTCGATGAGTCTCAGTCCAAACCCGGTATTCTGGAATTCCGGAATCACCCGCACACATCGCAACTTCTTCTCTTCGCCATTCTTACCCAAGGCCAAGCCAACGGTACGACCAGCTTCTTTCGCGAGCAGCAAGACGTCCTTTCCAAGTACCAAGCCAGGCACCACGGTATTGACGTACCAGTACGACAGATCCGGATAGTAAACATCCAGAGTCTTCAGCATGGGCAAAACGCTGAACGCTTCGACGAAGGAATTAGTTTTTTCGATGTACACGGGATGACTCCGTTATTTACGCCGCAGGTTGTCGTAGTCGGCGAGGAACGATTCGAGCGACTGGTACACCTTGGCGCCCTTGTCTTCGTAGTTCTTCACCTTCTGGTTCAGATCGACGCAACGATAGTCGATACTTCCAACAGTATCGTTCTTGTCGGTGAAAACAAACACAAAGTTCGACGGATCGATGGCGCCCGAGTCGCCATACATGTCGATGTTCGCGTTCATCTCTTCCGTGACCTTGCCGTCTTCCGGAATGGCGTAGACCATCAGCGGATCGTCGCCCACACGGTGTTCTGCGCCATCGTGTACGTTGACGGCTTCTTCAAGCACGGCGGCAGCCGACGCAATTGCGTCTGCCGACATCTGCTGCATGCCTTCAAGCGAAGGCTTGACGATTGCGGGATCCTGACGCGGGGTATCCGGGTTCTGGATGTCCGGGATGTTACCGGCACCAGGAGGCGGTTCACCTGTCGGATTGGACTGACCGTAGTACGGTTTGCCCGAGGTCATGTCCTTTTTCGTGTAGGCGACGTTCAGTGCCTGAGTCACGAGTTCGGAGAGGGAACCGTCGACCATTACGGGACGATTCGCGGAGTATCGATTGAGTTCTTCGGGCGAGGTTTTTTCAATCTCGCGCAGTGTGCCTACGAGGCCCATGTTCGTTTCGTCCTTTGCGTTTGATAGTGGAACGGATGTCAGATGATCTGTGCTTCTTGCCGATTTTTTACCGAGAGTTTTGCTGCCTTAGCAGGCATAAACATATATTTTTTTAAATGTGACCAGAACCTTGTAGAGAGAATTTTAGAATTAGTTATAAACGTTAGTATTATAAATACTAACGTATTTATAATAATAAGAATAATAAGTCTAAAGTTTTTGAAAGAAAGAAAAGAAAAAAGTGATACGCCTGTGGAAGGCGTATAAAAAGAAACTATGATCCCTCCATGATCTGGAGGGATACACAACCACATTCATCCCCCCAGTGAGACCCAGGACGTCCGAAAGGGCGTTCTGGTCTTACCAAGCTATGCTCTTTGATTCTTTGAAAGGTTGGAACTCCAGATTGTTTCAGAAACATATAACGATTGTGAGTTTCCGCTGTAAACCTTTTAAAATGCTGTACCACAAGGAGTTACATCCGTGAAGAAGACCAACCGCTATGCGGATTTCAGAATGGCGCAAGCCGGGGATCGCAACGATGACCAGGAAGTGCTGCTGTGGGAGCCTCAGAGCCTGCCAGAGCCGCCGGTAGCACCCAAGACGAGCCAACATACCGCCCAGGTACAAAAGGCCGCTGTAACGCCTGTAATCGAAGAAGCACCGATCGCAGGACAAATCCGCGTTGTGCCGAAAAAGCCGTACGATGTGGGCATCAAGAAATTCTCGGAAACGCTTCGCCGTGATCTGAGTGGTTGTATGGATCTGATGAGTCGTTTCATCCAGGATGATCGCGAGATCATTGCTGAGTTCGGCTACAACACAGCCAACAATCAGATCTGCCTTGGCATGGGGTATGCCAATGGACACCAGTTGCATGGTGGCAAGATCAGTCTGCCCTTGATCGTCAAGAACAACCTGGAAGAGAACGTTATCGTTCTAGAGAAACTCCATCCAATGGTTTACCGTATGTCGATGGATCGCAAGAATCTTGTGAACATCGAGGAAGAACCGTTCAGTGGTGTTCTTCTGGAAGTAGGTTTCTACTCCAGGGTGATCGGCAGCGACAAGAAAGACTATCTCGGGAAAATCAAGGCATTCTTTCCGAAGACTGATAACGAGATGATGTTCTATCTCGATCTTTCGAAAATCAAATAACAGAAGGAGTCCTCCAGTACCCCTCGTGGGTACTGGAGTATGCTCTGCATAGGTTTGGGTCTTTTTTTATTTGGTCGACCTTTACTTTGACAAGACCTTTTTCGGGGAATAAGAACATGGACTGGTTCAACCAACTGCTTCAGCAGTACAACGACCTCACGAGGACTAACCCGCTGGTGGCTACATTGGCTTTGCCGATTGTTGGCGGACTGATGTTTTATCTGAAGGATGTTCCCAAGAAGCTCTGGGATTTCCTGGTCGCCTACACGACGGTGAACATGTCGTTGAACAATGCGGGATACGACGGAAACCTGGACGCGTACAACGCATTTGACAAGTGGTTCATGCAATCGGGTTATCGCCGATTCAGCAAGAACTTCTTTATGTTCCGTCAGTACAAAGATGACCTCTTCGTCGATGAAACATACAAACCGTACCGCATGGGGATCGGAAACGGTTTGCATCTGTTTTTCTACAAGGGAAAATTCTTCTGGTTCAGAAAGGGTCGGATGGATTCGTCCGGTTCCGAGAAACAGAAAGAAGAAATCGATATCTACACTTTCGGTTGGAGTCACAAGGTCTTTGAAGATCTCGTGGATCTCTTTAACGAAAAGCGCGGCGCAGTTGGCGACGTGATGATTCACAACTTCAATCGCGAAGCACGGAGTTGGGAAGAAGTCGGCAAATTGCCACACCGCAGCATCGACACTTTCTGCATGAATGCCGCGTTGAAAGCTGAGATTATCGAAAAGATTTCCGACTTCCTCGGCCGCCGCGAATGGTATCGCAAGAAGGGCCTCACGTACAAAATCTCTTCGCTCTTCCAAGGCCCTCCTGGAACGGGTAAGACCACGCTGGTGAAACTCCTGGCTGGTCATTTCAAGAAGGATCTGTACGTACTCGATCTGTCGGATCAAACGAACGCATCATTGGTCGACGCATTGTCAAAGATCAAGCCTGGTTCGTTCTTGCTGCTGGAAGATATCGATCAGGCAGGTAATGCTGTCAAAGATCGCAAAAAGAAAAAAGAACTGGTCGATGTCGTGGCAGACATGAACCTGAACATGCTCACCATGTCGGGTTATCTGAACGCATTCGATGGGGTGGTGAGTCTGGATAATCTCATCATCTTCAAGACCACGAATCATCCCGAAGATCTCGACGAGGCGGTTAAGCGCGATGGTCGTATCGATCATGAGTTCACGATCGGCGAACTGACTTCGAAAGAGATCTGGGCGTACATGGTACACATGTACGAACTCGATCGCGAGATGCAGGGAATCTGGTGTGTGCCTTTCATGGCTTACGATATCCAGTTGCCTGGATGTCAGGTCGAGAATGCATTCAAGGAACATCCGGACGATCCCCGTGCCTTCATGGACGAGATCGCCAAACGTGCTTCGTCGCGTCTTAAGTTGGCTGCGTAAAGCTAGGGGGTGGGGTAAAACCCATCCCCGGCTTATGCCGTCAAATATCGAATCCCAGAATAATTCAGAAACATATAACTGCGGTGAAGTTGGATAAAGAACTTTGTATTCTTTTCAATGGAGGCGCATTATGGCACACAGCCAGCAATACGTTTCACAAGCATTGAAGATGTACAACGCACTTCAACCCGCAGTACCCAAGGTCATCACCGAGCCTGACATCATCGATGTCGAATTCCGCGAACTTCCGAATACCTTCGAGATGGTGGTTCGGAATGAAGTCCAACGCTTGATGGCGAATATCCGCCACAGGTAACTTTTTAAAACGTAGTAACTGGAGATGACGCAATGACCGAAGCTGTTCGCAACTATGTCAACGACAACTGGAAGTTCTGGATCCTGGCGATCGTGGGAACAATCGCCGTCCTGATTCTCGGTGGCATAGGTGACGCAGATGCAAAACCCGTCCTCCGCAAAACGGTGGACACGGTGCAGTTCTACCAGGACCGCGAACAAGGAACCTGGTTCATGCAGTATCGTGACAATGTCACGGACATGGAAGAAGACTTCAAGAACATCAAGGTAGTCTGGCATGGGACGTATAACAACACGCCCCTTATCCTGATCGCAGGTGAACAGGATAGCCAGTGCCCGATGAACTTCCAGCTGTATCGGTTCATGAGGAATGGCGATGTCCGCCAAGCGAAAGGCTTCGGAACCTGCAATGCCCAGAACGTAACAGTTGAGATCGATGGCACTTACGTCATCATCAACTTCGACGGGATGACCAAACGCGTCCCGCTGCAATAACCGATTAACCAAAATTCAGTACAGTCAGACAACAGGAACAAATCATGACCAAGCAACAATTTCTCGCAGAAGCAAACCAAAGCAGCAACGATAAGGTCAAGGCAAAACGGAAGGAGATGGTTCTGTACATCGGCTTCCTTCTGCTCGTCGTCGTCCCCTTGGTCGCGTACATGACCGACAAGCTGGCCAAGTAACAAACTCTTACCGTCTGTGTAATTTTCCCTTTCTCAGGAGCATCATCATGAATAACCTCTATCAAGTCACCGTCCTCGAATTCTGCCTCTTCCTGTCGGACAAGTACATGGACGGCAAGAAGTTTGAAGAAGTCAATTGGGACGAAGTCAACGCTCGCCTCGAACGTCAGAACCTCACGGTTCGCGAAGAAAAGCAAGTTCGCGAATATGTCTACGCTCAGCGTATGGCAATGCGCGAAGCCGACTTCGCAGCAAAGAAGGCTGAAGCAGCTATCGAACGCGCCATGAATGGTGTGGTGCTGCGTAACAACCTCAAACTCGAAGCGGTTTAAACAGTAGCCCAGCCTTACTCTTCGGAGTAGGGCTTTTCAATCCCAGGTTCACTCCTGGGATTTTTTTTGGTCGTTTTTTAATAAAAGAGGGGAAGGCCATGTATACCGCTGTGGGTGTTCTGTTCTGGCTGTTGTTCGCGTTCACGATGTTCATGATGGTGAACCAGTTGATGTACCAGGAGGATTCGCTCCTGTTCTCCTGGTCTCAACAAGCAATCGGCTACTGGGTCTTCGCCATCATGGTGACGATGTGGTTGTTCATCATTTCCGGTGCATTCTTCATGTACCACATGTACCGCGATGCAGGGGCGTGGTTGTGCGTCGCATTGATGTGGGCTGTTTTCTTTTTGAGCTACAATCACGTCATCAGCATGGATGTTCGGAACAAACATGTCGCTGGCGAATTTCCCGCTGGCAGTGAAGAAGTGTTGAAAAACATTTCCGACGTCAGTCGTGAAGGATGGCTCGACGATACACATGTGACTGTCGTGATCAACAACGACAAGTACAAAGATGCCAAGTCCGAAGACAGACTCAACGGCTTCAGGCATCACGATTACCCGGATTCCTATCCGACAGCATAAGGTCTACCTACTCTACCCTTTCGGGTAGAGTAGGAGTCCACATTATTTATAGCCGCCAATAATGCGCGTGATGTGACGACGCTTACGACCTTCGTCATTCATCATCAGGACTTTTCGCATGGTGTCTTTGCGATAATCCTGATACATCTGTTCTGCGTCCTTGTATTCGTCGATGACTTCCTTGATGGCGCCAAGCGTCACGCCAGCCGTCAATTCACCACGATCCAGAGGAATCACGCGGTTCTTCCAGATGTATGACTTGACAGCCAGTTCACACATCTTGGCAAACGCGAGATACGAACGCGGATTGATGTTGCTCATGTACTCGTCGTAAGACAGAATGACACGAGCATAGCTGTATGTCGGAAGAACACGAGCGTCGCGAATGACGATCACGTTCTCACCTTCGAGCGATACGTCCGACGAACTGAAGTTCGGGATCGGAGACATCGCTTCCAACACAGCTTGGGTAGTCGCCATGATGTGCGACCAGCCGGTGATGTTGTTACCTGCAGGAGCCGAGACCATGTACGGGTTGATATACATCACGCCGAGAATCGACATGACGCTGCGGTTATCGGTGAACTCTTTCGGGATGCGGTAAACAGCCATCCACTCCTCGGTGAGCTCACGATAAATATCCATCAGGGGTACGATATAGTCTGTACCTCCGATGAGACTGCAGTCGACCATCACGCGTGGTGCGATGACCTTCTTGATGATTTCTCGATCCAGGTTGGTCGGCCTGTCACGAAAGAAGTAAGCTTTCTTGAGAAAGACGAGATCAAGAATTTCCTCAGGGATGATGTACTTGATCTCCGTGATGGCCTTCTCAACGGCCGATCCTGAATGCATAGGGAGTCCTTGTTTAAACGAAATTCAGCGATATATTACAAACGTGAATCAGTATCGAAATCAATTCGACGCTGGCTCATCTTTTAAAATTCTACAGTGAGAACTGAACATGTCGGAACTGAACAATACCAACACGCTGGGCAAACTCCGTATTTACGCTTGCGGCGGCGCAGGCATCGGCATCGGCAAGTACTTCGAGCTCGAACGCGGCAAGCAGAATGCCGGTTACGCAGAACTCGATCCGGTGTACATGGACACCTCCACAGCATCTACCTTCGGTGTGCCGGCCGAGCACTTCTATCAACTGCCGAACGCCAACGGCTCCGGCGGCAAGCGTCGTCACAACGGTGCTGAAATCGTCAAGTACACGGGCGAAATGCTGCAGCGCTTCCCGCTCGCCGAACACAACATCGTGATCCATTCCGCTACCGGCGGCTCGGGTTCGGTGATGGGTCCGTCGATCGCATCGGAAGCACTGGCGCAAGGCAAGTCGGTCATCGTCTTCTGCATCGGCGGCGACGATACGAAGAACTTCATCGAGAACTGCATCGGTACGCTGGAATCGTACGAAGGCATCGTGGAAACCCGCGAAAAGCCGATCGTCCTGCAATTCCTCCAGAACGGTGTCGACGGCACGATCGAAGAAGTCGATTCGAAGGTTCATCTGGCGATCGCCTGCCTGACCGCGCTGTACAGCGGCCAGAACAAGAACCTGGACTATCGCGACCTGTACAACTGGCAGCACTTCGACGAAGTCACCACGTACGCACCGCAAGTCGGCGTGCTGTCGATCCACCAGGAAAAGCTGGTGCTCGGCGACGTCAACCTGATCTCGGTGGCAACACTGAACAAGGATCTGAACAACACGAAGCTCGATCGTCCGGTCGAGTTCCAACGTGTCGGCGTGCCGGTCAATGCGGACACGGAACGCGATCTGAAGTTCCCGCTGCACTTCGCGATCGCCGACGGTTTCCTCGACGGCGTGATCAAGAAGCTGCGTGAGCAGGTGGCGGATTACGAAAAGCGTGAAGGCGCACGCGTCGTGAAGAACAAGCTGTCGGATGGCAGCACCAAGAAGGCCAGCAACGGCCTGGTGTTCTAAAGCTGGGTGATCTCCAGAACTCCTAACGGGGTTCTGGAGACTTCCACTTATGCCGCCGAATTTTTATATTTGGATTTTAAGCTCTCTGAAGGCTTTGGAATGGTTGTAAGTATATTCTTATATCCGACACTAATCAAATGCACTACGGGGTCATTTTGAAGCTTTTAGAGGCATTTTACAAGGACGGAGTTTAGGTGAGAGAGCCCGAATTCACAAAAGCATCGGATGGCGTAATCTGGATGGACACATCGGTTATTTCCGATCGTCCGCTCAAGATCACCATTATCGATCCGCAGCAGCACATCGCTGCTATCATGAACATTTTCCAGATGTTGCCGAGCATCCAGGAATACGATTTTACAAAACCGGCACTCACGCATCTGACTCGTAAAGTTGTCATTACGATCATGGAAGCCATCGTCAATCGTCGTCGTGCCTGGATTTATGGCGAAGATACCGATTGGCATATTCACCTCATGAATCTTCGTGAGTTGATCGGTTTCGACATCGAAGCAGAACTGCGTGAGGAATTGCGGTACGATCTGAATGATCCGGCAAACAAGAAAGCTGCGGACATGCTGGATGATGTCCTCAAGCAATTGCTGACTCTGACGACCGAGCATATGAATCCGAACCGCTTCGTCTTGCATCGTCTCACGCAAGGTCGTGATCTGCGCACTCTGATGATCGAAGAGTATGCAGACTGGCGAGTCATCCAGTGGACGAAAGCGGAACAAGAAAAGATCGCTAACCGGCATGAGACCATTTGACGATGATCCCGTCTACCCAAAACCGCCTTATGAAGGTGGTAAATATCTAGTCGATCTGCATCGTCCCATTAACTGGTACGTCAGACGGGCTACTGAAAAAGGTAAGTCGTATTCGTCCTGCCACATCAAGGAGATTCTTCCCCTGATCGTGGAAAAGGTTTTTGATCTGACTTCGGATCACAGCCAATTACAGGAAGAACTCGATCTAGCGCTGAACCTCGATTGCATGATCAATGGTGAGGCGGACTTTGTAAAACAAGAACTCGAACATTTGGTACTGGGTGAAGTCTTGGCGTGGTTTCCGAATATCGCTGCCGAACTACCCGACGACATGTACTGGTTGACCGAGAGATTGGAGCTGATTATCAATGTTCCAGAACGTTACGAAGAACAACGAGGCTACTTCTTCTAGGCTGATCCAGGTAGAAACAAAACCAGGACGAGCAAGAATTGAAGAGCCGTTCCGTAATCGGAAACTTTTCACAACGCTGTTCCCGAGGAAAATCGAAGTGCTAAAGGAGGATCGTTTCATGGGTGAGCGAACCTACCTGGTGGACTTTCGAAACGTATTCGAAAAGGTGGGTCCTGCTGAGGATCTGTTGTATTTCTATCCGCATGAACTGGAGGGCTTTATCGAGTCGTGTGTGATGGCGACTCAGCGCGTGGAAGATATAAGTACACGTGACGTTCAGATCTTTCTGGAGATGAACGAAGCGATGGCGGAGTGGACGAAGAAAGAAGAAGAATCGTCGTACTACTCCAGCGTCACCTTTAATCGGAATTACTCGGTTGAGGAATACGAGATTCGTGAAGCTACGAAGATCGGTGCAATCATAGACGATATGGTTCGTGCCACGATGTCGTTAATTCGCGACGTACATGGCGACTATGCCATCGATGAGCGCAGCCTTCAGTGGTCTAGCGCTCACGCTTTGAAAATGCGATTGAGGTTCTGATGAAACTGGTCTTGATCGATAAGATCCAAATTCTGAAAATGTTCCGGGAATTCTTCAAACTGGAGTTTGGACTCATCGATTTTTCTGAGACCCTAGACAACCTGTGCGAAGGCATACGTGGAGATAAAGAAGATCGCGCGTACATCAGGAGAATGGTTTATGGTGACTACTGGTTTCAGGGTCATCAGGAAGTCAAGCCATTTACTGTTGGGCAGCAGATGCGAATCATGGATTTCTTTATGAGGATCCGTGCGCACATTCTCCGCGAATTGCAGCGTGCTGGCTTCATTCATCAGCACGTTAGCTTCATTCCCAGCGATAGTTTCATGTCGTTAAAGTTTGAAGTGATCGAATAAAAATACATCGATCGTTCGGCAATGGTTATGAGACACCTATCGGCGAATCGTTAACATGCAAAAATTCATAGTTCCGACCAAAGATCGGATCCAGAAGTGGAAGAGCTTCTTCGAGGAGCACTTTCGCGAAGAGGAGCACCAGAAAGCTTTGATGCAGATGCTGCTGACTATGGTCATGTGGCTGTCGGTAGAAGAATACTGGGATCCAAGAAAACATAAACGGGAACCGCAGTTTAACCCGTTCTTTGAACTCTTGGAATTTGGCCTTGCACAAGCTCAAGAACTGGCCGACACGGGGATGCTCGATGAAGAACACGTGGATGTCGTTGGCCAACAGGCTTACGAGTTCGCTGTTTCTCTCGCGGCATATTTGAAAGAATTGGGGATCTTGGGTACCAAGAATCCTGTTTTGAAATTCGAAGGATTCGTAGGTATGAACATCATCGTCAAGATCTTCGATGAATCTGAAATCGACCAACATGGTGAAGGGGAATGTCTGAGCGGATAATTGTCGACCTCCGACACGCGCTTCGTGACTTCTGTCGCGATGTGGGTTCGGAGAAGAAACTTCCTGAATACGTACTTAGTGATGTCGTCCTGATGGTATTCGACGTCATCATTTTCGAGCTCGAAGATGTTCACGAGGAACCCCCGCTTTCAAAGCTGGGGAATTTCTATCGTGACCATCTGGAGCCCGATCCAAGATTCCTCCAGCGGTTCCTGGAATCTTTTTTTCTTCTCGTAAAAAATATCGCGTCGCAATTACGGGCGCATGGTCTGTATGCTGGCGATGGTTTCGAGTTTGCACCCGAGTCGAATCGGAATAACCGCTCTATTGTGGTGAAAAGATTCGAAACTCCGTTCGACGATTAAAGGTGAACTCACATGTCTCAGCTGATGGACAATAAGAAGATCTACGACTTCGAGACGTACGCTCCGAATGTCCTGGGTACTTCTTTCAAACGCGTCGAAATCCTCGGTTACTTCCCGTTCGAAACCGCAGTCATGCTTCAAGGCGACATCCAGCCTGTGCATGCAGCTGTTGTTTCGTCCGGGAATCTGCCCACGGGTTTCCCCGGCGATCCGCGTCAGTATAACTACTACCGGATCAAGAAAATCGACGGCACGATCACCATCATCGGTGAGCCCTGGATCGATCCGACTTCCATCACGGAAGTTCAGGTCAGCGTGGCAGGTATCGTCATTCCGAACGTATCGACGTCGGATCTGGCGCGTCTTACGACGATGCTCAAGCAAGCTGGCTTCATCAACTTCCAGATTACCTTCAACGGTAATGTGACCAAGACCTGATATTTTTTTGTTAGGTCTACCTCTAGTTTGAATCCGCCCCGTAAAGTGATCTTCGGATTTGCTTTACGGGGTGCTATCTTTTTTTGCTGTCAACCTAAGGAACGGAAACAATGCATCAGTTGCGTCCTGTAACTTTCCGTAAAGAACGAGAGGACTACCGCCGCGACACGAAAGTGCTCAACGGTTATGTAGACCAGGCATCGCTCTTTCTCTCCAAGAGAAAGGGAATCACGATGCAAGCAGCACGTGAGTTTGTGATCAAAAACATGAAGCCCGGTGGTCTGTTCGAATTCCGGGATCCGATGGTGCGTTATCTCCATCGTGAGAACTTCGAAGATCGTGAGCTCAAAGAAACCACGATGTCACGTTATCTCGCAGACGTATTCGAGAACAACGAATCGATGTCGCCGACGTTTACGTCGTATTGCTCGCCGGATGTTCGGCAATCGCTCCTGTCTCTTTACACGATGGATAACATCGTGAAACGGTCGGTGCTCAAAGATCAGATGTTCGATGCCAAGAATGCTGGGGACATGGTCCTCTATGTGTTTAAGGATCTCGGACAGAACAATGCAAAGACCACGAATAACTCGCTCTCCGGGGCTTCGCTCACTCCGTCTACGGCTCTATTTAATCCGACTTCGCATTCGTCGCTCACGACAAACTGCCGGAATACGACCGCTTACGGTAACGCAAACAACGAAAAGTTCATCGAAGGCAATCGCCACTACATGGACCGCGACACGATCCTGAATAACCTCGTGTCGATCTGCGCTATCACCGATCTGGATAAGGTCGAAGAAGCGATGAAGAAGTTCCAGTTGCATTGGCCGACGGTGCAAGACGTCAACGAATGCATCGAGCGCAGCCGTCAGCTGTACTTCCAGTCGAACCAACACATGCAGTCTGTGTGGGATTTCGTCGAAACGATGAAGCCGCTTGAGCGTGCAGCATTCGTGTATGTTGGTGACTTCTACCATCTGTATAAGCACAACACCAGTTTCGTGGTGTCGTTGCTGAATCAGCTGTCGAAGTTCATCGATGAAACGATGCCGGTTGATGAAGCACAGTTCGTTCTCAAGACGGTTTCGGAAGATACTGTTAACCTGTCGCGTCAGATTTGCCGTTCTTTCTCGGTTGGCAAAAAGCCGAAGGAAATCCTGAAAGAAAGTCCGCACAACTATGGCGTGCTCGCAACCAATGCCAAGAACATCAACAATACGCTGTGCTCTGTGCAGTCGATGATCGATGCTTTCTGGCTCACGGGTAACATGCCTGCATCCACAGGTAACTTCCCGACCAGTCTTCGTCGCTCAGTTCTCGGTGGCGATACTGACTCGACTCTGTTTACCGTTCAGGAATGGGTTGGTCGTGTTTACGGCGAAATCGGTTTCACGGACGAAATGGAATCGACCTCTGACGTCGTGGTGTATCTGGCCGCACAAACATCATCTCACCTGCATGCAATGATGTCTGCGAACTATGGCGTCCATCCGGATCGTCTGTTCGACGTGCAGATGAAGAACGAGTACAAGTTCAAGATCTTCTGCCCAACTTCGATGGCTAAGCATTACTATGCCATGAAGACAGCACAGGAAGGCAACGTATTCCGTAAGCCTGACCTGGAACTGAAGGGCGCAAATATGATCTCCTCGGCAACGCCGGGTGCGATCGTGACAGAAGTGAAAGACTTCCTGCTGGAATCCATGAAAGCTGTGGTGGATGGTAAAGGTCTTAACCTGAACGAGATTGTTGACATGGTCGCCGAGAAAGAATGGTCGATTTATGAAGACGTCAAGTCGGGTAATACCGAATACTTCCGCGCTGCTCACTTGAAGAAAGCAGATGCGTACAAAATCAAAGATGCAGATCGCACGCCGTACTGGAACCACATTTTCTGGAATCGTACGTTCGGCAAGATCTATGGCATGGTCGATGAACCGCCCTATACGTCGCTGAAGGTTTCTCTGGAAATCGGCAACGTGTCGGACTGGCAAGTCTATCTGGATCAGATTCAGAACAAGGATCTCGTGAAGGATATTCAAGACGAATGTGCTCGCATCGGTCGTAAGTACATGACGACGATTTACGTTCCTGTCAGTATCATCCAGTTGTCTGGCATTCCGGATGAGATCCTGATTGGTTCGAACGCACGGAAGATTGTGCGGGATTGCTGTGGCGCTTACTACCACATCTTGGAAACCATGGGCATTTTCATGAGTAACAAGAAAAACACGCGAATGATCTACGACACGTATTGATCGAATCCATCCCACCTAGCCGAAAGGCTAGGTGGGTGGTCGATACTGTGAAGCGAGTTAAAACTTATTTGCGAGAATAAAATGCTATCTGCGATGCTTTTAAAGAAAAAAGCAGCGTCGGGCGGAGGGCTGAATTCAATCCAGCCTTTGTGGGGATATAATTACAGCATCAATTCGTCAACTGGAAAGATTGCTCCCACGAGTCATACTGCCGGCACTCCTGTAACGCCTCCTATTTCGATTTCCGGTTATTCGAAAGTCCTGAGTGGAGTCGATACTGTTAACTATGCTTCTGGTAGTCGGGCTAGTACTGCTGACTTTACAGCGATGTGTCGTGTATTATTGGTTGGGGCAACCGGCTATGTCACGATCATGGGTAGCGGATTTACGATCCGAACCGGCGACAGTGGATTCGGCAACCGATTGCAATTCGGTTTTGCTATGTCGACCATCGGTACATGTTGGGATGCCAGCATAACCGAATCACAAATGGCAACAGCGTGGTACCACGTTGCATTTGTTCGAAAAGCTAACGTAAACACCATTTACATAAATGGTGCAGCCATCCTGTTGGCGAACGGTACTGGTAGTACCTACGGTTATCCTAATTTTACAGATAACTCAGCCGTTTCTGGTATTAACAGCATGACGGTTGGTCAATCTGGCATTAGTGTATACACGGCCGAATGGGGATTCTGGGATTCCGCAATCATTACGGCTAACTTCACGCCGCCTGTTGGTGGTTTGGTTTAAATTTGGTGGAATTATGCATGAACCGTTACTTCTTTATAAGAAGTCCATAGTTCAATCTTCGACACTGACACTCAATCCTAGCGACATGTACTCTTCAGGAGTCACGTTGTCCAATGGAAATAAATCCGTTACATTCGATTCGACTATCGGCGGATCGGTACGAGGAACGATTGGTCGTTCTTCAGGAAAATGGTATTTCGAAGCCAAGATTACTGGAGTTGAATCCGGTAGTGGTGGTTATACTCCTGGTATCGGAGTTGCGCCTTCGACAACAGGACTCTTCCATCCCTGGAACCAGGGTGGTCCTGGCGAACTGCTTCTCTATAGCTACACGTCAAACGTTTCGGCATTGCTCTATGGTACTGCACAACGTTTTGCTTACGGTACTTATGCCTGGCTCAATGACGTGATTGGTGTCGCAATGGACCTGACTGGAAAAAAGATCCAGTTCTACAAAAATGGCGTGGCATTTAGTCAGATCGACTATACGCCTTACTCATCAGCAACGTTGTTCTATCCGATGATCTCAGGTGCGGCTGCAACAGGCACCAATAGTTCAGCTACATTGCTTGCCGGAACAGATCTCGTCCATCCGCTTCCTTCTGGCTACAATGCATGGTAACAAATTATGCTAGCTTCTAATCTCCTTTATAAAAAGAAAGCGGCAGCGCCTCCGGCTTTACTGAA